ACCGTTCTCGTACTTCTGCTGAAGCACACACTTAAGTCCAACGAGTGGATGCACAACCTCCACGGATGACGCTTGCTTTGCCGGTGTCATTTTGAAAGCGTCAAGCACATTGGCGGTGATTTGATCACCGATGGCTTGCGTGAATGCCGCGTCAAACTTCGGAATCGACATCACTGACTCTCCCAACGGAATGTGCGTCTGAATGTTGCGTTATTCTTCGATCCAAGAAAACAGCTCGGCACTGCCCTCTGGGGTGCAAGGGGCGTAAACAGCGATCGTGTATTCTCCACCGTCACCCGGTGACCATTGGATACTGTCGACACCCTTAGACACACATTCTTCACGCATGAGCCCATAACATGGTTCAAGCCGATCATCGTTTCTGTACGACTCAGCTTCTGCGTCAAGCAACGCATCCAAACTCTCTGCTTCGACGACAGATTGAATAGGCTCATCTTCGTCACAACGATCAAGTTTCAAAAATCGCATTGTTTTTCCACCATAATGCGTGTCTCGAACTCCACCCACCCCACTATTTCAGGGGTGGGTGGGTCCGTAAATATGGTCTACTTGACTACCGCGACGTTCAGGCGGTTCTCGCTGTACCACTCACTGTTCCACGTGATCGAGCGGGTTTTCAACCGCTTCACCGCTTCGATGAGATCGCGGCAGTCGGCGACCCACCGTTCGTATCCCATGGTCGCCGACACCAACGTGATCGAACCCACAGCTTGGACCTGAGCGAGGAGGCGATCACCGTTGGCCATGCGTTCGAGGCGTTTCGCATTGGGGTCTTGCCACACGCGGGAGCGAATCTGGCGGTCTTTGGCGACATCAGTCATGCTGAAATGCTGCTGAGTGCGATTCCTCGCAGCAGCTCTCGCATTGGCGGATTGGCGAGCCTTGATTGCTCGCCGCTGTTCGGTCATGGCTTCGGCTGTGATCGGCATCATTCGACCCTCAAAAGAATTGGTTGCCTGACCCCATCCTATTTCAGGTCAGGCTAATCCGGTAAATGGGAACCGCCCTATTCCCGGATTTTACGATGGTCTATTCCAAAGCAACATCCTAACGCGAATGCCACAAAATAGGAATGAGCACAATGCTGAACCCGAAACAACGCTTTGTAATCCAACATATCACTCGCGAGCAAATCGCAAACGATCTCAACAGTATGCTCCCAACGGCGGTAATCGCTGTTGATGATGAGCGACTCACCGATGAAGTTTGCCAGCGTTATGCTGACGGATTGAGCGAAATCGACGATTTTGGCGGCGAAGAATTCGTCGTTGAGCAAGAAGAAGCCTTGCAACAGCAGATACTCAAAGAAGTCTTCGGATTAGACATCCAATGACAACAAAATCAGACACCACAATCTTCAAAGAAGCCTGCAACGGGTACGGCTTCGTAGAAGTGCCCCAACGTGCTGACGGCATCTACTGCGATGGCTGCTGCGTTGTGCACAAACGCCCAACCAAAATGTACACAAATCGCCAAGGAGGTAGTGGTAATCTCTGCCGCTATCAAGTAGTGCGATTATACAATCCAGAGGAGCAATTATGAAACCCGGCGATACCGTCGAAACGCATTTGGGACCAGCACGCGTCAAACATGTTAGAGTTGGAGTGGTCGAAACCACCAAAGGTGATTTCATATTCAATGAACTCATCGAAACGCAACTCCAAGACAGCATCGACACTCTCACTTCGCTCATCGACAGCGAAAACGACGAACTTGCAACACTCCTCACACCAATCAAAAACCTCTTGGAATTAATAGCATGACACCATTACAAATGCGAATTCTCATGGGGCTCGAGGATACAACGTTGGATAAACATATTCAACGCCTCGAATTCATCAAATCCAAAGCAGACGGTGGTTGCGGATTAGCACCAGGTGAAGAAGCAACACTTGCTACCCTTTACCAACGATTGGATGAGATTACCGAACCATAATCAACCCCAGTACCTCAGTAATAGGCTATTTCCAAGCAGGAAACCTCACATAAGGATCGAGCACACCATGCCACGTTACGAAGAAGAAGAGAGCGGCAGCGAAATCCTCGACTCAGTGATCGACAAACACAAACTCCACCGCTACGAAGGCGAAGAAGGAGTCAGAAATTTCTGTCGTATTGTCAGAATGCTCGGCTACACCGACAGCCAGCATTTCGGACAATTCGACCAGCTAGATTCATACGGCACCCTTATCACATTCTTGGAGGACAATTCTGGTGCCCTCGAAGCGATGATGGAATGGCTCCGTGATCGACTTGACACACCAGCTTCCAGCGAATGGGTTGATAACCTCAAAGAAACTCTCACATGATCATTATTGGCGATGTCCACGGCAAATCGGATCAATACCTCAGGCTCCTAACTGGTGAAAGCCACAGTATCCAGTTAGGGGACCTGGGGTTTGACTATACATACCTCCAATCAATACCATTAACACATCGTTTCCTCAAAGGAAATCATGATAATTATTCAATCACCGACCCGCATGAATTAGGCGACTTCGGCGTTCACGAAGGGATTTTCTTCGTCCGAGGAGCCGCTTCAATAGACAAACATACCAGAATTTGGGGTGTTGACTGGTTTGAAGAGGAAGAACTCTCATATACTTCCTTTTTAAAAGCCACTGAATTAATAATTAAAGAGAAACCATCAATAGTAGTATCACACGATTGTCCACAAATAGTATGCGAATCTATCTGGGGGTATGAATCATCAGCTACCAGAAATGGATTGGATGCTCTATTTATGGGGCATCAGCCTGATTTGTGGCTGTTTGGTCATCACCATAAATCAATAGATACTACTATTAATGGTACTAGGTTTATTTGTTTGGCTGAGTTAGAGTCTTACCATCTTTAATATATTGAGCGATTTGCTTTGGTGTTATGTGAAAGTATTTCTTTTCGATTCCTCGTTCAATAGTGGGCCATGATTGCCCTGTTATTGATGAATACTTTGCAACGTGTTTTTCACCTTCTGGTGATAATATTACTACTCTATATCTACCTATAAAGTATTGCCATATTTTATTGTCGATTGTTATTTTTCGATAATGCATGTGTCATCCGAGGTTCGGCATGTGTTGATCTTATCTGTGACATTTTTGACAATTTGGTCTACTTTATTGATCGCATCAATGATGATGTCTGCTGCGTCTGCGTCTTCGCAGTCGATTTTCAGCAGATCTTTAACGAATCTTTCAGATAGGGTTTTTAATTTCGTCAAAGTGTGTTGCTTGGTAACCATTTCCGGGTGCTTTCGAAACGAACTCGGTGACCTCACCAATATATTGCAAGTCATCTATATGGCGGTAAAATAGGAGACCCCTTTCTTTATTTTTTGATACTACATATCCTTTGAGTAAGTCTCCAGCAGCATTTTTATAAATCACTGACCCATGTATCTGCTGCTGTTGGTTTGATGAGAATAAATGTACGACCATGCCGGTCTCGATGGCTTGCGATCGGTGATGGAATTGGAGGTAGGGAGAATCGAACTCCCGTCCAGAGCGAGTTGCTAATCACCACAAAGTGTTTTGCAAGGGCAGTTTTCTTTGCTGGGCTACCACGCCCGAGGTAATTACTAGGCTACTCTGTCGAATCCTGTTACCCCCGATATTTCTTAGTAAAGACATGAGAGTGGTTAGCCATGCAAAATCACCTCCTTAATCTCAACACCACTCTCCTTGAACGCCAAAATAGTCTTCTCGGCATCCTCAAGAGGAACCTCAACTCGCCTCAACACTTGGCACTCATTAATCACCAAACTCAACATCGACAACGCATGAGCCGCCGGAGCACTCATCCTCTCAGGAGCTTTCAACCTCTCAAGAAACAACTCATGAGCAACTCGACGATCATCAATTTCTTTCTGAATTTCTTTCAAACGGCAACACTTCTTATACTTCGCACCACTGCCACAAGAGCACAAAGCATTACGTTGTTGACGCATCAAACCCTCCTCACAAGTATAGCACCCTGATACGATTTATAAGATTTCGCAATTCTCACACGCTGCTGATGCTCATAAAGAGTTTTAACCTCCTTACGATCAACAACAGTGGAGTTAACCGCTCGATGATAAATGTGCGAAACCATGATGCCTATCGAGTGAGGTTGGCGATATCACGCTCATACGCAACGAGCGTAGCAATCTCGGCGTCAAGAACCGACCCACGATCAGCGATAATGCCAGCCATATTGGTACAAACAGCACCATAACAGCCAAATCGCGTGCTTTGTAGAGTTTCACTTGCTGCCTGATCGGCTGCCACTTTACATTTCGCAGCAAGCTTCTTGAAACCACTCACCGCCACATCCAATTGACTCGTCATCATCGATTTCCTCCAATAAATATTGCAATACCATATTGGCCGGTAAAATAACCCATCTTATTTGAATATAAATTATGCAATATTACAAATGGATACAGTCAAATGAACCGATAATAACCCAAATACCACAATATGTATACACATCATTAGAAAAAGCATACGAACACGAAGAACCAAATAAAACCCTATACTCATTCGAAGGATTAGATGAAAACATTGTTAAACAAAAATTATTATCATTGCCAAAATCAGCTAGCGGTACATTATTATATTTATGGAATGTGGCATTAACTCAAGTAAATGATTTTATAATAACGCAAAGTAAAGGTACTGATTGCGATAGTTGCTTAGCCAGCGCCACGACGTTAACAGTCTCTGATGGTGGGGTATCACAGAATATGACGTATAATTCTGGGAGTGGTTGTTGGGAGACATCATTCCCAAATACATTATGTGGAGCTACACCGGGATTACCTGAGGAAGAAATTATATGGACATTATGCTGCGTCGATGGAATACCATCGCTTTCAAGCGGATCATCATCGCCGTTGGTGTCATGGAACTGCGATCCATTTGAAGCTGTCTTTGGGCCAGTCTTCTTCGGTGATTGTTATTTAACAATAACTATTCTTGGATAGTCGCTGACGTAAGGTGGAATGTTTTACAATTTTCGCACCACCAGAATGGCTGCTCATATTCAACTGTCATACGAGTAATATTACCTCGATGACAGACAACATTATAATGATCAACTGACCCACCAACTGAATGCTTGGCTAAATCTGTTAATAAATATCCAATGACAGCTGCTACAATTATAACAATAGTTATTAAGAACCATGATTGCTGCTGGCGAGCCATTGACTTCCTTTATCGGTTATACCAAACGATGTGAGTTGCATCTTTCGGAATCAAGAATAATAGTGACGGTTTGACCTCAATCATTGGATCCATCCCACCATCTTTAGCTGGGTGACCATGACCATCGTAATCGATGAATGATTTGTTGATACATGCTGTTTTGAATTCTTCGATGGCCATTACTCGGCCTATCGTGCCGATTTCGCACGAATAATTACCGTATTCTGGTCTGTCGCTTTCTGTTGCTTCGGTGACGGAGTAGAAGAGTGGACTCAGATTATCATATTCGACTATTTCGTACCCACCATCTTGAGTTAAGTCGTATTTGCCTTTAGTTCGTGTGACTGGCATAAGGTTGTATTCTTCGCAGAGTGCGTCCAATTTATCCATGAATTCTGCGGTTCTTTTGAGCCGGCATGCGTTGACTTTTTTGTATGCTGGTTCTGTTTTCATTGATATTAGCATTTCTTCTAACGTGTTAAATGTTTTGATATTGCCGTTAATGATATCGTTGTCGGCGTCCATTAGTTGTCTACAATGTGTTTGCGGTAACCGCCGGTTTTGGTTTTGAATTGTGCGAGGTCGTCGGTGTAAGCGACATCAACTGGTTGTCCGCGTAGAACGAAGTGATTTCGAACGAATTGCTTGGCAGCTTCGCGATTTGGGAATTCGCAGATGCCTTGTTTATTTGCTACCACTTTGACTGTGGTTTTGGCTTTGAGTGCGATGTAGATCATTTCACACCGAGTGCTTTTTGGAGGCGTTCTGTGAGTGTTCTGTTTGGTCTGAACAGGGCGTGGACGTCATTGGCTTGTGCGACGACGTCTTCTGGCCCCATTGGGTGATGATTTCTGTTACAGACTCTGATATAGCTGTAAATAGCCCCTTCTCGGCCTTCTATGGACCACATGGTGGCGAGTTCATCGATCTTCGACGCTACTGCTGTCATTGGGTTTTTCTCTGACAAAGTAGTATCGTTCGCCACCATACGGCCCGTCACTCTTTCTAATTGCTACTAATAACCATCCTTGGTCACCTAACCAGTTCAAATCATATAATGAGTCAGGATTACCTTTTGAGTGATCCTTATGATCTTCGCCGGTGTCGAATATTTTGTATTCGTATTTTATGATGTGAGCCATACTATTAATGCTATTTCTAATGTTATTGCTATTGGGTTTAAGAATATGATTGCTAGTAATTGTGTGATGGTGAGTCGTGTTGGTTCTTCTGGAATTAGTTCTTCGATTCCAGTGGTTCCGTCGTAGAAGCTTGACCAGCTTGGCATGATTGTGTCCTCTCAACAATAATATTGCTCGAACCATCACAAATGTAAATAAAACAAAGGAGAAAATTCGAAAATGTTACCATACGATGAATTATTCATAGAAAATTCACCACAAAGCAGAAGAACAGCAAAACGCAGAATACTACGCGATAAATTAATAAATTATATATGCGACATATGCAATAGTGGGCCATCATGGAATGATAAAGTATTAGTATTACGACTCGATCATATAAATGGAGTCAATAATGACCATAGATTATGCAATTTACGTTTCGTATGCCCTAATTGCGATAGTCAATTACCAACTTATGGCGGTAGAAATGTGAAATGGCAAATTAAAATACGAGAATGCTCATATTGTAAAGCAACAATAAGTAGATGGTCAAAAACTGGCAAATGCAAAATTTGCGCTAGATCAAAATCAAATAAACCATCATCGGCAGAATTACAAGAATTATTGGCCAAAATGTCAATGGTTCAAATTGGCAAATTGCTTGGTGTAAGTGATAAAACTATCAGTAAATGGTGCAAAAAATTACCCAACCAAGATTCGAACTTGGACTAGGACCTCCAAAGAGCCCTGTGCTACCATTACACCATTGAGTAAAAGAGCTACTGGTCGGATTTGAACCGACAACCACCGGATTACAAAACCGGCATTCTACCATTGAACTACAGTAGCATAATACCAGTGGAGGGACTCGAACCCTCAATCCCTTACGGGCCTTCGATTTTAAGTCGAAGATGTATGCCAATTCCATCACACTGGCGTTTCTTACACGCAGTATCTACTAATCACACTCTTCGTCAGGATCGCTCCAACCATTTACACACACATCGACAAACCGTTCAAGCGTGTCACAATTCAAATCAGTCGCCTGCTCGAGCAAACCATCAATCAGCTCATCATTGGACATCTGATTGACGCCTTTCACGCCATTCTCGAGCATGTCACGGATCAAATCGATAGCAACTTCAAAATCGATCTGATCGCGAGTATTCGCCAGCATCAATGAACTGAGGAGCAACTCCTCGAGCACCGCACGCGGTTCAGAATTATCGTACTTGTGCTCGATTGCGTACTGTTCCAACTGTTCGCGAGTAATCGGCATCGCATGAATCCTGTGAGTGGTATTGCCCCGATACTACCTATTTCAAAGGGACCCAAACCGGTAAAATCACCTCAATTGGTAATCGAGGTGATTATTGATCTGAGCGGCGATTTCAACAATATTATCAGTCGCATTCACGCATCGCTTACCAAGTTTGGGATAAACAGCATATAACCAAAAGCAAGTATGGTCACGGTTTGATTCAATAGTATATCGCAATCGATATTTATCATAAACCAACACTCGCGGGAATGATTTGCGAGCATCGTCAACAGCAATACGATGATGGATCAACGACCCAAAAGCCATAAGCAAAAGAGAATTTACCGCACGCATGCTAACTCCAATAATAGTGGTATTGCCCCGATACTACCTATTTCAAATGGATCTGGCCCGGTAAAATCCATGGGCTGATTTTATACCACCCTTGCTCATTAGCCTTTTTAATCCTATGACATTTAACACACGAAACTTCGCATTTAGCGATTTCATTATTTAATACAATAATACCAACGCCATTACGCACCATATTAGAAATTGATTGCTCCTTTTGACCTCTTACATGATCAAATTCAAGCATTAGTGGATCATTTTCGCCACATACACATGGATGAGATGCCAAATATTCTAAAACTATTCTTTGGTTGCGATATATCGCTCGCTTTTTAGCACTAGCAGCACGTACTTTCATCTTTTCTTTATTTGCTGCATAATGCTTAGCCGCCGCAATAGCTTGGTCTTTTTTATTTTTGTAAGCCATCGATGACACCATCAAGTGGGATGAATGGGACTCGAACCCATGACCAACAGATTAAAAGTCTGCTGCTCTACCGACTGAGCTACCATCCCATTAACTAACCAATCGGCCTCCAATAAGCAACATCATAATACACATACATATCACCAGCCCACCACATCTTATCCTTAAGAGTCAACTTAGACTCACCACCACTAACAGATTTGACCTCAACCAACACACCATCAGGCGGCAAACTATCAGGCGTGACCTTGATCCACTTCCACTGACTCATCACAACCCTCATCTTTATCAACAATTACAATCGCCAAATCCAACCAATCAACCCAAACTTCACCACCAATCACCTCAACAACAGGAGCCTTCGATAACCTCTCAAACGACTCCATATGAAGCTCAATAGCCTTATCCAATTCGCTCTGAGCCCATGCTTTCGCTTCAGCGATCCCATCAGCGATCACCGGTCGATACGCTTTCAACGTCTTATCGACAACCATGACCATGATTTGTTTCATTGTACATTCCTTAGATCTGGTGGTACTTCTGACGCATATTTAGGCAAATTCAATAATTCACGCTCCAAATGCTCATTGGTACCGGTGACAATGATGAGTTCAAACACACTCACAATCACGATGAGAGCGAGCACCATTATCAAACCAGACACAGCGTAGGATTTGGAGTTCATACTATCTTATTGCGAAACCACCATCCCCGGTAAAATACCACCGATTGGATTCGATTAGTCTAATTAGACTAAGTAAATAGCCCTGAGAGGACTCGAACCTCCAACCTTTCGCTTAGAAGGCGAATGCTCTTCCAGTTGAGCTACAGGGCCAAAACACTGGCTACTCTAATGATTTTATTTCAACGCTTTCAACCAATCAGCAATCTCATTCAAACGATCAATGCCACCAAATCGCGCAATCATTTCCTTAGCATCAACCAATTCATCTAGTGAAAACCCAGCAGGCTTGGAAGGTGGAAGGAGAGCCGCCTTCTTGGTATCATTTGCCGGAATCGTAGGTGATACCCGCTTGAGACCATACGCCTCAAGTGGTGCATCGCTATTAAAATTGAACACAGCACCAATACGCGGAATGCCAACAACATCAGGAATATATTCCTCACCTCCAGTATTACCAATCATCATTCTCCTGATCAACCCCAATTGCACGAATGACTCCAAAGCCTGATCGATACATTGAGGGCTGCACACATTCTTACACCGTTTGGCAATCACCGAACGATTCACAGGATTTTGGTCAACTGTACTAGTGTATGCATCGTAAATCACTTCAAAAATACGCTGACGCGGCTTAGTGATCGTGAAATCACCGAGCCGACGAGAATGCTTGTTGCCGTACTTGTGATGTCCACGAGGCATTTGCTTAATCCTTAAAGTGAAAAAACGTGCTGGCACCTATTGCACGCGATACCCGAAAGTAAAACGGCGATAAGTACAATTCCGGTTTCCCCTACCCTTGTGTAAGATTTACCCGGCAACTTGCTAGGACTCAAACCCAGCTAATACAGTAGCGGTCACTGTGGGTCACTCCCCACCTTCAGCACGATTACCCAAATATACCCCACCATGATTTCTTCTTAACAGGCTGAGGCGCTTTACAACACTTAATTAATTTATTAGAAATCCTATTACTCAACTCACTAACAGATATTCCCAATTCAGCAGCACGATCACTGAATATCTTATCAATATCAGCTTGAACCCTATCGAAATGTTTCTGTTCTGCCTCAGCACGTTCACGGTCATCATCAGCAGCATCACCGAAATGATCAAACCACATCTTAACGGCTTCACTCACCGTTTTAGACTTAACAATATTCCCATTCTTGTCGAAAGCATTACAACACGCGTCATCGCTCCAAACAATATTCAAATTATACTTCATAACAATTCTAATAGTATCAAGTGCTTCATCAGAATCCCAATAATCACATGAACTTGGGTCAGATGCTGGAATACCAACGCCAATCTCGCCGTCACTCTCAAGTGGCAAGCGACGTTCAAACCATTCTCTTGGCAAGTTGAATTCCATTGATTTCCCTAAATCTCGCATGAATCAACACACCAATCGCGTGTTTCTTCTGGGTGTTCACTTCTAAAAAGATTAGCCGCCATGTGCCTGGCGTAATACCAATCTCTAGCTTTCACTTTGTACTCTTTGATCGTCTCTTTAGTAGATCTAGCAATCACAATGCACAAATGATTCGCTTCGAGATGCGGCGAAACATTATCGCTAAACATATTACCACTCACAAAAGTAATCTGACCCATCGAATTCACGTTCACTATCGATGGCATCATTCAACTCATTGAGTTTAACCAACCCAGCAGCAGTCAACTTACCATCATTGATTAATCCATCGGCGACAGCAGCTTCAGCAACTGATTTCCATGGGTCGATATTCGGATACATTGGTCCACCGTGAGCGTGAAACAGAACCGAATATAGTGATCGCTTATCGCGGATCATTTTCTTTGCTTGTCGCTCCTGCTCCACTTGTGCTCCATCATTGAAACCGCGAGTGTACCCCTCGCGATCAGCACCCATTCTTTCTTCGGCAACAAGACCAACTACTTGTCGAGCATGCTCCCAAGAAATTCCCAATGAAGTTAACTTCTGGGTGAAAGTTTTGTCCCAACAATTAGTCATTTGATGCAAACCCATTCTGACATGACACACTGGCTTTGACACACAATTCATTCGGATCATGTCGTGGTGGCGATGGATATCTTCCAGCACATTGTGTACAATAAACAGTATTAGGCAGATACTCCAACCTCTCAGGATGGATTTCAACACCGCACGCCAGACATTCTCGCTTATCCATTATATCACCTCCAAAAATTATTACGAGAATACCAAGCCCGGTAAAATCCCTATTCGTCTTTTCCATCGGCAAATAATATATCATCAGGAAAATTAAATCGCAATAACGCATCACCAATGGTACCAGTACAATAATCAGGATCTAATAGATCATCATTGATAGCGGTAGCATCAAGTGCTTCGCTCTCAAATTTAGCAAGTATAGCATTAGCGTATCGATCAGCAGCTTTAGATATTCCATCTTCTACTTTTGATTTGACTAACTGCTGGAATGAATAACTTAATTGCTGTCTTACGCAATCATCCATTGCTTTCTTAACCCATGAATATTTAAAATGCTTACGTACTATTTTAGTAACAGTATTATCTAATTCTTTTTCGACTTCTCTCATAACGATATTTTTAACACTATTAGCGATATATCCATCACTTAATTTTGGTTTACTCCATGACCGATCAACACCTATAGCACCACATATTGCTGATTCCCATATTTTATGGATAGTATGTTCAATGCCGTTTAATTCTTTAGCTATTGCTAATTGTAATCTTTCTTTAAATTGGTCTTTTAATGACATGTTACTCTTCTAAGAATTGTTTACTGACTTCAGGCACACATAGAACACACCAATTGCCGCCGTCAATAAATGTGACTTTTTTGCGGTTGCGTTTGGCTATTTCGCGATATTCGTCGCGTAATTTTGAATATTCTTTATGTGTTAATCCATTTGAATCGATTTGGATGTATTTTCTGCGTATTACTGTTTTTATTGTGTCTTTGTCTTCTTCGTGTGTGTCGGGTGCTTTGAATCGTTTATCTTTGAGTGCTTCTTGCATGCTGAAATATGTAGGTTTAGACATAATAACCTTCCTTGCAAGATTGTGATATTAGGTTATTTCTGTTCGGTATTGTTTGGTAAAGTTGCGGAGTCACGTACAGATTTATTCCATATTTTTATACAATTGATTACTCTTTTGGCCATGCCTGGGGCGTTACTTCTTCCTACTGTGCCGCCATGAGTACTAATATAATCATTAATTACCTCTAATATTGACCTTTCTAATGATCCTCTTTTGTTCAAGTTCACTTCTTCGTCGATCACTATCATAATCCCTTATTTAAAATGTTGCCCTACCTATATTTATTCACGACATATATACAGCAGCACCGAAGAAGCGTTTGACTTCTTCGGTGCTGCTTAGGAGTGTTGCTTTACGCGTCGCTTCGCTTGTGGCCGCCCGGATTGCGGAGAGCCATCGTGAACGCCTGGATGGGCTTGTCAGCGATGCGAGCGTGCCAGATCCAGTTGGCGAGTTCTTCGCGGGCTTCGTTGTTGAGGTTCAGCACCATGATGATGTAAACCGCCTCGTCTTCGTTGACACCGCTATCGGCTTCGAAATCGGGGCATTCGAGGGTGCTGACACTCCACGTGCCGCTTTCATCGGCCAGCGGGGTTTCGAGCACGCCGAGAATCTGGCTGAACTGCTGGATCACCGAGTGGTCGTCGTCGTTGAACTTCAGATCCAGCAGGTTGTCCCGGAGGTGGTGGACCATTTCTTCGTTCATGTGGATGCTGACCACACCTCGGAAGGGCCGTTCCACGTTGAACTTCGGGGAGCGAATCTGCTGAATCTGAGCGGGCAATTGTCGCGTAGCCATGAGAATCTCCAAACTTTATGCCGCCGAGTTAAAGTATTATGGGTCTTAGTGGCGGCTTCTATTTCCCACATCCCCCTATTTCACGGTCTGAGACCCCGGTAAATCTGAGGGATTAATATTGTGCAAAGTCACGCGTATTTTCTCACCTCCAAGCGATCAATTGTTGACGTAAGACTTGGAATAACCACGTATGAGGGTAGTACGATATCATGGCGTATCCTGATGAGTTCGATGAACGCGACGACAGAATGGATGATGATCGGCCACGAAAGCAAAGACCAGCAGCTTTCACAATCGACTCAAACATTAATATTTCTATACATAGGGATTTAGCATTAGTAATATCCCAATGTATCCTCACGTATGATTGGCGGCAAGATAAGCCAAATACAGCTGCAATAGCATTTGCTAAGAAATTGCAAGCTGATATCCTCCACGCTGGGTCGTAACACTAATCAGAATTCTATAAACAGCGACACCCACAGTTATTACACTGTGGGTGTCGCTTTACTTTGGGTATTTCTGTTTTTCTGTCGTTCTTTTTCATAATCTTAGGCGTTGGGCGGAGTGGTGGGAGGCTAACCACTATTAGCTGTAGGCTCTTTTGTGATCCTCGACAGCCCCCCACAAAGTCAGACAAACCCCGACGTGAACCAAGCCACACCGATGTGACCTAGCGATTGCCCAAAACGTCTTAGACGGGGCGGTTCATTCACGCCGAAGGCTGGCCGAATGCTAGCACTGCATAATAGCAGCAGCATCAATATCCATAGCATTATGGGCGTCCTTTTGGCATGGGATTATAGGTGACCAACCTCACCATATAGGTATTACGAAATAACATGTCGCGTCGTCAAAGGAATAGAGAAGGGTACCCGTACTGGGCTGCTTGCACATGGCGCTTCTGGGCAGGGAGCGGCACAACCCGCTCACTAACAATCTCAAACCGATGAAGCACGACACCGACAAGAAACGTCAGCATCGAACCTCCCTCAATCAACATCCACGGTGAATCAACCGGCGACCGTCACAGAAACCTTAGAGAGCATTAAACAGGTAAAGCTTACGCATAGCAACCTCCTTTCATTAAATATCGCCAGAAGCCTCAACTCCCAGCACCACCACCATCATCCACACCCCACTATTTCAAGACCCCCAGACCCCGTAAAGTCAAGGCTAATCGTTCAGGACATGAGCCTCAGAAGACCCATTAACGTACACAGCATGCGCCAAAGTGTACGTAACACCATCAATAACCACCTCACTCGGGAAATGTCCAGGAGGTAACCCCAACTCCGACGCCTCACGAATCATCGGATCATCACCCATATCACAACACTCCTCACAAAGAATGACACCACCAACTGTCACAGTGTTCACACCACCACTAACAGGCTGATTACAACCAGCACAAGTGGCAGACAAATCACGCTCATCAAGCAAAACAGCCAACATCACCATCAAACCCCTTCATTAGCAATATCCGTAAGCTGCCGAGCATACTTCAACATCTTATACCGAGCGACCGCCACTTGCTTCTCGCTCAATGGGCACTTCGGACGACCAGAATTCCTCAAAATCTGCCGAGCAAAACTGCTCAAAATCCCAGCATCGGCACTATTGAAACCGATACCATTGTGCTCGTGCGTATTCCCATCCTGCTTCTCGCTATTCGTCTGCCGGTTGTAAATAGCAACCACACCACGACAAACAGCTCGATCATTCTTCTGCAGCAAATCAACAATATCAATCTGACGCCACTTGCGAGCCATAATCAATCTCCATAAGAGTCTCGATACCCCCCCTATTTCAGCCCCCCATCAGCCGGTAAATTAACGATACCCGATAGACTTACTATTACAATATGATAAAATATCGCTCGCATTATAATCGGCAAAGTCAATAACACACAGTCGCCAATCAGCATACAGCCTACGTTTAAAAGTGATATTATTACTAATAATAGCGTATAATTCATTACCGCGAAAGGTAATGTGAATATTGATACAAGAACCATTTTCTACACTAGTAAGAGCATAAATATCACTATTTAAAACACTACGAAAATCATCAATAATAAGTGAAAATAATTCACTTACTCTCTTAATAGGAATTAATTCGCCAGTATTATACATTATCCTCTTATGACTTCTACCAGTAACATCATATAAATACGTATCATTTTCATATTTAGCTTCATAAACTTTATTACCTTCTATAAGGTACATCATAACGACGCTAAAATAGCTAATTTATCAGTGTGAGTTTTCAATTTCTTTTGATGATCAGCTATTAACGCGTCAAAATCATTAAGATGCCACACTTCATGTTTATAGATAGAATCATTAATGAATTTGACTTCTGCAACTAACATTTGACCTATGTGTTGATTGTTTTCTACAGACACTGATATGATTTTGCCTGGGATATTTGGTTTAAATGGTAAGTATACGTTCTTACCAATTAATTGGTCTTTATCTTTGAATTTTGGTATTCTGACGCTAGTTGCCATAGTGTTCGTATACTCTCGTACGGGGGTGGTCGATTTCCAGCTTGGAAAGGCTAAGGTCGATTCGTTGGGTTCGCCTTGTGGGGCTTTCCTTTGTCGTTCTTTGGGTTCTGGGTTCGGGTCCGGGTTCTGGGCTGGGACTGGCTACGAGGCCGGCTTGGCGTTTTCTGAGGGCTACAAATTGGTAGTCCTAGAATTGTATCGATTATTTGTTGGTATGTGAATGAGTTCATGGTGTCTTTGAAGCGGTCTATTTCTTTTGAATCCCATTTACCTGTTTTGCTTTGTGCTACGAATTGGTCAATTATTATTTTCTTTTTCATTTGTAATGGTAATGGTAATGTTATTATTTCTTTGTAGTTCACTTGTTTCTTCCTTGTGGTGATCGATCTCCTTATCGAATATAAAAGAAGGAACACAGCACTTTCGCACTGTGTTCCTCATCCGTGTCGAGGATCATCGATCGGTATTAGCCGATCTGAGCACGCAGGGCGTTCTCGAGGGCCGTCAGGCGGACGAACGTAGCGGGGGCGGTCTTGCCGTCTTCCATCACGTAGTTGGCCATCACTTCACCTTCGGTGAGGACAGGAGCCTCACCATGCGGCTTCAGGTTGGCCTTGAAGCTGTAGAGGCCGGGACCGCCGTCCACAACCCAGAGGCCCTTCAGCGTGTTCTTGCTGACGCCGGCGTCTTCGGAAATCGCGAACCGTTCGGCGGTGTGCGTCACTTCCAGAACGGGCTTCGCGGCCTTGACCTTCTTCGCAGGAGCAGTCGCTGTCTCAGTCATTGTCGTCACCTTCACTCAAAAAGAGTCCCAAAACTCACCACCAAACCCACCATAAGTCGGGCGGCAAAAACCGGGGGGATCATTCCCCCTACATCCACATGTTTCAAAAACCCCAGACCCCGTAAAATCCGACCCGAGGAAGGCCAACCGAAATCAGCCAACCTCGGAGCGGACCCACCACTCAATTCTTTACATCACCAACCGCATCCTGCGTCGCCTTACCCAAATTGCGAGCAGACCAGAACTGGTCAAACTCCTTATAACGACTCATCGACCCCTCCATGTCATACTCAGTACCAAGCAACGCACCATTCAACTCATGCATCGCATCATGGCCATTCACCAAATGATGCGACGCAACCTCACCAGCAAACAGCAGCAAATTGAACACCGAACACTTCACCGGCAAACCACGCCGCCGCTTCTCAGTCAACGCGTCCAAATTGGCAAACCCATACTGCTCCTGGATATTCCCAGTCATCTTATGGAATGCCTGAATCAGGAAATTACCACGTTGAGTAGGAGCAGTCTCATCCATGTTCATATGAGCACTCATCGGAAGATTCGCACTGATCACCGATCGGCCAGCAGATGCCCCTTGCAGAGGCTCATACTTGGTAAATCCGTAACTGATAGCCTTGTGCAAAACAGTGTGCAACCGATACGCTTCGTGGATCGAGCACCACGAATTCGCCGCTGACTCCAACCGATCACGGAACGCAGCGTACCCCTCATCATGATTGAAACTCTCCAACGCACGACCCAACGTCGTCGCCAAATCATCCCCACCCTTGCCGAGCTTCACATCACTGCGAAACACCTTCGATTTGGGAACGATATTGGAATTCGTCGCCTTGTGATTCACAGCCAGTGTCACAAATGGATTGCCATAACCATCCACGGGCACCGACATCGTGAACTTGTTCGTGAACTCATCACCAGCGATCTCGAACGTCGGAGTGACGAACGGAGCATGTGTGCTCGTGATCACACCGTCATTGTAGACGATACCTTCACTGCCGTACTTCTCCATCAAATCCATAACAATCGATCCATCCGCTGCACCCTTCGTCGGGTTGCTAGCAGCCAGTAATCGTGCGGGGCCACTCGCATACCGAGCGATGCACACCCGAACGCGATCATTGGACTCCACCTGCTGGATTCTCTCCAGCACTTCAGCGGTGGTGAAATATTTGAAGAACGCCGCATTGAACCCGAAGCGAGCCATCAAGCTCACCATAAATCGGCCACTATCCGGGAATTCCTCATCGCCGACAGTGATCTTCTCGATCACCCGCTTGCCGCTCTGCTCCAATCGTTGCTCGATTGCAACTGAATCCAAACTGATAGTCTGGTATTCGAAAGTGACATCACGCCGAAGGTCAGACACTTGCATTTCGAAAACTCCTGAGAATCCTGTGTGAAACCCAACCCACTATTTCCGGGAGACCCATCCCGGTAAATCAGGGGGATTCAGACGTAACGTTTCGTGCGTTTCTTAGCCGGTTTGATATAGCTAGGAAGATTCACCTCACTCGATGCAATCATATCCTGAACGTTCTCAAACACATCCTCAATCATCGGATTCACCTCCAATGACAACCACTGCCCATTCTCATGCACAAAACTATGCTTCGGATGAGCAGTACGCTGCATCGGATACCGCGTCTCAACACTCTGCACAACTTTCTTATACTTAGGAGCATCATGCCCATGCCGAGCAAAATCAACATGCGGCCTGAATGCTCTACCACACATCTGAATTGTAGTGCCACGCGAACTGTCACGACACCACACAGTCTCCAAATCGGGGCAATCAAACCCCTCAGTAAGCACCATACAATTCGCCAGCACATTAATCTCACCACTGCGGAACTTATCCAACTGGCCTTCGCGAACACTCATACTGCCGCCGATGACAATCTCCATTTTGACACCAGCAGCACGCAAAACACTCGCAAACTCTTCGCATTCCTCAACTTTATGGAAGTAAAAAATCGACTTGCCCCACTTCTCAGGGTCCATCAAATAATGCTGAGCGTACGATTCAGGACTGTACTTCTTCACAGTATAATGGTCATACTGTGACAAGTACCCATCCATCATCAACTGGTGAATACCAGCATCACGGATCGTGTAATCGAAGCACAGTTTCACACCATCCACTCTGAACGGTGTCGCTGTACATCCGATAACGTACTCGGGTTTCAGCACATCATGCATGTGAGCCATGCTGGACGCCGCATCGTGCTGTGCTTCATCGCACACCAGCGTCAGTGGCTTTGATCGATTCTCCGGGAGCAAATGGCTGGGAATCTCACGTTCGAACATCGAGATATAGTGGACATCCTTGGCACCGATGTTGAGTCGATGATTCTCGTTGGCTGCTTGTTCAAGGAGGTTTCGTCGCATCGCGACCCAGGCGATATCGCCTCCCTCGAATTGTTGCATACCTCTCGCAGCCATCAGGCACATGCTGGTTTTGCCAGATCCTGTAGCTGATTCAATGAGCGTACTGCGGCATTTGGGGATGAGTGACCCACCCCTATCGACTTTGTTGCCGGTAAAGCATTCGATTGCTGTTTGGACAATCCGCAGCTGGTATGGGCGTGGCTGCAGTTTGGTAGTTCCGTAGAGATCTTTCACAAGACCTTCGTAATTCGTCGGCATCGTATCACTCCGCGTTATGTGTTGGATCGTCATAACCCAATATTTCAAGGGGACCCCGATCCGTAAATAGCCTTACGTATATCGGATTGAATCCCTGTTAGCCCGTATATCAAACTCATCCATAAGTTTAAATAATTCTTTCACTTCATCTAACGACCATTCACCAATAAGAGGCAACCACTCATAATATACATCATCATACGACTCACCACGTTCAACGTCCAAGTAAGCTTTAAATATAACATCATCAACAGAAAATTTAACAACATTATTATGATAAAATTCAAACATAACGTACACTATTACCAGAGGTACCAATGAAACTCTCAATGATCAATGAAATACAATTAAAATATTGCGACACCAACATGAACCGTACAAGCACAACACAAGTATATGGAGTCAGTAGTATCAACGATTTATATCACTATCATTATAAAACACGCAAACTATCAGGAGTAAGAGTCAAAAAACCGCCAATCAAAACACCCAAATCAACATAATCAATAAAATACACACGCCGCTTAAAAATACATGCACTCTGGTAATAAACACGAATCTCAAAATCAGAATAATATCCATCAATCACAACACGCAACATACTACTAGCAATCCCTTCAATCTCACCACTAATCCAAAACTCACTATCATTATTATGGTGGTAATACACATCACCACCATGCTTATCAACAAGCTCACTGAAATCATCTAACATAATCGTATAAATCTCGCTCATCGCATACATCCCTTAAATAATTTAATATTCTTGCAAACTGTAGCCATCACATCAGTCAATTTAGACGCATAACTCTCATTATGGCAATCTAAATCAAACGCACCATGCACAAACTCATGAGCAGCCAAACTCACAAACAACCCAAAATCAACCAACGACAAACAATTTTTCATACTACGACTATTTGAATAAACCTGCTTCACAATTTTCACAGGATTAATCAAATAAATATCGCAACCATCCTTATTCATATGAAGAGCTTCAGTCCTCTCACCATCACAATTAGTATCACTAAACACAAACCCAACCATAAATTCACTCCTAATATTATGAATAGTATACAATGTGAGCAACATATTACTCCAAATACGGCTCACTTTGCGAGCATATGCACAAAATTGATCACTATCAGGAAGAAAATAATCAGGAATACGCATCCCAGTTTCATTATGAATAATAAACCCATAATCAAGAACATTCAATGACGTCTCACGGATCATAGTTATCATCTCATTATCACTGATATTACCCTCACTCTTATCAAGTATCATACTAACAGACAAACGTACATCGCCAACAACAACCTCACTCTCATCAACATTCAACTTATCACCCTCAAACACCAACGTCTCAACAACATGCTCATCAAGAGCACGCTTATTAACACTCAAAGAATCAACAAACGTATCAACTTCACTAGCATACCCATACTTCAACCCATCACGATTAGACTGCAAATACTCACCACTCGGCTCATTAAGTTCAAGCACCACACACTTATCCAAATTAACATACCGCTTAAACATCAAAATCCCACGCATTCGCACAACCAACACATTCCTATCACTATTATTAGTATAAACAGTACCACTACGCACATCACGCCGACGAGAACCCTTCCTCATACACACATCAAACCGCTCACCATTCACATTAAAATCACCCTTCCACTGACTATAAAACGCAAACGTCTTACAAGCATCAAGCAAAGCATCATAATGATCACCATTAATTATAATCGATGTGCTAGTACCATCATAATGCTCAGCTGATTTGATATCGTATTCTCCACCACTACCATCAACAATATACTCACCAGTCCTAATATGATATTCTTCGTGGCAAAACAGGAGAATTTCTTTAGCTCTCCCAAATCCACCAATTGAATCGTTGAAATTCTTGCCAGTCTCACCAATTGAAAGCAATTTATCAACAAGAATATCCTTCGTCATCGGATATCCATTATTAGCAAACGTGAGAAAAGTATTACCATTAACCAAATCGATCGTCACATCAATTTTAGTTGATGAAGCGTCGATCGAATTCTGAGCGAATTCACGAATAATAGCAAAATGCCAATCACGATAATCGCGAAGCACATTCTTGAAAAACGACGGACCGATTTTAACACTAGCCACAGGACATATCCTCAAATATTACCACTTCACCACAACCAAAAATCGACCAGCCTTACCAGATATCAAGCATCGATTCGGAACCGCCACATTACGCAGAATAGTCAAAATATAATCTCTATTCTTACAATTATATCGCTTAAAAAATGTTGCCAAAAGTTTAAGTTTTTCAATTTTAACAATATACCCAAGACTTTCACACTGCTTGGTAAAATTATCAATTTCATCACTTTTCGCAAACGTGAAAAATGCCGTCCTACACCAACTCTGTGCTTGGCTATAAACTTGACTCGAAAACGAATCAGAAAAGCATTGCGGAATCACATCATGAACTCCACAAATTGTACACCCCCTCTTATCAGCCTTATTCGTAATCTCTCTCGCTTCCGCCGCTGTGATCATTTATCAATCCTTAAAGTAAGTCACACACCTATTTCAATAACCAAAGGTTAGGTAAAAATGGGAATATCATGGATCGAATACTTATGCTTATTATTCATAATTAACTTATCAGCAAAATTAAAAATCATAGAAATCATTACTTCATCAGAATAATCTACTAAATTTATTTCATCAATGACAATTGGTAATCCACTCCCTTCAGTGCTCCGGATGATAATTCTATTATCATAAATATGAATTAACGCTATTATAGCACCATCAATATCATATTTATATTTAATAAATATAATAGAATCTGACACTTTCCTAATATCATAATTATGATTATCATTAATTAACTCATAAATAATATCAATAATATAGTTCATATTACTTCCAATGCTTTTCGTATACGTATATCTGAGTATTCATTTAATTGTATTATTTCGTGACTTTCTGTTTTATTACTGAATGATATTATTGATAAATCATTATCAAGAACAATAACTGTGTGACATCTTCTATTTAAAGTAACAGTCAACGCCCCACCACGCGCATCGTTATATGAACATCTAACTTTAACTTTTGGACATGTAAATCGCCGTGTAATACTTAATATATCGGTTAAAACAATATTGCTTAGATCATTTAATGGTATTTTGTAGCGTCCTGTGGTGACGATATCCCCTGACAGATTTGCGAAACTATACATACGTTGGTTATCGACTAAATAATATACTGTAGATGTGCCATCGTGATAGTACGTGTTCATACGTGATTTCCAATTTGGAAAAGTTTAGCCGCATCAGGGAATGATGTTACAGCGTCTTGAATCCATGTATCGGTCAATTCAGCGTACGTAGACAATCTGTAATGTATATCCATACCGACTGGTATTGAGAATATAGCATTCGTGTTCGTTAGTATAATTGTGAATATGTTTCTACGTAAATGTATTATATCAATTGATAATTTGTTGTCTGATAAAAACGATATTTTACCACATTTTAAATTGTTATTTTCTTTACAATATTGAAAAATATCGTTGAACAGTACTTGGTGTATCTCATTCATGAATATGCCTCATCACATGTGGAAATTGTGTTATTGTTTCTTGCATCCATGTATTTGATACTTCTGAATAATTAATCGATTTATATAACATGTTGCCGTCTTTTGGGATCGAAAACATAACATGAGTATCTGTTAAAACAATTATAAATAAAAATTGAGTCAAATAATGAACTTCTAATGAAACCATATGGCCTAGATCAGTGATATAACCATATTTAAGATGATATTTTTCACAATATTCTTTGATATCATTCAGTAGTATTGCCCATATATCTTTCATAATATAATATTTCAGCGACATATCGATTGGTTAATATGCTGAAAGCCACAAGTATTATACTTGTGGCTTTCATAGTGCGCCCGGTCGGACTCGAACCGACGACCAAAGAATTATGAGTTCTCTGCTCTAACCAACTGAGCTACAGGCGCAATATCATTGTACCAGGTAGACGAGCCAGTGTCAAGTAGGTCGTAACGGGCAGTCATACCCCTTGACTCCTGGCTCGCCGTCCGGAACACGCACCTTACGCTTTAACGTACCGAACCACCGCAGAACCCATCACATCCAACAAATCCTCGGCACGACTAATATCACGCCCAGAATATTCCAGCAACAAATCCAACGTACTCGGCTTAAACCGCCGCAACGATTCAGCCTGCACAATCGTCTCCGCCACCTCCTGAGACACCAAACCACCATCCACCATCTTCTTGACCGCACGCTCCAAAGCGTCATTCACAATCTTGAAAATAGCAGGATTCTCCAACAGCTCATCATTGAGCTTAATAACAGTGACATCCTCCACCATCCGAGCAGCAACCTCACCACCCACCACATCAATCAGTTGATTGTACTGCTCATCGCCAACTTTCGACGACGCACACTTGTTCTGAACCACATACGTCACCGACGTACCAGAATCAGCAACAACCTTCATCGGCGTCTCAGGCGACGCACCACGATTCACGAACCACTTCACATACAGCGAATTCGCAAACGAGAGCAAACGATTCTTATGAGCCCCCATCTGCGTCTTACGAGCTTCCAATTCACCATTCAACCGAACCAACTCGGTGACAGACAGAGACAAAGACTCCGCCTCGCTCTTATCCTTAGCATTCGCATCCGTACGCCACACAGTCCCCTTCGAAACTTTCGAAGGAGCCGCCTTAACTGCCGTATCCTTCGCCTTATTCAACAAGCTCATAACAAACTCCAAAAAACTGCTTTCGCCTCCAGCCGATCATCACCGACAATCAGTGTGAACTCGAAGCTGGCAAAGAACTATTGCCCGGAAAGCCAGCCCGGTTAACTGAACCAAGAAACCCAAACAACCAATCAAACCCATCATAATCACAATACTTAACTTTAAAATAATTACCATAAGAATACACAGTCACATTATCAGAAAGCAACGTCAACGTAAACCAATACTCATGCCTTATCCGGCATCCGATCATCAATCGGCCATCGCTTATCAATTTACAATCGCTAACATGTACACCCAATTTCTTAATATCATTCAACAAAACATTAAAAACATCACCAACATAACGCAATTCATCAACCCACTCTGGTTGAAACTCGACTTTAACATCATTAAAATCAATAATATTATACTTATCAATTTGAACTATAACACTATATCGGCCAGACCAATAATATTTAATCATGATAACTCCTTAAAAATATCGTTTAACCACACTATGATATTATTTGTATTATACTCAACAAGTGATATATGTATAACTTTAGCATCATGTAATTTACTATCGCAGACACTACCATTTGGACGTGCACGACTCACATATTGATAGATCAAATGATTCGCTCTAGCATACGCCGCTTCCGACGCAGAATATCCTATTATATCCTTATCGCAAACAACAATACAAACATACTTATAAGTGATAACAACATTTATATTACGTTTATAGTTATAATTACTTAATAGTATGCTCTCGTCATTCAAGTGTTCCAAATCAAAAGTTATCATACTTTTATTAATATCGTCTATAATAAGTGAAAATACTTCATTCATACAAGCACTCCTATTTTGCGATACGGAAGGAGCCAAATGCACTTTCGCACATTTGGCTCCTTCACCACCCACCCCTACTCACCACTACTCATTGATATCCAACCGCACCACATGCCCCCAAGTCGGCTCACTCGTATCACGCACAGTAATACACGTGATAAAAGGAAAACTACACGGCTCATGCCAATTGCAATATCCATCAGTCAGCATAATCTGACAATCATGAACCTTGCCATTGTCAATCAACCACTGCACAGGAGCAACCATATCAGTGCCCCCACGCCCATTCACCTTGAAATTCTTCCACGCACCACGACGATACAACCCATAACCCTGAAACGCATGATCCCACTGCAGAATGTAAACTTTCGCCCTCGCACTAATCATATCAATCTCAGCAAAAAACTGCTGCAACTCCTTACCACCAACAGACCCAGAAGTATCCACAATCACATTCACAGTACTCGCAGCATGATGACTCACACCCGGCATACCAAATGACTCATCACCCTCCAAGCGACGATTCACCCGATTATGAGTCTTCCGACTATTACCAACATGCCGACCAAGATACTGCCGAAGAATCGAACGCCACCGAACAATCGGCTTACCCAACTTCTTCAACAACTCACTAATATGACCAGGTACATTCCCCTGACTCTTCTCAACAGCATCACTCACCATATCCTTCACACGCTGACGAGCCTCGTCAGGACTAGCATCACTCTGATCCCAAATCGAATGATCATCCAAACTCTTCCCACCATACTTATCATGGATAGGACACCCACCACCGCCACCATCCTTCTTATTCTTCCCCTTCCCCTTACCCTTCCCATCCTGACCTTCATCGCCCTGATCACCCTGGCCCTTGCCAGAATTACCTTTATCATCATCCTCACCACCGCCGCCACTACCCTCACCATTGCACTTACACGTGCAACGCTGAGCTTTCATATCCTTAGTAATCTCATCATAATACTCCTCAGCACTCAACCGATCATTAAGATGCGGAGGACACCAAACAATATCACTCTTGAACGGAATAACCGGCTTATTACCAGAATCAGTCAACCCAATCTTCGGATTGTCACGCTTACCATTCACAGCCATATCACAAGCAATATTAAACAACTTCGGATCACGAGTAGTGCCACGAATACAATGCAAACGGACAAGATGCTCAATCTCGTGCTGGATGATAGCAACAAGCTCCTTCACCGTCATCTTCGAAACGAAAGGAGGATAATACAAACATTGCACACGAAGATCATTGAGGATACGAACCCCCATAGTTTTGCTATCTTCATCCTTAATCCAATCCATATTGGATGGGATCCACTCGGTGAGCATGCACATGTGACCATAAAATGGCTGCTCATTAACAAGCACACATCGTGCTCGAGTGAGTGAATCAACGACCTCCGCTGAAGTCCGATGAATTACCTGCCGATCAGCATCATTCGTAGCTACTGTCATTTTGAATCCTGCGATTAAGGGTGGGTGGTTGACTTAAATCTATTGCCCGAAGCTAACTTTAGGTAAAATAAAACTCCCCCTATCATACTCGCCACGGCAACGGCATGAATACGACAGGGGGAGCCACACAGGACCGACCAACATCAAACCGCTAATTGATCTCGCGAGCACTCACAGACTGATTGAACACAATCTGCAACGTAGGACGCTCCGCAACCCACTCCAAGAAACCCTTGGAAGCCCCACTGTCACGCCGAAGTTTCACCACACGAGCAGCCAACGCCGGATTCATCGCAATCGCCAACTTGTGCTGATCAGGAGCATTCGACGACTTCACCCCCTGCACCAACTGGCGAATGAACGCAATCGCCAAATCGTTATCGTTGCCAGAACTCCGCTTATTCACCAGAACTTCAGCGAAATCCAACGCAACCTTCGCGTGCTTCTCGTCATCCACCTTGCCAGTCAAGTAACTGCTGAGACCCCACATGAGACCAGCCATCTGCGACCGGCTCAACTCACGCAACTTCTTATCCCACTGCTTGACACCATCACGCATCAAATCAGTGACCTTCACCGGACAATCGTAATTGAGGTAGGCCGACGCCACATCAGAACCGAGCAGCCCAGCCAACACCAAACGCATGGCATCATCAGGGTTGCACACCTTCTGGATAGCGGCACGAGCCCCATTCTCCATCGCGATCTTGGCACGGACAGCAGAATCCCACGAACGCCGAGACGGTTGGATGACCGTATCGTTCTTCGCGTTGTTGTTACCGTCGAGGTACTTCAGATCGGACGAAGTGAATTCGATAGCAGCGGACGCATCCAAACCGTATCGCTTACTCATGAACTGAGTCCACTCGGCGAGAGTGGTTTCGCCGGCACTGAGCGTCATGTGGCAGAAGCGATCGAGGAGGGCGGCGTCGTTAAAGCCGTTGGTGATGTATCCCTCGTTGAAATTGCCCGCCGCACACACAGCCCATCCTTCGGGGAGTGCGTATCGACCGACTTTGCGGTCGAGCACCAGTTGGAAGATGGCTTGCAGCACGTCATCGGCACCGCGATTCACTTCATCGAGGAAGAGAATTCCGTGTTCGTGGCGGGGCTGCAGTTCGAGGAAGCACGCCGAGATTTTCGTGATGTGTCGCGGGGGGAGTTTCGCGGCGATACTGGTCCAGTCGATTTCGCCGGGTTTAGAATCCTTGGGGAGGAATTCCTTGCACCGTTCAATCACCAGCTCTTCCACTTCCATGTCGGTGAGATCGCCGATTGGCATTTCAGCGGGAGGGCAGTAGTGCGTACGGCCATCTTCGCCGCGAGTCGGGAGGCCACGAATATCGACAGCTTCCAGTTGCGAGCACCGGAGATCGACGAATCCCATTCGGGATTGTTCGCACAGTTGCTTGATCAGACTGGATTTGCCCAGTCCGTGGACACCCCAAATGAAGGGGGTGAGTTGGGCGTGCTTGCATAGCATCACCGCACCCTGAATCTCAGAAATCCGAGCCATCGCAAAAACTCCTGTGTGTTAGAAACCCAAAACCGACCCACCCCTATTTCAAACCCCGCCAGCCTCGTAAAGTCGCCCCACAAAAATTATAAGGGAAGACACGCAAATTGCAATGACTCCCTCAAAGAATCAACTGAATATTCATCAAAATCAATACGTCGCATAATATCATTCACACTATCATAAATTTTTATACAATCACGCCTAACAGCCACACTAATATAAACACCACACCGATCAAATTCAAAAATATACACTTCCTGTTTAACATTATACTTCAATGAAATTTCATAATTCTCAATAATATCAATAATATCATTCAAAACAATATTAAGAAATTCGCTCAAACATTCCAACTTCCGAACATCACATGGCACTTCACCATTGATTAATTTATAGATATACACACCATTATCGTCAGTCAATTTATACTCATGATAATGTATAAAGTAATCAGAAATTTTATAATAATATTGCTTCATTTAACCACCATACTAGCCAATTTCTTCCACTCTTTACAAACAGAAAAATGATCACGCAAATTAGTATAATCACATAAATTAACAGTAATTTGACGGTTCATATTCAAAGAAAATTCAATTCTATTATCAAAAACATTAATATCAACACCAATATATCCAACATTACACATAATAACACGATAATCAGGATAATTACCAATTCTGTATAATCTATTAAAACCAAACAAATCGATCAAATCATTAATCAGAATATTAAGGAAATAAGGCAAATCTTTCGCATCAACAGATGTATATTCACATTCTTGATAAATATACCAAATTTGGTGATTGATACTCTCAGAGTACTTATATTGTTTCATACTAAATTCTCTAATACACAAGGTAAAAAACACTCACGCAAATTAACATAATCAGCCAACATAGTAATATTAGTATAATAACTATCTTCATTAAAACACGTCACAATACGATCACTTTCAACATAAACAATAATATATGCACAAAAATTACGCTTACGTAACGGTGATATAGAACCAACAATACCATAAGAATCGCCATACTCATAAATATGGTACTTACAATCACCAAGTAATTCAACAAATTCATTAAGTAATAAATTCAAAAAATCAGAAACAACATACTCACCACAAGAAGACAATACCCACTTTGAAACAGCAACTTTATGACTAGTAAAAGAAACCACATCAAAATAATAATTTAGCTGTTTATCAAACCGGTACTGTTTCATTTTAGAAATTGTACCTCTTAATAATCTCCTCATTCGCATCAACAATCACATCAGGATTAACAGCAACCACTTCATACAACGCACAATATCCAACACCATCAACCTTCCGATAATACTCAACACCATCACTTGTACGACCACGAGCAAACAACTTATCACCAATACTCACCACACCACTATTAACATTATCAGCACCAACCTGAATTCCAACATCACCACGCATACCAACATCAGTCAAATTAGACCCATTAATCAACCTCAAACTAGCCAACCGCATAACACCATCAGGAGTCATCACCAACTCACCATACGTAACATCAACCAACCCAGCACGAATAGGCTTCACCACAACACTAGGGGCCTCACACCCACGATGCTCACGAGCCTTATAAATTTTCAAACTCTTCACAATATCACCTCCAAAACCTATTACAAAACTAACCCCTAAAGTAAACATTAACCCCTAAAAGTTAAAAGCACGCCGAATATTACCAACAATATTAGCAGCACCAATAGTATTCAAAGCATTCTCATACGAAATACCACACACACAAACACATATAGCTTTCGCTAACTCATCAATAGAATAATCACTATAACCAATAACACTAGTCGCGTGACCAGCAAGCGTAAAAACCTCCAAACACACCCCATCAACCCGCACACACACAATACGTATCATCGAATCATCACACATAACATTAATAGTAATACGCTCCTCACGCTCATTAATACTTAATAATAAACTATACTTATAAACTAACGTATCATTATCAATAAACTCACACGGTGTAACTTTACTAATTGCCCTAACATCATTAACAATAAGTTCAAATAACTCACTCATCGAACACCATACAATCTACCAGACTCACGAGCAAACCCCTCAACATTAGTATAAAACAAACAATTACTTTTAACATAATTAAAAATCACACCACGCAAAAAACTATAAAACTTATTAACCGAATAATCAACCAAATTAAAATTAAAAGTATTCAAAGGCGATAAAATATTAATAACATTATCATCAACAACAACCCGAAAAGCATGCTTATTACACATCCGCCGATTACGTTCACTTTGTTGGCAAACTTCAATTGTTATTTGATAAGACTGATTATAATTATAAGCAATATAGATATTGTCACTGACAATATCAACTGAACATTCTTTAGTAATCACAGTATATGTAAAAAGTTTTAAATCATTAATAATAATAGTATCAATTTCGCTCACTTCTTCTTCACCTTATTCTTGAGTACAGAAAACTCTTTCCTACCTTTAGCAACTTGATTACTAAACTCCAAAACTTTAACAGTCAAACTAAAAGCAGCTTTAGACCCTGATTTAGAATAACTAATAACTCTAATACTAATAATATCACCCTTAATATGAACACTCATACCAACTTTACCACCATAATCGACAGTAAATAACCAATTATAAACAGGACCAATCCCACGGTGATCCCTAGAGTATTCATGAGTATCATACGTTTCATCTTTATACTTGCCAAATTGCATATCACTCTTAATAAGATCAAGCAAATCATTCACTTCGGCCACCTCATGTATTCTAACTCAATATTATATGCATTAGCATTATATTCTCTACAAATCTTATCGAAAGTACGTAAACTATCTATTACCCCAGTGGTCAACTCAACCAATCTGAACGTACAACTCTTAATGCATGTAATCTTAGGAGCATATTCATTAGTAGCATACGATGACATAAAAATATTACCACCTTCAAAAGCATAATCAACACTCTCAATGAAAATCGCAACTGTTGATTTATAAAGTGTTAACTGCCACTTCAAAGCACGCTTATACTCAATAATAATAGTATCTGGCGGGCTCACTTCATACTTAAACCCCAAACGTTCCACATCACTAATAAAAACATCAAGTAAATCCATAATCCCCCCTATATGAGCAAACCCACACGATTACTCATGTGGGTTTGCTCCAAAATCGACAAGCCATCCCCTACTCGTCGACTTTGTTCATCGCAGGATCGCTGAAACCGATACCAGTCGGTTGAACAGAATTCACCTCATGATCATCGAGATCACCCATCACTTTATGAGCAAATTCACCAAGTGTATTCATTTTCTTGATTTTGACTTCTACTTTCTTACCACGAGGATAAACAATCGCAGCCAAATCCTCAACTGACTCAATCATCACAAACTCAGTTGTACGAAACAACCCTCGCACAGTATCAATAATATGATCGACACGAGCATGATACGTGTGAATCGTATAACTCGGTTGCTCCAATTGCCGCAACGCCACATACACACTACGCAAACCAGCCTCCAACGTACTCACATCCATCGGAATCAACGTGAGACGAGACCCGCCATCCAACTCACCCAAACTCAAATCAGCACTAAAAGCCGATTTGATTTTCGAAAAATCAGGGATATACAACGGGTCGCTAACAGCAATCCCCCCAGGTCCCACTTCCACCAATTTGAAATACTGGTATTCATTGAAGCTATCCAACGCTTCACTAATAACCGCATCGAGTTCAGCCATCACTAAATCCCCAAAATGTGAAATGTGACCATCACACTCCTCTTTCTAAACCCCACACCACCGTAAAATCAACCACCCCCAAAATTTAACCAAACCCCCAACCACAGAAAAAAAAGAGTACACCACCATTTAGGTATAACAATGATCTACGCTTACAACCCTAGCACAGACGAAATACGAAAAATCGAAAAAATCTCCAACAACTGGATACCACTACCAGAATTATACGCAACTATCGTAGACGAAATATTCTACTGCCAAAAACTCAGAGACATCACAATCAAAGCACGATGTTACATCCACGCCACACTACAAAACGGCCACACTAACCATAGAATAATAATATATGTTGAAAGCAATAAACCACTCAAAGTAGAAACACGCATCGAAATCACCCAAGAAAATATCACACTCATCCACGAAAAACCAACTCACACCTTCAAAAAACCTGGTTGTTTGACCTCACACCAACGATACACATTCATGGAGTACAATAATCAAATCACCGATCTAATCAAAAATGAACACACCAAATATCTCATCGACATCGAAACTCTCCCATTCAAAGTAAAAGAATGAGATACTACTACTATGATAATATAATCTACGAATCATATCATGGCAAAGTAGGCTCAAGCGATATAACATATGAAGATATTGAAAGTACAATTCGATATCCATTAAGTGATTTATGGGTAATAGTTTTAACAGATTTCAAAAAATTATGCAGCTCAATCACAACAGCACGAGTATCAAAAAACGGAACACACTTATACTTACAAGGAACAGCACATATTTATCATGGTATATATCGCAAAAATCCAGAGTATATTGTTAATTGCACACCAACTCACATATCACTAACTAGAAGTTCAAAATTGCTTTTCACACAACCACTAACAGAGTACGATGGATTTGACCGATTTAATCACCATTATTGAAGAAGACGTCAAAGCACATAAACGATTATTCAATAAATTATTTATGTGCCCAACTTGTAAATTCATAATTTTTAGCTTTGATACTTCAACAAATTTCTTCATAGATTGCGAATCAGGGCATAGCATATACGGTAATATTATAATTGATAATGATAATGTAGTATTAACTATGAGAGGTGCGAGAATCTCATTCAAATTAACCGATTACTCACAATTCGAAATCGCGAACGCATTAGAATCAATCATTGATACAGTGTCAATGATTGAAATTCAAAAAACGCTCTTATAAATCAACTGCGTCAATAATACTAATATTACTTTTAAACTTTCGATCTAAAATTAATTCTTTATTCGATATTTTAATTCTATTTTGAATAATTGATTTCCCGAAATTTGCTTTTCCAAATGTTAATGATTTTTGCGGTTTGTATGAACAAGCTATGATGTACTCTTGCGCGAAACTTGTGACTTTAACTAAAATTCCCTGATAGGAAAATGCTGCTCCGACAAACAATCTAGTATTATTTCTAACTTTATAATCATAATATGCTTTTGCTATAATGTATGGTTTCCGTTTCTTCCACGTTTCAAATGATTTAATCGCGCTCCTATTATTACAAATTATTGCATTAGTATACCATTTCTCATGATCACCTAACCAATATTGGCTTTGATACATTGTTGAGATTGATTGAAAATCTGATTCTTCGAATTTTAATTGAGCACTTATTGCTAATTCTAATGCTGATTGCATTGAAATATTTATATTAGTATATGATGATGATTGCGTGTTATAAATTATATGTTTTAATAATTGTAATGCTGGCGATTGCATTTAAAATATCTCATCGTGATGGTTGATAATTGTAGCCCTTTTAATTAGGTGTATACTTGTTTCTGTGTGAGTGACTTTGGTAAATTACGCTAATACCATACATATTCTGATGTTCATTTATATATATGTACGGGCATACTCGATTTCCTGTCTGGAAATACATTGTTTCGATGGGGGTTTTTAAATACTTCGTAGTATACGTCTGAATATTTATAGTAGTATTTATATAATACACTTATATATTTTATAACCATGCGTGTATATTATGCGATTTCCTCTCTGGAAACATCGAATACTATTGATATAATATTCAACTCGTTTGTATAGTATTGTATAGTGCTCGAAATGGGTCAGAGCGAGTTAGGTCCGTCGATTAGAGCGATTTGATGCGGTGGGAGAGCGTTTAGTATATATTCGGAAGCAAATTTACTTTATCGCTAATAGAGTGTGTGGTAGGTAGTTCTTCTTCTCTCTTCTTTATTTTTTATTATGTTTTTGTTATTTCTTTGGATATTGATGAAATTTTGTTTATTGGGCCTTGATGGGTCGCTCATGATGATAGATGGTTAAAAGTTAAATAAGATTATTTTGGTATTTTATTATGTTGGTGGTGTACTCTTGTTAGTATAGTGATAGTAGTTTTGTGTGTGCTTCTTTTATGTGGTGTTCTATGTTGGTGTAGTATTTTAGTGGTATGTTGGTGTAGTCTTTTAGTGGTATGTTGGTTATGTTTTGTGGTTGGTGTTTGTGGATTTGGAGTTTGGTGTGGTTTATGTATATGTCTATTTGGTGGGTTGGGTTTGTTGTGGGGGTTTTGTTTTTGATGTGGTACATGGGTGGGTGTTTTACGGGCGTTTGGTGTGTTGTAAAAGGGTTGGGTGAGGTTTTTTAGGAGTGTGAGTGGTTCGGTTGTGGTGTTGAGGGGTGATGAGTATTTTTATTTGAGTGGGTTTTTGTGTAAGTGGGATGCTGAGTTGGTTGGGTTGGTTGAGTTGGGGGTTTTGTGTGGGGTGGTGGTTGGTGATTTTGTTGGGTTGATGGATGAGGTTGTTGGTAAGGTTAATGGTGATTGGGTGATGGTTGGTGGTCGGTGTGGGGATGTTAGGTTGGTTGTGGATTGTGGTGGGGAGGGTGTGAGGTTTTGGAGGTATTGTGGTGGGGTTTGTGTTGGGTCTGGGTTTGTGGGGTGGGTTGATTTTGTGGGTGTTGGGGGTTTGTTGTGAGGTTTTATTATGATGATAATGGGTATGTGGTGAGGTTGGTGGGGGATGATTATTTTTATTTGAATGGGGAGGTGGCTGGTGGGGTTGTGGGTGGGGTTGGGGATGTGTTTAGTGTGGTTGTGGGTGAGTTTGTTGGGTTGGTGGATGAGGTGTATTATGATGATTTTTATGTTAATGGTGATGGTTGTTATTTGAGTTTGCGTGGGGTTGTTGGTGGGGGTGTGTATATTATGTGTGATTGTTCTCCTTTGGGTGGGGTTGTGACTGTTGTGGCTGTGGATGGTACGTCTAGGAGTTCTGGTTTTTTGTGGGTTGATTTTGTGGGTGTTGGGGGTTTGTTGTGAGGTTTTATGTTAATGAGCGTATGTGTGTGGTGATGTTTGATGATGTTGTTGGTGATTATTTTTATTTGACTAATGAGTGGTGTGGGTATGAGTATGGTGATAGGCATAGGTTGGTTGAGTTGGGTGAGTTGTTTTCTTTGGTTGTTGGTGAGGTTTTGAGGTTGTCTGGTGGTGGTGTTGAGCATTATGTTATTGGTAGTTTGTGTGTTGATGGTGGTGTTTTGCGGGTTTGTGATGTTTCTAAGTTTAAGGTGGTGTTGTATACTAAGTGTAAGGTGTTTCGTGGTGTTAAGTGTATGTGTGATGGGGTTAGGATTTTGGTGAATGGTAGGTGGGGTGGTTTGGTTAGGTGGTGTGATTTTGTGAGTGTTGAGGGTTTATTGTGAGGGTTTATTATACTGAGTGGGGTAATTTGGTTAAGTTGGTTGGTGGGAAGTATTATTATTTTGGTGGGTTGGATGTTTGTGATGTGGATTTTGTTTGTGGTGAGGTTGAGAGTTTGTTTGTGGTGGTTGTGGGTGAGTTTGTTGAGTTGATGGATAGGGTTACTTATGGTGATCGTCATGGGTGTTTTGATGTGTATGTGAGTGGGTTTTTGGGTGGTGTTGAGTATGCTGTTGCGTGTAATGATATTGGGGTGTTTGTGTCTAGGAATAGGCCGTTTGGGTGGAGTGATATTGGGTTTGTGAGGTGGGTTGATTTTGTTGGTGTTGGGGGTTTGTTGTGAGGTATTATTCTATGTGTGGTACTATTGTTATGGTGAGGGGTGGTGTGTATTATTATTTGAATGGTGAGTATTGTAGTATTGTTGGTGATGTTGGTGAGATTTGTGATGTTTATAGTTTGGTTATTGATGATTGTTTGGATCATTGTTCTAAGGTTGGTGGGCGTGTGTGTCAGGTGGTGTGTCAATATGGTGTGGTTATGGTGCATTGGGTTTATAATGGGATGTTCGTTGGAGTTAAGTGTGATAAGGTTGGTGTTTATGTTGTTAATGGGTGGGGTTGTCCGTGGGGTGGTTTGGTTAGGTGGTGTGATTATGTGAGTATTGAGGGTTTGTTGTGAGGTATTATATTAGGAATGGTTATAATGTTATTCTTTTTAAAAATGGGTATTATTATCGTTTGAATGGTGTGTGGTGTGGGTTGGATTATGTGGTTTTGCGTGATGCGGTTGTTTTGGGTGATGTTTATACTTTGGTTTTTGATGAGTTTTTGAGTATTGCTTGTGGTGCGTATGGGAGTGTTAATTATGATGATTCTGTTGATGTTTATGGTGATTTTGATGGGGTGGTGGTTGGTATTAAAGTTGATGATTTTGGGGTTCGTTTTGCTCGTGATTGTAGTATGGTGACTTGGTGGGGTGGTTTGGTTAGGTGGTGTGATTTTGTGAGCGTTGAGGGTTTGTTATGAGGTTTTTTAGTACTTGTGGGCATGTTGTTTATTTGGTTGATGGTGAGTATTATTGGTTTGCTGGTGGGCGTTGTTCTGCTGCTGATATTTCTGAGTATGTTTTGACTGAGTTGAATGAGCTTTTTTCGTTGGTATGTTGTGATTTTGTTGGGTTGGTTAGTGATAGGTGGGATGGTAAGTTGTATAATGATTGGCCGTTTTTTCCGACGCAGACGTTGGTTTTGAAAGGTAATTTTGGTGTTATTGGTGTTAAGGTTTTGTGCAATAGTGATGGGGTGGTGATTAGGACTGGTGATGGTGAGTGTGCTTTTTTGTGGAGTGAGTTTAGTGGTTTGCGTGGGTTATTGTGAAGTATATTAAGACTTTTGATGGGTGTGTTGGTTTTGTGAGTGGTGGTGAGTATATTATATATGATTGTGGTAGTCAGAGGTATGAGGATGTTGGTTCATTTGAGTTTATTGGTGATTTTTATGATGTGTTTGTTGGTGATTTTGTGGGGTTTGTTGATGATGTTAGGTTTATTAGGATTTTGCGTGGTGGGCAGTTGATGTTAGGTGGGTTTGTTGGTGATATGAATGTTATTGTTATGGTTGGTGATGATATTAAGGTGACTTTTGGTGGTGATAGTTGGGTTATTTGTTTTAGTGATTATGGAGGGTTTTGTGAAGTTTGCGCTACTTAATAATGATAGTGTTGTTGAGGTGCGGGGTGGTAATATGTTGTTTTGGTTGCATGATCCTTTTAGGGGTAAGTTTATAGATGGTGGTGGTTTTATTTATGATTTTGTTGATAATGAGTTGTTTGAGTTGATATTGAATGATTTTATGGATTTTGTCGGTGATGGTGGGTTATGTTCTGATATTCGTATTGATGATGGTGTTTTGAAGGTTTGTGGTAAGATTTCTGGTAAGTGGACTAAGGTGTGTGTTGATGGTGGTGTAATTTCTGTTTCTAAGTGTTGGACGTCTGATGGTGTTACTAGTGATGTTCGTTTTTGTAAGGTTGGTGAGTTTGTGTGTTTGAGGGGTTTGTTATGATTGATATGGTTATTGTTGATTTGTTTAAGAGGAAGTTGATTGGTACGTGTCCTGATCTTTGGGTTTCTGCTGAGATTTATAAAGGGGTGCCGATTAGTACTAAACCTATTGTATCTATATTTATTGCTAATGCTTCTGGTGGTGCGTGGAGTTGTATTGGTGATTGTGTTATTTATGATAGTAGTATTGTTGCTGAGTTGAAAACTATTGGTGGTATTGAGACTAGTTTTAATGATCGTGATAAGGTTTCGTTTGATTTGGGTGATATGGATGTTTTGGATAGGTTGTTTGAGTATGTGGTGTGTCGGGCTCGTGAGTGTGATGGGGCGTTTAAACGTCTTCGTCGTAAGTCATGGGAGTCGCGTTATAAATGAAGTCGGTTATGGTTGTGTAGTCTGATAGTAGTATTTTGTTTGTTTTGCGGCATATTCCGTTATTATAGGTTGGTATCATTAGTTCTATTATTTTTTCTGTGATTGTTAGTGTTATTTTGTTGTTGTGTAGCTCTCCTGCTATGATTAGTGATTCTTCTATGTTTAGTGATGTGGCGGTGGGGGTTCCGCGTATTCGTCTTTCTATTTTGGCTAGTCTGTTAATTAGTATTTCGGTGTCTGTTAGTATGATTTGGTGGAGTGGGTTGGTTATTGGCTGGGTGGTGTGGTTTGTATCGAATAGTCTGTGTCCGTCTAGTAAGTTGAGTGGGTTTATTGTGACTATGTAGTTGTAGTAACTGTTTGATTGTGTTACGTTTCCGTATCGTACTGTGGCGTTTATTATTATATGGTACATATGTGGTCCTTTAGTGTTGTGAATTCTGATAGGGGTATTTTTAGTATGTCTGGGGTAATTTGGGATTCGAATACTATTTGTGTGTCTGTTATCGATATGTATAGTCGTCCTAGCATTGGTAATTGATGATATGTGCCGCTTATTCTTAGGTATGATAATAATAGTGCGGTTGGTTCTATGAGTGTTTGTTTTGCTTCGTTTAGTAGGAGTTCGTGGAGCGGGTTATCGATTGGTTTGGTTTGGTGCATTAATCCATTGTGTATTATTGTTCCGTTGAATTTTTTATGTGGGTTTAGTGTTATTATGTGGCCTTGTAAATTGGCTTGGTATACTTTATTGGTTATTACGTGATATTTCATTTATTTCTTTCAGGTGTTTTTCTATTGTTGTGTATGTGTGGTATGGTATTTTGTAGGTGATATCGGATGTTGACATTGATAGTGAAGTTTCGTTTAATCGTATAGATACTATATTATTATTGTATATTCCTGTTATGTGGCACCCGGCTCGTATCATTGCTGATGTTATTGTTATTGTGTTTTCTATATCGTTTATAATTAGTGAGTATATGCTGTCGTTGTCTATCTCTTCAAAATTATAATGTTTATTTAGTGGTACATTTGATAATAGTCTTAGTGGGTTTAATTTTACTATGTATCCTATTTTATCGTTTGCGTATTCTACGCCATTTTCAGTGTATGATATGTTTGTTATTTTGTAGTACATTGATATGCTTCGGTTAAGTGTTTGGTGATTGAGGTGTATTCTGAGTACTTGATTTCGAATATTTTGTGGCGGATGTGTATAATGATGCGAGCTTGTGTTAAAAATATTAATAAACTGTGTATTACGTTATCGATTTTGTATTTTGCTTGTATTCTGATATCATCATCATAATTTATACCTGGTATGATGCTTGTTTGTGCGTCAAAGTCTAATATTGTAGCTGATATAATTGTTATTTCTTTTTCTTTTAATATATCTGATATAACAATGGTGTATAAATCATTGTTTAATGGTCTGTAAGTATGATATGCTAAGCAGACAACATCTCCTGATAATAATTTGCTTGATTCTAACTGTATTATACGTCCATATAGAGAGCTGGTAACTGTGGAACTTTCAATAGTTGTTATTATACAAAACATATTATTTATTGCTTTGGTTGATACGTTGGTATAATTTTTTGAATTGATTGTTCTAATATTTGTTTATCATATTCTATTAAGTTTATTGTGTGTTGTACGCCTGTGCTCTTGGCTGCATAAGCTAATTTATGTGAGTGACTTGTATCTGTTGAGTTCATATATATTCTTTTGTCTGTGATTGTGATTACAAGTCGTATTACGTCTATCGTACTTATTATTTGCAATTGACGTTGATTGTCGAATACTTCGGCGTATATTATTTTTAATAATTTTGAGATATCTTGCAATAATAAAATGTGTATTGGGTTTTTCAATGGGTATATTTTTAGTACTGGTGATGTTTCTATATGTGTTCCATTTAGTAATACTATGAAATCATTTGATTTTGTTGCTATTCTTCCGTCGTATCTGTTAATTACGTGGTCTTCGATTATGTAGTACATTTTATGATTTCGATCAACCTTTCTAATGTGTAATCGGTGTAATGCAATGCTGTGTAATTATTATTTGTGTTTATTTCTAAAAATGTTGGACCTATTACTATTGTTGTTGGTAAAAAAGTTGGCAGCGTATCACACGGTGTTGTGTCTAGTAATAATCTTGGTGTTTTAACCATTAAGTAGTGTGCTGATACAATTTTGACGATTTGTGATACATCATTGATAATTGTATTTTCTAGATCATTTAATTTTCGTGCTTCGACTGTTTTTATAGGTACTGATATGTCTCCATTGAAGCTAACGTAATTTTCTCCTATTTGTGTTACTATTTCATCATATAGTACGTATACTGAATTGTTTGTACTTTGTATTGGCCTTTTTTGTAGTTCGTAGTATATTTTCATATTATATTTTTTAATTTTTGTGGGGTGTATTCTGATAATCGTATTAGTTTTTTAAATGTTAAATCAACTCTTATTACAATTTCTGAGTTTGTAATACAGATGTGTAATCGTGTTGATTTATTGTTGCCGGTTAGGACGATTGAATTAGTATTATCGATTGCGTATCCGTTACAGACAGTGTATAGTTTAATGACGTCATTTAATATTACTTGATATACATCACTTAATATAATTAAGTGTTTTGTGTCTGGGGGTAGTAAGTATGGCGATAATGTATAAATGTCATTGTTTAATTCGTAAACAATTTGATTATTGTATAGTTTGTTGTCTTTGATTACGTAATAGATCATAAATTTGTATACTCTAATAGTGGTATTGTTTCATTTACGTATTTGTCTAATTTATATGATAATGGTGATGCTTTTGATATTTTTATTTCTTTATCTGTTACTACTATAGTCATGTGAATATATTCATCAGAAGTACCATAAATATGTAATCTGTTATTGTTTAATGTGGCGCATCTTATACTCATTGCTTCTAGTGCGTCGTTTATGATTATGTTATATATTATCGGTACTTTTATCATTTTTGATTTTGTTGCTATTCCTCGGGTTGTTCCGTGTATGGTTTTTGTGAAATAATTTTGTATGTATACTATTTCTGATGTTGGCGAATAGATATAATGGTCTCTCATAGTTTGCGTTTGCATGCTTTTTTGAGTGTTTCGTATGAATAATTAATTAGTTTTATGCGGTTTTCGTATGTTTCAGTTGGTGATAATCTTGATATTATGATGGTATCTATTAGGATTGTTATTGATATTAATTTGGGAGCTGATGCGAGTATATTGATGCTTTCGATACTTTCATTTTGTAGAAGGGGTAAATTTGCGCCGGTGGCTGACTCTATTGATTTAGATATTTTATGTATATCATTTAATATGATTTGGTTTATGTTGTTTAATTTGATTAATGGGATAGTTTGTATACCACCTGATAATGATAATGCTCCGCACATATTATAGTAGGACCCATTTACTTTGGTCACTATTGTTCTGTCATGTAAATAGTATGTTTTCATAATTTGATGTATGATAATCCTAAATTTTTGATTACTTCTTTGATTGATGGTAATTTTTCATAGTCAGTCATATTTATTTTATATATATAAGTGTAGCTATATGGATTGAGTATTATATTTATTCCTGATGGGAGCATGTTTACTTTTATTTCTCCTGTGAGTCCTGGGTACGTACCATAAATTGATAAATTGTTTGTATTATGGCAGTATGTTCCTGATTTCACATGCATTATTTTATGGGCGTCGAATATTATTATTTGGCAGAATGCGTCTAATAACACGATATTAGGTGAATTTATGTTTATTTTGCTTAGTGTTATTTTATTGAGTGTTTTGTATTTGGTTCGTTTGCGGTATACAATATGTGTATTGTTCTCATTTGTTTCGTCATTTATGTAATAATAGTTTGTGGTCATGTGATTCTTTTACAACGCATGTTTAATTTGTAATATGTGACTATGGAACGCAGAGTATATTATGAAACGACTTTTGGTGAAGTTGTTATAAAGTGTGGTATCTTTCATTATACGCTTAGTGATAGATGGTGTATTGATCCTATTGAAGGTGAAGTAAATGAGATTTATACTGTTTTGATTGATGATATTGTTGAATATTTGAGCAGTATTTTATCTGTTTATATTGATCATGATGATCGATTAATGTTTGAAGGACGTAAGGATAATGAAGTGGTTCATGGTAATGTTGATGATTCAATTTTTACCATGACAGTTGGCCAGAAACAAATTACTGTGACACTTGATCAATACGCGGGACTCAAATGATTATTTTCACGAGAGATACTTATTTTACTAATATTCAACCATGGATTTATAATGGTAAAATATTAACCAATCCTGTGCGAGATTCTGATATTATTTTGGGCGAGATACACCAGATTATTCTTAATTATATATTTACGTTTTGTTTAAAGCATGGTTTGGATTGTAATAGCCAATTAGTTCATTGTTTTGATTCTGCTGATGTAATTGATATTGGTGTTCATAGCGTAAATGCGGATGATTCTGTTGCTCTCATTTTTAATTTACAAATTACTAATATTGGTATTTTACTGTATGTTGATTCTTATCGTACTGGGGTTGATATTGATTACTCTCCAACTTTTGCTGAGTTAGATTTTGATATGCTCACTGGGCATTTGGAATCATGTTTAGATGATTGTGATGTGGGCACATGAAATATTATTATGATAACGATAATCATATTTGTTATGCGATTTCTTTTGATGGTGAAACAATAAAATATAAGCGGATTTTTGAATATGCTGATTATGAGATTTATTGTGTATATGATATAGAAGATGTATTATGTGCGATAATTGATGATTTCGTTGATTATTGTGATCATGTTACGCATAGTTATGCATGCGAAAATTCTATATGTATAAATGGTATTAAGGATAAGAAAATGGTCAATGTGCATGTTAAAGGTGGCAAAATATCATATTTTATCAATTCTAAAAAAACAATGCACGTTACTTTTATTGAGTACTGTGGGTTTAAATGAACAAGTTAGTTCAAATTATAAGAAGTATTAATGGCGATACTTATAATGGTATTGTTGCTGAAAATATTTATGGCCGTCTTTATATTAATGATAATTTTATAGGTAATGATACTGATTTTGTTACTCAGAAATTAAATGATGTGTATAGTTCTATAACCATTGAATGTATTGATTTGATGGATATATATAGTATTGATATTTTTCATCATTATAAGAATAATTATAATGAAATACAAGAAAGATTGTGCATTCATGGGTCTTTTGAGCATCAAGATGTGCATGTGTGGGCTGATTATGAGTCTGTGACCATATTTTATCGTAATAAAACAGTGGCGATTCCTTTGATTGACTTCGCTAATATAAAAGATTATATATGAAATATTATTACGATCCAGATATTAGGATCAATAATGTGTATAAAATTAATGATAATGGAAGATTCGTATGTGTTACTGATAGTGATGTGTTTGCTTCGTCCGAGTCGCTTATAGAAGAAGCGTCTGAATTATATTCTTTGTTGATTGGTGATTTGTCTAATGTAGTTATGATAAGTAATTTATCGATGTTTGTTGAATGTTTAATTATAAATGCTTATTTGTCTAAATCAAGAATTGATATAATTATAAATGAATTGAATATAGGATATATGATTAATGATGATACTACGACGTCATATATTAATTTGTGCGATTATACCGGTTTTGATTTTCTTAGAATAGCTGTTAAAAATAAAGAAAGAAGGGAAAGGGTATTTTAATGGCTAATTGGTATTTTAGCGATACACATATGAATGTAATTAGTGGTGTTGTGCAAGATATCACACAGTGTAAGAGTGTCGCTATAGAATCTATTCCTGACATGTATGCTGTTATTCTTGATGAGTTTGCGTCATTGTGGGTCATCGATTATGCTGGTTTATTTAAACCGAACAATTCACCTGAATTTTTGAGAGCATGGGGCGGCAGTAATATTTTAGAGATTCATGCTAGTGAGATTTTTTTATATGCTCATAGTATGACATTTCGTAGTAGGTTGATTGATTTTGTTAGTATTAGAAATATGATTGGTAATAAATGATTTATTACGCTTATAAAAATGATGTTATTTATTATGTTGATGGTGTTTGTGTTAGTTTAAGTGGTGTAGAATATGATAGTGATCCAAAAGATGATCCGATTTATAATATTGTGGAAATTCAGGAGATTTTTTGTTGTTTGATTGATGAGTTTAGGGAATTGTTTCAAATTAGTGATGCGTTGTCTGGGCGGATGATGTCTGGTACGCGTATTATTACGGTTTATTATAATAATACATCGTTAAGATTGTACCCAGATAGGTTCAGATTGACTATATATGGGGTTTTGAAACATTTTAGTGAGGGTGGGTTACTAAATCAGAACAGTGAGATTACAGTGTTTTATCATGATTATACTAATTTAAAAGAACATTTATCGCAATTATACTAATTTATCGTTCTCTTTAGCCCATCTTTCGTATAATTCTGCGAATTGGTCTAAGCCAAATCGTTTTATATTATCTGCTAGATTAGTTAATGATTCGCATAATTCATTTTCAGTATTGTGTACAATTGAAAATGAAATTGGAAATTGCCCGTCTTCTGATTTTCTATCTATGATTAATGTGTATTCTGTCATTTTTTCCTCCGTTGTATTTTACGGTAATGTTTCATTGTGTAAAATTCTTTATTCTCGGGGAGGTGACAGAGTGGTCTAATGTACAGTTTTTACTGTGTACGGTTTACCGTATCGGGGGTTCGAATCCCTCCCTCTTCCGCTTGAAAGAGTAAAATGTCCAAAGAGTTAATTGAATCTCTTGAGAAAAAGTTGCGTGAGGTAACTGCCGAACGTGACGAAACCGATGCATTATTCGATTTGCAATGGAAAGCTGACCAAAGGGCTATCAAACTCTGGCAAAAAGCACATCCGGGCAAAGAGAACATATGGCCAGATCGATGTGATATGGTTGTGTGGTTAATGGACCAGTTAGACAAATTACAGAGTAAAAATCAAATGGCAACAATTGACAAATTCGATGGCGATTTTGGATTCTTATCTAACTTTTGGCCATCTAAAGTGACCCTTGATGGTGTTGAATTTGATAATGTTGAAGCAGCATTTCAAGCTGCAAAAACACATGATTTAACCGAACGCGAAAAAATTAGATCCGCATCAACCCCAGGCAAAGCAAAGAAATTAGGCAGAAAAGTATCATTACGCGAAGATTGGAACGATATTAGAATTAGCGTTATGCGTGATTTACTACAACAAAAATTCAATAATAAAGAATTGCGTAAATTACTAATCGATACTGGTTCAGCAGCACTGGTCGAAGGTAATACATGGAACGATAAATTTTGGGGAGTTTGTGATGGCGAAGGAGAGAATAACTTGGGTAAGTTATTGATGGATATTAGAAATGCGTTATTATAAGTGCATGTTTTCGGATTCGCCATTAGCAACACATCGTATATGCTCATTAATATATATTTCATATGGCATCACGACAACTAACGTTGATGACATAATATGCAAATTTTTAGTACAAACAGACTTTGATTATAAAGCTGATTGTAATGTAAAAGTAGAAGAAATATCTGAACTTCACAATATTATAATAAATGACTTTACTAAAATTATTAAAGATATTAGTGTGGCTAATATTACTGGCAGTAACAATATTCTTGAATTAGTTGGATTTTTAGACGGCGTAAAAGTATTTTTATATGCTGATAATAATGGGCTAGACATATACTTTGACAGCACATCAGATAGTAACAAAATTTATACAGTTAATATGTTAGAATATGATGGATTACCAATTGAAGAGCGTATGTGCAAACACCAGCTTATTGTGAATTAAATGCTTTATTATTCACCTATTTTGCATGAATGGGATTACGATTTGCATAAAATTGTAATCAATGATTTTGCGGCAATTGGTGCAATCGGCACAATATGGTCAAATGGCGGCGATTCGATTCAGATAGACGGTAATTTAAAAGGATATCGTTCTAGTATTATAATAGATGATGTTATCAAATTGCTCATATATAAAAGTACTGTTATTACAATCACAGTTAATATCGTTGACTATGTAAGTGTCTGTGATATGATCAAGGATGTCATATGAAATTTTATTTTGGAGATATGCTCAATGCATCTTATAGAGATGTTTATTCTGAGGATATGTATGATTTTGGTATGAATGAACGTGGTTATTATAGAGAGCCATTAGAGACAATTCCGGTTGGAGAATTTTACGAAATATTATTAAATGATTTAATCACAATCGCCAAAATAAAGTACGCTGCACAAGTAAATGGTATATTATATGTTGACTGTATTAAATCATCAAATCCAACACAATTAAGTATAATTGTGACCGGCTCGTATATTAAAATTGGGAAACTTTCCGCAGATATGCATACTATCAATATTTCTGACTACAATGATTTTGTGGAAGTATTGAATAAAATATGAAATATTATCTTAATTATGCGATACAGGGTTCATTTGGTTCAGATCGCCGCGATGTATTATTTAGAATCGATGATAGGTTATTTCATTTTGATGGGACAGCTAGCGGATTCACTAACACAAGACCATGCATAGGAATAACATATGAAATTTTTATAGATGATTTTGTTAAAAATATGGATCAAATTTTTTCAATAACCTATATAACTAATAACGTCACTTTAGCAGCATATTTAACAATGAATGGGTTATATAAATCACTAGCGGTTACAGTAACAATTAGTGATTCATCACTTATATTACAATATGTCAAAGACCAGCGTACAATGGAGCATATCAAAATAAATTTACTTGATTATGTAGATTTATTGACTCTATTGAAAGAAATTAAATGAAATATTTTATATATCAGTCAGAAATTTTAATTAAAATTGATAATAATCCGTCGATTCCATACAGTGAACCGTATTTTTTAACTGATTTTTCACATGATATGAATCCTATTTTATTTAATAGTAAAGTGCATATATGGATTGGTGAATTATATGAAACTTTGATAGATGATTTTAGGAGAATTGGTCGTATAAGACACGCAAAATGTTTAGTAGACAATGCTGTGATGCTGTATGTAACTGTTGTTGACGAGTCATTTACTATCGTATTTAACAATGCTACTATTTCTATTTTAAAAGGTTTTTGCAATTATTTAATAGTAGAAACACCTTATAATGACTATATTGGATTTAAGGAATTATTTAAATTATGAAATTCAAAATGTATAATAATAATTCAATAAATATGGTTTACGAAATAACTGGTGAAATCGATGAATTATATAATAATTCGTTAAATATTGATCATATGGTTGATATACCTGAATTTTATGCGATTATTATTAGTGATTTATATAAATTTTATAGAGTGGTTGAAGTTTTAATACATCGTGATAATGCTATGTTAGTTCGTATAATAAGCAAAACCGATAGTAAATTTTTGGGGTCAATTGATGTTTTAAATGAGTGTATTATTTGTTGCATTTCTATAAATAATATGACTATGTTTACTTGCAAGATTAAAATTCATGAATATGTTGATTTTGCAATATTAAAAAAGGTAATTGATGAAATACTTTAGATGTATCGCTTGTGAAGATGATATATATGTATCAATTCTCAAGAATGAGCGATTTATCGCATTACATGGCACATACACCGAATATGAAAATGATCCGACCAAATGGGTATGGGTTGGATATTTAAATGAGTTACTAATAGACGATTTTTTAGAAATAGCCAACATACAATATATCAATAATGACGGGTATGATTTATTTATGGGTGGGTATTTAAAAGAAAACGGATTGTCGATTGATATCACTGGATATGATGATTCTATACATTATGGGTATTGTAATATTAGAGGTAGAATTTCATATTCAGATTATACTACTTTAGCTGATATATTTCTGTAAACGCTAAGCATGCGTGCTGTAACACATTGTATGCAATTATTCATAGCAGAACAGACACTGACTGGTTCGTATTGTATTTTATACAAGAAAGATAATAGGTATGTATATTTAGGAAGATTGCCAGAACCAATGCTATCAAGATGGGATATAAAGCCATTAAACGATGTTTATAGTGCTATTGTTAATGATTTTATTAATGTGGCGACTGTGATAGATGCTACGGTATCATTTGTGGGTGATCTATCACTTTATGGATATTATAATGGAAAAATTCCGCCTTCATATAGTAGCAATGAATGGCGAGATATATATATTACAGTTGAAGGAGATAAAATCACATGTAGCAATAAGCCGATTATAGAAATACTGGCCAACATCACTAAAGAGCATGATATACGACCAATAAATTTAACAGTGAATTTAACACAATATACCAGTATTGAAGAGATAATAAATGAGTGAATATTACATTGTTTATGGGTATGGCGGCACCAATGCCCATATTTATAATAAAAATGGAGACTATTTAGAATCTTTACAAACAGGACGTACCACTAAAATTTTCACTAATTATGATATTGAAAAAGTGAATGATTTATATAGTATTATAATAGATGATGTCGTAAAATATGGTATGCCTATAATAGAATGTTATTACACTATGAAAAATATAATTATCACATTTTTCATAAACAAAAACGGCCCATATATTATACTTACGATAGGTATAAATGATATAACATGGGTATTTCCGTGTAGAGGCCAAGGTAGAATATTATTGCACGATTATGTGAGTGTAAATCATATTGTGCAATTAGCGGTTGGGGATTAATATGTATTTTATTAGTGCTATAGAAAGCAATGGTTACAAAGATGTTTTTATCAAACGTGATAATGGTTACATATCATTTACCGCACGTCATGCTTATATTTGCCATAAACGAGTGGTTCCTCTTGATGATATGAAAACGATATTTATAAATGATTTTTTAGAGATAGGTCATATCAATGATACATTCGAAACAATTAGTGGTGAATTTTGGGTGCATGGTAGTCTTCGAATGTATCATACTAATATAAATGTAAAACTCACTGATACACTTTTTGGATGGGGAATTGGAAATTCGAATTGTATACGCGAATCATTCAATATACATGATTATGTAAATCTTAGGTTCGTAACTAATAGGGCATATGAAGAGTATCATTACAGACAGAATGCTACAAAATGATAATATTCACAATTAAACAACATCCGTTAAAATTAGAACTTAATGATATTATGCCTGTTTTCTCAGTGCAACATATTGATATTGCTATTAGAAAATCGCCTCGAGAATTTATTATTGATAATAATTGTCTACTTGATGATAATGAATTTTGGTTTTATATTCGATTGTTATTTCCATATCATAGACATGATGGTCTTCCTGACACTGATGCTATTATTACTGATGGAAAAGAATATTATCTTGTTAACACGTCATTGGTGTCTTCCAATAGAAAGAAGAAGAGATTAGTATTCAATCGATTGGCGAAAGAACTAATCGATGATGCGCTCAAACAATTTTATCGATAAAGAGGTATTATGAAGTACAACATTCCGTCCATTGGCGATAAAATTAAACTTACACGTGATTGGTGCTTTCCGCTTTATTTTGAAGCAGAAATAATGGGCTTCTAGCGAGGTTTCGGCCTGGTATTATATATGGATGGCGAAGCAATGACAATTCTATTATTGTCACACTTGAGAAGGACACTATCCTTAGAATAGATCGGATTTATATTCGCAAAGGCAAAAGTGAATGGGATAGTATCACTTTCGTTATTTCAGATGCACCGAATGATAAGAATCGGTGTAAGCATTCTAGTATTAAACAATATTATGGAAAGGATGCTGTCATACCTGATGAAGATCCTAATACTGTTGAAAAGCTTAAAGGCGCACGGTTCTGGGCCAAACTTGATGATGTTAACGAAATCTATTATATTAAGTTAGATTAATGCAAATATTTTATTATTGCGGATCGACTATATTTAATGATAAGTTATATGAATTTGGCACACAAATCAATGTCAGATCATCTATACATATCAAAAATAAAATGATATTACCTGATTTTTATCAAATAATATTAAATGATTTTGCTGGTTGCAGATTTTCGCGAATATGGGCATTAATAATACCAAGAAGTGATAAATTAATACTTCAATTTGCCATAACGCCAAAACAGAAATCATCATGGATTACTGTATTAATCCATGATGTGATCGAAATAATCGGTATCGAAAAACACACGATTAATTTGTGTGATTATGACATGAATGAAATCAGAAGAATATTATGGTCATAATTCATCCCACATTTTCTTATCATATTCATTTATATCATAAATGTACGTGACGTTACTTTTTATAATAATAGAATCGCTCGTTAACCGCACAATTCTAAGTGTTTTAAATCCATAAACAATGACCACAAACTCTTTATATTCTTCAATCTCAGCCGATAAAGCACCAAATTTACACACCATATCATGCAATATTAAAGAATACAATTCAGAAAGTACAATTGTCGGTTCAACTATAGCGGCATCTAATGGATATACTGCTTTAGTGCATGAACCATATTTATACATTTTGCATCCCAAATAATGTGTATAATGAATATTTTGTGTATTCAGTATATCGTATTCCTTTGCCTTTTACTATTACGCAATCATGGTCAATTCCTATCTTATAGAATCTCATTCTTGGCGGATTTTTAATTATACGATGTGTAGCAAATGATAACGTGACAAATCCATTGTTATATTCATAACAAGAAAAATCGTATGCACCAAACACATCTATTATGTCGTCTATGATTACACATGCTATTTCTGATAATGCTGTTTTGCTATTAATATATCTAACTGGGTCCGACGTATTAGCTCTTAGATTGTTATCATCAAATACCCAATAGTATGTGCTTCCGTCCGATCTATGTTCATTGCTAAAATAGTACATCACATGTCTTTCTAAGATTTTTAATTTGCGTGTCGTATTCAGAAAATTGTACTGTACCAATTCCTGGTATTAATAATGATTCATCAAAAATCAAAATATTATGGGATACACCATGTATGTCACGTATTGTTATTTTATAAAAGCCAACCCATTTCATTGATATAATATTCAATTTAGCATCTTCTATATCATTTAATATTATCGTTACTATTTCTGGTATTTCTATACCATATGTACGACCTGGGATCACTTCATCTATTAGCGCGCCGATTCGTCTATATTGTTTCATAAGTACTCCATAATGTGAGTATATTCTGTAAATAAAACTTTTAAATATTCATGTTTTTCGTACGATGACATAATATTCCTAGTCCACCGTAATATTTTAATATGGTCATTATTTATATCTATTACATAAAGTTCATTTGGATTTGCGGTGTGAATTAAACAAGACCATACTACATCATAATTCATGCATGGCCTACAAAGCGAATCTACTAAAATCACCGCGTTATTATAAATATCATTTACAATAACCAACAATATATCAGATTGTATTATATCTGGGGTATCATCTTTGTAATAACCTTCTACTTTATTTAGTTCGCTGAATGGGTGAATACATCCATTTTCGACGTATCCTAATGAAGTCCTATCGTACCGTGCAATAGTGTAATATGATCCGTGGTATTTAGGCGTGATATTAACTATAAGGTAAGAGTTTTGGTATTGTGCACTTGGGGATACAAAAAATGATCTTAGAAACAGATTATGTATTCGTGCTAATATCTTATATTTTGTGTAATACTTACGAATTAAATATAATGATTCTTTATACTTATCTATTTCAAACGATGCCCACATATTAGTCTCCAATTTTTATTGCAAGCATTTAAAACGTGTTAATTATCGAATATTAAGAAAGTATTTCTAATAAATTTTATAAATCCTTTTTTTGAATATTCAGATAAGTTATAAACTTTGGCGGATATGTCTTGTCTAAACGGGCCAGTGACAAAATCAGAAGTAACCTTATCATTATTTATTGTTATATATAAATGATATGAGATATTTGAGTATTTAAGTTCGCATATAGCGCTATTATTATAATAGTATATCATATCTGTTTGTTTTTCAGTTAGTATATCATTTAATAATACTATTATCATTTCTGATAATGGTGTATCAGCTGCATTTTGAATCATATATAAATTTTGTTTATGTTTTATTATTGATGAATAATGGGTGATCATTTAACTTTATCTGATTCATTATAAATTGCGCCTTCTGATTCATGGCTTTCTGATACTGTAAAGCCTATCTCAGAAGCGTATTTGACAAGTTCACCGTACGTGTCGACTTTGATACCGATTTTATTGGCTCGAGATTTCATAATATCTATAACTTCGTGATCAAAAGCGAAATCATCTAAAGTGCCTGTTATTTTGAAAATTTTACCATCTTTATTGACATATAATTTAGGATAATATGCTACAATTTTCATTTTTGCCTCCTAAATGTCTGAATGGTCATCGTAATATCTTTTGAGAATCATCATGTCAATTGTGGTAAGTCTATCACCACTAATATCTTTTTTAGCAAAAACAGTATTGTAAAATTTGACAGAATGCCCCTCAGTATGACTTAAAAAATACATATTGAAATCAAAATCAACCACAATGTAATACTTGTAATTATGATAATAGCATTCAAATATGATACCAGCATCATCACCAACATCATTATCTCTAAAAACATTATTATTTCTAATTGAAACGTATTCAAAATTAGCTATACGTGTCATATGGATTTTACATTCATCATAATAATTATTATCAAAATAATCCCACACGACCTTATTAGCATTAGCTGTTGTATGCTTTTTGATTTCGTCAGCAGAGCATCCTTGATGCGATTTGGTATCGATTACATATTTAATAAATTCGTCCAATGTCAAACCATTTTTCGAGAATTTAATAAATGCTTTGCCATTTATATCAAGAACTGAAACATTACACGATATATTATAAATATTAAGATTAGATTGATGCACAGTATATTCTCTATTTATTTTAAATTTAATGCGCAAACCTTTCTCAGCATCAAAATAATAACTACCTTTAAAATCATACCCCGCATCAGACAATGCTTTTCTAACAGTATTATAATATGTATTACGCGATACAAAATGTTGAGATTTAATTAATTCTATGACGTTGGTGCATCTGTATACGTTGCATTTATCAATAGTCAACATTTGGCTTTCAGTATTATACGTGATATTTTGATCTGGCATTACATACACATATGGCCCGTATGCTTTTCTAAAACCATTCTCCATTAATTCTCGGCCTAACATGATATCACGATAATATACTCTTAATTTGCGTTGATAATGATATAATATTATCACTGTTAATACAGAAAACCAAATTGTAAAGCCGATTAGGTACATAATAACTTCCCAATGATTGTTTTAATAGTGTCATATGAATATGTGTGCAAAGGTATTTTACCGCACATATCAAAACACTCATCTATTTCTTGCTCCGTGAAACCGTTTAATAAATTTTCAGATTGTACATACGAAACAATATTAATATCTAAACATGATTGATCAATCTCAATAACAAAGATTATCTTAACAGATTTAATATGTATTGATATATTATTATCATCATTATCATTAGTTATGAAACATTCGTCGGCATCATGTACTATACACAAGATAAATATGTCATTTACGATAATTTGGAATATTTCGCTGAGCCCATCACTCGCCATATCATCTGGGCCATTAACTATTTTGCCATAACTATATCTAGGATAGATAGCATTATCACTATATGATGGATTATATGATCTAAATTTTCTAAATATCATGCTCTACTTTACTGCGTTTAATGTCGGTGCAATAGAAGTTATCGTCACACCTCATTTAGAGTTGGATCAATGCTGAAATTCACTTACCCGCCAAGAACGTCCTCTTGCACTCCGATTACCGAAGTAAATTTTTTCGCTATTCTTGGGTACATGGCTCAATATAAAGTCAATGATTCACGGTTGGTGTTGATTATTAATAGTGTCGATGATATTCAATTATGGAATAGACATGGTTCAAAAATGGTGTACACGCCACCCGGAGAATTAATTAATCAATTGAAAGAATTGGCTTCTATCACAGGTCCATGTATCCTTGATGGCGGCTTGCTTGATTCTAAACATAAAGCAATTAAAGATACTATTGCATTGTGGGATATTTTAAATCATAATGGTACACCATTACGCGGTACAACATACATGGAACGTCAGAAAATGTTGCATACTATGTTGCTTGGTGATGAGTTGACGATATTCAGCCAAAGCGATAAAAGTAAGCGTATTATTGGGTCATGTCATGTTGGCTATAATTTCAAAGATCCAGTATATGCTGATGTTGATAAGACTGTTCAATTGTCTGGCGGTATTTTCTTGATGACTAATTATAGAAACAATTGGGATAATATGTGGGAGAAACTCACAGAGACAAATGCGCCATACACCAATATTGAAAGCAGAAAATATTCATCTGGCGGGACGATAACAAAACAACATATTACTCCATTAATTGAGGGGTTGGTTTTTAAAGACCCCACTGGCAAATTAACTAATGGTTTGTCAGAGAATAATAATGCATCATGGCAAGCTAAGAGCCGTGTTGAAACTAATCGTCATAAATTTTAATAGATTGTCACTAAGAGAAATCAGTCTATTTTGCAAGTCATAGTCCCACATTTATATCTATGCCACTGATTGCATTTTTCGCATAATGTGCAATTATATCTCATATATAATTCATTAATTAAAGCATCTTCCGCTATTGGTAAATTATAAAATTTTATAACTCGTGATAAATTAATATTATTAACTTCAGTGATTTGGTTATGTATGCTACCTATTTGGTCATACTTATAAAATGCTTTTTTGATTGATGCGTGTACTAAATCTGTTGCATTATCTAGGACGTCCCCACAGTATGCGAATTTATAATATGATATACCCTTACCTTCATAATATATGAAATCATCATGAAATTTAAAAGTTGAAACCAATTCATCAGTGCTAAATCTGTCCATGCGCATTACTGGTAAGTAAAGCGTCATATGAGTATCATGCGGTAAATATGTGATTAGTTTGACTGGAGTAGATTCTATTATGTGGTCATAAATAGCTGATTTAATCTCTGAAATCATTTATTGTTTCTTCTGTTAGGATATATGGGTGATCACCATGATAATATGTGAGGTGCGAATCTAATTTAACATCATTATTATTCATATGATTCACTAATTTTGCTAGTGTTCTTGCTGAATATTCGATATCTTTTATACCACTTCCTATTGTCAATTTAAATTCTGTTAATTTGCTTCTTTTGCATTGTTTTTTGGCGAACCATTCACGTGATTCTACGTTATACCAATACCATCTGTGTGGTGATATTAGTCGTGAACCTACAAAGAATTTAGCTTCTAGTAATGGTTGTCCCATTGCACAGTTTAGCATTTGTGACTTGTTATAAGATGATGGATTTTTTATAAATTGAAATCTGATAATATAACTTCTTTTTGATTTTATTAGTATCGCCATTGGCCCAGAGCACATATCTGCATAAAATGCTTGATCACATAATTTGTCTGTTGGTGATGTTAATATTTTTGATGATTTTAATATTAATAGATAATCTTCTGGTTTTATTGGTATTACGACGCATGTTTTTGATATCAAACTATTACGTTTATTCCTTATGTCAATTGGTAGATTTCTATATACGAATGGTACTATACGAGTACCTTTTAATATTTTCCTTAATTGACATACATATTCTAATAATAATATTTTTGAAAGATTTTCCATTTTTCACAATGTTTCCATGTTGTTTTTCGTGTAAAATACTACATCGATCTTGTGTAAATATATAGTAGAGTGAAGTTATCCATTGAGGTTTATAAATGGTCAAGATCAATACAGCATTAGTGCCGTCAGTCAGTGCTGGTAATGTATTCACAAGATTAACCACAGATGATACATTAAACATCAGATGGCTAACAGCAACAGATCCGGTGGTCTACTCAGCAGCTAATAGACCAATAGCCGATATGACTATACGACAATTAGTTATAGCTAAAAGTCTAGATAATATTGGAGTCAATGTCGGACGGCAAAATATATTCCCATTCCTGGTTCAACCATATGTTGTATCAAGTGCTGGCGAAGCAGCACTACCAACAGGATGGATATGGGATCTCAGCATGAGTATCCCATGTATTTGGCAAAATGTTAGATTAGCAAAAATTATACGATTAGCAGGTGGAACAAACGCTGGCGGAACAAATGGTGATGTATATGACGGTACCGTCACATTAATATTTTCTGGTTCAATGAGTGGCAGCACCACAGAAGTCGGATTATTTAAATGCTCATACGAAATAGATAATACTCTATCTTATCAAAAATCACGAATATCATTATGTGAAACTGGCGATTTCACAACAGTAGTTGACAGTACAGAAGCGAATAATTTTTGTGGATTTGTTACATTTAGAACATTAGATACTACAGATACTGAAACTTTAGCATTTCTAGATATTATTGAACCATCAGTAACAGCTGATAATGCATACTACTTAAGTGATACAGCTGCTGGAGGCACAGCAGTAACTGATGATTTCAGCGCGACTAGTTTATCACATGGTACTGGTTTAATACTTGACGGTGCAGTTAATTCGATTCCAGATGTTGGGTCAAGCGTTAGTGGATGGTTAGAGGCATTTAATTTTCCGTTTGATGCGGCTGCATCAAGATTAAGTGTTGACAGTATAACAATACCAGTCGGGCTATTCAGAGAGTTTGATATTTGTGCTCCTGCTGGTGATGAGCCAACTGGTGATACTAGCGGCGAATATTATCCAGTATGGGTTAGTAAGATAACAAGAGTTGGTACTGGTAGTACATTAAGATTTACATTTAGTACTTATAATATTACTGATGTTGAAACTGGCGGTGCACCCAGCACCGACCCAGTTGATTTTGGATATTTAGATTTAAGCCAAACCAATACTAGTGGTGAAATTCTTGCAATAGTTCCAAATGATGATTTGTTACTTGGAGGCGGCCATCAAGGATTCGGTAGAGGCCACGTTGTCCTTTCTAACCTTTGGGGCGACACGAGCGGTACTGTCTCAGCTTTCTTTGATGCCTTCGATACCTTGGTAGGGTCTCCAATAGAAACGGCTTTCGCGCAAAGCTCGACACGTCTAAGTAATTATGGTATTAGCAGAGTACCAAAATATATTCCAACCATAGATCAATCAAGAGCATTACTAGGAAGTACAGACAGATTAACAACTCCAATTGAACCAAGTATAAATAATCGATACGTTTGTGAGCAAGACCAAGGATTAGGTAATCAAGTCGACGTTCAGAGTGTTGGTGGCATCACCACCGCTATTGAAAATTATGGATATACTGGTAGCCTATGCCACAGATGTGTTAAATTAGTAGTTGATCAAACTAAAATCAACTCAGATAGTGGTTTTTATGATACATATGTGTTACCAAAATTAACAGTATTATTGGGACGTCTGCCCTTGTTCGGTGACGTATGGTATAATGGTACTTCATTCCTAACATATAACGGTGACAGCTGGCAAAGCTAGTTAGTTAAGCCAGAAATCATTCAAATTTTTGTGTATTTGAGTAAATAAACTCAAAGGAACACAAAATGGCGATATCGAATGATATAATTGAAACTATTATTAATTTATATTCACAAAACATATCAATATCAACAATAAGCAAGAAGATTAATATTAGTAAATATCACATCACTAAAATATTAAAATCAGCTAATATAGAGATTAAAAAATGTAATTATCAAAAATTAAATATTGATATTAATGCGATCAATAAACTATATTATGAAGACAAAAAATCAACATATGATATAGCAAAATTATATGGTTGTAGCGATGAAACGATACGTAAATTAGTAGTTGTACGACCTATAGCTGAAAGGAACATATTATCTGAAGAGTCAATCGCTAAAATAGCTATTAAATCTAAATTATTATGGCAAAATGAAGAATATATTAAAAAAGTGAAAAATGGAACATCAACTAAAGAGTATAAAGAAAAATTACGAAATGATGGTATCAAGAATTATGACATGTCTTTAGGTAAGTGGATGAAATCAGCAGAGAGTAAATTAATTATATCAACATTAGCCAAAAAAAACTGGAATAATCCAGAATATCGTGCCAAACAAGAGGTGTGGTACTCTGAAAGAATAACACGTATAAGTGCCGCCGCTAAAGAAGCATTAAATGATCCAATACGTAGAGAAAAATGGATAAACAAACTACGAAAATCATCGGCAGCAAATAGATTATCCAATGGATGGGTTAGTACACCACAAAAACAATTATATTATATACTTACAGTTTCAGATATCACATTTAATGAGGAAGGACCTGACACAATTATAAGTCCTTTTTATACAGTCGATTGTGTAATTCCCAAACAACAAAAAATGCATAGACCTTTAATAATAGAAGTGCAAGGCGAATATTGGCATAATCTGCCGCATGTAATTATTAAAGATAAACAAAAAGAAACATATATCCGTAACCATACTGATTATGATTTATTAAAATTGGACGAATTAGAATTATCGTCATTTAATCAAATACAAGGAAAATTGAATGAATATGGCTTAATTATAACTAGTATAAATTGTGCAACTAGTGATTTAATAATAGAACGAATCTCAGAAGAAGACGCTAAAATGTTTTATTCAATTTTTCATTATACAGGCACAATCAGGAAAGGCGCTATCGCTTTCGGAGCATATTATAATAAAGAACTTATATGTGCTATAAGTTATACTTATCCGATGAGAATCGAAACCGCTCAAAAATTAAATTGTCAAATACATGAGATTATGGAGATATCAAGATTGGCTAGAAAAACAAATGTAATATGCAAAAATTTAATTAGTTTTATGATAGGAAATACACGTAAAAAATTACAAAATATTGTTAAATTGGTTAGTTTTTCCGATTCAACATATGGCCATACTGGTAAAGTGTATGCAGCTTCTGGATTTAAATTTGATGGTTTGACTAGTGATGATTATCATTATATTTCATTATATGGTAAATATCATAAGAAAACAATATGGGATCGATCCAAACGAATGAAAATGACAGAAGATGAATATGCTGAAAAACATGGACTAATTAAAATAAAAACATCACCGAAATCACGATGGGTTTATGATATGTGATTTATATTATGCTTGATATATCAAATTCAAAGTCGTATGATGCTCTTTTATTTGCAGGTTTCTCAGGTTCGTGAATAGGTTTATGAGGGCATGATTGTAATATACCATCATGATATTTATTTTTATCTCCTTTAATCATTACTGACATATTACACTCTGGGCAAAACCTAAGAATTTGTATTAATGGAAACTTATCAATAATTGGTTTAATGGTATCTATATCACCTGGCTCCACATTAGCGGTACCACTATTACCTCTAACAACAGACGCATACCCACCAGATGGATAATCACTAGACAATTTCACACCATTTGATTTTAATATATTCTTCCACATATGATCGGTTGCACGCCCAGCATAATATTTTTTCACAATTATTGGATCATATCCAAAAGCTAATCCACGTACAAGATGATTCTCAGGTGAGTCAGTATTAATCACTAAATCTACAATATCAGAATTCTCTGGTAATGATACCATTAACTGACTACCATAGTCAATTACATATAATCCATTGAGATCGCCTTTAGCATTTTCTTTCCACGGATTGCCGACTAATCGTGCACCAGTATTCAATTCTTTAATTAGTAATTCGCTAGTGTGCTTATCACCTGGGTTAGTATGATTATGCTTACTCAATGCCCATTTTAATAATTTATTAACTGGTGGCGATTTTGGAAGAACTTTTGAAAAATAATCATATAAATCATTAGAACTTTCGATTATCGTTTTAAGTTTCATTGTAAAACCTATTGAGATTGTTTATTGATTTTTGCGTTAGAAACAATTATATCGTTTTGAATCCGGTACCACCAGTATAACCATGGCCTGATGTTCTTTGCTTTTTGGCCCCTCCGACAGTCTTCCTATTCTTCCTATTAAGATCTAAATGTTCGTTCTCAGTTGTTGGTGCTTCATTATTAATTTGATTTCTTTCACAATTAATATGTCTGCCTAGATATTTATTGTTTTTAATAATATATAATTTATCTCCTGCCACAAATTTTATGTGGCATACAAAACAATTTTTTACTTTACATGTATCACTATCCCAAATTCTTTCAGTGGTTTCAGATAGTTGTCGTTCTGTGGTTTTAATTCCTAGATCTAGTTGTGTGATAATTATGTAAAATGTTAGTATTAATCATAATAGTATTAACAGCATCTCTAGTTAAAATCGATGCTGATATATCATATAATCTATTGTTAGCGATTGATGTTGCTTCTTGATACCAACATACATTATATAACTTAATCAATGCTAACCTAGAATGCAATAGATACAATGATATTGATATGATGCCTATCATACCAAGCCTAACTCCAATCGACTCACTAATTATCAAAAATATAACTGGCATTATACATTGACCGCTATATAATAATGATAATATATGGTCACGCCTAATTAAGTGACTGTATTTGGTTGATAATTCGCAGAAGATTTCACTATGAAATTGATCAAAATCAGTTTTAACCAATTCCTTAAATTCATCATACGTAATTTTGTCAATATCCATATTTTTATTTTTACATTATTACGCCGCATTGTAAAATAAAAAATGTGAGGTAGAACACATTTAGGAAATTATGATGAAACACTTAACACTATTGTTTATATTAATACCTGCGCCACTTATGGCTGAATCATTTGATGCTATAAAATCGAAAGAATATTTGCAATCTATTCAATATAAGTTAACTAGACTACGAGTTCTTCTCAAAGAAGATAAACGTGGCAGAGCTTTACGATATGAAATGACAGCTCGGGCTATAGATTCATTACCGATGCTTAAAGTTGATGATGAATTATTAACGTTCGGTATCCATGTCAGTAGTTCATTGAGATATCAAGCTGATGTAGAACGTCAATCGTTAGTTCATGCTGGTGTGCGTAGGGCGCAAACACGATATGGTTATTATAATGGTTATTATTTTACCCCAAATTTTAGTACGTATTATATGAATCCAAGAGCTATAAATGCAGAAGAAAATGAAAAATCCGCTATCGTTAGATTTTCAAATTGGCGGGATATAGAAGATAAAATGGTAGAAATCAGACGATCATTGACTCAAAAGTATAATATTGAATTTATTGAATAATATCCTTAATTGTAGTAAATTCAGTATAAGAGCATTCTTTATGTATTGTGAATACTGAATCGGTGCCTTCTGGTTTGACCAATAATTTAATCGATGATTCATCAGCTTGCAAATATTTCATATCAATCAAATAATTATGTGATACCAATATTGTTACAATATTAGAATTCATATTATAAAATGCGAAACCACATCGTAAATGATACGCTTCTGTTAGTATGATATTATATATATCATTTTCGATCATTTTGAATTCTACAGAGTGTTCAAAATCCTGCGTGCGTGGTATAGGTTTACGATAAACTTCATCAAGAACTGAATATGGCCTATGATAGATACCAAATGGTATGTGTTTACGGCCTTCAAATGTATAAATATCCCTATCGTGGATAGTTATATCAATTGGTGGTTTAGGGATGCTGTAATAAAATTTCATCACGTCCAGCCGTTGGCGGCAATCTCCGCCCATATAATTTTCTCAAAATAATCGGAATCGTAATCTACCAATTTAACACTGCGTACTTTTACTCCGATAGTTATAGTAAATGCACTACGATCACCGTCGCTATAATGTGTTTGAATCGGAAATGGATAAGTATAATCCGATTCTATTCTTGCTGGATAATAAATAGTAATATATGGTATTGTGTGATTGGCACTACAAATTGCGACATCAAATGAATTTTTGGTACTTGATGTTGCTTTATCAAAAAGTAATTTATATTTTCTAACTGCTGAATAAATATCATTAAGTAATACATTTTCTATATCGCCAAATGGGACTCTATAAAATGTTTCAAATCCAGCAAATGCAAAAGATCGTAATCTCACAAATCCTTTACTATTGACGCCAATATTGGTATAAATTAAAATTTCGCTTTGATATACGTAAAACTTATCGATTGTATTATCGGCTTGTTCTATTTTGACATAATTGGTTATAGCCATTTATATTTATAGTGGTGTTTTACACCACTCCTTTCAATAATACCATCATTCACCAAGCCACGTAAAGCTTTGTTTATTGAATCTCTATTATATTGGCTTTGTATGATACTTGTATCATTACTAATTGAATTAACCATATCACGTAATTTAAAACCATCATTGACACGATCACGATGGTTTACTATTATTTGTTTCCATGTTCTTTTTAATTGACAAGTATTATGTTGTTGTTGATTAAGTATGACTAATTTGATCAATTCGGCAGCTTCGTTGATTTGGCAATTTATTATTATACCTGGTAGATGTGAAAATTTAACTGTTGCCATTTATTCCTCCGTATCAAACATTGTTAACCAGTTTTTGCAAAAATACGAACCATCGTAATCATAAAAAGAGATAGAAATTTCTTTAAATAACCGTTGATCTATATGGGCATCACAATTAATAAACAATATTTTAACTATCGATGGGTATGCGGCATTTCTTGTAATAATATGAACAACACGTCTCTGATTAATATCATTAACTTCTACAGAAACATCATTATCAATACAAATCGCATTATTAATTTTCAAATCAAATTTTGTGATTGTGTCATATATATCATTTAATAATATTGTATTAAAATCATTCAGTTTGCTAATACTAGCTATTTCAATATTAATATTTTTGTTGTTAGTTAATAATTTTGGTGATTGTCCATTGATCACTATCGAATAATTTATTGTGCTAAAGTGTGATTGTGCTATATAAAAATCTAGCATAATCTAAATGTTTCAATTAAGTAATTATAAACAAAATCATAAATCCCAGGTGATGTCCGTTCTGAATTGCCAGCTATATTAATAATTTGATAACGTTTAATAAATTCAACTGTTACTGTGTGGTTTAATGGTGTAATTATATCAATATCTAAATATGGTTTTTTATATTGGTTTATCATATTCAACGTCAGTAATTCTCCTGATGAACTCCAATCCGATGCGAATCTTATTGTGGCGTCTGATTCTTTTACATTTAATGCTGTTCGTGGTGGATAATATGGTGATTCGTGTTCTTTTATATTAAATGCTTCTGCGAATTCTGGCCATGTGCCATCTTGTGCTTTGAACCCTTTGGGCATCCAGCCGCCAGTTTCGATATTAGAATCAAATGCGGCTATTAGTGCCGCTCTGTCTGCACCAGTTTGGCCACCAGAAATTATTTTCATTATGTTCTCACAGCAAAAATTTATCAACCACATCTTTAATTATTGATTTATCAAGTAATGATAATTTATATTCTTTGGAATTATCTAAAAATGATGATGAAGTTATAAAACAATAATATGTCACGTCCATATCAGTTATAAATCGTACTGATGTTCCTCTATTATTGACTCTTATTGTTGCGTTAAACATTAAGTGTATATCATCAGGATCTGGGTCTTTTGAACAATCAATAGCTTTTTGTCCGTTCTTAGTATCGATAATTGATGCGAATGTGATGAATTGTATTCTCTCAAGCGGTTTTGTTATTTCTATGCCATATGGTGTTTCTGACATATATCCAATCCATTCATATTTTGAAAATTTTCTGCGATTATTTCTATATTCATTGACTTTTGCGTCTGATGCACCTTTAGCATTATCTATCATAGCTGTAAATGCATTATATAACACTAAATTAAATGATTTGTTTTGAAATCTGCGTTTGTCTATTCTAGTGTAGCTGCCATCTATGTTTCTCTCATAGATCCAAATATCATCAGAATCATCTACTATTACTTTTATGCCTTTATCTTTATTAATATATGAATCTCGTATGAATATAAAACCATTATCTGTTAGATATTGTGTGAGCTTATCAATACCCATTTTGTTAATGCCAATGTGTAAAGACGATGCATTTGACATCTGACTCGCTAAACTCTCTTTTCAAAAGTTCTGTTGCTTTTTTGGATAGTAGTTCACGCTGCTTTTTACCCATCATTTGTTTGACGTTAGTTATAATATTTAAATCGAACCCATCATTTTCTAAATGTTTAGTCAAAATTTCACCGTATACAATATATTCACCATTCATTCCATCACAGATTAACGTGTGCCCATCGCAATCTGATATTATTTCTTCTTGATACGCATTATCTTCTAATTTGTTGAATTCATCGTAATGTGCTTCTGAATACTGGAAAAATTCTTGTACAGCATCATGATCGGTCAGCGCCACGCCGACCACAATGTAATGTGTTTTTACGACACCCATAGTTACCTCATTAGTTTGATTTTGTTCAATGCTTGCATCAATACAGCTTCTGTATAATCTCCATATTTTATTCGTGTCAATTGATATGATAATTTATCAGAAATTGTAATAGAATCTTGGTCTGTACTAATTTCGGCTATTGTACGTGTGATGCCCATTGCATATGCCATTTGCCCTTTTAGTCGGACATCAATTATATATGTGTGATTTTCAGGTATACGGCATTTACGAATGAATCCTTCGAATTGGGCCGATTCGTTAATAGTCGCGATTAGTGCTTCTAAGATATCATTCATATGTAATTGTTGCAGCTCATTCTGCTTTTGTAAATTACAATTTATTTATTAATCTATTGAATCTATCTAATTCGTGTTGTGGTAGATCTTCTAATGATTCATTACCAATTAAAACATCAAATAATCTGGTATTTATAGGTGATTTTACTCGTGTTTTATAAATTTCTAACCTTCATCGTGATATATTTTTAATAGATTTCGATTTATATAAATGAAGCAGAAAGTCTATTACCCATGCTTCACCGGCGGTATATTTGAGAAGATTTTTATATAACATTATACTATGCTTTTTTCAACTAGTTTATATGAATCTTTAGCTGGTTCGCCTTCCCGTATTATAGTACCATATTCTATTAGTGTGAAAATTGCTTTTCTTACTGCGCCGATAGCTCTAGTATTACCGTAGCATTTTATAGAAATATCAGATGCTGACATTGGCCCATCTGATAATAAATTAACAACTTTATCGAGTAATGCGATAGCCATTCTGTTTTTCACCTTGTTAACTCCAAACATCAACCCATTCTAAAAATACGCCGGAGCCAGAAGGCAATCCATCGGATGTCAAATCAGCCCACACACATGTATCAACGCCAGTTGTTCCTATGTCATCTAAATCATACCAACCAGGTCCTTGAGTAACAGGCAATGCAATATTTTCTGATATATCACTATTATAATGATACAAAAATGGGTCAGTTGGTAATGCAAAGCAATTAAATGTGGTACGAACGTAATCGATATATTGGACTGTGCCATCAGCTAATATTGTGTACGCATTTGTTTCATTAGATATAATTTGGCGATTTATTGTGATAATTCCTTTAACATAAACATTATTATTTTCTATTTTGCCGGACCTGGATTCACCCCATACGTACGGTTGCAAAATTGTAGTCGTTATATCGATTATACTATTTTTAGTTATCCATTCTATCATGTATTGTTGCTCATATGCGTCTTTGAAGTATATATTGCCGTTCGGTTCCATAATTCCTCCGTTATATATATTTGGTCCACTGCAAAGCTAAAACAGATAATACTATAAAGGCAACAGAATGCTCTCAAGTCCAAGTTTCCTTTTATTCCCAACGAATAATAATAGAACTGCATGGAAACCAGTAAAATTCCCAGTTATATTAGTAGCCACAAATAGATATGACCCATTAGGTATACCGATAGATAACTCAGAAATATTTAACGTTAGAATATACATCGAAAATGTCCCACACGAAGCTCGAGTAGCTGGGCATCAACATATAGGTATGCGATTCCCTGATAGAGAGTTATACGCAAGAAATATACAACCACTAGAGCTATCAGATAAATATATCCCACTAACTGCATTCACAGATTCAAATGGAGTGCCAGTAACCAATCCACAAGATAATGATATAGTAACATATACGACATCAACTGGAATAACATCAACTTTACAATATACTAAAGGCGCAGAATATTATGATTTAAGTGATATTACAGTAGAAGTAGAACAATTACCATCTAGCATCTATAATTTAGTATACGAATGCTCATTCTTTTCAAGAGTCGTATCAATAGAAAACCAAGAAGAATTACTATGCATAGACACAAATACAACAGCATTATCACAAACTAGAATATTAATAAATCACCCAGGAGAAATACTAGAAGAATTATTCAATAGAACACCAGGAATCTTATTCACAGCACAAAACAAAGCATCAGACAAAACAATCGAATTTTATAGACCATTCTCAGACACATTACAAAATATATTGGATGAACAAAACTTATTAAGATCATTAAATTGGATATATGATGCGCCAGCCGAATCATTACCATTAATAAGTGACTTATTAGGTTGGAATGTACCATATTTCCCACAATCATTAGACAAATTACGGAAGGCAGTATTAAGAAAAACTGTAGAATTACAGCATTTAAAAGGGTCAAAACAAGCGATAACAGAACTCTTCAAATTATTCGGATTTGAAATATTAATAACAAACTTATGGATATCAAAAGACGGCAGCAGATTAATACGCCCAAATCAATCACTGCCAATAGCATATCAAGACCAAGAAATACCAATAAATATCGTTCCACAAATAGATGCGATATTAAATAATTATAGGACTAATGGATATGGTTCTCTAACAATACCATTATTATTTAAACCACAAGAAGTAGTCGGATTAGATAATTTCGCAGCATTACAAGCTGGCGGAAATATTACACTAGACGCATATATAGTTGATGTATCATCTGACGCATATACAACATTAACATCAATAATATCGGATATAGAAAGTAACCCAAATAATTATGGTGAAACATCTACATTTTTAGAAACAGATGGGTATTTGCTACCCATTTCAATAAGCGACGCGATGCGTGGCCTTGAGGTTCTGGGCCACAGCCAAATCTTGATATCGGGGAAGTTCGGAGAGGCCGCCGACGAGGTTCTCGTGGGCCAAGAACCACCACTTTCGAAACTAGGCTGCTCTTTAGACAGGCTAAATAATAACTTATCAATAACATTTAATGGATATATAGATTTCACAGATACTGCTATATTCGCATTCGCATCATATAAAAAAGCTGAATATGATATCCCACCTGATTTAATAAATTTACAAAGCAATTGGTTTGATATACAATTATTAACACAAGACTTAGAAGAATCAGCTGACCCAACAACATTAGAATTTGCACTGGAATTCTTACGTAACGTAAAAGCATTTCATAGTTTATTAAATGTAGTAGCACAACGTATAGAATTGAACGATGATTATGAAGTAACAGATTTAAAAATTGGCGGAAATATCAAACAACGATATGACATCGACTTTGGCAAATTACAAGTACCACCCGCTATATTACCATTAGACCCATCAAACTCATGTACAAGTCAAGACCCTAAAGATTTAGGCTATAAAGATTCAGACCTATTATATAGAAGTAGAAAAATACAATCTTTAATAGAGGAGTTCACAGCAGCTCTTCTATACGAAGATGGTGCTATAAAAAATCAGAATAGAACCAAAGAAGACATATCAACTGGTATAGAATTCGGATTCGTAAATCCAACAACAACAGCCGGGCAAGGTGACGCCCAATCAATAGAAACAATAGATCCAAGTGCCAATTCTTATACAGCAAACGCAAATAGTTCAGAATATTCATCATTTATAAGAGAATACACCGAAGATAGAACACCATATGAAGAATTAGATGGATCAAGTGATTATTATTATGCTGGAAGAATTAAAGATGACATACTTTATCAATCTACGATTAAAATAGATGATTTTATCGCAAGATCGCCATGTTTAATAACATATAGCTCTGGAGTTTATTGGACATATCCAACATACAGTGAAATGTATAGAAGAGGCGTTAGTGGTAACATCGATAACTCTAGAAAAATACTATACACAAGCGGTAGACCATCTTCTGGAGAACAAATAGATGGTATACAGCAATCATATATAACTTCAACTGGCAATATCACATCAGATACTATCAGTAATTTAAATATTATGTATAGAAAATCAAGAATATCAATAGACACTTCACTACATTATAGTAATAGACCATACCCAGAATATTATGATCAAAATTGGTACGTCGCATTAAATAAACCTAGTCTGAATGTTACTAAAACTAATATGCACTTGCCTGGCTGCAGGTTTCCAAGATATGGTATTAAAACTACATATACACACCCATTATATAATAAAAAACCATGGGATGACGATTACTGCTCAGACCCAACATTTATGGATGCTATATTAGTTAATGATACCGCTGGTGATGAAGTATTATCATACCCAGTTAACTCTATAACATACACAGGTAATGGATTAGACCAAGACATATTTTCATATGGTGATCATTCTGATTATACTGGTGATACGTCGCGTGTCATCCATAAGATCTATTTAAATCAATTTAGTGGCCATGAAGCTATCGAATGGGAGGATGATGATCAAGTATCATCAGTGATTACTGATATTATTAATGTTAGTAATCCTATTTTCAATAGCTATAATGAATGTGGTAGTAATTTTGTTGATTTTGCTGATGGTTATGCTAGTTTAAGTGGCTACCAAACTTATAATGAAGTTATTCGTAATAACATTGATAGAGATGGTTCTAATTCTGAATTATTAATTGCGTTGGGGTGTCCTGTTGATCCTGTGTCTATTACAGCTTTATTTTTATATGGTTCTGGTATTCAAGTTGAAAATGGTTATAGGTACGATTGTGGGTGTTTATTAACACCTTGTGGTGTCACTAATATTACTGATGTTACTTGGCAAGAAGATATTGATAATACTATTTGCTCTATTGATAATTATGTTGATGCTGATGGGAAGTATGATTTTGGATATGATTTAATGACTATTGATCAACGTTTGAGGTTTGATGAGTCGATTGGTATTGCTGATGTTTATTTTAATGGTGGTATTGGATCGTTTTTAGAGAGCGTTTAATAGTAATGTATTAATATGCGTAAAACTAAATACAATTGCATCAATGTGCGTAACGTATATAAAAATAGAGCGGAAATGGTTCGCTCAAATTTTTAAAGGGTTTGACTATGTCAACGGCTGTGAAATCGGATGGTAAAATTCAATCTTATGCTGAAAAATTCATTGACTCATTCGATGAATTAAAAGAAGATCAAATTATGAAAGCTGTAGAATATTTTTCATCTATTAAACAAAATAATCGTGAAGTGATTGATGATATAAATTTACCAACACTTTGCGGTATTATATGTAAGTTTTATAACAGATTCAATAAATGTCCGGCAATATTCAAGAAATATTGTGAGATTAAATTGAAGCAAGGTAAAACAAGTTGGGCGGCTGAATTAAAAACAACTAAATTACCTTGGGAATAATAAAAAGAAAACACCCTCCAGTTTTTATCTGGAGGGTGTTTTTAAATAAATTTAACTGTTTTCTTTTCAGCAAATTCACCAATCAATGCAAACATCCATGACATAATTATAAGAATCCAATTATTTTGATGATACAATATCGTAGCGATTATAGCAACTGTGATTCTTGGTGCGAATAACCAACCAAGCCAATATAATATGCCTCCACCGTAACTTGTAAAGAAGAGCATTGTTAATCTTGGAAAGAAAAACATTATAAATATGAACAGTATAGAATGGTTGGTCCAAAAATTGTACATGTTTTTCCTTTAATAGTGATGATTATTGGCTGCTGCTGCGCAAAGGGCAGGAACTTAAACAGCTACGCTCGTTGAGTCCGCTGGAGCGGTGGTGCGTTTAACGGCTGTATTGGCCAGTTGACGCTTTACTGTTCAGCAGGAGAATGGAAACTTGACATCGTCGATCAACTCGGATTTTGTCCTACTGAGACTATCACTGCAACGACAGGAACGTGTTCTCCGTTCTCACTCGACTTTACATTTACCCCGCCTCCGTGCTTTGGTTGCTCAGACGGAACTCTCGCGATTACGGTGACGGAGTAGAGTTGGATGGCTGTAATCCAGATCCTTGCCAGTGGCGACTTTCGCACCTTTGACACGACCAGATGATCAAATCAGAATCGAGTGCCTGATGATAGCCACATGTACTACATCGGTAATGGAGCAACTGCCAGCTCGCTGGACTTCCAGCTATGGTCCTGCATGATGCAGAGAGTGCAGCACCAATCAAGCAGATTACAATAATGACCAGGATCGGCTTAACCATGTGTGATTGCTCCTCATTTAGTGGAAGGGCTCGCAACTGGTGCGAGGGGCGGGATGGTGAGTTTGTTTTGAATATATCATGCTGTTAAATTTATCAAAACCATCATAGTCAATTATTTTGATACTCTCGTCAATACCAATGTCTTCATTGGCTAATCCATTATTATACATAAATCGCATATATTTATTATCAATTCGTATTTCAACATCACAAAATGCTGCGTATCTTTTAGCTACAAATATAATATCATCTCTTGATACGATATAATCAGAACCATATAAACAAACAAAATCATTTATTATCAAATTGATTAGTTCACTTACTGGCTGTGTGGTATAATCCGATGATATTAGTATAGCGCCATCATGGATCGTACTCAAACTATAATAATATTGTATCATTGTTCAAACTCTATCATACTATCTAATGCTTCATTTTGCGTTACTATATATGGTGACCAATCTTCTGTATCATTAATATAATATGTGTTATCGATTTTATAAACTAATAATATAGCCCACCAACTCCATCCTGAATCTGTTTCAAGGTACAATATTTCAGCATGATTTAAATCGATATTCCAATATTCAGTAACATAATCATATTCGTTCATTTGCCGGCCTCACCGCGCCTGATTCTTTTATTTTAATATTGAAACCATTATAATATTTACTATATGAGTCGATATAGTTAATTATTTTATTTGTTTTCTTTACAACATATATCATAATATCTTTTTGAGTATCATGCCCGATAGATACTAGCCATTTCGGGTGTGTTGGTTTTGTTATTGCTTCATATAATTCTTCTGTGGCTTCGTCTATTGTCATTTTGACATCTTCTGGTGCCCATCCATATCCAGTTTCTTCTTGACCTATAGTACCGTCTGATTTTATTTCGTGCCATCTCCAATGATTTGAAACACCATATGTTCCCCAAAATTGGCCTGATATTATCTTCACAGTACGGCCATCAGGGTGTTTAGTTATTAAACCAACACTTAATCTGCTACCGTACGTTGCTTCGACAATATCTTTAACCCACGGTTCCATTGATATGCTCACTTTCCGTACCACAAGTATGCTGGACGTACAGCACAAATCGCACAATTGATCGATCCTACATCACCCCAATCTTCAACGTATACTCGCCATCCTAATTTATTGTCACCGTCATGGTCTGCGTTAGCATCCCATCCTGTCATTTCTGGTTTTGGTTCATTAGATTCTAACCATTGCATTGTTATTTCAGCGGCTTGTCTGGCTGATAAAGCGATATCATATATTATTGCTCTACTAATATGTGGATTTGTCCATAACCATATTAAACCATGATTTGCGTCTAAAATTAACCCTCTAAAACTATCATCATCATCGTTCACTAATTTCAATGTTCTTGTTAACATGTCAAGACCATGACCGTTAACATTGAATATTTTGTTATCCCACATGCTTCGACAGTAACTCCACATAAGTTATCCAGCAGTGTCAATTTCAACGTGTCCGAAAATGATTATACCTTCGTCTACGCCAGTTTCAAAATCATCCTTAAAATCTACTATAGCTCCTAAAGTATCATAATGAATAACATGCTTAGTGATATCACTTATTTTAATACACCCTATACGGCCTGAATCAACTGGGTGTGTGGTTCCGATATTTGATTTATATGATCCGTCGCCGTAAGCTGTGCCATAATTAGCAAATCGTCGCTCACCCATTACAAATTCACCATCTTTTACATTATTTCCATCTATGATAATATCGCATAACTCGTGCCATTCTTCGATCACGTAGCATAAGTCGCCGATATAGTATGTTCCGGCTGGCATCATTTTGTGCTCCTATGTAAGTGATTGGCCTCGAAAGTTACCTTTCGAGGCCAATCGGTGTTGGTTTGATCATCAACGGCCTAGGAAACTGCAGCGACCAAACCAGCCCCCGTACTCCTTACAATACGCGTCGCGTCGATTAGTAGTCGGTTTGATTCACAATTTGCTGACCGTAACGACGGCCATCTGGTGTGAGCAAACGAGCATAGACATATTGATCCATGTTCTCGCTCAGCGACCGAACACTCCCATCACACATTCCAACATTTAGTGCACCGGCATGATTAGAACTCAAACGTGGCTGGACACTAGTAGATGTCAAATGCGAGTTGAATCGTGACAGTGTGTTACCAGATCCACCCCAATTAGCAGCGGTAATTGTAGGTGCACCAATTGGATTCAAAGGACCATTATTTGCTGCTAATGCCGCACTGCTCCAACCAGCAGGTTGATTAGCATCAACAATCCAACCGAAACCAATACGATGCACTAGCGGTGATGCCCAACCACTATTCACATCAGTTCCGACTACTGTCAATCCTGCTGTAATATTCTCACCGATCATGATTGTCGACGTGGTCCCATCACTTTGTGAAATGTAATCAAGGCTTGAACGGAAGGTGTCACTCTTCATCGCCAGTTCGGCTACCGAATTTGGGGCGGTACTAGAAAACATCTGAGCTGGTCGCCAGAACACACCACTGGCATAAGCCACCGATGCGTCTTGAGCGGTACCAATTGTGCCATCGACATCATAATCGACACGGTAAGCATCATGTTGGCCGTCACTGAAGTACGATGTCGAAATATATCCGGCATTTGCAACGTATGACAACCCCAGCGATTTCTGGTGATTGTTCTGATCGTCTGGACAAGTAAACGCTTTGACCCAGATTTTCTGCTCAGGAGTCAAATCGGCCGACCCGTTGGTATCGAGATCAGTAGGCGGTGCACTGCGGAATGTTCGATGTAATGCGGCATTGTCCAATGCCGGTAAAATTGTCACAGGCCACGAATGAACGTATTGTGTGATTCCGTTTGCCGGATTATCGAGTTGAATTGTATCGACCAGCCGTGGCAGTTTGTCGCCGTTCCCTGTGGCAACATTGTGAATAGCCAACACCATTTGCTTGACATTATTTTGACACTCGAGCTTGCGTGCTGCTCGACGGGCGTTTTGAACGGCAGGCAGGATCAGCGACATGAGAACCGCGATGATCGAGATCACCACCAACAGTTCAATGAGCGTGAACCCCCTCCGAGAGCCAGATTGATTCTTTCGAAAACTACGCATGGTCAAACCCTCTCAATCCTAATGTGTGTTTGGCGAAATTGCCAACAAACTCTTACAAAATAAACGTAGCCGGTAAAACCCGATCAACAAAAAATCAAATTTATATTATGAAAATATCATTAATACATGAAGAATTCACACCTCATGAGATGCAATTATTGCAACGTTTCAATGGTAAAATATTAGATAGTATAGAAATAAATAATTATGAAATGTATTTAATATCAATGAAACACCCAATGTACCCAAAAGACCTTCAATTACAATTAGCTATACAACAAACTGGGAAAAGTATTTGGTCCCCACAAGATCAAACAGAAAAAACAAAATTCAACCCACGTAATGCAATTGTTATAAAACCATTACTATCAAAATTAAATGAATGGCTAAGTAACTATAAAAGCATATCAATAGCGTCACTGAATCAAAATAAAGCGTCACAATGGGCTAGATTATTACAAAGATTCGGATATAATATTGCTTCAAAATCGTTTCATGGTATGGATTATTATATGGTATCTAATAATCAGACATAAATCCAACTAATTTGCCATCGTCATAAATATAAAATGCAATTTTATTACTATGTGGCCCAGAAATATAATCATCCCATTTAATATTGAAATTATACACTTCCTTTGGAGGTACTGTAACAATAAATATAGTTTCTTCACCGAACATATTCGAGCGCCGATTGCGACATTGCATCACGGCACGAATCATAATAGGTTTATCATTGAAATTTGTAAAACTTGATAATGATTTTGATCGTTCAAACGACCCTAAATAATCAATTTTATAAACAGTTGTGATACTATTAATAGATTGTTTTTCTTCTGATTTAGTAATAGCAATAGCTAACTTATAAAGTAGTAAACCGGTTAATATAAAAGAACATACAAAAAATGCAAGTATTAAGGATATTATTACGTAATATGCTCTCACTGTTTTACCTCACTTCTTGGATTTATCAGAATCCAAATACCGTTGATCAGTTGATACCCAAGGACTTTATATGATGTCGTGTAATGTTGATGTTTCGGCCACCAACGATTATACATTGTTTTGGTTTCATAAAGTTTTTTCTTTATGATCCTCCCATTATGTGTCATTTCTATTTTGTACATTACTTGATTCGCAAATGCACAATAGGAGACCTAATGACAATCACACGCCCACACCCAGGGCATACATGCTTATATGATTTACCACTTGGTATAACCATATGCGATGGCGGCTCATGTTCACGATGTAAACATGGTTTCACATTCCATGATTTATCATCATCAATAAACCCTGATTTTTCTTTATTCAATTCCAAGCTCCTGAGCGATGCTGTCCAGTTCCATTTGACGTTTCAGTTCTGGGCTAATCACAGAATCAAGTCGACGCTGTAATTCATCTAATTTAGCTCTTTTCTGATTGATTTGGATTTTATTAATGCGTGATTGGACATCACTGACCCATTCCTTTGTTGAATACCCATCCCACGTGAATTTTGGTGGATCAATGATACCAAGACTAGCTGCTGCTATATTATATGATTGTTCTTCGTGCGTGAGGAACGAAACAATACGAATCAATTTAATAATATCATGCTCAACATTCAAATTGATAGCATCAATGGGTTTACCAGTGAATGAAAATGAGCAGTTGGTTTTAAGATTTGGCCGTTCAGCATCAGATATTTCTTTCTTCTGCTTTTTGACCAATTCAATCAACGCCAATGTCGTTTTATCAGTCGTTGCTTTCGCCATTGTCCTTATCCTCAATCAAACTGTTGTGATTTAACAAACACTTCAAACCATTTTCAAGTGTTATCGATAATGTTTTATAAGTATTTGGAATATACGTATCAAATGCATCATGTTTTGAATATGATGAATAACTACTATCTCTAACTCTATTAGCATCATATCTATCTTTAAAACTATTAGCGTTAATTTTACATTGCGACAACACACCGTTATTTAATGTAATTCTAGAATGAATATATGTACAATGTACTCTTTGCGAAGAATACCCAATATACATATCGTGTTCAGAACATTTTAGAAATGACATTGGCGATTCTTGATGATACCAATAAGTGCTCCAATCGACTTTTTTATATGGGATCAATTTAATTTCTGCTATTTTACTACCATATACTGATTTATTGAAATAATCAACTAGCTCTGCATAATTATGTATGATAGTATCAGATACCAACATCGATATACTTGATACATCATTTAAGAATGTGAATTTTGGTGGCTTATCTGGATACATATGAATATGATTGATAAATACGTATTTTTTGTCTACTGGTTTTTTGTCAGTCTCTGGATTATAAATATCAAATCGGCCAATATATACCAAAGATTCTTGTTTCTTATTGATATAAGTGGCACCACGTATTAATTCTTTGGCTTTTATCTTTTGACTTTGTAATTTGGTATAATTAGTTGAATCGCTATAATCTTTTGATGATTCGGGCAGCAGAACTAGTTCTGTTCCATCCCATGCGTAGACAAATTTGCCTTCGAGTCCTTTACCTTTGCTACAATTGCATTCGCGAAGAATGAATAATAAATTGGCTACAGATATTTCGAATTCGAAATTGCGTGGATCATAGATTCTAATATATTCATTACGTGTATTCCAACCGTAACTTTGGCGTGCACCACCAACACCTTTATTAAGTACGAATCCTTCAGTTGGAACATTATCGTATTCAATTGGTTGGATTTTATCGTCTCTCCAACTTTGCCATGATGTTTCTTTACGCAATACGCCTTTTTGGTCATAGTAAATGACATACGCTAACATACCAGTGTATGTGTCTTTGCGTTTTTGAAATCCGACATTGATTCGAGACGGAATAAATAATTTTTTGGTTTCCATGTTACTCTCTTACAAGCAAAAACGATCGGTTAAAACCACCAACCACTCTCATTATAACTGATTTCTGGAAATAATTTAACCAACTCATGATAATGTTCTCTAAATGATGTATACCTAACCCATTCAACAGCTAACATAGGGCGCTTTATATTCTCATTTTCTCTATAAAAATATAGTCCATAATCAGTAAATTCTAGTATTATATTAAATTTTCTAGTATTGCACAGCATAACACGAATATTATTATTGGAGGTTTGTGTGCGAAAATCATAAACATTCTTCCACCCAACAGGGTGATCTTCTATTTCATTAAAAACAATATTCACTAATAAAGGAACTTCAGTACGATCAAAATATGAACCACTAATAGAGACCATGCGTGTCGATTTATGCCAATAATACTGATTAATATATGTAATAGTCATTCATCTACACCCATCTGCATTAGTATTTAACCCAATAAGGACCCCATCATTCCACATTGCTGTTAAATCGCACTCAAATATATCCATAATATTAATATCAAATGCGGCCAAATTAGTACCAAACCATTCGTTGAATTCATATAAATCAAATGATCCAGCTATTATTTTATTGTTTGTGTGCACGCAATACCCATTTTCTGGGAATTCTTTATCAATAATTGGCTTTTTATTAAAAACAACCACTACTGATGTGTGTCCTCCATATACACCAATCCATACTTTCTTTTTGCTTAATTTATGTGGAAGTTTTAATGATGCCACTATCATACACACCCTTTATAAATATTGATTTTTAAACGCTCTTTTTAATTTGTCTTTGTCACTTTTACACATCGGTTGATTACGGTACATTCTGTTTTCATATTTAACTGACTTACCGGGTGCTTTATTAACGATAGCATATTTAGTAAAATCAATACTCATCACAACAGCTATGTGTGTTTTAGAACCTAATCGTTTAAATTTAAATAATATATATGGATCAGTAGCTAAATTATTAATCAATATTTTATTATTATCAATTTCGGCTATGTATATTTTGATATCTTCAAATAGACATATTAGTTGCTCGCCTTCGCATTTATATAACCAATGTATTGGCCTTATTTTATAGTCGTCACAATCTTCTTTTGTGGCACCATTTAATTTACTAACTCTATCATATAACGCGTATATACTTACTTTATCTTTTATGATCTCTTTAAACTCCATTTTATACTTATTGTTTAAATTTCTGATTTTAACTGTGCATCTGTGGCACAACTCATTATGTATGTCTTCTTTATATCGCAGATTTACATCAATTCGTATTGATATTCCTTTTTCAGAATTTATTAAATCATACATACTCATTGATTGCATCGATATTTTATATCCTGAATCGATAAATATTTTATAATATGAACTAATCGCATCCTTAAAATCGTCTAAATATAGTATTTCTAATTCAAGTGATGCTAATTTTTCTAAATCAACATCATATTTGTCAAAACATTGTGGCATATGATGAATAACACTGTATGGGTTATTTTTATAAAGATGACCATCCATGTGATGTATTGATATATTATGTCGTATATATCGATTATACGAAAATGTAAAGTCAGACAAGTCCATTTTTATCTCTATAAGATTTCAATTCTTGCAATTTGCTCATATTATTGTACCTAATATGCATCATATAGTGTTTATAATTTGATGTATACATATATCTATCTTCATCGTATATGATGCTGTCTAAATTATCGTGTATATAATTACAAATAAATTCTATTGTTAAATTAATGCATGAGTTGATCATATCATCAATATAGTTTAATTTGAATGTTTGTATCTTATTCGTAAATGCTCTATAAGTATTATGAAATATTTTTACTATTATTTCTTCACGTTCAACAAAGATACTACATATAAAAAGTTTATTATATTTTATTTGTATATGCGTATCATCGAGTACACAATTAGGATCTCTATTGCTCATAATAACTTCGGTTTTATCAATTGGTAATTTGTATATTTTATCGCGTATTAATTCATATAATGCTTTTAAAAGTTCATCCATTTTGGCAACAAACTGGTTTTTGTTTTAGCATATACTCTTTGCAGAGAGTTTCAAAGCCTTTATTACTCGCTACTGGCCCGATCGATGAACATGTAAATAAATCTCTTGTTTGCCCGCTGTTGATAAGTTCAAAATATAAATGTGGCAAATCTGAGAAGTATGTGATGTCCATGATTTTCCTAGTGGTTGAGACAGTTACGATAATCGAATTGTGCGAAATTGGGTGTCATCAAACCGGTAAGTCCATTATATTTAATTGTTACAGTTTTACCGATCCAATGATGCTTATTTTCTAAGCATTCGATGGCTTCTTCCATTGTGCCTTTAAATACAGCATCAAAAATTTTACCATTTGGCATTTTGACACTGATGATTTTAGCTTTGCCGCTCCAGTTGCCTTTTCCGGGCAAAATATCAAGAATTTCAAATTCGTCATCATCTTCTGGTTTCATTTTTAACAAATTAACACTACGATTATGAACGTATGGTGTATTGATATTGCGTAGCATGATACCTTCTTGGCCATCAGCGACAAATTCTTCGTATAGTGCGTTGACTTCTTCCATGGTCGTGACATCATGAGATCGCACGTATTCAGTGAATCTATAAATTCCGATCACATTCTGATCAATCCACGCTTTACGCACACGATATGGTGTTTCTTGCATCATCTGATCATTGCCGAACCCATATCCATCATAAATATAGAATTTGATGATCTTTTCACTCAATTCTAAATCTTCTGCTGTGATGTTTTTGGTTTTTCGGCATATACTTGAGATCATATTGAGTTGTTGCCGATAATCATAATTAAATAGTTCACCGTCCAATACAGCATTTGGGTAAACTGTGAAGAATTCTTCTAATGCTCTTGCAATATGGGGAACACTGATATATGGTTCATTCTCGCGTGATTTCATACTATCTTTTGTAATGACGCATCTGAATCCATTGTATTTGCATTGTACAACCCAATGCCCTGTGGATGGGTCGACTTTTTTATGGTGCTTTGAATATTTGTGTGCGAGCATCGGTTCAATGTATTTAACAGTGTCAATATCATTAATATTTTCGTGATAATTTGTTTTTAATTGCTTAGTATATTTCGCGTTGATTTCTTTGGTGGTCTGTTCGGTGGCTGTTGTGGCGTTTTTCTTACCTGTGTTTTTGGGCTCGACTAATGTCCAATCGCTGTATACTAATTGACCATCTTGCAATCCATTAACAGTGCGATATTTATCGTCATCTTGTTCCATATGCCATACTCTGATTTTGCCTTTTGAATCACGGTGATACAGAGTTGGATAGGTAATAGGCATTCGAAGCTTTCAGTTTGAGGTCTAGCTGACTATATTTATTACACCATATGTACTTTTTGTAAAGTTGGCGTATTGTCAAAATTATAATATGAAATTATCATTATTATTTGAGAGCGCTAAATCTGATGTGATCATTAATGCGTTAAAATCTATAAATGTTAATATATTGGCAGATAGTGGAAATGCAATATGGGTTGAACCATACCCTAGTCAATATGGGCAATTAAAATTCATTATTAAGAGATATGGTTGGCAGATTCATAGTCTTACAAAATATAGGAATCGAAAAGGTGAAGATAAATTATTAGGACATATTACACCATTGCGAGGTTCTAAATATAAACATACATCTGACAAATTATACCATATTACTGATATTTCTAATGTTGATAGTATATTAACTAATGGATTAGATTTAAAATCTGAAGCATTAGAGATGAGATTTCCAAAAAGAATTTATTTATATCCTACACTTGATATGGCTGTGAGCCGATTAAAATACGCTAGAGCTGTTAATTTTGGAGGGAAGAAAATTGACCCAGCGTTATTAGAGATAGATAATTCTGATCATAATATTAAATTAACAGTAGATCCTGAAGCTTTTATGGATGTCTTTGCTTCTCATTATGATGATGATGTTGATATACCAGTCTATACCACTAAAATAATACCGCCAAATAGAATTAGAATGATATACCCTGAAAATTAATTATATGGTAATGGTCTTATTTTAAGTTCTAATTGCTCATATTCTTTAATTTGGTCTATTAAATCATCATATGTATAATCGAATTTGTTCAATGTTATCGTATCATTAATATATTCGCCTGGATCTTTTTTCAACGTTAGGTATGATTGTATCCCAGTAGCTTTAGATACGATATATGAATTTATTCTTCCCCAGAAATCATTATCTAAGCATAAGTTTAAATTTTTAAATTTATATTGCAAGCAGCCGAGTTGAAATGCACTAGGCATAACTGACGCTATGGCTATCGCATTATAGCCATTTTTACGCATAGCTATAGCATCAAATACACCTTCAACTATGAATATTTCATCGTTTTCACTATATAAATCATATCCATATAAAAACCATCCATAATTACTTATTGTGTATTTAACGGTAGATGCTAAAGCCAGATCAGTGGTTATATTTCTAACACATACACCAGCCAATTCACCGTTGCGATAATCAACGAATGCTGGACCATTGATTATTATGTCACCAAACACATCTAATATGTAATCTTCTGGATATAAATATAAATCGAGTTTATCTTGGTATGATAATATATTATAGTCTATACTAAGCATATTGTCATAGATTCCACGTTTTGATAGCCATTCGTAATATTCACAATTTATCAATGCATTTTCTAGTCTGGTTAATAATTCTTTAGTTTGTGTGTTACGTTGTCTTGTGATATAGAATGCTACTTTATTATAATTAATATCAAATCTGTATAAGTCAAGTAAATACGATAATCTTATGATATTGTCTATATCAAAAGTATAATGATCTTTACAGATATTATGATTTAATATATTAGAAACTATAGCCATTTAATTGTTCTATCTAACACAGATTCGAAGTATGAATTTTGTGGTATGTACCCACCTTCATTGCCCCATTGTGCTAGATCATGATCTATTGAGTCAGATGGTTCTGTTTTAGCGGGAACGTTCCGGCGCTCTGCGTTTTTACGATCTATTGTGTGAGCTTCGTTACGTCTCTGTGCATCTATCTTACATTGTTTATGTGCGTCTAATAGTTTGCTGTATGGTATATCTATTCCTAATTTTCTGGCACCGATTGCCATTTGCTTAATGAAATCGAGATCACCTGCGTAGTATGCCTCATGATAGCATTCGCTCGATATATTTTTTATCACTGTGTCACCATCGACACCCCATACTTTTTTGAGTAGATTAAATATTTCACCATTATGATTGTGCTGTAAACCATAATTCACGACACCCCAGAATTTACTAGCCATTTCACGGCTACCATGAGATGGATGATTTTGCACTAGTTTTGTTAATCTTGCTATAGGAATTTTAGTTAGCCATAAATTCTCTGGTGTTTCTAACAGTTCGTCATCGGATATATCGGCAAATGGATCATTATTTGTTAAATTAAGCATATTCGCAACGCTTTTAAGTCCTGGGCTTAATGCTGATAATGCTCCTATACTCTTTTGTATAAATTCTCGGCGATTTATTTCTTGTAATAGTGTAGACAATTTCATAGGTATCTCCTGAAATAAATTTGATACAAAATTCTTCGTATTTTTGTTACCACGCAAATGTAATAATACCACTTTAAAGGTCATATAAATTGCGCATAGACACCCATCGACATTTTGGCGGATCAATTCCAGCACAATTTGTATGGGAAACAATAAACAAATTAGAATTACGGCATCTAGCCGAGTCATACGATGACGTTATTAAACAAATGGTCTTCACAAATGATGAGCCAAAATCATTTCATAGATTTCTAGACAAATTCAAAATATTAGATAGTATAACATGGACAGAAGACATAATAGACCAATCAATCAAATCAGTATGTGGCGAATTAGAAAATGATAATATAGACTACGCAATGATGGATTTTTCGATAAATAAATATATGTCAATAGGATGGCATAAACATGAAGCGATAAAATTTATAAAAGACAGATTTGACTATTACAGAAAAGACAAAATAGGATTAATAATAAGTATAAAATACGAGAGTATGTTAGCCAGTCAGAGACAATATTCTAAATTAATAGAAAATGGTATCGTCCATGATTCAGTTATAGGCATAGATTTAGTCGGCGACGAAGAAATGTATGACCATACTATATGGTCTGATTTATTGAAAAATTGGGTATCTTCTAATAAATTAGTTAGAGCACATGTTGGCGAATTTGGTCCAGAAGAGAATATCACAACAGCTATAAAAAATTTAAGTGTCACAAATATAGCACATGGCATTAAAATATCTGATAATAATTTAATACAATTGGCGATAGATAATAATATTTATTTTGATTTAGGGTTGACAAGTAATTATTTCACTGGTGTGGTAACTGACGAGCATCCTATTGCCAATATGATTAATCACGGATTAAAATTAACATTAGGTACTGATGATCCGATTATTTGTTCAACTAATTTGGATAAAGAATACGAATTAGCCGCAAAATATGTTAGCGATACTTCTAATTTAGTTAATAATGCTATCGAACTTTATGCAAAATATAAATTATAATTTATGCATATCCAATGGAGTTAAAAATGGCAGATCAAGTATTCAATTATAAAAGTACATTCACCAAATTTCTTAATAAAGTAAGCATAGATGATGATGATTTATTAAAACAGAGTTTCGTTAGTGGTATTGAACTATCTTATTGGTTAGCTACATGGCTATATGACAATGATTTTGATGTAAATTCAGAATCATGGGATAATTTACAGCTAATTAAGTCATACTTTCCTAAATTATATGATACTGTATTATATGATATTTTCAATAGAAATCATGATACTTAACTTAATCTGCTTCTTATTACAACCCATTTACCTTCAACCATTTTTTTCAATGTCATTGGTGCTTTATGTGCGTTTAATTCATCGAAAAATTTAGAATTCATTTCGTTTAAATTGCCTTCGTACATTTTAGTATTGTTTATAAATATTGCAGCCATATCTGAATCATATAATATAGTTGGATCATACTTAATTGTGCTTATTGTATTCTTATGCTTGCTTTTAGCTATGAATGCTACGAATTCATCGCGTTCAGCTTCTGTCTGAAAAGTCATTGATATTGTTTTCATATTTTACCCCATTAGATTTTTGAAAATTTCTGTGAGTATATACTTATACAACATCTAAAGGGAAAAAGATGAGAGCGCGCCGTATAGAAAAGAATTCAGCGGTCAAACAACCAACTATTATTAATGAAAAATTAGACAATTTGAGTGCTGCTGTTGCAGCACCTGAAATGTCCGCTGAAATATTGCGTACTATAAATCAACCGATAAGAACTGTAGTATACGTTGAAGTTGGAGATGCATCACAAGAACAAATCATGAATTTACTACGTGCAGTAAATGAAGCATATAAAAGTAATGAAGGTGGTATACACTATGTAATACCAGTTAGAAATGGTAAATTACGAACAGAAATAGAATTCGAACAAGAATTTCTAGAAACCATTAGAAAAATATGCACAATTAGAGATGGCCAAATTGTGTTTACTGATGGAATGAAAGAAACAGTTGTAATTAGAGAGAAAGCAGAATGACAAAATCAGAATTAGATACACAGAAAAAAGCGCTGTACAAACAACTTGATACTTATTGGAGCAAGATAGAAGCAATTCTAATATCTAAAAATATGCGTGGTGATGACTTACGGAAAATGAGCGATACGTTACGAGCTACAGTTAGTAGTGATAGAGAAGAAGTAATACTAAACAATTTTGGATCATTATATTTAGACAGAATATCGCCTCTTTTATATCAAGTCAATACTATTGAAAATGAATTGACAGCCCTTGGAAATATAGCTGCCAAATAATGCAATCAATAAGATTGCATGTGGGAACATAACCGCCAAATAGTATTTAATAAATGCTGCTTGCTGTAATCAGTAAGATTTATTATTGCACGTGGGCCAGTAGAATCGAATATACTAATTTGATTACTTATTGCTATACGATTTAATAACCTGCTAAATCTGTGTGTATACATGATGATTAACGTATCTGTTGAAGGACCATTATGGTATGTCACAGAATCAAATATTATTGAACCAATTAAATCTTCTATTATTATACAATATAATTCTGGTAATTTAGTTTTCCATGTGCATTCGATTGTATTTAATGATCCTAATGCTACATGATCATCGCTAAAAACTACAGAAGATGGCTTAATCATATCATAATAATATTGTTTATCCATTTAAATTCTCCTTCAATACTTTGATCGAATATTCATGTAATGGAATATTAATTATTGTACCGGGACCAACAAATTTAATATGATCTTGTGTTATAGTTATCGACTTATATCGACGTGATGATCCGTGTTTATACGATACCGATAATTTTACGATTGATCTGGACATAAAATATTCAGCGTATTCTATTCTTGTTCGACATTTGATATCATGTATCATAATTGAAAATAACGGTGATATTTTACGTGGTATACCAAATACATATGATTTTTTGTATTCTATACTTTTACAAAATATTGTGACTATTCTGTGATTCTCATATATAGTACTATCGACGTAATAGTATTCACTCATAATGCATAAAATTGTTATTCGATCCAGTTAAACGAGATGATTGCTATCGCGAGCATGTGCAGAAGAAATGAGAGCACGCATCACAACTTCAGCATTATCAGCAATGATCTTCTTACGCTCTGACAATGTAGGCTTCGGTAGTACAATTTTCTGTGGTGGGTCACTGTAATGGTCTTTTTGTCCATACTATTCTCCTATCACTTTACTGTTTCTCTTTTTAACTTTTTCATTTCTTTATAAATATTGTCAGCGAAATCATCAATGTTAAATTCTTTATTTCTTTTTGGATTTATTTCTGGTTTGCACCACAATTCGATACCATTTAATGAGTGTCCTAATATTCCGCATGTTTTGCTATAATTTACTAAAAATCTATATGCTGAGCTTAACGATTCATTTTTATTAATTAATTCTTCACCATTAGGCCAATAATCATTGATTACAAACTTAGCAAACCAGTATGCCCATTGTGGGCATACGTTAAAATCAGACATCATCATTTGCGTTTTATATCTATCAGCGAATTGCTCAGTGACTTGAAATGCTTGGCCTATAGTGTATGTATAATTAATATTGTTATTTTTGGCATATTTGTATAATGTTTGGTCAAATAGCATTATAACACCAAAAGTACAGAGTGATTAAACCCCACATGACGCACATCATACCAACAAATGCGCTTATGCATATTGTTGCATAAATAACGGTGTACGTAAAAATTTGTATTATATTATTTATCATGTATTTCACAAAATACTATTGCTTGTTTAGTATCATGCTGGTCATTGTACCATTCTGTCATATTTTCTGATACTATATCAGCACATTCACTATTTGGCAAATTAGAACATCCATATAATTCATAATTTTTATAATCTTTAGAATATGCTATAACAGCTTTGAATGCTCTAATGTCAGTATGTTTATCACATGATATTTTATTACATCTATCGCATATTACTTTAAACGTTAATTTATTATTTTCAATACTAACTACTGCCGATAATTTATGTATCCCTAGAAAGCACAATAATTGATAAAATGGCTCAAAATACAGTTTGATGATTTCAATCACCTTCACGGGAGGCAATTTGGCCATGTTTACTTTCTCAGTAAGAATGTGGCTTTCTTTTTCCTAATAATCAAATCAACTTTAGGGAGAGAAACTCTAGTAGATGCACCAAGCGTTAACAATACATCAATCGCGTCCCAGTGTCTCTTAGCAAATTTTGATGTGTCATATTTAGATTTAACATACCTAATCATGTTATATTTATTTAATTTATTACCAGCATATTTAACGCAATCGATAACATCACAATCGATAAAATCACTTGACAAATTATCAATAATATTCGAAACCTCGAGCATATTAGAAGAAAAATTCACCAAATTACAAACCACGTCACGGTTCATAATAGATGATGCTAATGGCAATAATTGACGTCTGATAGCGTTACGAGTATAGATATCAGTATTATTTGTCTCATCGATAATATGATCTTGTTCAATCGACGCTAAGTATTTTACAATCTCATACTTACGCAAATTCAATAATGGCCGATAAAAATTAAGGGTTTTACCATTATGAGTGATATTAACTTTTTCTTTAAGACTACAACACCCATTGATCCCAGATCCACGAAGGATATTAAACATTACTGTTTCTGCAACATCATCCATATTATGTGCCGTGTGCAAAATATTATTACTATGATTAGTGGCTAATATATTCAAACGTGCTTCTCGTGCGTCGCATTCTGAAGCTGCTGGCCCGAGATTCAAATGATAAATAGTGAGTTTGATACCGTATTTTTCACACAAATCAGTAACGAATTTGGCGTCAAGATATGAATTCTCTCTAATACCATGATCAAAATGTACAACTTCAAATGAGATGTTATTCTCAATTGCTTTACGCAACATTGCGACTGAGTCTGACCCGCCAGATACTAATAATACATTAAACATGATATCTCCTAATAATATATTGCAAAGATCACTCGAAGCGTAAATTTACAGATGCCAATAATTACGGAAATATGTCATTATCATGAACAAGACACAAGATTCAGACACAGATAATATAATTTATGCGATATTTGAAGAATTATTTCATGTTCGCAATACTGATTTGCGAACCACTTTCATGCAGTCTACACCACCTTTATTTTGTAAAAAATGCGCACTATGGGTATATGTCAAAGACACTACTAAATTAGGATTGCATGTCATAGTTGAACAAGGATGCGTTAAAAACAGCGATACAAAACATACAAGTAAATCTCGTGTGCGTATTGTTATTAGTTTATCAGATAACTCTATTGTTGATATCACATTTACACACGGTCTTGAAAGTCATATTTTTTATACTTATAACAATCATATACCGTTATTTGATTTTTCAAAAGACACATTTATCGAATATATCAATGATTCTATCAAGAATATGCATGCGTATCGCCTAAATTTAATACATAATTATGCTTATTCACAATCTGATTATTTAGCTATGATCGATCATAAGGATACACATGAATAATGAAATGCTAAAAGCAATACACGCTGAAGTAATATCATTATTACCGACTTTGAAAAATATATTAATCACAGATTCATACAATCGTAAAATCAATAGCAAACAAGCTTATGTATGTGATAACTGTGTTTTTAATTCTAGAATAGATGAATGGGATATCATAAATACGCCAGCTATTATAACATTATCGGCAAAATGTATAAATCATAATATTGATATGAAGATGCGATTTTGTCCTACCCATCATTATGACTATAACCCTAATGAATTGATATTCTCGTTTTGTGGAAGATATGGCAAATTAAATTTAACTGATTTTACAAGAGAATTATTGTTAACAAGAATAATTAAGATGATAATTGGTGAACCTGCTTTTTGGTAAATCTTGAAAAAGCAACACATTTACAGAACATGTCCTCATTGCCCTTATTGCTTTGTTCGTATGTATTATGATAATTCTGAGCACACAAGGTACCGCTGTGGTACTTGCGGTAAGCGATTCGTTTTCGACAAGCAAACAACGAAATTGAAAGAAGAGGAAAATGGAAGACATTTATGAAGGTGATAATGCGGTTTGTGTGATTGAACCGAAGCACAAAACCGATAAGACTAATGAAACGAAGCGTCAGCCACCATATGTTGTTATTATTTATAATGATAATGATCATACTGTTCCGTATGTTATTGAAGGTTTACAGAAAGTTTTTGGATATTCAGTTGAAAAGGCTGTTATATACACAGCTGAAATACACCATACTGGCAGATCTATAGTGTGGTCTGGTACAAGAGAATTAGCTGAGTTAAAACAAGAACAATTGGTGAGCCTTGGGCCTGATCTTTACGGTGCTAAGCCGGTTGAGTACCCATTAGGAGTTACAATTGAACCAGCTACATAGTGTATGTAAAATTACACTAGGAGTTCAAAATGCAATCAAAATTCATAGAAAAACCATGGGGCAATGAAGTTTGGTTAGAATTAAATGCGTCATATTGTTTTAAAAAGTTAACTGTACGAGCTGGTCATAGATTAAGTCTTCAATATCATCAATACAAAAAAGAAACACTTATTTTAATAAGTGGTAGTGCTGTTTTTACAATAGATAAAATCGACAAAACATTTAATGCTGGTGATTTTATCACAATTGATCCTGGCACAATCCATAGAATTGAAGCTATTACTGATTGTATTTTGTTTGAAGCTTCGACTCCTGAAGTAGATGATGTTGTACGAGTTCAAGATGACTATCAAAGGAACTAATCATGCATATCCAATTAATGGGTGGCCCATTGGATGGTGCAAAAATGTCCGACAAAACGGACGTTTTATTCATAAAATTCGCTAATAATAGAATAGCAATTTATTATAAAGATAAGATTAAAAAACCACAACATTATAATTATTATACAATAGCGTCTGAAAGCGATTTAGAAGACATAACAGATATCATGTTAGATGAATTAAATTGACAATTCAGTCGAACAATCTTGTTGATTTATAAAATCATCTATTTTTATAGCTCCATCGAATTCGATTAATTTGTACTTTTTGTTTATAACTATGGGGTATTCTTCTTGATTTTTAATTTCTAATTCAGCGTATAATATTGTATCGCTTATCGTTAGTGATACGATATAGATATTATCACCTTTAGCGTAGACTATCGAATTATGTGTCATTATTAATGCTTTGTATTCATCATTATGACTTTCAAAGTTATCAATGATAATTGCTTTTATTATATCGCTTTTACCAACAGCATCTGGTTTGCAATAGTCTCCAATCGAAACATTGATAGAAAATGTTGAGGAATTTGACGTAGGATGCATATTGCAATCTTTCATGATGGAACATATCATTATGATTCGATGCCATTTACGCCGCAAAATGACATAATACGTTGTAGTTTGCATAGTAAATATATTGATTTGATATCTGAATATCGTAAAATCAATAATGATAAAGCTGATTTAGTACGCGGTATATTTATACTAGATGAACGAACATATAATGTGCTAACCACAGTCGACAGAGCAGACATGTGGCTCACAGGTGACAAAGCATATTCGCAAAACGCACACCAATTAAAATCATGTGCTAGTGGATCTTCTGTTATATTAGGACAATTGCCAGAATCTTCACAGCATTTCCTGGCTGGAAATACTATTGATGCACAAGCAGAATTAGAAACAATGGCTGATGAATTTGCACTGTTGATTAAAGATATTAAAAGCGAAAGCCGCACCATCAAAAGTGTGATTGATCACTAAAAGTATCTGATGGGCAGCATTTACTTCATATTCTTGAATTGTATATGTTGTTTATGACTTGTGGATTATGTGAAGGGTAAACTTTTTGAGCGACTTTGTCCGGATTTATCGGAGATTTATTTGTAAATCAAGCAATCCGGACATCGCGTCCGGATTCGTGTCCGGATTCGTGTCCGGCTCTAGAAATATTTTGACATGACTAATGATGAACGCGAACGATTAAATATGTTACGAAATATTCGAGACGGACATGGGCCATCGACACGCGCAGAGGCAGGATATTTTTGGGACGTATTAGAATTTTTGAAAGGTAAACAATTAAATAATGCTGGTATAAAAGAATTAGCACGATTAGAATCATTAGATAATTTAACTATTGAATATCGTAATACCAATGACGAATAATTAGATACATTTCCTCTGAGGAAATATCAAAACATATCAAATACATTACGTATGTCATAACTACAAATATTATGCTCACTAGTTGTATAATATACATTCTTGATACCAAATGCAGAAATTACTTTCTGACACGCATCGCATGGTTTGGACATATGAATATTACCACTAATTGATAATCTTATATTTACCATATCACACTTTTGTATTAATTTTTTATATTGCATCGAATAATAAGGCAATTTACTTATAGTATTCATTTCAGAATGAATATGGGCATGTTGTAATCCATATTGTAATGCTATTGGGTGAGTCGTTTGGCTATTATAGCCAAACGATATTATTTTATTTTTTAATATTAAGTATGATACGTGCCGATATTTACCATTTGTAGTTCCATTGATTTCATCAATGTTGGCATACGTTCGTTCTATTAATCGTTTTAAAATTTTATTATTCATCGTTGAAATGTTAATACGATTTTAGCTATTGTGGCTATTCCATTTTGAACCAATTCTAAATTATCCATTTTCATATCGCTGATTGTGGTATCAGCGATTCTACTTATTGTTCCGTCGAATATTGGATATTTATCTTTGTCATATAGTCTGAACCATGCTGCTGTTCCTGTTTTACTTACTATTGCTGTTACTATTTGATTAAATGATACTATACCTAAACTAGGTGTGCTAAACAATGGATATGGTAATGTGATCGTGGCTAATGGTGTTTTGCTTGGTGTGGTATCTTGGTCTGATGGCAATGATCCATCAAATATATCTATTATTGGGCCGCTGTATGTGCTTCCTGAATGGATTAATGTGACCATCGCTTGCGCTAAGCCGTTCCGTGATTTTGTCGATAAATATGGCATTCGTTTTCTCGTATTTTGTGGTAAATCAAACTTTTGAAAGTCTTAATCAAGGAGTTTAAAATGTGAACTTACTACATATATTAAATATTCGTCTAATAACGCCACAATCTATGATTGAGTATCTATGCTAGATACGTTTGGCGTAAGACGCCACCTTGTGTGGAAATGTGGGTTGGCCAATAGGCACTTTGAATCACCATTGGAACGTGGTTTAAAGCAATCCCACCTCGCCTAGAGCACGGATGCTCTTTTATTTTTCAAAATTATATACTGACACAATTGGTATTTCCTTGCTTTTCTCCTTTATCCGAATACACATATTATATAAATTATCAAAACTCATAGGCATATCAAGAACCTGTAAAGCATCACAAACCGATATATCATTTAATACTTTCCTTAATGTATATCCCCTCTCAGATGATTCAACCAATCCACATTTCACTAACTTAGATAATATTTTGGGCACATACGTTTGAGATACCTCACGTATATGATTATCAGCCTCAATTATTGATACTATTTCCTTGCATTCTATTTCTGATTGACTATTGTGAAGAACCCTAATTATTTCTAATATATATTCTACGGCCCTGGTTTCTTTCAGCATTTAATTTTCCCAATCAAGTCTTTGACATTGTAGTACAATTTTAACGATTCCATTTCCTTTATAGTGAAAAATGCCATCGCAGCAAACTCATTATTATGTTTAAGCTCTTGAGAGCTAACCATTTTGCAATGAAAAAACGCAACATTCTTTTTCTTCTTATCTGGTATAGGATCACCAATAGTTCTAACTCTTATACCAGCTTCTTCTCTAGACTCTCTAACTACAGCTTGTTTTGGAGTTTCATTCCTCTTTATACCACCACCAATAAAACACCATTTATTGTTTCTATCATCAGACGTTTTAGCCAATCCTAATAACCATTTATCTTTATACTCAACAACAGCAACAGATGCCTTATACTTAATCGCCTCTTCAAGCAATAATTCTACAACGTCATCAAACATAATTCCTCCCCAATATTTTATATTTGCAAAAATAATTTATAACCTCCAAAGGAACAATTATGAAATTTCGTACACTCGAAGAAAAATTAGACGCCAAACTAACCAAATTCACCGAGAATAAAAAGAATCAATTTACTAGTAAGAAAGTATTCATAGAATACCTAACAGAAGGTGCGATATTAAATATTAATAAACTATGCTCAGAAATATTCTCAATACCATACGGCAAATACGTCGTATGGGAACTAAACGATTCAAACGCATCACTAGTGCCATTAGGAACTAGTAACGACATACTACCATCATTGGATAAGCCATATGATATCATAACACAAACATTAGTCAACAATTGGGATAAAATATTCACCGAAGATGAATCTGACGATGGTACAGAATTCGTTTCACAAGTTGATATGTCATCAGTCGATAGATTACCACTAGCTAGAGCATTAGAAGACCGTGGTATGACAGTAACCGAATTGGCTCGAGCTTGTGACGTAGACCCGCCAGCTATATCAAGAATCTTACGTAAACCAAATAGTGGCGCTGCTGGCGATCCTGGTGGCCGAAATCCATCAATGGCACTAGCTTCAAAAATCTGCGCTGTGCTACGTTTAGATCCTCGGGCCGCATTTCCTGACTTCTTCAGAGCTGACCCATCCCACGAAGCAAGAAAACCACCTAAAAACCGTGGATCTGGCAAAAACGGTTATGGGGCCAGCGAATAACAATGAAATTACGTAAAATATACGAAGACCTCACAAACTCTAGTATAAACTCAATGGCCGACCGCCTACAAGCCGATAGAGTATCAAAGCAATTATCACAAGACAGCGACACAGCAGCAGTTAAAAAGATACTACAACAAAAAGACGAAAACGATAAAAAGCAACATGAACAGCAAATGAAAGTATTACAGCCACAATTGCAAAAAATAGATAATACTATACGAAAAGTACAAACTACATCAAATAATATAAATACTCAAAATACGAATAATATTAAACACGGCTCAGAATTAGAAGACGAAATAGATGAATTTAAGAGCACATTACCCCACTGGTAAAATCTATGCTGTTATAAATAGAGCACTTATTATCTATAATAAATTTGTTTATGCTTTTTTCTATCATATGATCAAATCCATATAATATATCACGGTCAAGCACACTATCATGCGTTTTTATCCAATTTTTAATAATATTATCATACATTTTAATCATATCAAAAATTTTATCGACTATATCATTTGTGTTATTATTAATATCATTGTATCCACAAAATTTTAATTTAGAATATGCAAAAGTTATATTATTGATTATTTTATTGGATCTATTATCGATATCACTATTTGCATTAGAGCGCGAACTAACACTTTTCCTCATGCGATCAATAATATCATTGGCATAAGTCAATTCTGCGTTCACATATTTTAAATCGATGCAATCAGCGTACATGTAATCGCCCATCATTCAGAAGCTTTGTTAACGACCCACGGTACTTTTGTTATAAGCACAGTGAGCAAAATTATATAATTATTATATCAATTAAATATATTCACGAAATAGATAAATTTAAGAGTGCAATGCCCCACTGGTAAAATTATAACCATTTAATAAATCTAATCTTTGGAGGTGATATTACTTTATTATAACAATATTTAGTAGCGTATTCGGCTTCTTTCATATGCATTTTACACGCTAAATTATATAATGTCTTTTTAAGCATAACAAAACCATCATTATCAATATAGAAATACGACTTATCAGTCATACCATCATATACCCAATTAGCGGCCTTATAAATGGTTCCAGTATGACCGACACCAGTATCAGCAAAACTGACTAACACTTTAATATTATTTGGAATAAATTTTATGATTTTAGACAAAAACCATGATGCAAAATTTTTCTTATGGTATTCATCATGTATAACAAACCTACGCAATTCTAAACAAGTCAAATTATTAACACCTAATCTAGCCGCTGTTTCAACTCTAGTAGGAGCACTTAAAACAGCCACAGCTATAAGAGTAGTATTTAAAAATGCCCCTATCTTAATTCTGCCAGCTAATTTACCTAAATAATGGAATGAATTTAAAAATCCAGATGCAGTCATTTCATCAATTATATCAACAGTAACATTATTAAAATCAAAATCATGTGATATAATATTATCAATACCAACCCATTTTCTAATTTGTTGTTTAACCCTATTTGCTGCGCCAAATTCATGTTCCCAAATATATTTAATTTTTATACCTGGAAAATATCTTTCCATGTACGTTGCTTTAGCTCTATCTTTTGATATTGTTTTCGGCTGTGAATGTATATAATCACCTTGAACCTCAACTAAAAAATCATAATCATTATGTATTATCCTACAATCAAAAGTCCAATGGCCAAATCTACATAAATCGCTACTTTCTTTATAATATGTTATATTATTATTATCTAAAATTTTATAAAATGATTCTTGTAATTGTGATATTCTACCCGACATTTTTTGTCTACCAATAGCCATATTTATCTTCATAGCATCAGGTAATGTTTTACCTTTATTCCATGGTGCATTGCCTATGCACTTTGTTTTACTACTAATCATAGATCGTTCTTTTCCAACATCAGATAATAATATATTATGTCGTTTATTTATTCTAACTACAGTAACTCTACTTATATTGCATATTTTAGCTATTTCTTCTATCGAATGGGTATCTCGTAACAATGATATTTTGCTTATTAATTCTTCATCGTATTGCTTTAATGGTGCTTTATACTTTAATGGTACGATATTTAATTTTTTAGCTCTTTTACTAAGTTGTGTTTCTGAAACATTATATAATTTACTAAATTCGCGTATTGTCATACTAGGTAATTTACTTATTATATCGTTGTCAAACTTTGACCAATCTATAGGTTTACCAATTGGCATAATTAACACCGAAAATTAATTAAATATGATGCGCCATCGAATTGTCAATTCAACAGCATCCGATTTCTTAGCTGGCGATTTCAATATTCTATGTGAATAAATCCTAAACGTATCTCTATAAACACCAATATTGCCGCTCAAAGCAACACCAGTAGAATCCTTCGGAACACGATCTAACGTAACATCTCGGCCACTAACAGCTTTAGATGTAATCAAATAATATGGATTAATTTGATCAAGAATAGCATCCGCAACAGCTGTACTAGATGGTTCGACTATTTTAATTTGATCTCCTTCTTTAAGAAATGTAGCGTCAACCCCAGCATCTAACGTAATAGTAGCACCGCTATTAGCTGTGGCCAACATAGCTGTTGTAGTATCAGATGTCAGAAATAAATCTCTAGGATCACATTCGCAGCTAGTAAGATCGGTCGTTAGTTCAGGGGCACCAACTAACGCTACTTCGGTGATAGTAAAATAGTCACTATCGGTTAAACCAAATCCATTATATTCGTCTTTCCGCATGATAGTTTCAAATACAACAACATTATTGATAGCGCGAACATCATCTTGTAATAATGGTGTACCCGCTGGTTGATATGAACTTTCGTAAAATATTCGTTCTACTCTTTTCAATGGTCTATATGGTTCACTGATTGGAATAGCATTGATGAGGCCACCATCGTAATCGGCACCAACACCTAGTGTTTTTGGGATATATCCGCCAGTTATTGAATCTAATGTGTAATATCTAGTATCGGTGGTGTTTAGTGGGTTGCCATTTGAATCGAATGATGCACCAAATACTAAATATCTTGGAGCATAATCATCGACGTCAATTGAATGTGTAACATATGATGATGTATCTGGATCCCATACGTTTGCTGGTATTAATCTGTGAGATAATATTTCTTTTGCGAATATTTTGATTATGTTATTTTCTCTATGGCGTGCTATTTCTTGACCATTTATATCTTTATATATTAATTCTATTTCACCTCTACATGATTGTTCTACACCATTTGGTGTTCGATTGATACCGTATGAATCGGACAGATTTAGTGACATTTTTTCTCACTATGGAGCAGAAACTGTTGTGGTGTAGAAGTAAGGTGAACTTACTTGCTTTAGAATTGCAGTAAATTCATCACCATTGACTAATGTGAATTCAGTGAATCTCAGAATTGATGTGTTTTGTATTTGTACACTTCTTGGATCTTTCAATAATCCATTGACATATAAGTAACATTTAGTATTTGATGTAACGTATCCTCGTAGCGATTCTGGTATTGTTATACTATTAGTATTTGATGTTATTGCGCCACTGAATGTTATTTCAGGACCGAATGTTTCTAAATATACTGATAATTGATCATACCATTGTTGTAATGTTACTCCATCAGCTAATGATATTATTTCTGATAATGATGACCATGTGCCATTATTATAGACTTTTAATATATTGACATTAAGATCGAACCATAATGTGCCGTCTCTGTATTGTGTTGGTTCTGAAAATGATGATTGATTTGATAATAATCCTATGAACCACATTAATATGTGATCATATCGTGCAGTACCTGGATTTGGTACTGTATCGTGATCTTGGCCTGTTACGCCAATATCATTAGTGAAATCAATTTTAACGGCTGGAAACCGTAATCTATTATCTGGTAGGGCCACTTATAGCACCTTGTTGGGGCTGATTGATTTGTTGGGCGATTTGGTTTTGTTCTGGGGGCACTATAGCTTGAGCGACGTCTCTGACAGTTTGTTCTTGGGCTTGTAATTCTTGTTTTTTCGCTTCTTCAGTGCCTGGTGCTTGGCCTTTGGCAAAATCGATTATGCTTAATAATTGTTTTTGAAAATCATTTGGATTTTGTAGTGTATCAGCACTTATTCTAGCTATTGGCTGTGGAGCGTTCGTTTGCGCGTTTACTATGTATAGTGTAATGCTTGTGTTATCTTTTGATGTGTCCCATTTAATACCTTGTTTATTTAATAATTCTTTAATATTAACACTTAATGATCTGCTGAGAACATCTATTGCTTTTCCAAATCTCGAGAATATACTTGGGTTATCATCAATCATTTCTTTAATCGATGATAATCTAGTTGGTAGTACTTTTCTAAATGATGGTGAGAATGATGTTTTATTAGTTAGTATGTTATTAAGTTTTTGTGAAAATTCTATTGATTCTTCTATAATGTTTTTATTATGTAGTATGCTTATGAATTGGTTTTCGTTGACAGCTTCTGAGCTTAATGCTATTGCTGTTCCACCTCTTATTCGTTTGGTCGATAGGTGGATCATATTATCTTGAAATAATGGTGTAAGATCATGTATCATTTCGCTTATAATTGCTGGGTCTTTCACAGACGCAACAATAATACTTATATTGCTTTCATTATATACCATGTATGATGATATACTTTTGTTTTCGAACCATGTTATGATGTTTTGTGTGACCATTATTTTACCGCTTGCCTTATTTTAAGTGAAATACTTGAACGCCACACAAGCATTTCACTAACCGATTTTGATGATCCTTCAACCAATATCATACCATCTCCATTAATATCTTCGTTTAGAGACCTATAATAATTTTTAAAATATTGAGCGACAGCGTCACTTATTTCTGATATATTAGATAATCTCATTAATGGGCTATACTTAGCTATAAAAGCCGATGTAAATGGTTGATTATTGCCGGTCACTACCCATACTTGATCTAATAAGTTAGGTTTAAATGTTAATGTTTTGTGTTTGTATCCAACTGTACAGCCGAATCTATTTAAACTTACATTTAATCCGCTTAATTTATGGCGTATTTTGAGTGCTAAGTCACCGCACGCTTTATTTGTTGCCAATTCGATATCAGACTGTGCTTTTTTCAGATTATTTTGCGCTGTGCGATATTTATCAATTAATATTTCTGTATCACTTTTAGTATTTGTAGGTATATCATCAATAATATGTTCTATTATTGCATCCATTTTTGATGATATCGTTGGCATTGAAAACCCTCTATTTTATTTATCTTTTAGTAGAGGGTTTATCACCTTTATAAATAACAGTACGAATTAAACCAAATAATAATATTACGACTTTGGGATTATCAAACACTTCTTTCAGCACATCACCTGGAACAAACCCACTTCTATTGATAATTAAATTAACTATTTGCATACCATATTCTGGCTCTTCTTTTCTAATCATGCTAATTATAGTATCTAAATCTGATTTTCCTATTTTATTGAATAAGGCAGCAATTTCATTATATGTCATCACATTATGGCGTACAATAGTGTTAGCTGTATGTTCTATCATTTTTGTATCATTTGCTACTCTCCATATATAATCTATATATATTTTGGATTTGCTTGTTGACTGTAATTCTGCGATTATCATAGGTATTCTACTGTGTCAGAAGCAACAGACATTATATCGTCTTCAGCGTTTTGCTCATCATCAAGAAAATCAAGACATTCGATACATTCATCACATTTGTCTATCAGTTTTCTAGCTTGATCAATACCACCAACGCATTCTATAAAGTCTTTAGCGGCTAATAGGTGTTCTTTTGTAAATTCTTGATCGCATCCGTCTTGCTCATATGTATTAGATTCGGTATCGTTAGAAATATTGCCAGCTAATGGGTTCATAGATAATGTTATTGATGGTGTATCAACCATCGATGATGATCCCATTAACCCAGCTGAGTATGGGGTGTCTTCCATCAACACGGCTATCATGCTTTGCGCTGTTTTCATAGTATTCTCCTACAGTATATTTATTAGAAATTACATTTTCTTATAGCATGCGCCACAGCAAGGTTCGTTATTATCTGGATAATAATATTTACCTTCTATTGTACAACCACATTGGCAGCAACAATCCATACTCTCTAGTATCTGATCTATTCTTGCTTCCATGCTTTCATTAGTATTGATGTGAAGAGCGGCTAATTGTTTTTTGGCTTTACTTTTTGACATTGGTTTTTTGCTATATGTTTTGCCACTATTTTTATTTGATACTTTATATCCAGATCCACTTTTAACGATATGATATGGCATTCTTTTGTCCTCTGAAAAGTTAATGCTATATTCGGATTTTTTGTGTCTATATGATAAGTTTGCTTGCTTATTTCGTACAAATATATAGTAGCTACGTAAGTGAAAATCAGCAATGTGCTGATTATTATATTTTAAGGAGAGATCATGACTACAGATTACCCTTCGGCAGTTCCGATGGACGAATTACTCAATGCTATTAACTTAGTTAAAAGCGGTGAGTTTGGGTCCAATGTTAGCACGCTAGCCCATGACCTATGGGTTGTTCAGGGCTACGCTCAAAATGCTTTGATTGGTGCTCCAGTATCAACCCAGTCGGCATCGGCTGTTTTTGATGAGTGCGACGAAGAATTATGTAAAGTTCAAAAAGTCGCTGATTACTTATCTGGTCCATCAGCTCAAGCTGCTATCCCAACTGAAATTCTTCAGTTATTGGTGTCTTGGGCAACGCAGCAATTACTGGCTCTGTTGTCGACGTACCTAACAAAATAAGGTAAGTGATCATGGTAAAGTATCTTATTGGTGGCGGCTTATTAGCTGTTGGCGCTTGGAATGTGTACGTTCTTGGTACTGGTGGCGCTCCTAAAGACATAATGAATTTATCAGTAGCCGCCGGACCCACAATCGCTGGTTTGGTAACATTAATGTTTAGTACACTGAAAAATGCATTAATAGCTTCACTTCCAAAAACCAAACCGGCAACACCAGTAATTCCAGCAGCGCCAGTAAGTATCGATGATATAGTTGTGGCTATAAAAGAGCATCTTAAACCAGCTGATGCCACAACTCCAGCTAATCCACCTAAAACTACTGATAGTTTGCGAGATCCGCAAAATCAATCAGAGGTTTTACAAGCAATAAATAAATTATATGATTATTTTAGCGACGATCCAGCATCGGTCGCTAAAATAGCTGACATAGCCAAATCATTCGTAACAAAATGTTACTCTGTGCCACTTATGGATCAGAGAAAGAAGTAATATGAAAAAAATGATCACGCTATTGGTAAGTGTTGTATTCATCGGCGGATGCATACAGCCAAACTGGAAAGATACCACAACACCAGTTAAACCAAGTACACCAACAGCAGCATCTCCGCTACAATTAACAGATGCCGAATGGGCATCGGCCAAAGAATTTAAGGATGCTATAAAACCAGGTTGCGAGAACGCAACAAAGCAAGACTTATATAGTGTTGCTGGTTTATTATATGGTATATCAGAGACATTAACGTCAGACTCTACTTTTAAATATAATGTTCAAATTGATGATTTCAGAATAAAATGTATAGCTGTTAGATTTAATGGTAAAGATTTGACAACGATTATTCCGACTTTCTTATCAGTGGTTAAAGGAAAATTCGATTATTTAACTCCTGGCGACGCGCCGTTAACTGATATTAACAAAACAAAAGCAATATCAGATTTTAAAGTATTAGCTGGTGGGGTATACTTAGCCGCTGAGGAGAAATAGAATGCAGTATCATTTTGGTTATATTCCAAACCCAAAAGAGACAGCCAAATTCGTTTCTGCTCTTCCAGCACAAACATTTGCGCAAGCTGCTCCATGGTCTATTAACGACGAAGAAGATTCTGATGTGTTCGCTTGGAGGCCATTAACCAGCTTAATCGGCACCCCTAGACTACATGCGTATCACCAAGGATCTGTTGGTTCATGCGTTGGTAATGGTACAGCTGGTGGTGTAAACATTACAACTGCCGCCGATATATTATGCCGTAAAGAACCAGAAAAATGGTTATTTAGAGCCGCAGCCGACGCGCTCTACGCAATGAGCCGCCAAGTAAGTAATACTCTTGGTTATCAAGATGGTAGTTATGGATCAGCTGCAGCAGACGCCATAAGCAAATATGGCGTCATTCACATGACAAAATATGGTAACATAGATTTATCAACATATAGTGCTCAAAGATGTAGAGATTGGGCTAGCCAAGGAGTCCCAAGAACAATATTAGACGCAGCTACACCACATAAGATGGTACAAGTAACATTAATACAAAATTGCCAACAATTACGATCAGCGATTAGAAATTATTATGGCGTTAATGTTTGTAGTAGCCAAGGTTTTACATCATCTAGATCAGAAGGTGGTTGGGCCGCAGCTAGCGGCACTTGGAACCACTCAATGTATATTGCAGGATACCGTGGCGGTAAAAGACGCGGATTCTTAATAGTTAACTCATGGGGTGACGATTGGATTACTGGCCCAGTTTGGCCAGATGATCAACCATACGGATCTTTCTGGGCTGATTGGGATATAGTTGAAGGAATGCTTAGAAGCAATGATACGTTCGCATACGCATCATACCAAGGATTTATTAAAAAGGAAACACAATGGGATACAAAATGGTAATAATGCTAATGTCATTAGCATTAGGTTGTAGCACACCATTGATAATTAAAAAGCAAGACACTACACCAACAATTCAATGTGGTATAGGATTAGCGTCAAGTATTAGAGCATATATGGTACTAACAGTGCCAGAATTTGATATGCAACCAGACCAATCGCCTGGCGACACTGGTGCATCTCAAACAGCAAAAGATTTAACCATTGCTGAAACACCACCAGCACCAGCCTTACCAGAAGCAGCACCACAAAAACCAGTAACTCCACCAGCACCAGCCTTACCAGAAGCAGCACCACAAAAACCAGTAACTCCACCAGCACCAGCTCTACCAGAAGCGGTAGAAACACACACATACGCTAATAAGATACCAGAAGAGGGGAAAGGTGAGCGAGCATACAGATTCTTATATTTCAAAACACGAACATGTGGATATTGTGTATTATTTGAAAAAGGTAGCAAAGATTCAAATGGCACAGTAATTGCTAAAGCATATTATGATTGGTTTAAATTAGGTAAATGGTCCATAGGACCTGATGAGTCAAATCACATACAAGAAATTTACGCTGACGAAAATCCATCATTAGCTATTAAATATGGCGTTGATAGTTACCCAACATTTATTCTTATTAAGAATAATGTAATAATTAAAAAATTCGTCGGGTATACAAAAGGTGAAACACTAGTTAAAGCTTATAATGGAGAAAAATAATGGCTATAGAATTGCCAGCACTCGTTGGTTACAAAGATAAAGTCCAAAAATTATTGGATGTTTTAAAAGAAGCATTCGATATTAATGGTAAAGTTACAATTACTGTTGATAAACCTTCGAATGCGATTTCGACGTTCCCATTATCTAAAATAATGGGAATGGATATTAAGTTAGAATTAGCCGACCCAACAATTATATCATATGAATTTGTTGGTGACGTTTGTGATATTTCACTTAATAAATCAGCTACAGTCACGATTGGTAGAAAAATAATCGAACAACCTATTGATGCGGTTAAAATTAGTATTGATAGAATTTATTTTGATATTCCACGATTCTTTGACGTGTACGCTGACGTGAGATAAAAATGTCCACCACTTACGCATTAGATGAAATCAAGTCTGAAATATTTGCTGAAAAAAAGTATAAAGGCCGTCATAAGACTGTTGCCAATAAAGCTGCCGATGTGGCTGCCGAATGGTGGTCATCGTATGGCACAAAAATGTATAAAACTAACGTTAGAATGGGCATAAATGCTGAAGATGTCAAAAACGAACTATACGATGCGTGTTATGAACATACAATAGCTACATTTGGCGGTGGTTTCATCGCTATGTTTATAATACAAATGATAGTGTCATACGTAGTCAGAAAAATAATTGAACGATTATTACGTCAATATTTGGTGTCTGAAAAACACACTATAATTGGTCAATCAACACCTTAAGCTGGTACAATAGCTTAAGGAGATTCGCATGATCAATCCGTTGATAACATGTATAATGCTAGCTGGTAAAACTAACATCGATATTGTTAATAGATGTATAAATTCATTTAATAAACAAACATATCAAAACAAAGAATTAATAATTATAAATAATTCATCATCGCAATTGTCTAATTCTAATTTAATAATTAATGATTTAGACACAATAGTTATTGATACCCCAGTTCAACTATCAGCCGGCATGGCTAGAAACTATGGTATACAAGCTGCAAATGGAAATTTAATAGCCCAATTCGATCCAGAATTTATATGGCACAAGAATAGACTATCAAAACAATTATCAGCTATATTAAAAACAGAATCGCACATATCTGTATTATCAAAAGTTTCATCTTATAGTTTTGCTAATAGCCAAATTTCAACATACACTAATAGTAAAAAAGCGATATTAAATACTATGATGTTTATACGACCAGCAGTTGATTACCCTGATATTAATAAAAGTGAAGAATTAGGTATTTTAGAAAGGATGACTAACGCTGGAATGAAAATTGTATCTATCGATGATGAATCGCTTGCGTGTAAATTATATGCACATGATTATCCTAGAAGTAAAGTAGCCTTCTCAAATCCACGATGTAAATGCGCTAATCTAATCAGAGATTGGCTAAAAACTTAGCAAATATAATTATAAGGTACTAAAATGAAATTAGACATAGTCTGTGAAAGTTTTGATATAATAGAAGCTAGATTACGAATATATGGTTGCATAGAAGAAGCTGATGAGGCACCACGATGGGGATTTGATTATAGTAATTTCAGAACAGACCCATCACCTGATATATTGGTTTTAGGCGATTGGATTCATCCAAATACAGGAAACCATCTAATAGGTGGTATCAATTTACACTATTTAGACACACGACAAAGAGATGAATTATCAAAGATACTACCTGCATTAATGAAGCAGAATGACCTATACGAACGATATTGGACTGGCAGAAAATTATTACCATATGTGTTTCATAATTTTTATAGAACGTATAATGCTGCTCATATTCATGGCTTAGAACGTAGTACATTATATCCTAAGTACGGTTATACTAAAGCAGCATTTAATTGGGTTAAAGACAAATTATCATCATTATTTAAATCGAAAGAACAAAGAGAAACTGATAAATTACCAAAATATCCATCTGATTTGACTGGCGTCGAAGACAATTTAGAAGTAGCCGTCAAGCAAGCCCAAAGAAGCGTGTCTGGAGATATATCACAACCAGAAAAACCCAAAGATCAAACTCCACAACAAAAACTCGGGAAACGCGAATTAGACCGCAAAAAAGCTATATCTAAGCAACAACATGTAACACATAAAGCAGAGCCGACTCCAAATATAAATGATATAAAACCAAAGTATTCTGACGATATACCTGATTTACAGTTAAAGCAAGCAGAATATGAAGAAAATAACCCATCAGAATTCTCAGATGAAAACATAGAAGTTAATGATGAACAGATACAACGTGCGATGGCTGCAAAAGCACAACAAGCAGAATTAACAAAACAAAAAGCAGAACAAACGGCAAAACAAAAAATACATGATGATTTTATGACTGATGTTGAAAATAACCGTAAAGAAAATATGGGAGAATCAATAAAATACTATTCGCCAAAGCATAAAAAATACATTATAGAATATATTAATTTGGCATAAATATATTATAAACTTCACTTGGGTGATTTATGATATACTTAGCATTACTATTAAGCATTGCTCAAATCGAATACACAGATACAAATAGAAAAGTATATATTATATATGATAACTCCAATAATTCACAATTTTTAAAATCAGAATTAACACGAAATTGGTTATCAAAAGGCGAATCACCTATAACCAAAAATTTAGACAATATACAAAAATATTTAGAAACTAAAACAGTACTAATTAATAGGTATGATACCACAAAATATAAATATTTAAAATGCGGATATCCATGTTATATGTTCGGTGAATACGGTACACCTGAGAAATTCCCTGATATGACATTTAATGAAGTATCATACCCATTACGAACAACTAATAGTATAGTAAGCGAATTAATAACTGATATAAATTCATGGAAAGCAAAATGTAAGAGATTAAAAAGTGAACATGATTCAGCGTATTCCTTAAAATGTTACAAATGGATAGTATCACATTTTAAGGACGAATACGATATTGAAATGTTCACCCTGTTAAGAGAGGGATATTGTGAAAATCCAAATGATGTAATGAATCCATATATAGTTGAAAGATTTACATATTATGATGGATACCCAATATACCGAGAATTCATTAATCCACCGTACCCAATAATCAAAAAACCATGGGATGAATGATACTACACCAATTGGATTTGGCCATAAGCATATTCGTTGTAAGTGGTATTTTGCGAATAAATTTCAACACGTCTTACAATTGATCCAGGCCATAATCTCATACCAATTTTACCAAACGGTTTATCAACATCATTCGTGATCGGAAAATATGGTGTGCTAACACTAATTGGTGTTGATAAAGCAGCACTCAAACTGGAACTTGGCGGTATCAATAATCCATTCCACCAAACCCATAATTGATCATCTCTTACCATTAATATTAAACGATTCCAATATTCATTTAATGTGCCGCCGGTTTGGATACCACCATCATACACAGTAAAATTGTCTGGAGATGCTACAGGTTTAGTACCAACACCAGTGAATGATCCTGATTGGCTATACACAGCACTAACAGTATAATCAGATAATCCTCTGACATAATCATCAACATCATCGGCTATATCTTCTTCATATTTGACACTCATATCTAATGTGCCAACTTTAAATTGCAAACTGATTAAACCAGTGACATCATCAACTGTAAACTCCAATCGTAAGCATGGGTTATTATATTCAGTGTGTAATAGCTCGAGAACATCGCCAACTTCACCAGCATATGGTGTAGTATCATTGGCTAATGCTATTGAATCCAAATAATCTTTAGAATCATCAGTTACACCAGTTGGTGCTGTTGGGAACATAAACTTTCTTGTATACTTGAATATGATGTTTTCTTCACTAGCTGGATATATAGTTCTCAAATCGCCGAATTTTGGTAAATCAGTAAAATTTAATCCTTTAACTCTAATGAAATACATTCCATTAACATATCCTTTCTCTACTACTCTCACATATTTTGATTCATTTGCGTCGATAACACTTCTAAATAATATATCAATCGGACTGAAATTAGATGAATCTGGTTTTCCTATATCAAATATTGTATAATTATTAATGAATTCATTTCTATTCCATAGATATACTGGGCGATCACTAAAATATTGGCTATCAGTAACACCACCAATAACTTTTAATGCTGGTATTGAACTATCAATAATAGCTCTGTGTTGTGTATTGACATCAGCGGCTGCTGTACCACCTGTCGAAAATACATCATACATCAGCAATGGGTCGTCAGACCCTGTGATGCCCCAAATTGTGTGTTCAAAGCCTTTATATGTGCTTATTAGAGAGTATGCTGTGGCGTCTTCGCTTCCTGCGCCAGCGGCGACTTCTTCGCGGCTTAGCATCATATCACCGAATTGAACAGCGCCATTCCATCCCCATATATGTTGTGGGTTTAGTGTTGGTTTTTTGTTAAAATAATATCTTCTAATTGGCTCACCTGATACGTCACCAACTTTGAAGAATAGTATTTGGACCATTGTGCCTATTGGCAAAACGTCAACTGTCGAATCTAATACTAATGCTTTTGGGTTGGTTCCAGAAAAACCACCTTCTGGATTATTATATTCCCACACATTTTTAGCTGTAAATGAATCTCCTATAACTTTAGAACCATCAACATCCCACCATTTGCATGTATATTGATTAGTACTTAGAATTGCTGATGTGTAATCCGTTATGACTGCTGTTTTTGATGTTAATAAGTGACCTTTATATAAAATATGACCAACTAATTCTGGCTCTGCGACTGGATCTAGATCATATCGTATTTGGTTACCATCTGTGTCTTTGCCAGTGAACCAGACACATTGTGTTGTACCACCAGCTCCTGGTGTGAATGCCCATCCTATTTCTGTTTGTGTATTATTTAATGAATCTCTTTTTAAAACTAAATCAAATTCTGCTGTGCCTGGTGCTATAGCATCATCGTATCTTTTGAATATTAAACTTGGATAATCACCTTTATTTGCTAATGTGCTAGCTGTGTCATTTGGGTCAACTAATGATGTATCTGGGAATGCGTATATCTTTAATTCACCATATCCATTGATACCAGGCAGTTTTCCACTGCATGTTGGTGGTCGTATTGATGATATGTCTGTTTCGTCTTGTACCCAGAATATTTGTTGACAGCTTTCGCATGCGCATGTTAATGGTATTGGGCTATCTACTGTGAATCTGACTACGTTTCCGACACGTTCTAAGCTTATGAATTCTGTTCCGGCTGCTAGTATGATGTCTCCTGACATCCATCCGCCGTCATCTGGAAATCCAGCACCTAAGAATCCAAGAACACCAACTCTTGTTTGTGTTAATGAATCTAATTTGCATTTATCATCTGCTGCCATTAATCCATTAGTATCACATGTTGCTGCTGGAATTGGATCTTCAGCAATATGTGTTGACCCGTGAAATGATGGGTATATTACTTGAGATTCTTTAGCAAATAATGTTTTTTGCTGTAGATCATATTGATACCCAAATAATAACCCATCTGGGCCTGATACTTGAATAAATTGTTGATCTACTAATGAACTAGAAGATGGTATCTTCGTCAATGCCATGACGTATGACCTCTTTCAAAATGTGGATAGCTATTATATCTTTGAATTTGATCATATCTTGTACTGGCGTTATATATTATCTACAATCACCATACAAATACATAATCTATCTCGCCATTTATTTGAATAACAATTGGGATAATAGAATTCGGTTTATATTTGGCTTCTAAATATTCTCTATTATGCTTACGAACAAATGCGACTATATGATTAGCATATTTTTTATACTCATTTAATATATCAATATTAGTACTAAATGCGTCCATAGCAATCATTAAATCATATTTATCAGTTGTGGTTTCATCAAACCATTCATAATTTAATCCAATAAATTCAGCAAAACCATTATCGATCGCTTTATTTAAAGCGTGTGATTTTTTAGCAACATATTTAATATTTAATAAAGAACATGCCAATGCTTTTGAACCATATCCAGGAGATAAATCAAGAACTGATTTTACTCTCAAATTTTTAAATAAAGCAGCATAAAACGTTGGTATTATTATTTTTGGGCCACATACAGACGTTAACTCTTTTACTATATTTGTATAAGTAATATCTTCATTGCCTTCAAACAATTTATTTAATACTTTTCTAAATCTTATAGGTCTACGAATATATCTCCATAATCTACTCATATCAAAATAGTGAAATATAATATTTTTATAGTGCTTTAAAATAGCTTGAGATGTTGGTTTAGATACAAACTTTTTATCCCTATAATGTTTAGATAAATCAAAATGTCGTAACTCTTCTAAATCTTTTAATAATATTTCTTGTGGGTATTCTGGATTCATCCAGCCACGTTGAATTATATGATTCATTATAGAGTGTAACGCCAATCTCAATTCTATCATTGTACTATTATTAAGATCTTTACGACTTATCATAACCATTGATTTATATTGATTATCAAAATTAATATCATATACATTACCATATTGGTATCTGACTTGTGGCACATTTGTGATTATACTATCTTCTGGTGTCATTATCCTTTTTGCTCTGGTTGATCTTCCATATTCTATTTTATCGAAGTAATAAGATTCTATAGATGGATAAAATCTATCTAATGGGCTTTTATAGCGTACTGTCACGCATCTATCAGTGATTATTATACTTTCTATAATATTATATGATTTTAATTTGTGAGCTAATGCTATTACCCACGGTTTTGATATAATGTTGCCGCGATGGCTATCTGTGCATAATCTAACTGGTATTTTATGTTTTAATAACCATTTATTAAATGTTGGTCTTGATATTTTGGCTAATGTTGCACATGCTCTAGTGCTTAGACGCTTTTTAACATAATGATAATAACACCACTTAAATGATGAACATGGATTATCATATGGTATTTTGCCTATTTTTACTTTTTTGCGGCGTAATAAGTTAACTATTGCTTGTTTTGATACTTTTGCCGCACTTGCTAAACTATACAATGACCAATATTGAAGATTTTCATCTAACCATTCTTTAGTGCGCCAATTAGATGGCAATTCTGCTAATACTATTTTATTTGTTTTTGGTGGTGACCATTTATCTGTTTTAGGTTTTAAATATCCACTTGATATTTTTATTTCACGCAGAGCAAAATATTCAACACCAGCTAATTGTGCTTGTGTTGATGGTGACATAAATTTTGTGTTATCAAACCATTGTAATAATTTTTTTGTATCTGATATACCAGGGTATGGATATTGAGATTTTAATATATTATGCTCTGCTAGTAATCTTAATTTTTCTCTTTCATATTCATCATCAATCTGAGTCATTTATGCTTTCAGACGCTTTTAATAATGTTAATCCAAAATCTCTCAAAAATTGTTTATGACACACTTTTGATAAATTCAATACTGTAGTTATATCTGGGTTGCCATGATACATTGTATTTATTGATATAAAACATTTATCATCATTTTTATATACTTCAATTGTAATTCCTCCATTGTCAACATGAGTGTACATTTCAGCTATTTTATAGCAATCAACCGTTTTCAATTTTTTCTCCTTGGTTTGTTGTATACATCATTAGCAAGTATCATTTTATCACACATGTTACAATATTGATCATATAAATCATATAATGCGTCTGTGAAATTAGCCGCATCAGTTAATGGGGCTATTTTTGGTATTATCATACCATTTTTTATAGTGTGAGTACAATCTTTTGCGATTTGGGCGGCTTCATCTTCTGATTGGCACAATCCTCCAAAATAGATCCCACCAATCGATATTCCTTTTTGTTTGTCATCCAAAATTTTGGCGTATGTTACTATCCATTGCATTTTATTATCCTTATTTGCCGCTTGACCCAAAACCGCTCTGACCTCGTATGTTGTATTCATCTGAAAATTCTGTTACAACTTTGATATCAAATGATTCTTGCTTATGGGGTATAATTTGTGCTATCCTATCGCCAGTAGAAATCGAATACGTTTGTGATGTATGATTAAATAGTGTCACTAATAAATGTCCTGTATAGGTACTATCAATAATTCCTCTGAATGGTTCTATTCCTTTTACTCCTAAACTAGAACGACCTTCTATAGTATAATACCAACCTATTGGCGCTGATATTGCTATGCCTGTGTCTATAGTTACCATACCGTGTTCTGGTACAATAGCGTCCATTATCGAAAATATATCATATCCTATGTCTTGCTTGCGTTTTTTAAATGGTAATTTCGCTAAATCATTTAATAATTTACATTCAAATAATATATTTTTAACTGAATCGGCTTGTTCATTATCATAGCATACCATACAATTGTAGCAAATGTCTCCATTAGGATTATTAGTATCACAATAATGCCTCATAAATTCATTTAAACAGTCATCGCATTGTACATAAACTAATGCGGCTGAATTTTTATCTGATAAATCGACTCCAAGTTTTTCATTACGTTCGGTAAGTAACATGACTATTCCTGAAAAAGTAACAAACTGGCGTTATCGATGCATGGATGCAAACATGGACATGAAGGAAGGTGTAGCATACGGCACATTTATCGAAATCGCAATATCATTAAAAAAACGTGGCTTTGATTTGGTCGATTTGGTTGAGATCGATAAAGCCGAATACGATAAATTAAAAAACATAAGTATCAAATTCACACAATCAATGCAATTAATGAAAAAAGCACGCCAAAGAAACAAAAGAATAATTTCAAAAGCCAAAATCGTATCAACATGGTATTCTATATTAAAAAATATTATCTTCTAAATCAGAAACCATATCACCAATTATCGAATCGATCCCATTAGAGCTATCTATATATTTAATATCAGAAAAATTAACACATTCTGAAATTAAAGAAGTAATCATATCTGGACAATCAACTTTCATATTACTAGGAGTTAATATATTAGAATAAATATTTTCAATAATTTTAAAAAACGATTCAGGTTTAGAATCAAAATGATCATCGATATTACGCTCTTTAATACGAGATTTTAATATTGCAGTATCACACGATACTATATATAACCTATCGATTTTGGGAGCCGGATATAACGCTAATAATCTATTTATATCTTGTATTTTAACTCCTGATGCTATCCCGTAAACAATTGATGATATGTATGATGATCTATCAGAAATAACATGTATACCATTTTCTATCGCTGGTTCTAATATTTGCTTATTAAATGATATAGTATCAACCATGTATAATATTTGCCTAGATAATTCATCTATCTCTATATTTTGATCTATTAATTTAGGTGTTTTGACTAATTTTCGTAAGTGTTGCCCTAATGGTGTACTGCCTGGTTGTCTTGATGTTATTATTTTATAGCCATGCTTTGATAATTCATGATCTAAACATTTTGATAGTGTTGTTTTGCCTGAACCATCGATACCTTCCAACACCACATACTTACCAATGTTCATTGATTACCTTTACCGTTTAAAAACGAATTTTAGTTTTTTACCGCCATGTACTTTACGCATCATATGCTTTTCAGCATATTCATATTCACGCATATTTAAATTTATTGCTTTATTATACAATGTTTTCTTATGCATAACCCAACCATTTTCAGATATATACCAATATGATGGCTTAGAATACCCATCAAATACAAAATTACTAGCTTTATATACTCCACCATTGTGATTAAATGTCTGATCAGCATATGATATTATATATTTAACATTGTTACTAAGCATTTTAATACACTTGCTTATAAATCTACTGCCAAAATTCTTTTTTTGATATTTTGGATGAATACATAATCTCGATAAATCTACTGAGTTTGAGTATGTGAAATCATGATATGTTTTTATAGTTATATTTTGCCTCGGTAATGGTGAAAATATACATACAGCTATTAATTTATTATCTAAATATGCTCCATATGCTTGACCACCACGACCAGCATTCATTAAGTAATGATAAGCTTGTAAAAAATATTTATATTCAGACGCCGGGCACTTTTTGACAATGATATCATTAAATTCAAAATCGACTTGATCATATTTATTGCCAGTCCATAATTTTATCAAATCACTAATACAATTATATGATGCAAATTGATGTTCCCATAAATATTTTATTTCATACGTATCTGACATATATGTATTAATATACTCAGCTTTTGCATTATCGGCAACAATTTTGTGCGGTAAAGAATGAATCCATTCTCCCTGGCATTCTATTAGAATATTTTTGGCACCTTTTATTACGCAGTCAAATGTCCATGGGCCAACTATACATTTATCGCTATCATTTATTTCACCATAATATTCTATATTTAGATCATCTAATATTTGATATAAAATCCTCTGTAAATTAGATACTCTTGGCAATTTGCTATATGCTATTGATAGTTTTGAAATATAATCAGGTGATTTTTGTATTTTTCGCATTAATTCTTTATGTTCAGTTGTGTTTTTAGCATTCAATACTTTATTTCTATATTCTTCATTCTGCCATAATTCTTTAGATAATTTAGATATTTTATTACGGAATTCATCAGTTTTATATATTTTACGTAACTCATCTGTCCACATATTTTTAGCATTTATAGATCTTATCCTTTTACATTCATCGCTATTTAATTTTGTTATAACTTTTTGTCTGAATTCTTCATTTAGCCATAACTTTTTGCATTTTTCAGATCTAGATCCATTAGATAAATGTATAATATCAATCATCTTATTTCTAAATTCTGCATTTTGCCATTTATCCTTTGATAATTTAGATAATAATTTAATATTATTTGGCGAATTAAAAATATTAATCATTTTATTATAATATTCTATATCAGTCCATCTATTCTTCATTGAATTTGATATGGCATTTTTATGATTTGTAGTTAATTTTCTACCTATCAATTTACTCGGTTTACGTTTTATTTGATTTCTATTTTTTCTATATTGCTCATCAGCCCATTTGTTTTTTATAGCACAACTAGAACATTTCCAATTTGTATAATCTCTACTCGGTATACGTTTGATAATACGTTTATTACCACAGTCACACAATACTTCAATATCTTGTAATTTACTAGCCATTATTTTGCGCGCGGATTCTTCGGAATTACATATAATACATGATCGCTCCATTCAGTTTCTAAAAATAGAGCATCACCTCTAGCAAATTCTAAATCTCTTTTTAATAGTTCAACAGATTTCAAAAGCAACTCTAACGAAACCCGATATCTTATGACGTCATGGTATTGACTTTTCAATGACGAAATCAACTCTTGAATACGCGCAGAAAGAGAAATAGTTTTCTTTATAGCATCACCACTAGTAATAAAATATTCTAATGGATTTATTGATGGGATACCGCTCGGCAAGCCAAATTCATGTGGCTCTATATGTCTAACATATTTCTCCAATTTCAGAATATATATATCAGCTTGAACGCCATCACCTATAATCTGATAATCCATAACATTCTCCATTTGTTATGATTATTTACTAATTTTTGGTTCCATGTGACCAAGAATCGGCCCACATACAAAACCAAATACGAATATAATTGATGGGTAATATGATTTATGAAATGGTAACCAATGACTAATACTAAAATATTCAATATTCCAAATAGCGATAACGTCATACAAACCAGCCGCAATTACTAATATAGTCGTGCACAATCCAATCGTAGTCATACGATATTTTGGTGATTTTCGTGTTATTTTAGTATAATTAAAAACATGTCCAGATACAAAACCAATCATATATGTAAACATAACCGAGTGGAACCCACTATATTGTAAGAAATCGCTTACACTTTGATCAACACCATATATTAATACTATTATCAAATCATAAATTGCCACCATTACACATATTGATATAATTAATATGGCAGTTATATATTTCATCTAAATGATTCTTTAATAAGTTTAACTGCTTGTCGTCTTAATAAATTATATCCCTTATTAAAGATCAATGCATCAACATAATTCATATCTTCAACTAGAACAATGCCCATGCCACGTAATGTGGTTTTGGTGCTTTCTTCTAATTCTTCTTCGCCCAATTCGTCTTTTACTAATGCGGCGGCTATTAATATTTTATCGGTGGCCGATTTTAATTGGGTATCAACAGCGACCTTTGATATTGCTTCAAATTTTCCATTTGGTTTTTGTTTGGCTACACGTCCAGTTTGGATGCCTAATTCGTTAAATTCTAACACTTCTTTGGTCATTTCGGCTGCGATTTCAGTTTGTCTAATTTCTCTATAACCTTCACGTGACCATATTGAATGCCATGTTCCACCATTTGGTATTGGTTCTAATTCTGGATCTTCACCTGCCATACACCATGGTTTTTTACCATCACGTGGTTGTGATGTGTCACCGCGAACTGTTCCTTTTCCAGGATAGTTAGATAAACCATGATATCTAATGTAATATCTTAATTCATTTATTGTCAGTTTGCCACCAACTGCACGTGGGCCGTTTTCTGAAGATAAGTATTTAGATCCTTTTTGGAGAATTTCTCTAAAATCGAATTTCATCGCATAATCTAAAATCTGATAGATTACTTCAAATGCTTCTGTTGATGCGGCCATTTCTTCGCCATGTTCTGGCGCTGCTAATGTTGCACCAATGTTTGCACCTTCTTCGCCACCCATATTGGCGTCAGCGCTTACGATATTCATTTTTGATGCGCGATCTTTATTTGTTATCGCTTGGCCGATACCAGTAGATGCGCCCGGTATCATTTCCATTTCGTCGCTTAATTTTTCTTTTAAGCTTGATAATTCTTGTTTATTTGCTTCTATTGCATCTCTGTCTTGAGATGCTAATATGTTTGCTGTTTTTGTAGCTGCTGAATAAATTTCTGGAGAAAATTGATCATATGTATTACCTTCTAATTTATCATATGATCGTTGGGTTCTATATTTTCCTGATATGCTGTTGGCTATTTCTTCTGCTTGCTTTGGTGTTTTGGCTGCCATTAAAGTATTTAATGCGCCAATTGCACCTCGTGCTCGTTTGCTTGATCCAATACCAGCTTCCATTGCGCTTTGGATAAATGGTAATACTTTTCCACCTGATCCGTCGCCTTGGCCAAACAACCATCTAATAAATGGTGATCTTCCTTCATCGTATCCTGGCTGAACACGTCTAGCTAATTCGACTAATCCGTTTGAGTATAAATCAACTATTAAATTATAATCGTCTCTTCCATATTTTTTGGCCATTCTTCTGGCCATTCTGAATAGTGGTGAACCTCCTCTATCGCCATATCGTGGCGATCTTGGATTACCACTGAAGTTCATGTAATTTGGGTCACCGGCGCAAGCGACCATTACTTCTTCTGTGGTCCATTGTGGTGCTTGGCCACCTGGCACGAAACCAGGAACCGGTTCAGAATGGCCATCCCATTCTGGCATCCATCTAGGATTATTGGTTAATGGCCCAACTGTGTTATATAGAGCATTTTCTGCTGTTTGTCTATCGTATTCTGGATTACTAGGATCTTTCCATGAGAAGTCAGACACTTCTTCGAATATAATTGATAATTTAGTATCGAGTTTTTTTAGAAATCCAGACATAATCATCTCCATTGGTATTTTATTTTTGCTGATACGAATTCGCCCACAGTATTACCTGTGGGCGAATTGTTCAATTAGCCAATTAATTTGACGTGTTCTTTCTTCCCATCATTGAAAACGGCTTCCAATTTGACTTTGGATTTTGGATTAGCTGTTTTCATTTCAATTATTTTGGCAGCCGCCGCTTTAATTGATGGGAATGGCTTTGATCTCTTAACTGTCGTGCCTTCTCTTAACACGGCTGAGATCGTGACATTATATTTTTTGCCGCCTAGTGTTTTAGCATTGCTCTTAATAGATTCTGATATAGCTCTAGCTGCCTTTTGGATATTTTCACTCATTGAACCTGGACCACCTTTGACTGTTGGTGTTTTGTCCACGTCGTTCTTTGGGTGTCTTTTGAGCAAACTGCCTCCTTGCAATTCGCTCATTTCTGCTTTGTTGCTACCAGCAACATTTTTAGTACTTTTAGATTGTAAGCCTGTCCCGCCAACATTATCCATCGCTTCTGATTCAGTCACTGTTGGCTGAAAATCTGGATATCGTCTAGAAATTGCAATGACTGCTTTCTTCGCGCTTTCAGTGCATTCTCTGAGATCGATAACGCCAACATATGTGTCCCAAGCATGAGTCAATGCGTCTGCGACATCTCTATTAGTATATCCAGCGCTCGACTCTAAAATTCCTTTTGCTGATCGCAAGAATTTATTAACACTTTCGAATCTATTCATTTCTGGGCGGTTATTTGGGCGACCACGACCCATCTCTGGGCGACCACGACCCATCTCTGGGCGACCACCCATCTCTGGTTTGGCTAGATTTGAGCCAAGTTCGCCAAAATCATTATGGACATCATTGCCCATATCGTCATCAGACATCCCAAACTCTGGGTTGTATTCGACATCACCTTCGCCAAATTCACCCTCACCGAATTCATCGCCACCGAATTCATCGCCACCAAATTCATCGTCGCCAAATTCACCGCCGAATTCATCACCGCCTTCACCAAATTCGTCATCGTGCATACCAAGATCTAAATCATCGCCCATACCACGATCAATACCACCACCAAAATCATGGCCACCCATACGATTATGACTCATCCCATAATCATCGTGGCCCAAATCTTCAGCTATCATATTGACAGCGCTTTTAACGCTTTCACAATGCATTCCATCATCGCAATCATCATCACTCTCTGACGTGTCGGTTTCTTCATCATCTGTAGCCTTCTCCCAAGGTTTAGATGATTCAACCAACGTCTTGACCCAATAGACACCATTGGAATCATGCATTTCATGAAAAACGAACTGTTGATTCGCATTCAACAGGTGTAGCAATTCATTATCACCAATATTAACAACATATCCATTAGCACCGCAAATGTGCTTAAATTCTTCAGTTGTAACACAATCAGCGATTCTAGCATATGAATCGAACATAGCTTGCATGCTTGGCATGCCTTTAACACCACTAGCTATATCCAATCGTGACCAATTTTCTTTCACATCTCCAGCGTGAACTTCAGCTCCTTGTAAGGAATTACCAAATTCCTCAAAAGTGCCACCATCATTATGAGGTTTAGATGGCCAGTCATGACCAACTTTATCTAAGTGACCATCTGCAGCTTTACTTGGTTTACTTTGGTGTACACCCTGTGGCTTATGTTCGACACCATCTTCGTCGACATCGCACATTGCTGGTGTTTCTGTATGCTTACGTGGCCATTGCTTGCCAGCTTGGCTCATAGTACTATCAGCTTTATACTTCATTTGCTTAGCTGATTTATCAGATATTGGCGTGCCTTTTGGCTTATCAACGGCGTTATTCTCGCGGATGTTTTTCGTCATTTTTCTTTTCTTTTTAATTGGCTGAAAAACGCCAGCACCTATTGCTATGCCACCAGTACCACAGACATCTTCGTCCATATGGTCAAATTCACCGTCATTACTCAATGTATATTTGTCTTGAGTAGGAGAATTTTCCATTGCCTTGTTAGGACCATGTAATTGCTTACCCATATTATTTTCCGAGTTATCTTGTAATGGAATAGATTCCCTATTATTAATTTCAACCTTACTATCATCTGGCTGTGGTAATTCACAACTATTATCAACTGGATTTATCTTATTAAATAACGTATCGCTATCTAATTGATTCGGAAATACACTAGGTCTAGCTGAGATCGCTATTCCACCCTCACATAAATTAATAATATACTCATCCAACGTCATAATTTGTCCTTTTTACATTTACTCATTATATTTTCTACTAACGATGGATTATTTAATGACTTCAAAAAAATAGAAATTTCATCTTTCATATTTTCAGCATCCAACGTACTAATAGAATCTAACATAGCAATTAATTTAGATGTAATATTATCGCCTGATATATTTTTATCAGCAATAATAAACGAAATCTCATACCCATACTTCTTAGTTATATCAGAAATACGCTCACATATAGAAAAAATCAATTTATTATATATAGTATGTTTCATAGCATCAATTTTGCTTCTAAAATCAACTTCCTGCTGCTTATCCATATTTTTAACAATCAAAAAGAATACCACGCTCACTCAATAATTTATAATCATTACGATACCACTGAAAAAATTGCACTCTAGCAGCGCATGATATATCATATAATCCCTCATTTCCACCATCAACAGTCTTATTGTATCCAGAACTGACTCTACCACTACTCAATAAACCTAACATCTTTAGACCTTCATTAACTTTATTTAACGGTATACATACCATAGATCTCTTAATATATTCATATTGCTCTATTAACACTAATTGTTGATCACCAGCGGCAAGATTTAATATAAAATCATTTAATGTACCATCATACTTATGCTGATGTTGAACAACATACCTATACCAACTCACAAACCTATCCCATGGATTTCTAACAACAGTAAAAGTAAGATATATTGAATAATTATCAGCATTTTCATAATTATGTGGCCAATCCAAATCACCAACAAATCTGAAACCAATATATTCCAAATGTCTACTAATACTCATCCCAGCGCATTTAGGATTGTGCAAGTAAATCACTTTGCGCAAATCACAAATATGCATTATGCAATCCTCTGAATAAAAAACATCGACCCATTATATGATGGTTTTGGTTTAGACACAAAATTAACATGCTCCCTAATCATAGGAAGCCATATTAAAATTCTCCAGCAATTATTATAACTAATAAAAGATCTCAAAATAGCTTGTTCACCACCATCTTCTCTTGGAGTGCAATATTTCCAACCAAGATAAATATCATGCCACCCAACAATAACACCAACATTCAGCGTTGGCAATATTTCATTAATAGCCCACGCAGCACCACCAGACGCAGAACCATTATGATCACCATCTATAAATAATATATCATTTTCTTGCAACTTTTCAAAAACCGACAATCGCACAGCTTGAACATCTAACGAAATTAACTCAATATCATATAATTCTTTAAATCTATAATTGCGCGGCTCTATACAAGTTATATGGTGCGGATATGTAGAAATTGATCTAGTATCTAGTATCGCTTTAGTAGACCATCCGCATCCTATTTCAATCATATTGATTGGTTTATAATGCTGCACTATCGCTGATAATAATGACGCATCTATGTTAGCCAAAAAGTCATTATCACATTGATATAATAATGATTTATCATCTCCCCATTCTGGCAATTTGTATTTATTTAACGCAGATGCTAATTCGATTTGATCTGGTATATTAAATAATATTGGGTCCAACTTTTCTACTCATTTATGAATGACACACACATCATTGCGGTGGTCTTCATATCCTTTAAATAATGAATGAAGTGGTTCACCTTTGGCCCAAAATTTATTATGATTATACTTGGTATAACAAATCAGATTTAAAGCGCCCATATCAGAGTGTTTCTCTGTGTTATTACTTTTAGTTAATAATTCTTTCATTGATGAAGCCAATTCTCTAATTGGCTTCATCCATCCACCAACAATTCCAGCATTGAGGATTGGTTTACCAAACATCCTTTCATCAAGAGTACCAAACATAGCTATTATTCGATCACAAACCCATTGTCCAGCAATTGTATTAGTATTTATCATTTGCGCTTCTCTAGCAATCCATAAATCATGTTCATGTGTAAGCATCAAGAACGGGTTGATTTTAAATACAATGTCGAACAAATCAGTTATAAACACAGCTTCTAGATCGTTTAATTGTGATAATACTTGATCTATCACACACCATTTCCACGTTAATAAATTGAATTCTTTAGGACACGAGTCGACTTTAATAATTTTAGTTTTCGGCCATTTTTTGCTAATTTTTGGTAATTCATGATCAGTAATAATTAATGGTTTTAATCCGACTTCATATGCCGAATCTAACCATGGTTTAACTAGCTCTTTATCATCATTTTTATAAAAATTATTAGTATCTAAAAATAAATGTGCCCTATCTTTTTTATCGCTAGGTGATGAACAGAAACGCTGTGGATCACTTTGACTTGTTAAATAAACAGATACCATGTACGCATTAAATGTATTAACATCTATACCATGCAACAACGATGGTTTGGTGATATCACGAATACCTGATCTACTACCACTGTGTATTCTATAATAGTATGTCGTATCAGCTTCATTAAATCTGCCATCAGCTCTATTAACACGTCTCCATATTTCCCAATCTTCGGCAGCAAATTCATTCAAAGTAACAAATGCATTAGACTGTTTTAAAATTGATCTACGTGCAACACATCCAGAATGGCAAAAATTATGTTTATTAATATCTCCTTTAACTGGTTTCCACAAATTAGTACGATCACCAAACTCTTGTACTTTTGTGAACGCAATATCAGATTCTGGGTTCTCTAATGCTTTTAATGATTTCTCAATATAATCTGGGGCAATATGATCATCAGCATCTATAAAGCAAATAAAATCACCATTAGTAGCCCAAAATCCGACAGTTCTGGTTTGATGCGGCGATTTATGATTAACACGCAAATATCTTACACCACGATTTTCATACGATTTAACAATTTCAGGAGTATTATCAGTACTAGCATCATCGATCACAATGATTTCTAATGCTTTAACAGTTTGATTCAATATTGATTCTATACATTCTGATAACCACTTACCATAATTATGACATGGTATTACAACAGAACATTGACTTATAACAACCGTCGAAGCATTAGCAAGTGTTTTATATTTTTTAATTTCCCAGTTACTATCTTGAATTTTTAAATTCATATCTTCATTATTTAAGTATTCAACATACCCAATATTATTAACTATAATCCAATCTTTTACTGGTTTGCTAGCTATCAATTCTTTGATCATTACTTCAACATTAGTTCCAGTAATGATCGCTTTATGTGGATATGATATTATATCTGGGTCATACCATTCAAACACAGCATTCTCAGTTATTACATTTTGTGTTATTGGTACGGCTATCGCATCTTGTGCAATTACGTATGGAAATTCTTTAGACAAAAAAGTTATTAAATTCTGCATAGCATTTTCTATTGATTCTAATTGGCTTAATATATCAAGCATTTTACTTGCATTAGATGCGCAACCTTTACTTAGACGCAAATGTGATATAAGATCATTAAATACAATTGGATAATTATTATATAACCATGCATGAAATGATGCTGACGTTGACAAATTACAAAATTGAGACGTTTTTAAACGCATAGCTCACGTCGTTGGAAATAACACCAAAGACATTTGGTAAACCAAATGTCTGCTTCCAGAATTGCCTCTGATAATTGAATATTCGTTCTTTTCAATTTTAGAAAGCACTAAATTATTTAACTTATCTGAATATTTGAATTTTATAGTGCCTTCATTTGGTATATTAGCAAAATCATTGCTATTAACTGTTGGCCACGCAAATGCTGGGTGCCCAAAGTCACTATATTCATCAATACATGGTGTTGATTTTATTTCACCACCGCCACAAGCCTGATCGTCTCCAATCGATCTTTTAATTATTATGTATTCTTGACCACCGATCTTTAAAACAACACCACAGCATTTATCATTCTGCCAACCCCTCTCATACCAACGTATATGATTTACATCCATATAACAATATTCAGGTATCTTAGCATTTTCACTTATTATTTCTTTTTGTACTTTAGGCTGTGATTGCACAATTGTTTCATTCTTATATAATGAAACAGTCGCACCACCAGATGATTCTTCAGGAAATCCATAATAGTATAATTTACATTGTCCACCATCATGATGAAATGGTGCGGTCAAATTAGTATACGCACTTGACGCATCACTTGCATTAGTAAAAGCACCCTTATTAAGAAATCTAACATTAGCTTTTTTATTACCAGAAATATATTGAATAGCAATAGGAGCTTTATAAGTTTTACCAATCATTGGACAACATTCAGTCAACACAGCAGTATAATCACCAACCGGCAATGCAATTTCAACAGCATTATTATTGCCGTGATTTTTGAGCGGATCTAATGCGACAACATTATCATATTTAACTGACTGTATCGATAATGATTGTGATGCTGCTTGAGACGATGAAGAATCACTAACTAATGCATTACATCCATCGACTGAGAATGTCAATGATTTTATTAAAAATTGAGTTCCGCCAACTATTTGAAATCCAGAGATATCAATAGTACCATTATTAACCGATGAAACATCATACGCTTTATTAATATAACCAGAGAATATATAATTTCGATCATTTTTATAATCAAATATGCCACTACCAGCTGGGTTATATAATAATGATGTTATTAAAGTCCCTGATGCGTCTTTAACATTAACAGTTAATAATGACTGTTTCCATGTTTTATTATCACCATATATTGGATCAATAGACGTCAACATCTTTAATGTCATTTGACCATTACCAATATATGCTGGAGATGAAACAGAAATACCAAATTTTAATGAATTAACTGGCTTAGGCACTGCGTTTGCTGGGTTCAAAGCTGTTATTAATGTAGTGCCATTATATGTCCATGCTATAACACCATCGCTACCTTGCGATTTAAATGGTGTAGCTACGGTCTGATTAACAACTTTAGTAGTTGTATCGCATATACCAGATGGTCCAGGAGGACTCGGCGGACTTGGCGGACTTGGTGGGCCTGGGGGACTTGGTGGACCTGGGGGACTTGGTGGACCTGGGGGACTTGGCGGGCTTGGCGCGGTAGTTTGTTCGTATGCGATACCGGTTAGCTTCAATCCAGTTGATACAGTAATTGATATTTCTTTAATGTATGTGGCTTTAGCAGGATTGCCACTAGAATCTATTTCGAAATCAAATGCAACGATAGTATTTGACCCATCATTGCTAATATAAAATCTATCTTTATTAGTTGGTACTGTGCTACTAGGTTGCATAGTTATATCTTGTGGCCTATTTATACCCTGTGTAAAAATTGACACAGGTGTTCCACCAGATGATTTGATCGCATACACAACATTATCAATAAAGTCAGCGTAAATTATAAAACCAGCAGAATTACCGCCAGAATTGCCCAAAATCACCGGACCTAATTGCTTTTGATTAACAAGCAATTGGGTCAATTTGGTACCATTTAATCTTGCTAAAAATGATGATCCTTGAGTGAATTTGTCATCGATACTATTAATAATTGTATTACCGCTCTTTTTGTTAGCTGTTATGATAAATGATGTTGATGTAGAATCATATGATACACCAACAATACCGTATCCAGCGGCTGTGTATATTGGCTGCCCATTAACATAAAAATATCCTGGGTCAGATCCTGGTGTGCCATATGACCCAGCTATCCAACCTGCTCCGTTTGTTCTGATAACTTCAAAACCATAATAGGTACCTAATGTTGGATTAAAAGCTTTGGTAAATGATGATCTAGACGCTGGCCTATCAGTGGTTCCTTTATAAATAGTATTAAAGTTCACTGGATTACCAGCAGTATCAACTTCACCCCAATAAATACTTCCACCGGCGACACCTATACCACCAACAGAATACCCAACATATTGTGCATCAGTTGACCCACCAATCCATTTAGTAGGCGTATCAGAAGATAAATCAACAGAATAAATCTCACCATTATAAGAAGAAACACCAGTACCAGCATGTTGAGCACCAACCCATAACGTACCAACAACTGATGTCGGTGGAGGTGGTGGCCCTGGCGGGCCTGGTGGAGGAGGCACAATATTATCTGAACAAACTTCAACAGTTATTGACCCGACGTCAAGTTCTAATTTTTTGGTAGCGTCAGTAACAACACCATCCAATTGCATAACTAAATAGAATTTAAAATTTTTATAATAATTCTTAACTTGCGCTGACGTTAAAGCTGATATATCTAAGATATCTAATGATATAACATGAGTTCCCCATGTTGTTTGATCAGTAGATGATGTGATAAAATCATTGGACCATTGAATTTGCCCATTAGCAAAAGTCGTTAATGATGTGCTAGGAGTAACTCCACCACTAATTGCTTCATAAACTTTTAAATTATTTGTACTTGTTACATCGCCACCAATAAGAGCATAAGTATATGCTGTGACTCCATCCGGCATAGTGGCTGGAGACCCATTAGTGACAAAATATGGATTCAAACGATATTTATATACTATTTGTATTGAATAAACTTTAGATGCTAACAATATATCAGCGATAGAGTCAAACCCAGATAATTCAAGGAATGTGGTTTTAGTGTTAGTAGAAGTTTTGTTAAATGATAATATTGCTTTTTGATATGTTGTTGCATTAACCCAATTTTGATTTCCTAATAAACTGCCGATACCAGGATCATTTGGTACAGAATCTTTGGCAGCTAACGTTGAATTTATAGTTGTTTTCTTTGGACATTGGGCTGGCGGTGGAGGCGCTGGAGGACTAGGGGGTGGTGCTGGTGGAGGATTTGGAATTGGACTAGGAACTGGTGGTAATACACCAGTTCCGCATGGGCTATCGGTTACTAGTGATGTTCCTGGTATTTCTACTGTGTCTGGTAAACTACCTCTCTGATTAACATTTATTTTAGCTCGACCAGCAGCCGATGCTGCTGTTGATTCTATATGTTGTCTTAATTGTGTATTTTTAGATTTAGATATACAATATTCTAATGCACAACATAATGCTGCTTTTTGTTCATCGAATAAATCAGACATATTTTGAATCCAATATTTTACTACATCTTCATATCCTTTCTTTAATCTTAAAACTTCTGACGAGAATTTAGCATTTAATGTATCTAGTATTGGATCTATATCAAGAAAATATACATCTTGAGGTGTACCGGTGAAATTATCAATGGCCAATAACCATGGGCTATTGATATTTTGAATTATAAATGATGAACTACCATCGGTAACAATACCTAATGGCTGTCTTGTGATATCAAGCGAATAGTTTGTTGTTACCACCGGATCAATATTGACTGAAATATCAGTTACAACTAAATTGCTATTGGTTGGTATTGTGGATGAGATTACTTCTTGGTCTATTCTGATAGTGCAAGGTGGTGCGTCACCTAACGGTCCTTGTGGCCCTTTTGGTCCTGTTAATTGCTGTTCATCCCCAACTTCTCCGGTGTCTCCTTGATCTCCTCTGTCACCTCTTGTGCCTTTTAAAGATAATTGACCTCTTGCTTGTAATTCTGTGAATAAAGCTTCTAAATCTAAATTAAAATCAAAACCAAACGTATGCTGATGAATATGGAATGGAATATTTTGGCTTAATTGTACTCCGGTACTTGATTTATTACCAACTGATATATTACCATATAATTTAATATAATTATCACCATATAAGTCTATTGAACCAGTAGTAAATGGCGCATTGCACTGTGTCCCAACAATTGTTGATTGTGGTGGCGGTATTAATAGTCTATTTAATTTTTTAAAATCAAGTGCGGTCATTGCCCCAGATTTTATAGTCGTCGCTATAGGTATTGGTATATTTCTAGTAACAACTTTATTCCAAGTTTTTGTACCAGAATCATATTGATATAACTTTCCAGGTGATACTTCATATAGTGTTTTATCATCTGGATTAGAAGGGAATGTCATTGGCTATTAATCTCCCATGTTTTACCATTCATATTAATCTCCAAATACTGTTTAGATGGATCTATATTTAATTTACTACCAGCCTTCTGCGATGCTGCAAAATTACTAATCGGCGGGCCTGGTGGCGTTGGCGGACCTGGTGGTGGTGTCGGAGGAATTGGAGGTATAGGTGGTGTTGGAGGTGGGGGAACAGGCGGCGTTGATGAGTCACCTACTATCGGGCAGTTATTAAAAGTAATGCAATATTCAACAGATGGCATATTGAATTCGCATTCAGCCAACTGTTGCGCTAACCCTCCTAGAATCGATCTTGCTTTTGCATCAATTGAATCGATATACTTTTTGACATCGCTTAAATATTTCGTATCTAAATCTATTAATCTATTCTTATATGTATCAACCATTCCGGTTACAAAATCAGATAGCGTAATACCAGCATTAAAATTGATCGCATTTGATGAATCGATATCGCTTTTGGGCAACCGTAATAATGTCGGATTTAGTGGTAATGGATCAGTACCTATTTTATTGAGTGTCCAATCAGATAATGATGTAACAGTACATGCTGTGTCACTAGTTGTATCAGTCGTTTCTGGTTTTCTTGTTAAAAAAGTATTACCAGATTGCTTATCAGTATTGGTTTTTGATATTTCTGACTCTGTTTTATATGTTATTGTTCTTAATATCGGTGATGCACTTACTTTGGTCGCTGGTAATGTTGGATCTAAATTGATTTTAGATTTTGTTAATGATAATGTACAATCTTGTGTTATATCTAATTTAACTACTGCTGTATCTGTAATATCTGTTAAATCAGTGTAATTTACATTCGTTAATGAACATTGTGTGGTTGTTGAATCGCCTTTATCGCCTTGCTCTCCGGCTGGTCCAATACTGTATCCAGTATCTCCTTTTGGTCCTTTAGGGCCTTTGACACCTTTTTGGCCTTTCTGCCCGCGCAAGTTAATAACTAATGTTTTTAAAAATTTTTCTGTTAGTTCAAATTTGAGACCTGGTGATGTTCCTGTTGTTGTTAGATCTGTACCTTCACAATTAAATGTTGATGGTGATTTGCAATTGTCTAATGGTTGTAAATCTTTAGACACACATATAATGTTTATACTGTCGCTTTTTAATTTGATATCTCCTTGTATAACGCCTTCTGGATTTGATCCGCTTTGCAATAATAATTTAGTATCTACTATAATTCCAAATGCGCCACCAACTGATGGTACTTTGTCTAATAATAATTTATCTCTTTGTGATAGATATCCTGGAGATGATGCGGTTGCTAGTTGTAATTCATCTGATGCACCACTTCGTACCCATAAATCATATTTAATATCATATATCCATCTATTATTATATGCATCTATGTATATCTGCTTATCCGTTGGATTATTTGGTAGGAATGAGTCTCTATTTATTAGCTCGCCTGCCATCCTAACCTCTTTTAGATATATACCATAATTTAATTTTGATTATGCAAATTTAAATGTGGAGGACACTATGGATTTAAAAGAAGTAATTGACGCACAAGAGTCTACAGCGAACATTTTACATAAATGTTCTGATATCTTGGGTACTGGTGCTGGTTTTAAAATATCAGATGGTAAACCAACCACTGATAAAGCTATAATAGTATTCGTTGAAAAGAAATTAAGCAAAAGATCATTATCAAAATTTTCAGCGCCATTACCATCTGATATAGATGGTATACCAATAGATGTTATAGAAGTCGGGAAATTAAAAAAGCATGCATTAAATACTAAAGTTAGACCATTAAAACCTGGTTATAGTTGTGGTCATATCAATGTTACATGTGGTACTATTGGAGGATTTTTTATCGATAAAGATGGTGATAAGGTAGTTTTAAGCAATTGCCATGTTTTGGCTAATGAAGGTAATGCTAATGTTGGTGATTTAATTTATCAACCTGGTCCTCTTGATTCAAGAGCTGATAAATCATGGAAAGGGTGGGCCAATCCTGAATCATTATCTTATTTTGCGACGTTAAAAGCATTTTCTAATTTGAATCCTTCTGGGGTCAATGTTCAAGATTCTGCTATTGCTAAAATACCAGATGAAATAGTTAATGCTAATTTGATTGATTTCTTATACCCATCTATTAATAAAGCTTTAAATGGGTTTGGCGATGCTGCGATTAATATGTCAGTTCAGAAATGCGGCAGAACGACCGGTTATACAACTGGTCGTGTTATAGCATTAAATTCTGAATTTGGTATTCAATATGATAAAGGCAATATCAGATTCAGTAAGTGTATTGTTACTACCCCATTAAGTCAAGGTGGTGATAGTGGTAGTTTGATACTTAATCATGATATGAATGTTGTTGGTTTATTGTTTGGTGGATCTCCTAAAGTTACAGTCGCTAATCCTTTTAATATTATTAAGGATCAATATGGGTTATCATTATTTAATGATACGCCAGATGAAATTATAACATTGAATAATGGTAAGTGGAGTATGTTCACTTCTCAAACTGCTTCTTATGCCATTGGTGGTGAAGAAGTGAAATTTAAAGCTCGTAGTAATGAATTTGCTTGTATGGAATTAGTTTTTACACAACCAGATACTAAATTGGTTGAGTGTAATATTTTTACTGGCACTGATGGTGGTGCTTCTTGGGGTCCTGGTATTACAATTTGTTGGCCTGATAAATCTATTAAAGTTAATTTACGTAGTGGTGGCACTTTTGGCGCATGGGTGGATGGTACTGAATATACTGGTGTTGGATCTGTTAAGCCAAATACATGGTATAATTTAAGAGTTGTGATTGATAATAAAATGATTTCGCTTGAAGCTGATGAAGCTGATGGTAATGACTCTACGTGGTCTAAAGTTATCGATCTTCCTAGAATGCTATTACCGCATCCCCCAATTATGGTTAGGATTGGCAAAACTGATATGAGTGGTGGTAAGTCTGACCATGGTGATCATGGTATTGATGGTGAGTTTATTGTTAAAAATGTTAAGGTTGTATACGATTAGACCGGCGGGATACGCCGGTCTAATCTGACTTGATATGATGCTGACGATTAATTAATCGTCGTCTTCGTCGTCTTCCCAGTCATCGTCGTCATCTTCCCAATCATCATCATAGTCGTCGAAGTCGTCGTCATCGTCGAAGTCGTCGTCATCATCGATATCGTCATCGACATCGATGTCATCATCTACCATTTCAGTCTTCATCAACATATTCCTCTCCTTCGTCATCGACTTCATGCTCACCATCCAACTGGTCATTCAAAGCAAGAAGTTTGTGTGCTAAAGCGATTAATCGCCCATCAGATGTAGATTTTGTTGTATCGAGCAAATGCCTACCTAATGATACGGCAAGGTCGATATCAAGCATCACTGGAACATTATTGGGGTCACTATAGACCGTGAATGAAGGTTTTGAGAATTTCTTCAACACGTCTGATTTCGGTCTCGGGGGCATTTACACTTCCGGAAACAATAGAAATAGAGATCTGTGAGAAAAATTGGAGATCAAGGCCATGGTGGCGACCTTGATCTCCTGAGCGAACGGGTGACATAGTTATTTTGCATTCTTCTTTTCCATGTAAAATGAACTTTTGTTCATTAAATATTAAATTCGGCTATTTCACTAACATTATATGATGATTCGACAACAGCCACAGCACACAACTCATCATTAAACACTTCCCCACTAATATAACCGATAAATCCAGTGGTTTTGGCACACGATGTCATAATTTTGCATACTTTAGACTCTAAAAATTTATTAGCCGGTGGCTTTTTACCAGCCCCAACAATCCTATTAATTTCTCGCTCAACAAATTTGAACAAATCGGACGAAATAATATACACTTTATCATTAACAACTAATGATTTATTACCATATGTATTACCATAAAACACAAAATCACTTGATTCAATCAACGCCCTATTAGACCTATCAAGACACAACAAAAACGCTGATGGTTTACTAATATTCCCAATTTTGCCAGTAAAATAATTAACATCAAATTTCTCAACAATAGCAATAGGATGGTATAGTGTCATTTACTTAACGGTATTTCCCTTATCATAGCAACAAACTTCTCAATTAAATCGTTACGAATATATATTTTATCAACACTATTTACGTACTTGCCAGATCCAGCACGTAATCGATCTGGAACAAACTTAGTTTCATTATTTTCAATATCTTTAATAGCTTTCTTTATAGCTAAATAACCAGTTTTATCTCGACGACTCTGAGCGATAGCTATGGTTGCCGTAGCCATAGCAATATAGCACTCAGGAGGACCAACTCTTTCAGTCATATAATGAGCAGACATTACAACAGACGGAAGTAATAAATTATGTGCAGCATCTTCAAAAGCAGACACCATCATACGCCTACAAATGTAAGCAGGATCTTCACCAGAAACCAACCATTGAGCTAACCAATAAATAGCGCCATCATCATCAGAATTTTGAATACATGTTTGATAAGCAGACGCATAATCATAATGCTCATTACCTGACTTATCAAACACAATATGCTTATCTGGAATTACACTATCGATATGATACTCAGTGATATCACCATTAATCGCAAACAATTCAACAGCCGCTTCAATAGATAATAACAATTTCCTAGCATCACCGCTGCATCTATTAATAAGCCTCTTAGCCGCTTCACCGGTAATATTTGTATCTTTACCAATCGATTTATAGTATTTGATAGCTCTGATAATCAATTTTGCAAGATCATCTTTACTAAATGGTTTAACTTCAACAACTAAACATCTAGATATCACAGCACTATTAACAACAAATTTTGGTTTCTCAACCATAGCACCGAATAAAACAATCGTACCGTCTTCGATCACCGGTAACAATACGTTTTGTTGATTTTTGGCCCAATGGTTTATTTCGTCAACAAAAACAAATGTTTTGATACCATTCTGTCCGTTTTTCTTTGCCCTTTCGACGGCTTTTCTCAAATCGGCAATAGACGAATCCGTGGCGTTAAGTTCGATCAAATCGGAATTGGTTTCTTTGGCCAAAGCGATAGCTAAAGAAGTTTTGCCAACACCTGGAGGACCCCAAAACAATATATTAGTAAAATATTTAGTATCAATCATCCGCCTCAAAATTCCATCTTTACCAACTATATGGTCTTGACCTATAATATCATTTAATGTAGATGGTCTTAATAATGTTGTCAAACTCATTTATATTCCTGTTCAATGATCTCATCGACTGTTTTATTAGAAATACCACTTTTCAAACATATATGATATAATGAATCTGGGGTTAATTCATATGATTTATCAATCGATAACATCACATGTTTCTCTACTTTATCAAAATTCTCTCCGTCAACAGAAACAGTCAAGTCAATCCATTCAGAATCTGTAAAATTACGACCACCAATAATACCATATTTATTATTGCCATGATAAAACAAATATGCCTTTAAATGCATATCAAGTGAATATCTCCATTTAATACTTTTAAAAGTATCAACATGATTTAAATATCGTATAGTTTGCATAATATACTTATTTTCACAATACCGGCATCTTTCAGTTCTACAACTTTGATAGCATGATATACCTATTAATATAGTAATATCATTACATTTATCGATCATTTCGTCTAATATATTTCTAGTATTGGACGTATAACCCCATGATCTAACATCATCATTAGTTTTTGTAATACCACAATATATACCGAACGTTGACATAACTATTTTATCTGGCTTCGACTTAGCTAATTCTAATAACTTTTTATTGTGTTCGTCAGCTTCAATAAAGAAATTCATAATGTCTCCTTAACAGAAAATACAAATTCAACGGAAAGTAAATATATAATAAGGAGATATAAAATGGCCGTCAGATCACATGTCGCAACAATAATGATTCAAAATGTGGATGCCGCAGGTGTCCGTATCGATAAAAATAATTCATCATTCAATGATATACGTGCTACATCAGAAATGAAGCACTTAATCAAACCAGATGCGACCATAGCAAATTCAGCAAATTGGCCAACACTAGAATCATATATTGCGGCAGAAGCCACCGATAATTATATTTTAGGACATTTAAGCCAATACATAATAGTAACATATCATGCCGGCGATATAAACTCAGCCACTTAATCTAAATATTTAGCTATAATATTTTGATGCGTAACTTTAATCATTTTAATCGGTAAACAATATAATGCTTCTATATCGTATACATATTGAACGTGAATATCTACTGGTTTAATACAACCAACTGTACGTCCTATTGATAGCATTAATTCTATATCTTTTTCGCCTTCGGTAAACGTAAACCAATCACTTGGTTTAGTACTAAAATAATATAATGCATTGCTTAATTCAAGATTGTTTAAACTAGTAACATTATATGATGGCGTACGATGTCCAAATTTTGATACTAGCATTTGCTTAATTGGTATTGGATTCACACCAACAAAAGTGTATAAATTTTTAATATTTGAATTATAAATCCAATCATCATATTCATATTGATATTTTATCGCATCTTTCAAAGATAAAAACACAAATCCAGGAATCCTGTTCATCACAGGATCGTCAGACATCATCCATTTATAATAACGTCTGCCCATACCATATATTTATCGCAAACATATTAGCCACGTTTATGGAATATATATAATACCGCCGCCGCTGGTATAATTACCATACTCATTTTAAACGCTATATGCATAAATAACGTCATGAAACCTCTAATGTTACTTATTCGTAACCTAATCGTTCAATCATACGTTGAACAATGCCACTTCTAACAACATCTTTTTGTGTAAGCATAGCGATACCGACACCATCAAGACCAGCTAATTTTTCAATACAATATGTTAAACCACATTTTTCTCTAATATCGCTTTGTTTAGTGTCACCACACATCACTAATTTACTATTATCACCCATTCTTGAAACAAACATTTTACATTGCATAATAGATGCATTCTGGAATTCATCTCCAATTATGAATGCATTTTTAAATGTTCTACCTCTCATATATGCTAACGGCACCATTTCTATCATTCCTTTATATCTGGTATATTCATCTTTCGTTAAGAATGATGAAAATGCATCATATAATGGTTGCATATATGGTGATGCTTTATCTTCTGCGGTGCCCGGCAAATATCCCAAATGTTCGCCGGTACTGACAATTGGTCTAGATATTACTATTTTTTGAATTTTATTTTGAAGTAATAATTCGACGGCATATCCTACTGCCATCCATGTTTTACCAGTCCCAGGTGCTCCAGCGCATAACGTTACAATATTATTTTGTAGATTTTCTAGATAATTTCGCTGTCCGGGAGTCAAACATTTAAGTTTTCTGTCGTTCTGTGTTAGAGTAGGTGATTGGTCAGAATGAGTCTCTCTTTTCCGTCGTGCCACTTTATATCCTTTTAAATGACTTAAAGGACTCTAAAATATTTTACGGCGGAAAACCGAAATCATAAATTCTGTATTATACCTCTATTATCGATTTGTTAAAGCAAAATTCTCAATCGCATCGGCTAAACTAACTGTACTACCAGTAACCGCAATAACTGGCTTAGACCCCATAGCATTTTTAGCAGCATTTTGAATACTGACTGGCGTGAATGACGATGCTATGAACAATACATCATTCGATGACATACCACTTAAATTATTCTTCTCAAATCCCTGAATAACCAAATCAGAAAATTTACCTTTTAATTTTTCTATTTGACTATTAATAAGCCCAACGATAGCAATCCGTAATTTTCTACTTTCATGCTTTACAACAGGCTTAACAATATTTGAATTATTAGTGGCCGTATTTGGATTAGCATTAGCATTGGCTGCGCGTTGAACAGCAGTCAAATATGCTGTGCTCAAAACACTAACAGGAAACACTTCAGCCAACATATCAACTGGCATAGCACTGGTAAGGATTTTCAAAAAAGCAACATCTGAAAATCTATCTGCGATAGCCGCGACAACTTCATTGTTTGGTAAAGTGGCTACCATTGCTTGTGGTTTACATTGATCAAGCAATTCTTCCATTGCTTCGACATTTTGCTCTAATTCTTTTATTTTGACGATTTTATCTTGTAACGAAGAGATACTCGTTAACATTTTATTATCGATTTTTGAAATCAATTTACATAATTCACGCACTTGTGCAGTGCCACATAATTTTCGTTGCCTATTAGGTGGCAACACTTGCATAGACATATTAGCCAATTCTGCGATTGACGCATCAGGATTATTAACACGTTCGCGCCATATACGTTCAGCCAAAATATTTTTTTCTTGATCAGTCCACACAACTCTAGTTAATTTTCGCTTCTTTATTTGCGTTTGCGTTTGCGTATGCGTATGCGTATGCGTATGAGTATCATCTTTTTTAAATGGAATATTCAAAGTGACCAATGCCACAGCAAGATCACCAGTTACTCCCATTCGCTTCACAGCAGCATCATAAAACCATGTTTTATTAATATCTATTCCACGTAATTTCAATTCCTTAACTAATTGGATGCGGGTATCTCTGTCGGCTTCTCGTAATTCTCGAGTGAAGAATCGACGCTCCCCAGATCTTGGAGACGTCAACATTCTAATCATCTTCTCGATACTACTAATCATAACATCCCAATACTTGAAGTACTTATTTCCTGATGATGGTTAGGTAGACCGCAACAGCTTCATTGACTAAACTCTGCGGGTCTGTCCCAATCGCATCGGCAATCTCAACCAGATTCTTGCAAATATCGTCTCTGATCGTAAATTTCGTTAGGCCGCTAGTCGTACACGATTCACTGGATATTATAGAAATTCTAGGCTTTTTCGAACGTGATCTCGTCGTATTATGGCTGCGTCTCTTAGTATTCCCGGTTAATATAGTATTCACTATCATAGCATGATGTTTAGTGATATTGAAATCACTATTAATAAATTCTTCTAATGTTTTATTAGTGCGTATAAGCGACGATGTAAACCATGACCCATTAATATGATGACCTATTTTATCGACAATGATTCTTCTACTCGATGGCGATAAAGCTTTCATAATAGTCGTAAAAGACACCCTATTAAATCTTGAATTACCATAAAACAATTCAACGACACGATTAATAGTATTTTCATCAGCCGCAACAGTAACATCAGCAGACATCAAATTTTCTCCATAGCATTCACATTGAAAAAACTACGTTGAAGCAGCAAATACACATCAGGTTGGAAAGTAATTATGCAACAAACCAGAGCGACCCATACCAAAAACGTAATAATTGAATCACTAAGTCATGAAATTATAACTAACTTTGATACTTATGAATTAGAAAATATTATGGATGTTCATAATTGTGCACAATTCAAACTATTCACAAATAAAAAATCAGTACTATTCACAATTCTAACATATAAAAATACTGTATCGATACGTTGTAATGTTTGCCAAAATGATGCGCAAGCATCATATGAATACATGGAATTTTCTATATTAGATGATTTTTCAGATCAGATCAAAAATTTAATATCTAAAATACTCACTTCCATCAATTAATTTATCTGTTAAATTTCTCTTCAATTCTTCGATTTCTTTCCTATCGAAAGCACTTTTACGACCTCTAGTTCTGCCAGATATATGTAAATCAATATATCTCCTGGCACTATCGTCGTTACCATGATGATGGTAATATTTTGCAGCAACAAATAAGCAATCATTATGAACAGATCTTGCCCAACCAATACCTTCACAACACTGATTATTCATAATAGTAATTTGATCATTTTTAATAAACTGATTCAATAATTCAATAGAATCATGAGATTTAAATAGTATATTGCTAGCGTGTAATACACATTCTGGACAATTAGGTGCTAATTTGATCGCTTCTAATGCTATAAGTGATGCTGTCGGATTATCAATTTTATATAATGCTCTGGCATATTGAAACATAAACCAGTGATTGGTCTTGTGTTTATCGTAAAAGAAATCGAATCGTTGTATTGATACTTTCCATGTTTTATTTTTAATATGATCAAGTATCACTGGTAATTTTTTATGAGTCATTGCTTGATTATCTTACAAATTCCTACTTCTGAATCTAATATAGTATCGATAGTCCATCCGCATTGTGTATTTAATATCTCTCTCATACACCTACATTTTTCTGATTTCCAATCATGCATAATTATGCATGATTTTGACCGCATCATATTATTTAAGCAGTTAAAAGCGCGTAATGTATAATCTCCGTCTTCTGGCCCATCTATAAATGCAAAATCTATAATATTAATATTTAATTTAGGAAATTCAGTTAAAAAATCACCAAGATATGATCTTACATATTCTATTACGCCAGCAGCTCGTAAATGTCCAATAGCTTCATCTCTGAATTCTGGATTTATTTCGAATGTGTGTAATAAACCTCTATTATTTGATTTTAATGCTGAAGATGTGTAGTACGTACTACCCATTCCTTTCCATGTGCCTATTTCGACTAGCACAGATGGTTTCATTGATATTACTGTGTCATATAATAGTTTTCTTTCTTCTGGGTGTAATTGGCCAATATCCCTATTGATAGTAAAATCCATTCGTGTGCCTTTCAAAAGCGGAGTCTAAGGGATTCGAACCCTTGATACCTTACGGCATGGCGGTTTTCAAGACCGCTGCATTTAACCACTCTGCCAAGACTCCGAATTTATTCACGCATTACCCAATATAATACTCATCATATCCTTCCATTGATACTTCACTCTTAGCATTAATTTTATCAAATGGGATCATCCAAGCATCTTGTTTAGAGCCATAGAAAAACCAGTAAAAACGGCAGGATTCGAACCTGCAAGATCATCACGATCCACCGGGGTACAAAGCCGGTTCCTCATCCAACCGGATCGCTTTTACTAATTACTCAGAGAAACATGCATAAGACATCAACATTCCACGTAACACACCAAAAGTGTAATCAACAATGTTAATCGATTGAAATTCGCCTTTAAGTGAATACATGTTATTCACACACAAAATTCTATTATCAACAGTAACTTTAATTTCAAACTCACTCTTTCTATAAATAATCATCATACCATGGCCATCATATTTTGCATATACTATATATGATCTATTACTAACTGCAAAATACGTTAATAAATCATTCAATATTATAGTCTCAATATCTGGCAATATATCATACGCCGTTAGAATATCACTATGATAGTCACTCATATAATAATTACTTTTTAATAAATGGAAGCCACCGCATATACATTTAATATAAATACTCTTATTAGATATATAAAATCGATCACTTATTCTGGCACATTGATTCATATATTGTCATTGCTAACTTTTAAAAATTCGTTAAATCACTTTATTTTTAACATGTTCCCAAACCATTTCAGATATATCATCGATATCACCAGACATATCTAACTTCACGTAACCTTTTTCTTTTGGTAATAATTCACAATATTTAGCATCCAATTTATCAGTATATAACTCTAAATTTTTATTAGGACTTCTACTTAATTTTAAATCTTCCCCGTTGCCATAATAACTATGCTCTTTTCTATTAGTCACTCTTCTCATTACAGTTTTAACTGGTGCATAACAGTGAAATATTATGTTAGGTTTACGTATGCCTTTATAAATATCGCTTATTAATTTTCTACTAACACCTCTTAATTCATCTCTCGCATGACTAGTATAATAATACCTATCACACACAACCACTTTACCTTCTTGTAGAGCAGGTTCTATTTCAGTTAAATATCTATACCATAAATCAGCAGAGTGCATTAAAGTGAATAGTATCGGATACATTTCTTTTTTATTTTTTAATTTTTTAATAGCTGGGTGTATAGGTTTTGAACTATTCCAACATGTGTTAATAAATGAAATAGATTCATTTTTCAATTTTTTACATAAATTACTAGTTTGTGTACTTTTACCAGCGCCATCCACACCCTCAAATACAATTAATACACCTTTATCGGCAGATTCATTTAATATTCGTGGTCTTATAATTGATTCACCAAGAATATCTTTAGCTATTTTAGTAACTATTGAATTTTGTGAAAATGCTATAGTTGGCATTTTAGATAAATTAAACCATCTATATTGTGAAGCATCAGATCCTATTTTAATTTTAGCATCATCTGGAACAACGCAACCATATAGATATTGTTTATGGCATCGACCTTCAATTGGTGATCCATTACATATAAATTCTGGATCACATTCTAATCCTGTTTCTTCATTTACTTCTCGTATAGCTGCGTGTAATTTGTCTTCGCCTTTCTTTAGATGTCCTCCAGGCACATCCCATTCACCTATCCCTGGCGCTCGCTTCCTACGAACCAATAATACTTGTGGGCCATCTTGTGTTGCTTTTAATACTATCACACTACTAACTTCTTGTATATCGCTTTCACATATCATATATAATTTCATTGTGATTTCCAATTACCAAATACAATATATTTGAATAGCTCCCACGGTAGGATTCGGACCTACCTGTGATGATTTTTCATTCTTTTCCGAACAGCATTATCAGTAACGCCAAACATCCTACCAACTTCACAATATGAATATCGCTCTAGAAGTTCTGGTAAATTATTAGGCCAATCGATTTTATTTGCTTTTTTTGCGGCGCATTTATAAGAACACGTCACATTATAAAAAGATTTAGGATCTCCGCAGATAGGACACTTATCAATTCTTTTTTCTATATAAGGCCAGTTAGCGTATTCTTCATTAAATTTATTAATATTATCTGGGATTTTAGTGATCCCAGCATGAACTTCCCTATGGCAATTTGCGCAAAGCATAACACATTTTCTTAATTCAATCAATATCTTATCCCATGCTCTAGCATTCTTTAATAATTTCCCAAATGCAAAATCTTTATCATTTGGATCTAAATGATGCAATTCCAAAGCGCCATTACATTTATTATAACTACAAATCCCACAAAGACCACCAAATGATTCAACAATTATCATTTTAAACTTTTTACGCCATTTTTTAATCGCTTCTGCCGACATTTCGAACCCCAAAACATCACTTTACATATTTTTGCGTAAAAGTTCAAGCGTTACATTTTACTTAAAACCACGTATGAATTCTATTCCACTTAAAAGCATACGTATCTTTAATAATCCTATACAGCACATTATATTGATAATCAATATAATTGATTTTAAAATACGAATGATATGACAATGAATGTGACATTACACCAATAATATGTATAATTTCGCATGAAGGAATATATTTATGACATTTAATTTCCAATAATGATATCTCTGAAGAGTACCATATATTTTTACCAATGTGAATTATTAGATAATTATCATAATCATGTGAAATTTTGACTGTTAATTTAAACTGTTTAGAAATTAATATTACATCATCGATAATTATTTGTTCTATGTCATCCATTCATATCCAATCTGGCCTATACACTCTACTAATTATAATATCATCAACATCAAAAACAACATTAGGTATCTTTGTCCAACTATATCCACCACCAATTTCATACATAGTATGATCAATATCAACAGCATACGATTCGTCGTCATCATACGCAATCATATATGAATGGTCATCACCTTCATGCCCGCCTTCAGTTGATTCTATACCATTTTGACTCATGATATCAGCAAAAGCAGACGATATCATATCACAAATACCACCCTCTTCTTCATCCCATTCATCATATATTAATTGGGCAGCACTAACCATTGATGGTCTTAATACCACCAATCGTTTACGTAAATCATGTGATTCATTAATTAATGATATTTTCATATTATATCTTTTCATCTTCATCATTATACCAATAATATTGTCTGACATAATTAACAACTTCATAAATATCAGAAGACGACATTATAGTTGATTCACGGTAGCCTCTACTAGCTATCAATTTTATAATATCATCATAAACATCAATTCTATACGATTCATACTCACTTAATGTGTGTTCAAAAAGTGGTATTGTTTTACAATCATTATATGGTTTGATGTACGGTATCCACAATTTTAACTCATCTGCTTGTGGTTGTGTCTGATGTCTTCTAAAACACATTAATTGTATAGATGATTGATTAGTCTTTGGGTTGTAACCAGATTTATAAGTATATTTAAAATACCTATGTAAACAATTCCATGATCTAAAAACATCTTTCGGTATTGACTCATTTGGAATGTACACTACCATCCACCAATGAATTAATGCTTCAACATCAAAAGCATTATTAACACGTTCGAATAGTATATTTCTAAGCATAAGATCATAATCTTCAAACAATTGAAGCTGACCACGATATTTAGCTTTAAATGTATCAAGTATCATTTTACTATCCATTAACGATAACCCTTTTAACTAAGTCAGCGATAATTCTTGATTGGTCAAATGCTATTTCAGCATCGTCTATATCAAAGTAATCATTATCATACTTTTTATTTGTTAATCTTTCTATTTCTTTCTTATCTGATTCATCGTCATTACCAAATGCTGATTTATTTGTTTTATTCCATGGATTTCCATTGCGTGGAATATAAGCACGTAATGTTTTACCATTTTTGTCTAAATATATGAAAAAATGTACTGGATATTCCCAATCACCACCGGCCACTACACCAATAACAGATAAATTACCAAATCTTTTAGGTCCAACAATTTTACTGTGGCTAGCACTGTATGGTGCATTATATTCATAATTTTCAAAGTCGAAACTGACTTTACTTATATCATTTCCTATTTTACCTATTGAGTTAAGTGTATGTCTATCGAAAGTGTTATTGACTAATGCGTCATCTAATTTCGTTAGTAATTCAGATTCTGAAATATCAGCTGCGTATCTCATGATTTATCCAACGGGTGTTTAGGAAGCAGTTCTAGTTCAATTGGCCATTGGCCATCGGCAAGCATATTCTTTTTTACACATGGTATTGGTTGCATTTTGCGACGTTTACAACACCATATTGTTGTGCCCCATTTTGATCGTGATGCTAACCATACGTTTTTAAGTTCTACATATGGAATATATTCAGCATCGGCACATGCATATGCAAATGTGTCACTGCATAGCACATATAATGCTATACTTGATTCGTTAGTTGGTAATTCAGGATATACTTCACTAGTACCAACGAACACATGCGATTCGTTTATTAATTCTTGAACCATATCAGTCGGTTCAAAGTCATCATCATTTAATTCATGATTTGACACAGTTCCACTCATTCATTTTGATGCCAATATCGGCCAATGGGGTGTACTCTTTAATACATCGTTTCATATATTTATGAAATCTTATTAACTCATTAGAATATTTTCTAATAATATCATCGTTGTATTCAGCGATTGGAATAGTTATTTTCTTAAATCTTTGTGATATATCTGTTAAAATTATAGTTATGTTTTCAACCACAACAATAAATTCTGTACCATATTTAGTTGTGACTTCAAACATACGACCGTTGGTTGGATTATTATACACAATATAATGTTGCACATAACGTGGTTCAATCATTATTATGTCATTAATAACAATATTTGTAAATTGACTAAATGGCTCATATTGATATGAATGGCGTTTACCACTATTAAATAATGGTTTATATTTGCCGTTTGGTTTAATAATAAATATATCATTGTCTACACCATTGGCTCGTGTGTAATATTGTATCATATGAACTCCATTGGCATATCAGTATTCAATACTGATTTAAGCCATTCAAACGAATAGTCATTATAATAACAACGTTTACCACATTCACTTGATTCATTTCGATTTATAAGAAGTATGATACGATCATATTCAATATGAATATTATACTTTTTAACTTTTACAAAAACATATTCATTAAAACCATTAGTTCTAAGAGTTCTCATTGGATGACCATTTTTATGATAACATTCATATACCACTCGCAAAGACAGTATATCACTTATAATTAATGAATACATTTCCCATATCGGCGTGAATTCAATTGTATCATTACATTGCTCGTTAGTCATAATATTAATATATTTATTATCAACCAATTTATAAACATAAGATACATTATGTGCTTTATTATAATAATACATGATAATACCAAAAAGTCGGGCAACACATTATGTGTTGCCCGACAAAAGAATCATGTTAACTAAAACAAACAAAATCATCCATTTCTATACCTACTTAAAGTGCTTCTAATCACATCAAAATCTTGGTCGATCAGTAACTTCCCGTTTCGATAAACAGGAATTAACATACCACCAGCTTCTTGTTCTTTAGTGGCGTTTTGTATTACTGAAAAATCTTCATCGACTCTCATCAATCCCTTGTGTGACTTTTTCCAAGAACCAGTTTTGGGTGATTTAAATATAGCTTTAGATTCACCATTGATATCTATGTTAGTCGCTTTACAAACATACCCAAACGTGTCTCTGGTGGCGAATTGATAAGTATAACTACCAATTCCAAGAACAACGTTAGATGAACAGTAATGCTGATCAACCAACCCTTGCAATATCAATTTTTGCTCTTTAAGGTCGATTGAATCACCATATATAGCACCAACATGTCCGTCAACCTCAATATATCCGGCATCATTACGATTGCTACCGAATATTTCATCAAGGCATCGAACTAATCCCTTCCGCTCTGGCTCAGATTCAGCATTCTTATCACCACAAATTATTTTATGTGGCGTACCGCTATCTGGCCTAATCACTAATTTACCATTTCTATTCATAATAATATCTTTAATACTTGGCAAGAATTCAGTGACGAATCGCCAAAAATCATATGAATCAGCAACAACTGACAAAATACCAGTTGGATACGTAACAGTTAAGAGCCTCTTAACTGTTTCGAATTCATCATCAGCGCACATTACACTATGTTCTGTCGCTGGTACAGAGCCACCAACAAATCCAGTAGCATTGTAATAATGCTTCAAAAATTTGATAGCTGGTACTGTATCTGTACCCTTGAATGACAATAAATGTGCCGCCCCTGATACACAAGCATCAGCAACACCACTCATACCACGAAATGAAAAATCATGACCTTGGAAATCAACGAAATCTGCATTTCCACCAGTTAGTTTGGCGTATGCATCAAACACTTTTCTGAATTCATGTGCCATAGTTGCTGAATTGCCGGGTTTCCATACTTCGCAACTAATTAAAGTTTCAAAGTAATTGGTAAGCCAGTAGAATTCAGGTATTGTGTTTTTGATTGTCATCAACGGCACTTGTAAAGGAACGACAGATCCTTCACTCAGCGCTTTTATTTCTAATGGAAGATATCCAAGATTATGCAAATCTCGAACATGCTGAACATCGAACACTATACCTAACGACTCTTCCATTAATTGTTTATATTCATCACAAACTTCGTCAACATCTCTGCCGAAAAAGTTGTCATTAAATTGCGATATTAAGTATTCTTTGATAACATATTGTAATCCAAAAAATACAACTTTATCGACGCCATCGATACGGCTTTTACGGGCAGTAAAATTTGAGTACACTTCACGCGTACCTCTTGGGTACTGCGATCTATGATCTGCCTTGTAAAAATCAATAAGAAACATAGGATTTACTGGAAACACGGAATCACCTCCACCTGAGAATAGTCACTCACACCACTAACACTGTCAGTTGTTATAATGCGTTTATAATATTTCTTTAAATCTCTGATACCTTCTGATCCTCGAGAAAATACGCCATGCGATATATACAATGATGGCATAAAATTATACAATTCTAAACATTTACCCAAAATATTAAATGTCGCGCCACCATCACATATATCATCGATAACTAATATTTCAGCACCACTCTTAACATGATCATGATATTTAATTTCGTAATGAGTGATATAACCGGTCGATTGATCCCTTACTTTTTCACCAATCAAAATTGGCTTATTAGTTGTATATCTGTTTGCGGCACCAGCATCTGGGAAGCATACGCAATCAAAATCACATGCTAAATAATCAATATCAGGCATATCAATATTAATTACAGTACCAACGATAGTATTAAGTAATTCAGAGCTATGCGGATCAAAAACTCTTATTGATTTGAAATTTAAATACGATAACCAATCTATAAATGTGTGTAATGCGAATGTGTGTTTATTATTAACATTTTTATCTTGTCGACCATACGGCAAATATGGTATTGTTAAGTTGACATTGTTACCTATCAATGTCATAAGCTGCATAATTGTGACTAATTCGATTTCTGTGTCGAATCGCCAATATATTTCATGCGGACCACTGGCTGTGTATATTGCATCATCTGGCAATTTCCATACTTGCTGCGTACCATCAGGAAAATGTGTAGGAGTAACATCAATACCGTTTAACGTAATCATTTCGTTTGCCTTAAAAGAAAGACACAAAATACAGCTTTGAAGTTCACAATTGAATTAAGATTTGCATCCTGATTCTTCGTGTTCATCCCACGCCAAAATGATATCCTTATGATATCGCTTCAACCTATCATTAATAACTTGACTATGCGGTGTCAATTTAACCACAGTGCGTGGAAGTTTAATTTTTCTAAATCTAGGAATGATATGATATACTTCATGCCCCAATTTATTAAGATAATCAGCTATCATTGATCTATGACATCTAGTCCAACATGCTTCACAACATATCATAGCATAATTACGGCCATCTTTTGATAAGTTAATCAAATCACTTACACTATCCATAAATTCTGGTAATTGCATATAATGCTGATAATCATGAAATCCATAATTTGTCCAACCAAATTCATCAGTCAATGGTCTCTTTTTAGCTATCCGTTGCTTTGGAAACGCATTATTTGTATAAATTTCAATATCAACATCATATCGCTCCTTAAATAACTTGATTGTGTTATCTGACAAACTAGCATGATGGTTATTCCATCCGCCAAGGTATGGCCACCATTGATATTCTATGCCAGCTTCAGTAAGCCATGCTCTCATACACTCTTTATTAAAATGCGGGTAATTTTTAGAACCAGGATGGCTACGTGTATCAATTATAACATCGATATTTGCAGTTTTGCAAATATCGATGAAATCATCTACTGAAAACGTCGAATGCCCTAAACTGTGTAACATTTGATACTTTCACAAAAAACGAGTTAACCGTTAACTTTCTGGTCTTTGATAAGTGAATTAATATACTCTATTGAGTAATCAAAATATGAATACTTTATACCACGAACACTAAATGACTTATTAGAAAATACTAAAAATTCATTAGATGCAATATTAACATGTATTTGTGAATCGTATGTATATAAAATCTTATTAATTTTATAATTTGCGATTAGATCATTTAATATAGCATTATGCAGTGGGCATATCGACCAATGTAATACAATAGTACTGTTTATTGTTTTAGATGACGCTGTATAATGATATGACGACGTCATTGATATAAGTAAGTCACTAGACGTGGCTGAAGAAGTATGCACAGGCGAAAAGTCAAGTATACGGTTTGATAATATTTCCCTTAATTGATCATCATATATTAATCCAGAATATGTATAATACTGTTTCACGATGTGTACTCCATAATCAATTTTAAAAAATACTCTGGTGAGTATTCAGTAAATGAACAACATATATCATCATTGTCATAATGATCATATCTACATCTCGATTCTCCACAATTGAATATTATACTATCGCTATCTATATCAATATATATCGCGTGATCATTATAGATCATTGTGATATATAAACCACATTTTGTACTGTCAATTGACGTTATAGTAAACTTGTCGTAAATATCATTCAAAATAACATTATAAATATCATTTAATTTAATTATTATTTCTGATGTAATTATTTCTCCCGATACGATATCAACACTATTAGCATCAACAACCTTACCATATGTGGCATATAAATCAGAACTATCAACAATAGTACTATAAAATTGCCTCATTACATATTATTTCTTGCCTAACAAACCGAGTAAAATCAGCATAGAACCAAATATTAATAAATTTATCAATGGTGCTATAAATATTAAGCACGCTCGATATTCAAATCCAAAATTAAATAATATCCATGATATAATAATAGATAGAAAACATGCAAATGGAAAAGTTAATATGCTGATAACTGTTGTAATCTTTATTTTATTATTTTCTGACCCCGGTGAATCAAGTATCATAGGAGACATCATAGCCAAAAACACACCGATTATACCAATCAATCCAAAAATAATAGAACATAGTACTAAAGAAATTATTACACCCATTTTAAACTCCTATAATAAATTTAAATGGATTAAACTATTTTGTTACATAAAGCGCATTTATAAACATGACCACATTCTTCAATAATCAACACATGCCTACATTCATTATTTAAATAATAATAAAATTCTTCATCTATCTCTTCAATAATAGCTAACCGCACAATACTACTATCTGGCCACGAACGAATAATCACATAAATTTGATTATCATTAAATTTCATATGATACTACGTATCCCGTTATAATCTTTAAGATCAATAATTTTATAGCGTACAAAATGATTACCGCGACGTGGTGTATGATTTATTATTATATTAATTTTATCATTTATAATCAATCTGGCTTCTTTAGTTTTCTTCAACAAAATAAGTTTTAAATATGGTGCGTCATTTACTATATATCTCGCTAATTTTATATGCCAATTTGAGTTTTTGATATCATTTAAAATAATATGAAAAATATCGGACATATCAGATATGATCTTAGTATTAGTATAATTATCATAAAATTCATTAGTATCAATACTATAATATCCTGCTTCCATTTTATAAAAAATAGATGATGAACTATATGATGCGACATAATCAAAATGATAAAATAAGCCCATCATTTCACCCAATTCATGTGTTTAATACGATTTCTAAGTTTATTTTCAAAATCACAATCAAATAAGTTAATTATATCAGTATCTGTGTTTCCTGTCCACCATGGTGATATCATCATTTTTACTTTATCATATGCTATAATTATTGTTATGTTATACCCACTAGGATTTCTGTACGTAATATGAATTTCGCTATTATAGTATAATATAGTAACTTTATCAATACCATCGGACATTTCTCGTATATATCTAGGAGAATCATATACAATTTTTAATTCATCTGCTATAATATTTAATATAATTTGATACATATCATTGATAATACTACATGTATGTATACCATACCATTTAATTACCGATTCTGGTATTATTGGATATACGTCATGTGCTAATGTGAACGCTAAAAGATTGAATATTTCTATTTTAGAAGTATAGTACCATTTAATCGTCGTCATTGCCACCGAAATCTTTAAGGTGTAATATCTCATCTACTTTATATGAAATACTAAATATTCTATTACAATTTGGGCAATCGGCAATATCGATGCTAGTCCCAGAGTAATTACGTTCCGTGATTTCTAATCGTACACCTATTATCTGCCCGTTTTTTCTTTTGATTGGTTCGCATTTCGGGCACATAATGTCACTGAGCATGATATGTGTTCCGGTTTCACTTTATGTGGTAAAATAACCAGGGACTCGACCTGGCTCCGCTGGTCGGCCGACAGCTTGCGGTCGTGGGCGAGCGGACATATCGCCAGGAACTGCAGGCTGACGTGATCGTCGTGCGGCAGGTGCAGATGGTGCGATTGCGGCCTATCGAAGCTCGGATTCCGGATCAAAAGTAAGCAATTTCTCGCTTACCGGCTTTTTAGCCACGCCTTTCGACTTCGCTTGTTTCCGCAGCAACTTTGCTCGTGACCTCGACGCGGACGAACCAGTCGGACTATCGACCAGTTCATTGATTACCGCGCGCGCGGAAGCAGAGACCGTTCGAGCCAAGATTGCCTGAAGATGCCGCTTCACGACCTTCTTGGGGAATCTTGCGGCAACTTGAACTGCCCAAGCGTCAAGATGTGCTGAGTAGTCCGCTGGACCAAGCATAGCACTGCCAGATCAAGAGTGAGGACGGGAAAATTTGTGGAATACTGGGTCTTTTTCACAAATCATATTACCATTGCCTATATGCGAAACTTGACTTCCGCACATTGGGCAAAATTTTATTAAATTAGTTGGGTATAAATAACTCATAAATAACTCATGATGCCCGTTCGACATCAAATACGATACGCTCTTTACGACTATTCCATTTAAAATTCAGCCAATATGCGCCAAGTATCTTAGGTGGTTTACCAGTCCTTGCATGCCATCCACCTTCGCCAGCACCATAGTCATCTTTATATGTTGATGTTTTTAAATGCAATACTTCATCATGATACACTACATCTTTTGCGCTTATACGCTTACGAGCTATTATTTTAGTCCAACTATCATGAGTATGACCAGACCATATGATTTCTGCATCTGGCAAATAAACTTGCCGCCTCTGATGTTGGATAGCATCATGCGTTACTGGCCCACCACCACCATATCCATGATCATAATGCAAAGTAACAGTTTGACCCATACCTAAATTACCAGTATTCAATGATTGTGCAAATCTAAATCTTACAAATCCACCGAAACCCCCCGATACAACATTGGCTCCATTAGCATTTAATAATGCACAAAATCTTTGGATTAAATCAGTTTCGTGTCTATCTTTAATTGATGCTTCGTGATTTCCTTCACCACATAATATAAATAAATCTTTCCATGGTTGCCACCAGTCAACTGCTGTTTCTACTAAACGATCTAAATAGTCACCGTATTGGTGTTCTGCTCTTACGCTTGATTTATCAGATCTTCTGTCATATTTTCCTTGCATCGCACAAAACATATCGCCGTTTTCTATAACGCCAGCTCTTCTCATTCTAGCTTCGTCTAGATGTTCTTTTTGCATTGTCCAGTTAGAGTGCGGATTATCCCAATGTCTATCTGAACATAACAAAAATGACTGCGCCCACTCTGGCGATTTAGTGAATGGCACGTTTATGACTGTCACACCAGGCGATATTCTACTCCACGAAAAATCAACTGATTTCGATTGTGGTTTAATCACTTTGCGTTTTGTTACCATTACTTTTCCTTTATTCTATTAAAATAGGCCATTCTAAGTATTTTATTGGTTTGTGTGAGTTTTTAAATTCGATTATTTCGTGTTTTATACCTTTACTTTCATCCCATCCTGGCATTTTCACAACTATCATGCCGACTGATGAATACACCATAGGAGCATCTATTTTCATCCATATATCATGATCTATTGGGTTAATATCGCCATATGTTGATAATAAATGACCATGGACTATTGGGGAATAAATATTTATGCCATTTTTTAATAGTTCAGCGGCTATGTTGCATGCATGTTCAAATGCTGAATTTAAGCCGCATTCCCATTTTGTGTATGGCGTAGCAAGATACCAATATCCTTTACCTTGCAATGCGATTAATTCTTCCACAGTTATAGTCCTGAGACTATGTTCTATGTCCACGTAATATTTGCTACGACAACTTATATGAAACAGAAATTAATCTATATATTAACAAAGCTTTAACATCCGGCAAGAGACGTAAATGAAACAACTCACAGAACAATGGGCTATATGCCAATTTTATGAACCATTCCGATTAGGCGGGCCTCTATGGGATTTCGTAAGATTTAAAGTTAATGGATCACCAATAATACTTGATAGAGATATAGAAGCATTCATATACACATTTCCAAAACCAAAAGAATACAGAGTACATCATACGCAAACAGGCGGTTTATTAGGTTCTGGCAAAACACAAAAAGCAGCTATAGAAATGGCTAATTACAATATATCAATGACACCCGATATATTTAATCAATTTTTAACACTTGGCCCAGTATTAAACCACAGAGAAGTACAAACACATGAAGCTTTTAATAGACTATCTAAAAGTAAGCGGTAATATTTTGATAATCAGATAATTTAACTACTTTAGTATACGATGCTTTTAAACCATTAATGTAATAATACCTATAACATGTCAATTTTATAGTATCGGGTGAAAGTGAAATTTTAATATATCTTCTTCTTTTGACTATTTGAATATCTAACCAAGATTCTCCAAAAAAATGTGTATGTCTATAAGTTGCACTTCCAACATACCACCCAGAATTTATAATATCATTTAAAATGATACTATTTACATCATTAAGTTTTACTAATTCGCGTCTATGTTTGTGACACCATCTTTGACGCAATTTGTCCCAAGTAACAAATTGTGGTACGTATTTTTTACTATATTTAATATAAATATATGATGTTAAGGCATCAGGTTGCGTATAAAAAACATAGTCAATCATATAACAATGTTGCAACGCACGTGTTTTTGTTAAATAACTTCATCCATAAAACCATAATATACAGCTTCTTCTGATGTCATCCACCAATCAGTTAATTTATCGATTTTGTCTTTTATGAAAGCATTCATTTTTTTAACATTCATATTATTTTCTTTAGCAAATTCGCCATTTACGCATCTGTTTGCATAAATATCAAGCATTATATCATTCGCTTTCTCATAAAATTTAGCACCATTAATAACTTGTCTAAAGTCACCACTATCAGCGTACGTACCATAATGTACCATAAAATCACAATATTTAGTAATTTGCCTATATGCGGCTGCTTGTGGTATTATTGAACTCATCGATCTAGAATGAGCCGATGATATAAAATTAACATTAGATTGAGAATTCTTTATAGCATCAAATATCGCCATTCCATAATTCCAGCACCCACCAAAACTCATCATTTTAACTGTTATATCATTATTAGATATTGAATTTAAATAATCTAAATTCTTAACAAACGTTGCAGCCATTCTAAAATCAACACCAGCTTCTTCAGAATCTAATTCTGAATGCAAATATATTATTCTATTTTTAGGATCCATATAATAATAATGAATTTGATCTAGCAATTCACTAATAATTTTAGCCATTTTATTTTCCTAATTAAAGATTTATCATAGTTTAAATTCATAAAATCATTTTTCAAAAATTACATTATAATGCGCCGTAACTCTGTCGATCAATCTAGAAAATTCCATTTGTACTTTATTATTAATATCAATATCATTTAATATTATGCGTGCATTATTATGCATAAATGCTACATATGTATCATTTATAGATATTACAAGCTGTCCATTAGGACTAGGTGGATCACTATTATACTTACGCTCTAAATTTATTGGAGATATATATAAATATGTAGCACTAATAAGTATTGAAAATTTGATATTCTTATATGTATAATATTTACCGTCAAATGAAAAATTTAACATATCAATAATAGCACAGAATACATCACTTAATTTATTATCATTGACTATCGGTAATACTTTATCTAACGATTGACAAGTAATATTACTATGTCGATAAAACATTATCTCTTTCTCGCACCAATCGTTCTGTGCGTAATTTAGCACATATTAATGTGTGTAATAGTGCACTTACTGCACCATGTGATAATGAATAGCCATTACCATCTACAAATGCTTTAGATAATGTATTAATCCATGATATTAGACATTTTGATTCATCACCACTTCCGGCGTCGGGTTGATACTCGAGTACCGATTTTATTAATTCATCACTTGTCGCGCTTTTGCTCATGATTGATTTTTGCCCCATTATGCCTAATTTGTTCATCACGCCATAAATATCCTATAAATATACCAAACAATACAATTACTGTAAGAATTGAAACTGATTGAAGCCAATCAAGGAATTCAGCTATATTTATCATTTATCTCTCAATTCTTTAATTTGGTACTTTTGCCAAACAGCATGCTTATTATTTTGCAATGTAACCCATATACCATGTGACCATTCACAATCTACTATAGCTATTTCACCTAGTTTATTAACAGCGATCATTCCAGCATTTGATTTATCTGGTATTTCAATTGTTGGAGCAGTAATAGAAGCCACAATCAACATACCAACAAAAATACCCAAAACTAAAGCAAGTGCAATAACCTTATTCATAGCAAAACCCTTCAATCATTTTGATAGCGTCTGAAATAGTTGATTCTGACCAAGACAAAATCTCTGGTAATTTTCCATCAGAACATGTCGCTGTCAAAATCTGCCCATCATTAAAGCATTCTATATCAGCATATTTATCACCTTTTCTAATTGACATACAAATACCACTATCTGTGCTTAAATCAACATATTTTGGTGGTGTAGTAAACATTTCATATGCAATATTAGCTAATCTTTCAGACAATTCATTAGGAAGTTCACGGTCCTCATATTGAAAAGATTTTAATCTTGCAATTCTACTATTCATTATAACCCTTTAAAACACCACAAACAATCAAGTACATTATTTTTAAGCACATCAAAATTATATTCATGATATTTTATAACATTGATTTTTTCAATGCCTCTCGGGCTAGTCATCTGTCCGGTACAAATTTCAATACCGTAACCAGTTAACATTATAAAATAAACACATTCAGACATCACATACAATTTAATTTCTAAGGCATTACGATACGCATAATATTTTACATTAAATTCATCATCAGATGATAAAAATATATCACCATTAAATTGTTTAAGCCCTAAAATTGAACATATATCATCAAAAATTACACGATATGCATCAGGCATTGTATTTAATGGCGACGGCGACCATGGTTTTGAGTCACTCATATATAATAACAAATCCTATTGTAATCTGCCCATTGGATTTCAACACTGTTAATTTCAATATGCTCATTACTCATATGAATATTAATTGATCTATCTAAATAAACAGAACATATATTACTATGTAACACTAATTGAGCTGCTTTAATTCTATATTTTTTATACATGCAAAAATCGACAATGTCACTTAACACAACACTATACACATCACATATATTTTCCCACTTAAAATACACAACCGCACTTCTGTATATATGACGTTTTGAATAAATAGTATCAGCTAACTCACAATATTTACCATCAATATTAATATATATTGGTGATGATGTTTGCAATACTGAATTATAGTAAAATAACATCATCTAATCCCAAAAATAGCACTTCTATCATAATCAGCCCATGAAACTATATAATCATCTATATCAATCATAGATGGCGTCATTTTGACACCATGTGGCGGTCCTGGTGAATCTAATCTAAACGAAACCCTGCATTCACCAGGTTTAATAATAGCAGATGTTATTTCATATTTATATAAAATACAAAATTCAACAATATCAGTCAATGCAATACTATATAATTCAGATATTTCAAAGAATTCTTTATAGTATTCTATATCAAGCCTATATACATACTTATTTATTTTCTTACACAATGAAATATACCCACCATCGTGTTGAACATATATTAGTGATGTGTATACATCAGTCCAACTACCTACTACATAAAATTTAATATGCATACTCCTTTATAATATCGTTTAATGACACAAAATCACTATATTTAATTGTAAGATGATTGACGTCATCTTGATATAATTGAGTTACTCTAATGTTACTATTTTCCACAAATTGTATAAAAAGTTTCATAATTTGACATCGATAAATCATTATAATCTCTGTAACCTTATCGCCTTCAAGTATAGAGTAACATTGATATAATTCTATATTATCATCATAGAATTCACATACATCATGTAAAGCAATATTAAATATTTCATTATCGATTTTGATAAAAAACGTATGGGGTGACGTCATATTTTTGGTCATAATATTCATATAATAATCATCTTTCTTACAATATATGCCACGACAATGCGTGGTGAAAAATTCTGTCATAATAATTTTAAATGTTTTGTAATAGGATCTATGTTCTCATGATAATCTGGTCCAATAGCCAAACATGTAATGGTTGGTTCTTTGAATTCTGTCTTACCATTATCAGTAATCATATGAACTTCAAGACCAGCAATATATGCTTTATTATAAATGTCATTCAATTCTTCTAATGAATCGACACGCACACAAATTTTGGCAAATGACCCATTCATCCATTGTGAAACAACATCACTAGCATTTTCATTATTCTTAATCAAATTAATCAAACACATATTAGATGCGTGCGCACCCTGTGCTATCATTTTGCCTTTCCGCATTGGCGGATTAGTATCTGTTCGCATCACAATAACTTGTTTTGGTATTGACATACAATTCTCCTTAGAAACTCTTACAAAACCATCTTAATTTTGTAAATGTTACGGTTTTTTCAAAAATTCGAAATATGCAATAAATGCTTCTTTTGTATCTGGTTCATTTATCAATTCTACCGCTTTACTGTATACTTTTTTATCAACAATAATACTACTTTTAATAATATTCTTATTACTTAATCTATTAAAATGTTCATACATCACTGCTTTTCTAGTTGGTAATTCACTCAAATGATTAATCAATCCATTATATTGAATATAATTTAATGATACTGGCGTATAATCATTTGGCCATTCGGTAGGATAACTAATAGAAAAATCATTTTGATTAAGAGTTATAAGTGTATGCGCCAGCTCAATATATAATTCAGAGCCTTTATTTAAAGCGGTAGCTGTGCGTATGCCAATATTATATTGATTTATTTCATGCAAAAACACATTATGAATCACACTCTTGATAAGTTTCAACCCACGCTTATGCGAAAATGATTTAGTTGCTATATTATAATAATCTTTACCGTTTTTCTCATATATTGTGCCCGATGGTTTTTGAGCATAGTAATATTTAATCATGTTTCATTACTTTCTTCGGAATCGGAAACAAACTCCTAGAGAACTATCATGAGTACCAACAAGCCAAACCAAATAACAGCATGAGAAGAGACACGCCAATTCCGGTTCCTACTTTTTGATTTCTATCACGAGCCCCAGAAACAAACCAAGCTTGAGCAACTCCCGTAGGACAAATAACAGTAGCAGTCATCCAAACAGCCCAAGACCATCTTGAATCTGGGTCTTTAAACTCAGAGAACTCTTTCATAATCATACGTCCTCATCTTTAAATACGCATTAACGAAAAATTAATTTAATGTAACACATTACATGTATTATATTGGGGTATACCACTCGTCGACAATATACCAATTGCACAATGATAAATTATACGACTTTGGCAAAAATCAACAATTTAGATCTTATTATGATGATCGTTATCGCTTAATACAACCTTTATATATAATAATATTAGACGACGTAAAAAAATTATGCCGTATCATAGCAGCCAAAATCAATGATGACAACAATTTAGAAATACACGCCGTTATGTTAAATGATCATAAAATACCAGGAGTTTTTACAAAAATAATATGCGATGAAACACATCTATTATTATATAGAAATGGTGTTTTATATCACACTACACCATTAGTTGATTATCAAAATTTTATAAATATATTGCAACAACTCTAATATCTGTCATCGAATTCTGATACATTTTCTTTATAATATGCATCATTTATGTCGTCAATAATACTAACTAATTCATCAATTGTTTTAAACATATTATCAAGATCAGCGTCAACTATCACCATATTCCAAAACAATCTCTCACCATCAAATACTACGTATCCAGATGAATCAAATTCACCATCTAATTCGTCTGCACTAAGTCCAAAACATATATGCGTATTGCTGATATTAATATCAAAATAAAAATCTTTAATCGATATTCTAATTTGTAAGAATATAGGAGAATCAGTATATGATACAAAATATGACACAAAATCAAATTGCCTATCAATACAATATTGAAATACAGCATTTAAATATACACAATGCAATTCATGTGTAACACTACGTACAACATCGACATTATCGGATGCATATAATTTATCGATACTTATAACTTGACGATTATTGATAAGAGGATAAATATGAAGTATGACAAGATGATCATTGCTTATGTATTTAAATATTACCATATTTTTTCTTAACCATTAAAATCGCATCTATAACAGTAGCCGATGGATTAATCGCTCTCAAATTAACTAACATTCGATTTAATTGAATTCTACGATATCGATGCATCAATCTAATACGTTCAGCTTTAGATGTATTTATGCCAAATTGATTTTTCTGCATTATAGTAATGCTCCTTTTATATCATCGACGAAACGATCAATATCATTACAAAATCTGATGTGTTCATTTAATATATTTAAAAATTCACTATCATACTCACAAATATTAATACTATTGCGCAAACTGGGAAATGATGTATGAGCTTTAAATTCACCATATACCCAAATATAACATAAAGTATGAAATTCAATCGAATTACTAATATGTATAACAATTCGTGCTTTAATTTTACTATGTATAATATAATCGATTGCAATAGTGTCATCGACGGCAGTAATTTTAGCTTTATTAGTTGACGACAACCACTTCTTTACATCACATGTAATAATATTGATCAAATCACTCATTTATGCCCCATACATCAGGGCTTATACGGCGTGCAATACGCGCAACAACTATTTTATGAGCATCGTTAATAAGTTGATTAAATTTATCATCATCGTTTTCACATTGAGTTGGTAATTTATGATATTCATTCCATGAATCTGTTAAACAATCCATACATTTACGTTCATCTAATGTGAGAGATCCTAATGGATTATCATAACTACTGATCATTTCATTCCACCAAGTACTAAATGTATTATCTAATACAGTATAATCTGTTATGCTTGATGAATAAATAATGGTATCGTCATAACAATTAGATTCTTTAATTTTAATAGTGCTTAGTGTGGCATCGATCACAATCACTTTACCAGTTATTGTATTAGTAACATATACAGAAATATTATCGTCTTCATCACCATCTTTATAACCACTTTTATAGCCGCTAATTGAAACGTATCTATTTCCTTTAAAATAATTGAAAATATCATTTAATATTATGTTGAATACTTCATTTTTAATTCTGAAATATTGATCTTTTTCGAATTTATAGACAATATTGCCTTTGTCCATATACGGCACAATATTTTGATGATTATCATCACACAAAAATATACAATCACTCATCTTTAGGAAGCCTGTCATTTATATCACGCAATATCCAAACGATATCTTTCAAACAATCAGCAACACTTTGCGCAAGTTCTTGGGCTGTGCACTCTCCAGACACCATAGTAAGCTCATCAATTTGCTTACTAACATCTTGTAAATCATTAAAAATACTCATTTTACCCACTTATCAAGAATGTTAAAGTCAAAATCTTGAAAGTTAACTGTTTGAATTGATCGCATACCGCCGTGATTTTTATAACATATTCTAATACGCTCATCATCATAATTATACATTGCCGATATCATTATGTAATTATAACTATTACAATAATTCATATAATGATCAATGATTACACAATGCACTTCAGGCAATTTAATTACATCGGTACCATGATGAATATACTTTGTATTATGCAATTCTTTTGATATTAAAAAATTATTAAAATATATCAAAGACCAAAAAGGTCCTAATCCTATTGATTCAATCGGATCTGCACCTGATTTCATATAAGTATACATATTCTAATATTGCAAAGCAAGCAAAAATCGTAAATCAAACATTACTTTTTAACACCAATAAAATAAAACGTCTGATTTAATGGATCATCAAAATTAATATCACATCTATGCATTATATCAAATAATCTACACCATTCGTCAAAAACTTTAAACTTAACACGAATAGGATGCCCAACATCATACACAGATTCAATATCTAATCCATCATAACACCTCTCACCAAAAACAACTATACCGCCAATTTTAAGACACTTATATAAATTATTTAGGACACTCATAGCGTCTTGAACATGCTCTAACACATTAATACAAATAGCTATATCGAATTTATTAACAATATCTAATTCTTCAGCTTGTTTGCATAGTAATTCTGTTGGATACTCTAAAAATTTACCGCTTTTATAAAAGCATCCTTCATGGTCCATGTATTTATCTAGTAATGGATCTAATAGTGTTACACTATTTAAGTTTCTGTTTTCACATATAGTTTGTAATTGTGTGAATGGGCCACATCCTATTTCGATAGCGTTGCCAATATTGTTTGGTATACATTTATAATCATCGAATAATATTTTATGTTCGTGATTTCGATCAGATTTGGCGGCTGTCCAATATTTTAGCCAGCCATCTGATTCGAATTTTTGTGCTGTTTGCCATCTGTCGTTATCAACTTTAATTATGCCATTGTCATTGTGCCAATATTTGTTATCATTTATATGTTTTAGAGCTTCATTTGCTTTATCATCATATAAAATGTCGATTGGTGAACCGATCCAAATTTTCATCATTTATCCATAGAGTTGAAGTAATGATTCAAGACTTATGTAATCAATATATTCTATTATTTTAATTAACTTTTGGTCTTTAAATATAGTAATATTATGATAATCATATTTTATTTTTATACTATTATATGTGACAGAAATAGCATTGATGTCAGTATCAGTATCAGTATCAATCTCAATCTCATCATATTCAATTTCATATGAATCAATTTCTTTATTTATGGATTCAAAAATATCACTCATTTGAAAGCCTTTAAAATACGTGTACCCACACACGTTATGTGCTGGAGTATAATCGATGCTTAATGCTTTATGGAATTTTGGTGGATCATTTGGCGGATCACTACCCCAAAATAAATCACCACGTTTAATAATTTCATCTGATTGCATCACTCGATAACCATCGGGTATGGTATAATCGGTCATTTTATTAATTCTCTAATAACATTTAAATTACATATATCAGTATACATATCATTAGCAACATACAATTCGTCGACAGCTTTAAATGTATCAAGTGATATGCTGTTATTATGTTTATCATAATATTTAATTATATTTTTATAATGTATAAATCCATAAATTTCGTATAAATACTTCTTATATTCTCTAACAGCAATCAAAACCCCATCATTAATTTTTCTAGCGGCATTTATAAATTTATTATCAATTATAATTTTATTACCTGATGTTGTTTTAACTTCTATATTATATGGTATTTCAAGCCATTCTCTTTTTATGTCCTTAGCGGTATTATCACCATTAAAATTTTTACAAGTTGTCGGGTACCATTCTTTTAGTAAAAGATATGGTTGATCGCTAATTAATAAGCATACAGCTAATTCTCCAAATATGCCTTTTATTATATTATCAGTACCACCGCTAGCCCCAGATTTCAATTTTACTCTCTCAATAGCACACCTATTTATATAGTTATATAAATCTTTAATTTTTGAATAATTTAAAAAATTAACACGATTTCCATTAATGATTTTATTCATTTCGAATGCGATTAACGTCGGATCAAAGTCGCATTCATCAGCAATTTGATACGCATTCACTTTGTGTTTTTAACCTTTTCATATATCCTAATTATTAATAAATCTCGGGAGTCAGGCGGATGTTTACTCACTTCTTCATGATCGTTGGCATCTTACGCAAAGCACTTCTAATCAACTTATAATTAACTTCATAATCAGGTATCTCACTCTCAGCTATTGATACAATTTTATCATCAATTATTAAAAATATTGATTTATCACCAACACTTTTAACCTTACCAGAATGATAAACATCACACCGACCCTTAACATCCTGCTCAGCAGCAGGAATACACTGAACAATCTGATATTCAACCAACTCACGTAGCCAGCCCATGGTCAGATCTCCATTATACCATCTTCGTCTTGTAACCCATAGACATTGAAATCAGTCTCACCTATATTATTATCTTTTTCATATTTATTGATACACTCGCAAATCATATTATATAAATAATCAGTTTCATAAAACAATACATTATCACATTCAGCAGTAGTCTTATGACCAATATGTTTATTTCTATATATTTTATATCTATCAAGTTGACATTTACCAACATTGATAGATATTTTTAACTTTTTAAATGATATATCATCTTTATCATCATCGGCTAAAATGCCAACAGCAACACACATAGCATATTTATATATAGATTGTCTCATATAATAAAACAATACATTATTATAACCACATTTGGCATCGCTTTTATGTGCGTCTATTATCTCTTTACATGCTTTAAGTGAATATACTATATTATGCACATTCCATTTAATATAAAGATATATTTTATATTCTTGGAATGACACTTTTGTCTTTTGTGAGTATGTATAAAATTCAAACTCATCAACATAATTAACGCAAGCATTTTTGATCTTGATCATATCATCTAACACATTATTTTTATATTTATTTATAGCATCAATTTTATTTTGCTGGTCCATAAAATCATTAGGAATTGATGATTGATTTAGAATATTTTTAACAAAATTTATAGCATAATATATATTATCAACATCCTTATTATCAAATTCATTATGAATAACACTATCTATCAAATCGTCAATTTTGATGCGCTTCATTCAAACAAAATACGCAAAAATCAACACAAATTATAACATCATAAACATGTTCTAGCATCATCAATAATATCACTCAAATTTTTTATAAATTCATCAGTATCATATGCTGCTATATTAGTATTATACAATACATCCTTCTCATAATAATAATATCCTTTTGACTTATTTATTGAAACACATTCAGAAATAAAAACAACTATATTATCATTATTAAAATCTATCATACATACTATTATATTATCATTATTATAAGTTCTAATACAAACATCATGAACACCACTCAATAAAGAATAAATATCATGCAAAATAACACTACTAACATCGTCAGCAAATGGCATATACTTTAATTTAGATGTATCATGATTAGTAATCCTACCATATATCATATATGGCAATATATTACCATTATTAGCAATAATAAACATAATTCACACTTTCTTAATCACATCCCCAAAAACCACATACAAAACTTTACAAAACTCACCACCATAACAACACACACGACCATCACACACATTAAAGGAGAAAAACAAATTACAAACACGCACTAGAAATCAACTGGACCAAATAGCACAACATCAACCAAAAATACATTATAAAGCACACAAACACAAAAGAATATCAAATGACAAAATTACTAATACTATCAATAGCCGCATTTATATGTGGAATCTGTAGTATAATTCCAGCAATGCTCACCATAATGTCATTCGACTCCCCAGGATCAGAAAACAACTACCCACTAATATCAGTAGCATATAGTTTATGTATATTACCAATCACATGCTTACTATCAATAATTATAGCATGGTCAATGCACTTCTACAAATACTCCAAATACGCAACACAAATATTCTACGCCATATTAATCAATATAGTAATATTTCTAATATCACTCACAATTTTATTATTACATAATTAGCACAACAAGTATGTAATAAAACTAACTATGCCAAAAGACCTACAATACATCAATAGACATAGACACCCAAATAACCAATATCCATCATGATCACAACAATTTTACGACGAAGAAATTATACGGATGCGATTCAATACAACAATATTGTAATTTAAAAATTGAGCATACTCCAAAATGCCCAATATGTGGAATCACACGCGGATTCGCCAGCGGAACAGGCGACTGCGAATGTGAAATAAGTTAACCAAAAATATGTTAATATATGATCGATGAAAATATTGAGAATATTGAGATAATGATACATATTATTACTATTAATATTTTATGACAATCAGATAACTTACTAAAGTAACACAACAATTTATCAAATAGTAACTTAAAAATTACATATATATCACAATAAAAGCAATAAAATGGATTAGCATATATCTCAGTCATTTTTACCGCATCATTGATATTATCCATTAATTTATTATATTCTTCTTTAGTGGTCGGTTCACTCTTAGTGTACCATTTGAGGTCATTTCTGTAATCTTCAAAGTCTTTCCTACATTTATTACTTATCATAGCGCAATTCGAAAGTATCTTATCAGATAATTCGAATATTTTATTTACTTTCAATTGGTCTACTGATGTTCGATCAATAGATCTATATAAATCATCGATTATTTGAATATCTCTTCTGATTTCAAGAATTATTTCATATTTTTTATGATAGTAATAAAGTATACCAATTATGAAAGCGCCAAATACCTCCGATGATATAATAACATCGATGATCTTCATAATAGCATCAATAATTATCAACTGTGCTTCCTGTAAACGACAATGGGTTCAAATGTTTTTTCTCTTTTACCAGCGACTGACGCTGTTTTCATCTCTAAAATTTCACCTACATAATACGAATGCCTTTCAGCTATATCATTACATTGCTTTACAAGCCGCTTAGGAATATTCAAAATTACTAATTTACAACCACTACCAAAAATATTTTCAACAATAGGAGCAGTTATTGTCTTACTAGAATCTATACCATAATATAATTCAGTGCTGTCATACGGTGGCGATGTAAAAATTAAATCACATTCAGGAAATTTAACCATAGAAGAATCATCACAATAAAATTCTGGCTCTATCGATACATTATTCTTCATAAATACACGCATATTTTTAATAGAATCAACAGATGATCGATTCAAATCATACCCAATATATTTAATATTAATTAAATCATTAGCACCAAGAAACCTACCACCCCACCCTGAACACGGGTCAACAACTACTCCCCCGTTAGGGAGATATTTTTGATAAACATGCCTAGCAACCCATGGTTTGAATATTGATATAAATTTAAAATCTTGAACATGTTTAGAAATATATCCAACTAATGTAAAAATATTCATAATTTTCTTATTATTCCATAAATAATCAATAGAATCTCGCAATACAGTTTGCCTACCAATTTCCCACGCATCTGGAACAGCACAGTATCCATTATGTTTAGAATACCAAAAATGTTCAAAAAAATATTTGGTAATAATCGATGGCGCATTATTAGAAATATTAGCATTAAGCGCATCATTACCACATTTAAATAAATTTAACATAACATTATATAATTCGATTTTAGTATGTTTAGGTGGCTTAAATCCATACTTTACAATCCATTGATAGCATTCATTAGAATCTTTAAACCACAATTTCCAATTATCCAAATAATAAATATCATTGTCATTAATATTACGATCCCATTCGCCATTCGGCGTCCACACAATAATATCAACATTATTAGCTTTAGCGACTAGAAATTGTTTAATCATTCTCCTACGCTCTTTACAATCATTATATAAAACACTTTTCGGTTTTACTTCATAATACTTATTATCTATTAGAAAATCAATGACAGCATATGAGTAATTAGAATTCATTTTTATGTTTTTAGATATCGATTTATACTCTCCAAAATTATCAATAAAATATTGTTCTAATAAACTATCTAGTCTAATCCCATGCTTTGTGCTCTTAATACCATGCGATCTATCAATTATTAATTGCATATATTCATCTTTAGTTCTAGCCGGAATTTTATGACGTCTAAGATGATATACAACAGTACCCAAAGCGGCATTGGCTAAATCAGCAATATGCCTTAAAGATGCTTTTTGAGTAATATATAAATCATATAATTCATGTTTATTATTTAATAGTGGAGATTTAGAACCAACAACCATACCACCTGGTTTATTTATTTTAAATCCAATTCTGCGCAATTTACGCATAATAACAGAATACGGTACACCAGTAATCATAGCGATCTTAGAAGGTCTCAACAACTGCACACATAATATATCATATTTGATATCTTTATAAACTACATAATATTTTGATGATAACCCAAATTTTCTAATGGCACTAGTTACAGTAGAACGCTTAACGCCAAGTTCTATAGCTATTTTACCAGCCGATTTAGTATCTAATTCGATTTCAAGTCTACTTTTGTCATTCAATAATGACGGCCTGACCGCCTCATCATGAGTTCTAAAAACAATATCTGGCTTGATTCTTTTTAAAAATCTCTTTACATGGGCATGATTAGTGTTATATCTATTTGCAATAGAATGAATACCAACACCACTATCATATTCATATAAAACACTATCAGGCAAATCAATATTTGAATTATTAGTAGCAAGTGATATTATATTATTCTTTTTAGCAACTTTTGATACAGCAGCTAACGTATGCCCATACTTTCTATGATATTCACTAAATGACATACCATTAGCGACTTCTTCAGCTAATAATTTGACATCTATCCTATTTTTAGCTCTTGTCGATGAATACCCTAATTCTTTGGCCAACGTGCTAACTCTAGCTCTGCTTATACCAAGTATATCCTTTATTTCTTCATGCTTCATATTCTGATCTAATAATTCTTTTAATTTCGCTTTGTCAACCACATTACCTCCAATAAAAGTGTATCACCACAAATACTTTGTTGAACGTAATACAATTATATAAAAAGAGACCCCAGATTTCTCTGGGGTCTCAATTTTCAAACGTCCATCATACGTCCAATAAAATCCTAGAGATTGGACACATTGATGGTTGCGTAGTACAGTCCACCATCCTCTACTAATTTCTTTCCATAGCGGCACATCACACCCTTATTTGGTGTATGGCTATTAGGATCAAGAATGGTTGGCGTGCTGAGCAGAGGAATATATGGCGCATAGAAGTAGCCGCTATCCAATGCCTTATTTCCCTTGAAGCCAAGGAGAATCTTGCAATTGGGGAAGAGGGGATCCTTGAATATCTTCAGTTTGTTCTGGATAGAACCGACATTCATGATTCCCACATCCATGCCTTCAGTGTTCATGGCATCTGAGGCGCGGAAGTCGTTTAACTGCTCGAATTTCGAGCAGATATCGCTGGAGGTGACCATCCAGTTAGCAGGACCACGCAATGTGGTTCTGTGGATAATATTGGCGACCTCGAGCACCTTGAACATCAGTGCAATGTTTCGGTCAGTGAAGTTCACTGATGCCCCAGCGGCTGTTGCAAAGTTGTGGGTAGCACGAATAGCTGACGCGATAATTAGATCGTTGATAATTTCACGATCGATTTCAGCGACCATTTCGTCAGCTAAGAGGTCCGTGAGGGTCGACTCCACATCGATATTGTGGACGGCCTTCATATCCTGAGCTGCTTCGAGCGACCAAGCAGTCTTGAGCTTACGAGTAACAGCACCAACCGAGTCACTATCGATGCTTAGCGTGACTTCTGGCTGGAAGGGGTTGGCTTCCAGATCGTACTCGTAATTAACACGAGCAACTGCACCGGCTGGCAGTGATCCTGCGGAGAGTGTGACTTTCACAATACCGGTTGAGTGTGTGAAAGCTGTTGCGCCTGCGGTGACTGTGTCGACGTCGATTGTTGCTGTGAATTCGGTGCAGTCACCGATCACGACAACGTCTGGGTCGCCGTTGCTGTCAAAGCTGACGCGTAGGCAGGGGGTTGGGTTATCGCAATCTGGGAGAGCGTCGGCTTCACTTGGGAAGGCTTCGACGACGACGGTTCCAGCTAGGACGGGGCGGTGGGCGAGTGTGGCGGTGATTGCGGTGCTTGAACCGTTAATCGTGGCTGATTCGCCTTTGACTTCCTGGCTGGAGTAGTATGGATCGAGTGCCCAGCCGTTTTGCTTAGCAAAGTTGCGACTGGTGTTTTGGCGCATGATTTGTGTGCCGGCTGTCGTTTGACCCTTGGTCATTGCGTAACGATAGCGGATGTAGAATATCATGCTTGCTGGTTGGCTCATTGGTTGGACACCAACGAGGTTGTCAGCGATTAGCTTGGGGTAGCTTTTGCGGAGCAGTGGTAGGGCAAACCGTGTGAAGTCTGCGATGTCTGCTGTTGTGGTTTGGGTTTCTGTCAGCAGGCGGCTTTTGCCGTTTGGTGACATGTGGTTGTATTGGTTCTCGAGGATGGCGGCCATTAAACCAAATTTCTTTGGTTCAATTTCTGGACATTTGGCGAGAACTGGTGACCACTTTTTGACATATTCGTTGCGTTTTGATTCGCTGAATAGTCGTGCTTTGTGGGGGTCGGCGTTGAAGTTTTCTGTTAGCGTTGATTGTCTGGAACTTCTTGTTGGTAACATTCTGATCCCTTTTATGACCAATTTTTCAGATTATTAGGGTATTGCAATTAGTCGAGTCCGTCGGCTATTGCGGCGATTGGGTTGCGGTTCTGGTTTTCGAGGATAGTTGGTCTCGTTGATTGGGCCTTTGCGGGCTTATTACGATTTTGGTCTATTCTCTTTGTTTGACCAGTACCTTCTGTTAGCGTTTTGGCTGGTGTAGCCTTCGATTCATTGAGTTTTCTCTCAATGGTTCGATTACGTTGGAGTGCTTTTTCAGCTAGTGCATTGGCTCTATTAGCCCGTGCGATTGCTGTGTCGCGCTCCTCTTTTAGAGTTGCCATTTGGTCATGCAGGGCTTTAGAATCCTTATCGCTTTCTCCAATTGTTATGCCCTCTAACGACTGACGTATGTCGCGGAGCTTGGATAGAGCATCGGATTCCTTAAGGGCCGAACTCTTGATGAGTTTTCTTTCGATAGCGGACACTTGGCTCTCAAAGAAGATTTGGACTTTGCGAGCTAGATCACGCTTATGAGTGTCGACTTCTTCGACACAGATTTTTTTGGCTTCTTTGATCTTTTCTTTTAGTTCAAGATCGGCCTGTTCTCTGATATCTTTCCGATACTTTTCTAAACTCTCAACTATTTGAGATGATAAAGTTTCGGAAACACCAGCTTGTTTGAACAGTTCACGAATCTTTTCCATTATACTATCCTTAAGGTAATCGAAGGTTCTGTAATAACTTTGCTGGAGAGCTTATAATTTTATTTAATTCTAAATATATATTTGAGCGAATTAAATAATTGTTATTTAATTAAACAATAATGCTATTTGCGAATAATAAGATACAATATAAAACATAGATATATAACATTAATAACAGGGCAAAAAGCAATAAACAAACAGTACACCAAAACAGTAATGTCGCTAGTAACTATACCATCATTAATCATAGTATCAGCATATTGATCAAAAAACATATAGAAATATAAACATGCAATAGCAGCTGGCAATAAGTATGAATAAAATATCATATCGATCATTTGATTAAACTCTCAAAATTTCGTATTCCAATCGACATGACAAAAACACAATGGCGCATTTCATTAAATAAAATGATTATTGATGATTTGTGCGAATATTTTCCTGGATTATCTTCTAATCCAGAATATTATAATGATTATACATCACGCGAATCAACAGTGACTTTTAAATTACTATGTAAAAACGCTATAGCATTAATGATAGAAATTGAACATATAACAGTATCACCACAAGATACTATAAAAGTAACTATCTATGTTGATACCGTATTGGCGTCAAAATATCACAAAAATATTTTGTGCTTTAAATTATTTCACAAAAGAGCTTTTACTCAAACGCAATATATCAGTAAACAACGTTATGCACATTTCAAATTGAAAACGTATTCATTTACAGAAGCAAGAGAATTCGATGCGACAATGTATGATAATTTCTTCGCTATGGCACGTTCTAGAGTTAAATATATGTGTCTTAATATAATGAGTAGTATTAATAATTTGATATTATTACACCACTTGCTTGAAGAAACCAAGATATTTAGACACGACAATATTGATATATATAACTTATATAAAGATTACTTATCAGAGTATTCATGTGTATTTAAAATACCATATAAAAATAATACTTATACATTAGATACTTATAGTAATAAAATTAATTTCATAGAAAATATTCAAAAAGGAGAAAATATAGAATTAGTGCGTGATATAATACTATACCATCCACCAAAATTATTCAACTTGCTTGATATGTTATTGGAACCAAAATGACTTCATTATGTTGGTTATATGATTGTAAACAAGTAATTCATTACGGATTACTACGAACTACAGATGTTAAATTAGATGATTATTTTTCTGGTGTATTAGATATATTAATCGAAAATACGCGGTATGGAATCACATCGTCAACAATGATGTTTAGAAACAATGAAATAATTATTTCATTTCAAAATATATCTGAATTATTTAAAATTGAAATTAGAATTACTGCTGCCAAAATCCGTTTAAATATGATAAATTCACACACAGATGATACATTAACTAAATTAAATGAAGACATGGTGTATTTTAACAGTGATTTAGCTGTTAAAATTTACAAATGTATCAGATGCATAAAATACTTGTATACGGCAGTTGAATCATCTGATAATACTGAATTATTACTTTTAGGAGACAAATTAGAACTATTTTAATAGCTCGTATACCCCATATGCAAAAAATATGCAACACATTGATAACAATGGTATAATATGTATGTATTTTATATTTTTAGAGATATATGCTGCAATAATTTGTAATGTTGCAAACACTGATACACACAATTTTAATAATTCGTTTTGTAATATTGCGCTAAGTATAATAATACAACCTAATAATATGGTTATTATTATAATCATTGCTGCTTTAATGAAGAAATGATGCCTCTTATTAAATTTTTTATATGCCTCTTTAACAATATCAATGATCGAATCATCAATCAATTCTATTTTATATGGCGCTTTTTCAATTATATCATTTATACATGAATAGCTATATGTCTCTGAAATATACAAATATCGTTCATCTACAAGAAATATTATTACAGTACTCCCGTTAAATACTTGTATAAGTTTAAGCTCACGACCATCATATATTCTGACCTTTTTAAGTTTTAATTCATTTTGTATTATATTTAAGATCATTGGCTGACCAATGCTATTATTATAAGTAGTGCTATTTTAATAATCATTTGGATAAAACCAATGATGATTAATACTATTGAAGTATCACGTATTAATTCTACCATACGTGCACAATAATATAAATATTTAATAATATTATATCTTCTTTTGGCTTTGTCTAGGATTAATGGATCGTATAAATTTATACCATTATTAAGATAACGGATAGCTTCGACTTCATCTACGTCTTGTTGCAATCTCTTTATATATAAATTATTTTTATCTGTTATAATGTATATATTATGTTTATCAATTATGAATGATGTTTGCAATTGTGAAGGAAATAGTGTGTATACTCCATAAGCATGATATTCAATTCCGATATGATCAGCTATTGCTTCTATTATATCACTCATTGTCTCTTAATACTTTTAGAAATAATTCAGTTCCTTCTTTACATCTTAGTGATATTGATTTTTGAATATCTTTCTCTTCTGCCGCTTTATCACATTGTTTACATTTCCTAATATGCCATACTAATTGATACATTGGAGATTTTTCATTATATTCAATTTTCATTTTCGACGCTTTTGATTTTTAATCTTGCGGTGCCAAGTCTTAAAGCCTCTTCTATTGTTTTAGCCTGACTATTTGTTAATTTGTATTCTTTTAATGATAATTCTCCTCTAGATAATGGCTTATTTATTTTAACGATTTTGTATATTTTACGTTTCATAAATTGCACCAACACATGAACGACATGAATGCGAACCATAATGTTGTTATCAACATTAACGGAAGCATACCACGCATAGCATCATATGTTCTTTTTGCTTCTTCATCTGGTAAATGTTCAACGTCCCATATTTTCCTATACAATTTAGGTCTTTTCATAGTAAACATCATTATCATTGTTATTATTGTGAACAACCCTATAAAGATTGCCGTAAAACCATTAGCGATAACTGTGATCATAAATTTCCTACATTGTTAATGTAATCAACTGCTTCGTCGGCACATACGCCACACATACTCTCTGAATATCCTTCAACAGTATATAATGTTCTCGTCAACATTGAGCATTCACATTCATGAAATCCATATTCATCGACTAGTAAATCGACTATAGCATCTTTCATCACTACGCCAACTGCCATATCCAAATCGTCTGATGTGATAGTATCATCTATATCGTTAATAAATTCTTCAAATTGGCTCTTTGTGAAATTTATTGATAATGTGACTATTCCTTGTCTTGCTCTTTTAGGCATCTGATAATCTCCTGTTTGTTCTTGTTGCTGTACTTTATCGCGTCATTAATTTGAGATATTGTCAAAAATGGGTAACATTCTAATATTTCATTAACTGATAGTCCCAATATTTTATACTTATAAATCACCCAAACTGGTATACGAGTACCTTTAATTGTGGCATCACCGCCACAGACTCCTTTAATATGTGTTATTGCCATTTTACGTATCTCAAATTTTTGAAATATAAACAATACCGCAAGCAAATGGAGAGTATTTATGACAAGTTTGTTTTATTCAACAAACCGCGATAAAGATGATATAATATGGCCGATTATAGATATGTTCGCTGAAAAAGCACGCAAATCAAATGTTACAATATCTGTCGATATAAACGATTCAAAACATATCGCTATCATATTTGATTACGGTTATAGAATTAAAATATACACCGAATTAGATAATGATGGTACAGTTCTAACACCTGTTTATAGTATTTTAAAATCATATACATTATTGAAATTCCAAAATAGCACTTTAAAATTGCGAGCACAAACAAATAGCATATTAGATATCAATGAAAATACTGTTAATAATATAATTGATGGTTCTTTATTGCATATCGAAGCATGGACTATGTTAGATCAATTACCTATACATGACCTTAAAGAGACAGTAAATTTTATGTTTAATTTATCGAATGATATAACACAAGATCCGTTCTAGACAATCTCATTATCTATAGCTGTTTTCGCTATACTATTTGTTATACATGGTACACATTTTTTACAATTTTTACCATTGACTGGGTTTTCGCACCACCAAACTTTATTGTGTAATTTGTATGATTTTAAATTTTTTAATATGTCATATTTATGTTGCCATTCTAATGGTGCTATTAATTTACCAGTACCGCCTCTAATTTTTTGCATATTGTCGAACATAGCATATATTTCATGCTTATAATGCCATACGCAATCGCCATGTATATATCCAACATATAAATCTTCATATGGTCTGAGATAATTCACTGCTATTGGCAACCATATCAGTGGTTGCGATAATCCATTATTTTCGCCTATACATACGTTGCCATTGTCTGATGCTATGGTAACTTCGAAATTATGAAAAGTCCATTTAAGTCTATTGGTATATTTTATGAATTTATTACGCGCTAATTTATTTTCTTCTGCCGCGTTAATTCGGTCATGTATTATTGATATTGTTGATACTGTTTGATGAGGTTCTAATTTATGATTACCTCTTGTAACATATTGATCATATAATAATGTGTATAATAAATATGTTGAATCACAACCACCTGACCATAACACTAGCATTTTGATGCGCTCCTTTGAACGCATCAAATACAGTCAATTACGAATTAAAATATTTTTTGATTTCGTCAACTAACATACTTTCATAAACCACTTTTTCAAATTGTGGTTTAATTTTTGATTTTTCATTCTTTTTGGCGAATCTATCTTTAACTGATTCTTTAATGTGCATTATCGCGCTGCGGACGCTCGGCTCTGATACCGCGTCCCAAGTGACGAAAGTATACCCTGGTAACACTCTATATGTTTCGTGGCCATGTGCTTCGACCATTTCCATATCACCGACGCCGCGAGATGAGATCCCAACTCTTACTTTATGCTCGAACAATCCTTTGAGCATAGCCCCACATGGCATTCTATCTAGTACTTCGGCTTCGCCATAGACTTTGCGGCCTTCTACCCAAATATTTGTGATTAAGTGGCTTATTCTATCCATGTGAATTTTGGCGTCTGCTGGATGGTCTAATTCGCCAACTACTGCTCGTTGTGCGACATCTTCTCTGATATCATTGACAGCGGGTACTAATACTTCTTTAGTTGGGTAGACTCTTCCATTAGCGTTTTCTTTATCACCTTCTTGAAATATACCGGTTATTTTTAGAACATTGGCACCGTTCATACTTTCTTTTATTATTTTGGTTTCTAATGGTTGAAAGACAAATGTATCCCTAATCATTTGCATACCAGTTGGTATTTCGCCTGTTTCAGCGATTAATCCACGATTGATAATTATTTGTGATCGTGTTGGAAGCATAAAATTCCTTTCGTGATAATTTATATTTGCCTATATTTTTATTTAAATTAATGATATTTTCTTTTTAGTACCATTTTTATTAGAGAAAGTCAATTCATCGAATTTATATTCTTTGCCAATCAATTTATGTAATGTGATATATTTACTACCTAGTCCTGGCTTTACATATGCTAAAGTTAAGTGAGGTTTATACACATATTTATTTGTTACTTCTGTTGAATCATTAATTAATTTATTTAATTTACATAGATCTTTACTTGTTACTTCTATTTTAACAACATCATTCTCATTAGATTTAAACAATGATATTTTGCCAAGTTTGATTTTGATGGGTCCGAATTTTTTGACAATATCTGATATGATACTAGAATTACTTGTATGTATTCCGTATAATACAGTTATATGAAAATCAGTTTCTTTGCCATCCGCTGCTAAATCATCGTCGTCTATATTATCGACTAATTTTTGTAATTCTTTGATTGGATTATCTATTGATATATCTGACATATCAACTTGTGTACTACTATAATCATACTTACTCTCGGTTATTGCTTGTAATTTCATACAATATTTTCTCATCAAGACTATTCGATTGTGGTGCTGTTAATCCAAAAAGCAATTCTAAAAATTTGCTTACACCACTACATACACAAAATTTAACTCCAGAAACATATTTATATTTAAATATTAATAATATCTTATCGAAAATTTCAGGATCATTGTATGATATATAATATTCCATATATCCTCTACGAAACCAATGATAATATACTCCTGATATTCTAACCGAGTCACTACCGCATAGAATACAAATATTATTAGCATATATCATATATTTATAGAATCGTTCATAGTACTGATCATGTACTTTAACATCATAATTATTACTTTTTAATTCTTCTGCTATTAAATGTAACATATCAAAATTCATCGGTAGTATTAATCCCACTTATATGCCCGATAAATATAACCACTTTAATCATTAAAGCGATTGGAAAAAACAACATCATTGGTATGAACCATTTATTTCGTAATCGATATTTATATATAAATTTATCTATTTCGCTAAATATATCATCATGGTATTTCACATCAATATATCCATGCGCTCGATCCCAAAACCATGTTATCGTTTCATATTTCATTCTTAAATAATCATTTTTAATTATTAACGTTATATTATAAACAATGATTCTATTACACACATCGCATTCACATTGGTTATTACACGTGACCCTATACTTTTTTTCTATAAGAAAATCAATTATTGCTGATTTCATAATATTCATATATCACCACTACTCACATTTTGAAGTATATTAATCAAATAGTCATTAAATCTATTGGCTTTGTTTAACAATATTGTTAATATAGCGTGGGCCATATAAATAAATATAGTAACTATAGCAACAATACTTAATAAAGAGATCATTATGGCTGTCATACTCATTCCGGCAATAAACATTATAGTATTGATTAATACATTATTTGTGGTACCGCATACTTTTTTAAAAGCGTATATGATAAGCAACATTTTATGCTTACATATAAAATTGAGTATTTTACTATCAAATTCTATATCAGTATATTCAATACATTCACTAGTTTGTGTTAAGTCTCCATTAATAAATTTAATATTGAAGGCGTTAATCATTATAAAATTAGGCTCAATATCTATTGATATATTATTTATTCTAAAATGCTGCTTATATCCAACACTTATTACATTATTTATGCTACGTACTGGCCAACCGCTAGTTTTTGGTTCATAAATTATTTTGTTTTCATTTAATAAGTGTTCAATTATTTCATGTATTTGAGCCATACTGTGTGTTTCTTTTGAATATCAATACGTAAACGCCAACAGCCCCGAATAGGGGCTGTTGGGCATTCGAGGTTACAATTTCAATTACTTATTTTTCTTGCCTGCTGGCTTATGTTTGGTACCAGTCCCATCATCTTGTTTTGGGCTTGTGCCAATACCTTCGAGTTCTTCTCTCGACCCATCAACTTTTGATTTTGCCGGGTCTGATCTTTTATCTTCATCAGCGTGTGATGTGTATTTCTTATTGCTTGGATCGGTCATATCACGATCTTCAGCCAATCCATCATCTTCATCATCAAAATCAGGCATTTCTGATTCTTCTGAATCATCCTCAATCGGATTCACAGTGTCAACCGGCTTCATATCGCCTTCGACACCTTCAATATCACCTTCAACGTCAGCGACGTCACCTTCGATAGCTTCTTCGTCATCTTCAAGCGATTCAACATCACCTTCTAACTCATCGCCTTCAATACCTAATTCATCTTCACCTTCAAGATCGCCACCGAATGGTTCTTCACCACCCATCATCTCATCTTCTGGTTCTGTAATAACTTGATCACCGTCGCTGTCGACATTGACGTCACCGTCGACACTTACACTTATTGTTCCATCACTACTGGCTGTGATTGTGGCCACAGCTTCATCTAGTAATGCACGATCTTCTTCTGTCAGAGGAGCTAATTGCTCCAAATTTTCTGATAACCAATCACAGAATGGTTGGGCATCAGCTTTAGTGACTCCAGCGGCAGCTAATGCTGACTTTCTTAGCATTTTTGGCACTGGGACACTAATATCACCGCTTTCATTCATAACTATGGCGTCGACATTAGCCGATGGAATACCATGGTCTAGAATAAAATTGACACCATTAGCGGTACCAGCAACACCATCTTTTTGTCTAGTTGTCCACTGAATATCTTCAGAAGTCAACTTCTCAGACAATTTATTTATTGAAGACCGCTTATAGCCAGCCTTCTTAATTTTTGGGCTCTTGTATTGGTCTTCAACGACGCCCTCATTGCCAAATTCGGCATCGTTATCACAAGAGCCATCATCGCAATCTTCGTCTTCATCGTCATCATTTTCCCAAGGTTTCCCGCTCTCCATGAAAGCTTTAGAAACTTGTTCAATGGCGAAGAATGCTTTATTAGCTGGAATTGTCACTCCAACAGCTTCTATAGCCGCTTTGGATAATTCCGTCAAATTCTCATTTATTGTTGAACCATTTATATCGTTCTCTTCAGCTAATCGACCCATCATGGTGATGATTTTGGTCAATATTTTCTTATCGGTGATGACTGGCTTGCCATAATCAAACATCTGGCGAGCTTTTGTTTGTTTAAATGCATATGGGTCAAATGATTCGCCTAGTCCTTCGTCATTTCCAAACTCGGCATTGCCTGTCTGACCGCCACCAGCGCCACCTTGTAGCATATCTGGTCCGCCACCTTCTCCAAGGTCGAATTCACCAGTATCATCGATACCCTCATCGTCATCGATATCTAGATCATCGCCAGCGAAATCGTCTTCACCACCGCCGCCACTGGTTCCACCTATTTGAATCAATGGTGAGTTGATCACAATTTGTGGTGGCTTATCTTCATGGTCATCACCACCTAAATCTAGATCTTCGCTAGCATCGTCATTGCCCATGTCGATGTCTTTGGCGAAATTGTCGTCACCTGGGATCGCATCGAAATCTTTGAGATTTTCATTAGCCGACAACTCTTCTTGAATTGTAGCAATTAAATCTTCTGCTTCATAAATCGATGCGTCATCGAATGCTGGTTCTCTTAATCTTGTGATTAAGTCATTTAATCTCGATGATAGATCATGCGATTCTTTAATTCTTGGCGTTCTATTTTTCAGAACGTCAAGTGTCGTGGCTAGTGCTTCTGCAGTAACTTCACGGTTCGAGATAGCTTCGAAGATCATTTCAAGGAATCTATCATATGCACCGTTAAAATCAGATGCACCACTTAATTTATCGACATTTTCAAGTAACGTGGCATGTTCAGAAGCGATAGCTATTTTCCGCCATTCTCTGACTATTGTGTTCTTATTGACTTTCAAGTTAGTCTTATATAGTAGTGATGCGGTATTTTTAGCCAGATCTTCGTTAAAGCATGCTTTAGTGGCTAGGGCATTTCCGACTAATGTATCGATTTCACTTCTTTTCAGAAGTGTAAATTCCTCATTTTCTTTCAGGAATGGTCCGACTAATTTAATTGCTTCTTCTATTTTATTGTCATAAATCAACTGTGCGGTTTCGTATATTCTGTTTTGGAAACCGGTTGATTTATATGCTTCTTTTGCAGCTTCTTTCATGTGTTTGCCAATGAGCTTCTTTGAGGCCCATTTGGTAACTGGCAGCTTGATTGGTTTTCCATCATTGAATGAGCATGATAGTGTACCACCATGTTCAACAATGACTTTATTATTCAGTGACTCGACGATGTATTGAACGATTTTTTCTTTTGCTTCTGCGGAGACAGCTTGGCCACCACTGACTTTGATTTTTCTGGCAACGCCATCTCTGGTTCTGACAATACCATGTTCTGGTATTATTTTGCCAGAGAATCTCTGGCTTGCTATTTTGTCAAATGCCGATGACATACCATTTTGATTATTACTTTCTATGGCATCTATTAATTGTAGACATGAACTTTCGAATAGTGATTGTTTTTCTTCTTCTATAATTTCTATTTTGACTATATTCTCGATTACGACTCGACCGCCTTTTTCACGGCGGAAATCTGCCTTGTAATAGTCATTTGTGTCAACATCTTCGATGAAGAGGTCACCACCGTACTGTTGATCGCGATTAATCTGCTTTAATCTGAAAGAGGCAAGTTTCCAATTCTTGCCTATTGAAGATCCCATTTCTGAGATCTTGCTTTCAAACAGAGCTTTTTTAGCGTCAACAGATTCATTGATACTAGCCAGAAACTTACGGGAATCCATTCTAGTTGGATTCACCACCGTGTTCTGATTCTTAGCCATCTCTATCGGACTCCTTGTTAAACTAACATGACTATTAATAATTTTGAATGGAACGTACTCTAATGAATCCATCATACATAATTTATGGTGATTACAATCGTAATAACGGGTCAATGCTACTACGTAAAATACGTTCCTATGCCAGATTTGAAACAGACCCATATTATTTGGCTAAAGTAAAACAAGCAGTAGCAGAACGAGTATATTTGGACGATGACTCAACTTTCGACGCGATAATAAAGTATCAAAATGGTGATATATCACAATTAGACCCATTGTTCAAAGCATATCATTTATTAATATTAAAATTATCAGCGGGCGCATTACGAATATACAAAAAACGAGGCCAAATAGACGAAATACTATCATTATCATATTCTACATTCTTAACATGCTTAAAAAAATACACAGTATCTGAAAAATTAAGCAGATTTTCAACATATCTATCAACAGCAATATTACATAATATAATACATTATATACCATTTGAACACACCAGAATACGTTATAGAATACAACACATATCAGCTTTGGATAATATAATATTAAATGATTTATCTATAAATCCAAATCAATCTATACACGATATATTACCAGATGATACTATTAAGAAATATTGGAAACATATTAATTATTTGACAATTGTAAACGTCTACAAACAAAATCACATACCAATTAAAGTGTCAGACCAACCATTAATGCATATTGATATTGATGAGTGCTTTAAAAATTTAAATGATAGACAAAAAAGAATATTAACACGCAGATTAAATGGAGATATATTGCATGATATAGGTATTGATGAAAATATCACCAGAGAAAGAGTGCGTCAAATAGAGGCACAAGCATTATCAAAAATCAAAAAAATTATCGAAAGCCAAAATAGATTACCAATTAAACCGATTAAATTACCTGAAAAACAACAAGTCATACTGTTAACATATGATGAAGCTAAAAAATTTATAAAATTACATTATATAAAATCTAGAGCCGCATATATACGCTTTGCAAGAATATGTGTACAATTACCTTTAAACCCACGTTCAACTTATAAGCATTCATGGAAAGGTTGGAAATCATTCTTATCTAGGAGGTAAATCATATATAGTTATCTCTGAATCATCAGCATTTTCATAATTTGCTAATTCTTCTGATATAAGCGCTTTAGCGATATTTTTAGCGCCATTAGCTTCTTCAATATCAATAGTTGATTCAATCAGCACTAATGGGTCAGAATTAGTACCATAATTCGAATCATTAATATTATTACCCTTAGACAATGCATCTAATTCATTTATAGTCATAAAATAATCGAATCCACTATTCAGTTCGCGTTCATTTAATTTCTCTAATATCTTCTTGCTACGTAATCTTTTATCTATACGCATCTCATTGATTACACGTTTTTCACTTGCGTAATCATATCCTTCTAACGGTGGTTCAGTATCTTCTTCAGCATCAGGTGCTAATAAATCATTATCTTGCCCTGGAATTTCGGGTGTTTCATCATCCATACCAAGATCTAATCCTCCTAAACCGCCTCCACCGCCACTGGGTGCCATAGATTCGGCTTCAACATCTTTTAAATCTTCGATTTCATCCGGGGACAAGTCAGTGAAGTGTGTGACAATCCAATCTTTGGGGAACCATCCAAGATCTTTAAGAGTCGCCATGACATCAGCTCTTGTTTGCCATGTCTCAATTCGATATAATTCTTCGAGAGCTGATGTGGCTGTTAATGTGATTTCAAATCCTTTTAGATCTTCAACAGAATAACCACGTAGTGCTAAATGAACCAGCGCGACTTTAGTTAATCCTTTTGCCACTTCTCTCTGAATCCATTGTACTGCTTTTGCAAACTCAGCGTGGCTCTGTGATAATGATTTTTCATTCTGTTCACCAGCGCCTTCTCCTAGTCCAACTCTGGCAAATGGAATCTTAAGAGGTGCTATCATTTTCTTTTTGAAATATTCGATATCCGCTATTTGATCTAAATTTTCGGCTCCTGGTAACGAATCAACATCAGGGCCAGTACCATCAGCTCTTACAGGTAAAAAATAATCATCTTCTTGAATAAGAGGTGAATATCGCTCGTCAAATGTACCGGTCGTTGGGTTATAGAATCTCTGTCTTTTCATAGTCCTTGCAATAGCTGCTATATATTCAGGTATTTGATTAGTTGGTATATTACCAACTGGTATTTTGAATTTCCTTCTCTCAGGTGCTCTAGTAATACGATATATCAATGCACTATCTTCCATTAATCGCAATTGTTTAAATGCTTTACGTCCACCATCTAATATACTAATACCATATGGGTGATATATATTTTCAAATGAGGTTAATCTAGTATGCATCACTTGCCATGGATGCATGAATATTGGCTCTGGGTATATTGGATCTTGATAATAAAATCCAACCAAATCACCAAATCTTGTTTCAATTCTTGTAAAATTATAGATATTCATAAATCTTAAACTTGATACACATGTTCTGTTTTCATTTGGTATTATTTCAGCGCCAAAATCGCCATATTTACATAAATATCTAATTGTGGGTCTACAATGTGTGTCCCACTGTAGAGTGTTAAAAAATAATTCTTCTAATTCTCTTTTTAATCGTTTATTTCTTGCTCTTATTATTATTGTGTGCTTGCGTTCTGAATCAACTAAACTAGCTTCGTCAGCATATAAATCTAATGCTAAACTAATTTCACCTGTTTGTGCCATTAGTTCATAATCTCTATACCTTTCTAATCTATTTATTTGAACATTGGTTTGATCTAGAATGGATTGTTGATCCAAATCTAAATTGCCAGTATGGGCAATTCGATCAAGTTGAGTTTGGTCTTGTAATGTTCTTTCTGATTGAAATATATTATGATTTTTAATCAGAGTTCGAACACGATCAAACACAAACCAATTGCTGGGCATAAATAACTCCTCAAAATATATTTACAGGATGATCAATTATGAATAGATTCATCAAATTGTCTGATTTAGTAAAATTTATCGCTGATATTATAAAATACTTATCACGTAAAAAACCAATCCCCCCAGAACCAAAACCAATTCCAACCCCGGAACCACCTCCAAAGCCAACCCCAATTCCACCTCCAGAGCCAACCCCAGAACCCACGCCTAAAACACCAACCGAATTAGCGATTGATCAATTATTATCATCACACAATAAACTACGGCAGACACCATTAACCATTAATACTAAATTAACGGCAGCAGCTCAAAAACATGCCGAATGGATGGCGTTTAATAATACATTATCGCATGTCGGTGATAAAAGATCACAGCCATGGACAAGAACATCATGGGAAGGCTATGAAAATGGATTCGTTGGTGAAAATATCGCATTCGCTTACTCATTAGACCAAGTGATGCCAATGTGGTTACAATCACAAGGACATAGAAGAAATATTTTAGATTCTAATTATAAAAACATAGGAATAGGTATTAAAAATAATTACTATTGTGTTGTATTTGGAGGTGGTGATTAATTAGAAGTCCATTCAGATTCTATTTTTTTATTAGACAATTGATTAAATTGATTAAATTCATCCTCACATAAATTAAATTCTATATGCCTTTTATCAATATATCTAACATTGGACATCACAACCATATCAACCATACAATAATATAATACATACGTGCCATTTAAATCTTTACCAGACAATTCACAATATATTGATTGAGTCGGCTTAAAATTTTTTATCAATCTATTCTTTATTTCTTCTCCGCAATTTTCACAACAATCGATACTTTTAATAATACGTTCTAATAATATTGATCTTATTTCTGGCTTATGATTTACAACATTTACTTTTCTAAAATCCATTGAATAATATGTAAATTGCGATTTAACCTCTATTTTACACAAGTCACATACTATTCCATCTTTTGATTTATTAAGCATTATTCACCTTTTCGTTTAAAATAATATTTTGGTGGTGTTACAATAGGACCATTTTTAGACATTGGTATAGCACCTAACTGATAAGTAAATGCATCTAATTGACGCTGAATATTTTGTTCAGGCATTTCATCTGGCGTGCCAACAAATGGTAAAAATGGATTACCAGTCGCATTTACTAATTGTTTATGGTATTGAACCATTTGATCATCAGTAAAGATAGTAGGCCCAGCCAAACTAGTAAAATCAGAAGATGATAACACCGGCCCAGCAGAAACCGATGAAAGTGCAAACGAATCATTAATAGCCACCAACGCTAACGCAAAAGCCATAACAAGATCGTCAAAATTATTAGCACCTTCTTCAGCTTCAGTCTTTCCAGTATCCCTACCAGATTTGTCTCTTTTTCTAACATACGTATTAAATTGCTTCAATAATCTCCTGCTATAAACTTTATACCCAGCATCATCTTCGTCTCTAACATAATCTATTAATAACCTGTTCAAAATCGGTTTAGATGCCATAGTAGTAAAGAAACCATATCTATCAATTTTCATAGCTCGCTGTGTACTACTCGATGGTCTAGGTTTATCATTGATGTCCTTTTTGCGCCATATATTAGGATAATTAAATTCATGTCGTAGAGCATCTATTAAATTATCACCACCATTATTGCGTTCTAATACTAACATAGCATTGTTATAATATCTTCCCAAATAATCAACAAATCGTAAAAATTGTTTTGGTAAGCATCTTACCATCATTTCAGCTACTTGTTCCATTGTTATTGCATCTAATATTTCTAATGCATGATAATCTTTACCTTTACCAGTTGCAAAGTCGACACCCATAACATATATATGAGGTGGTTCACCTGGTGATATTATTTGATTATTTCGCATTTTTGCTGGTTTTGCTTGTATCGGATGCTCCCACACCCACAAACCAGATTCAGATTCTTGCTCATTGAAACTTAATTCTTCTGATTCTCCTGTGCTTGGATTTGTGTATAATATTGTATTAGTGACTCTATCTGGTTCTTTCATAGTTGTAGCTAATTTAGTTAATACTGATCTAGTTATAACTGTATTACCAGAGCCAATAAATGATGCTAAAACTTCCTGGTTAAATTTCCATCCTTCACCTTTTTCTTGCAGACCGCGCCATTGTTCTTCTAACCATGGTGACCAATATGGACCATATTTATCTTCTTCTTCTTTAGTGGTACATTTTCTCAATCCGTCTCTTGGTGCTATCCGTACTAATTCTCTACTTAAACTATCTCTATATTCAATATTCCAATCCATATCCCACCAATTAACACATATCGGATTAAATACATTATCGCCAGCTTCAGCTTCTGTCCACGTGCCCCAATACCAGTTGCCGACTCCATTCGTATTCGCGTGTACAGTGCAGTCACCGATAAAAGTGTGTGTGTTTGGTAATGTGAAATCATATACTTCCGCTTCAGAATCTTCTAATGATTTAACCTCATTGAACCAATCATATTCTAATAATTTAATAAGAGAATCATAAGCGTCATTACCTTCATATGAAATCTTACTCATAAACGAAGCGAGACGATCTTTAGTTATCCTTGATCTTGATCCATAAAGAACATTTGGGGCTAATCCCAATTTAGTCATTTTAGCGATTGAAAGATCAGTTGTGTCTTTTAATTGTTTTAAAAGATTCTTAACAACTGGTGGCATTAACTCAGACCAAACTGACGTCTTATTTTTTTGTAAAGCTTGTTTTCTACCCAAATCAAAACCAATAAGATCATAAAACAAATTTGTAAAATTGTTAGAAACATATAATCGATATGATTCACGAGTATCATGTGTAGTGGTCTCACCATTATTACGTTTAAATGACGTCATACCAGGCGGCGATATTTCTAAATATGTATGTATTCCATAATTAAATAATAACATCCTAACTTGTTTAATAAGTTTTTTAGATGTAGAAGTATAACAAACTTGCCCTTTTCTCGTTAAAGCAGCACCATCACCATCAAACAATCCTCTAAGAAAATTCCTTATTATTGGTTCAGAACATTGTAATAATCTTTTTGGTATAGTTTTAAATGGTGCTATTGTACATTCAACACCAAGATATTTAAGAAATCTAACAAACATAGGTGATGAACATACCGTAACATAATCTTGCCCTTTTCTTCCTCTATTCCAATTAATATTGCCCCAAGATTCGCATCGATCTAGAACTTTAGAATCACCACACGACAATACCACTTCAGCAGTAATTTTACCATTTTTTCTAATTGTTTCTCTTACATGACCTTCAGCTATAATAACACCAAGCATATAAGCAATATCTTCATCCATCTTTTTTATTTGAAAAATTGGTGAGTTTAAATTATCATCTCTATAACTCTTATTACGATCTTCATAATTTAATATATCATTATTTCCGAAAACCATTTGCCCAGCTTTAACTGGCAGGAAGTCTCCGATCTGTAAATCTTGAATATATTTATTATTTATAGTCCCATTAGATGACACAACTGGCAATTTGTGTAATAATGATGCTTCGAATTCATAGCAACAAGATGTTTTAACAATTTTAGTTGCTTCTTTTGGTCTTTTATAAAATTTAGTAGCTGGTTCTAAACCATCAATCCCAACAATATCTGGCCCCTTATAATCAGTATGATAATAACCATCATCAAAGCCATCGTATTCATGAGGTGCTAAATCTTGTATTTCACATAAACCGTTTGCAGTATTAATTAAAGTATCTGGTGCCACACATGTACTAATTACTATTGTACTACCACCGTGAGTCATGGTTGAATAACCGGCTGCCCACATCACATCCATATCTTGAATAAATGCTGCTTCGTCTATTATATTCAATGATGATGCATTTGATCGTAAAACATCTGGGTGTGATGTCATAGATTTTATAACTGTACCATTAGTAAATGCTATTGCGTGTTCATTCCATCCTTTTCTGCCTGTGGTGCCTATACGTGGTGCCCATATATCTTGCATCCACTCTGGTAAGTTATTAAATAAGAACGCCACATTCTCTTTCAGAAATCCTTTGGCGTCTTCATCTCTACGAGAAACGATTAATATTGTTTTATTTGGGTTGAACATCGCAAACCATAATGCGAATGCCCCAGATACTTTCGATATACCACAGTTATGAACAACAGCCCCATCAACAATATAATTATTATATGGTGGAACATTTAAATCATAAACACATCCATCACCTTTAACACGTTTAATAGATTTAATATCACCTTTTTCTCTATTAAAAAAGAATCCCTTAGTTATTTGATTACGTGGCTTTTTACCATAAATACCAATATATTGTACAAATCTATTAAAATCATCTTTACCAATTATACGTAATTTTGGTATTGTTGTGGTCGTGCGTGGATAATATACAGCATTAATATTAAATCTAGTTAATAATTGCTTCAGCTGATGAAGCATTGTAACCGATTCTAATCCTATTCCAGCTTCATTACAATTGCCGCCAGAATACCATCCATCACCGGCAAACATCCTATTAATTAATACTGCTATTGATTTATTGTCCCATTTAAACACATCGCTCGGTATTGTTTTATCAGCTTTTATCTTATTAAGTATATTATATCGATCTGCCCAACACGTAGCAGCAACACATGTAGTTTGCAATCTATAATTCTTAGTCGATTCTGGTTTAAATCCACTCTCATGTTTTCGTATTGTTAATTGTAATCCGAATCTATTTTTAAAACATTTTTGATATTCTAATAAATATTTCCAACATGAATTATTAAATGTGACAAATCTGCCAGTTGATCCATCAGTCAATAAGTATCCTAATAATATTGGATCATTATGATTAGGAGTATATCCATATCTTTCAATATCATTGATTTCTATTAACTTCTTATTGCCTATCAAATCACCAGCTTTTATATATCCATTATTTGTTAAATACTCATGGTCATATGTGGCTATTGATCTATGTCCAGATTTGGATCGCACTTCTACAAGATTATCAGAAATACCATTATTATAAACATCATTTACTGGTACTGCTTCTATGGCGTTGGTATGATAATTTAATGTATAAACCAAATCACCTTTATTAATCTGATCTATGCGTTTTGGACCATTTGGTCCCCAAACCATTTGGTCACCAGCAAAACACTGTCTACATTTTTTAAATATATTAAATCTATGCTGTTTAAATGCATTCAACGCCATTTTCTGATAGCTGAATAATTTAAACGGTAATATACCAGCAGACGGATGCTTTACTTTACCAAAATTCTCTAAAAACCACGATATCGATTGTCTAGATCGTAAAATAACTTGTTTTTGAGTATCATTCATCAATTACTCCACATACTATCATTTCTATCTTTATTTACCTTCAAATATGTATCATATCTAAAAGCACTATTTTTATCATCAATATCAAGATAATGCTGTCTCAATTCTGGCCATGGAGCTTTAATATTTTTAAACATATATTCAATTTGATCTTGAAATTCTCCATATTTAATAATAAATGGCTCGGCTTCAACCCATCTAAATCCCAACTTATGGCAGTAGTCAATTATCGTATTTATTAAATTTTTAACACCATATGGTAATTTATTATAAATCGATGGTTCAAATGATTCAAGCAATGATTTCTCTAATTCTGGCCACCGTTTAAATTGTCCAGTCTTATTAACAATATCTTCTAAATAAACTTTATCAAAATATTGTATAATATCGCCAGAATACCACCTTATGATCAATTTTTCAAATATTGGCACTCTACCATATTTAATAGCATATTTAATAGCATATTCACCCTCCCTAGATATCAACCTTTCTAATTTAGGACATCTCTTCCCAATCATCATAGAATATATATATGCCCAACTCATTTTATTATAATTAATCAATACTTGCTCATAATCACTATTTTCTCTTCTGTAAACTTTAACCATATAATTTCTAAGCATATTTAATACATCAGTCAATGGCCCCTCAAAATCAGTAGGTTCCTGTGGTACAGATAATTCTTTCATTGTTTTTAAAGGAAACGTTGGAACTAAATCGACATACTCAGTCAATCTGACGGCATCATCATTAACATCCATTATCTGATCAAAATCAGATGTAAATTGGATTATTGGCTTATTACCATCCCAAATTTGATATATATGATCATATTCATGTATATAAGTACCGGCCATACAATCATCACCATATGACCCTCTAGTACACCACTTAGTCCCCTCGCCTAACTGCTTCAAAGAATCAACATTATCAATTTCAAATGACCTATAATTACCCCTAGTGGCTACTAATTCAACTCCTGGTAATTTAGTGGGATCTAGAATATCAGATCCGCCTTTTCTTTTACTTGTCGATCCTATTAATGGTTCAATTGCATTTTCTAAATCATTTAATGTTTTATAACTGAGTAAGTCTTTATTTGGTAATCTTGGTTTAACGCTATGAAAGTTAGTTAATGTTTCTTTTATTCTTGGGCCGTCTTCTGGGAGTCTTATATTGCTTTTAGCCCATTGTCTGATGACGAATTGTGAATATTTTGGATTTACTGAGTATTTGTTTATTATTTCTTTTATTTGTTCTGGTGGTATATTATTTCTAGTTGATATAATATTTATTAGGTCTTCTACTGTTTCTAGCAATGTTGATAATTTCATAAAATAAAATTTACTTATTCGCCATACTTTTAAAATATTTTTTGATAAGCGCATCTGGAATAGTAGCTAATACTATATCATTATTTGCCATAATTGTATATGGCGAATTACTGGCATGCGCCCAATTACTTAGTTGTTCTACGCTTAATTTGCCATATACTTCAATAATTCTATTTATTAAAGCTTCAACAAATGGGTCTTTAACCATTTCAATATATTGTCTAAATTCATCGTCGGCATAAATTATATCAGGTAAATATATCTTAATTAATTTATCACCATAATTAATCAGTCTATCATAGACTATTTTACTAATCGGCCCATATTCATCGGCAAATATGCCGCACGACAATAATGGGGTACCATTAATCGCTAAATGCCATCCATGGGCAGCATATAATAATCTTTGCAATTTTAGATTACTTATATATCCATGACCCATATAATGATGTATAAACATATTAGCTACATGTATTGGGTCATGCATAATTAATTTTCGATTGTGTTACAATAATCTATGAAAGATTTATACAAAATCTTTCCAGTATCACAACATTTATTATAAGTTATTTCATTAGCATTCTCGACTTGGCAAAATCTAGTCCTGCATGCAATTGCGCATTGCTTGCATTGTTTTAGATGATCGAGCCAAATTACTCGATCATTTTTTGTATTATCCACAATAATACCTTATATGCTTTTTGCTTTATAAAGAGCACTTACTTCGAAGAAATCTCTGGACCAATCCCATATATCTCTAACAAAGCATTGGAATTCAGCGTATGTCAGTGTCAATGTATCTCTAACGTCCCATTTTGCCATTGCGATAGCTGCATCATATTCATCAGAGAAGTTACGTGGGACTTTTAATTGAACATTTATACCTTCAACTAAAACCAAATAATCAGATGTCCGCATTGGATCATTTGGGTTGAATTCTTCTAACGATAAAATACCTTTTTGAACGTTCTTTTCTAATGTGACTTTGGCTTGTTCATATGCTTGTTGCAATTTTTCGGTAGCCATTGCTTTATAGCCATCTAATGCTTCTTGATAATTAGCTATATGTTTAGCTTTATTTTCTTCTAATATAGTAATCAATTTATTACGGTCAACTTCGATTTCTCTTTGCTTGTGGGCAGCCAGTGCGTGATTAGCCATTGATCGATCCCCCTCAAATTAGTTCTTTGTTAACACCCGATTTTAAACACGCTTCCGAAAATAACGTATTAAATCGATGTAAAAATATATTATGAAATTATCATTGATGTTAGAGTCGAAAGTATCAAAAGCTATAAAGCGTATGAAACCTATATTAAAAGAATTGCCAAAGAAGAAAATAAAGCATTCGATTAATGTTGCTAATGAATTAAAAGATCATAACAAAACAGCGATATATGCCGCATTAGGACATGATTATTTGGAACGTGGCGGTAATTTAGAAGAGTTAATAGATCATTTAATATTAAATGATATCCCATTAAATGTAATACGTATTATCAAAGCACTTAGCCAAGATGATCATATTGATAGTGAGAATGAACCATTGACTCATATATCGCATGAATTATCTCAATTGCACAATGATGATATCAAAAATACTATTATTCTTATTAAATTATCAGATAGATTAGATAATATTAAGAAAAAATTACGAACAGGTAAACTAACAAAGAAATATATAAAAAAGAGTATTAATTTATGTGATTTCTTATCAAATGAATATACAGGATCTGATGCGATATTTTATAAATTGATTAGAAAATTGTCTAAATATCTGAATCTTTAAGTGGTGTATTCAACATAGCATTGAGTTCTGCAATATCACCGGTATTAGTATTATTATTGGTTATACTAACTTTGGCTTTACCAGCTGATATTAATTTAGCACCACCATCTAATATTTTAATATAATTAGTATTAATATTAGCTTTCACTTGAATTGCTTGAACCCATGCTTCTACTAATGTAGCGTTTGGTGGTTTGCCGCCATTCACCATTTTTGTTAATTCTGTATCGCAGAAATCTATAGCTTTTTGAGCTTCGGTTCTGTCTGATCTTACTGATGATACTATTTCTAGTACACCGTCTTCATATCTTTTTACGAATTCTTCTAATATTATTGGATCTTGTGTTTCTGGTTGAATCGGTTCGCTTAATTCAGAATTCATTAATACGATTGGTTCTACTGCCGGTATAGTTGATTCAACCGGTTCATTTAATTGATTTAAAATTTCTTCTAATTCATCAGGCATTTTTAGCGTTTCTTATTTGTGATTGCGTACTTCTTTTATGTCCAGATTTTCCACGATGCCGCATTTGTGATGATGCGTGTTTATCATGTTTTGGAGTTATTCTATCTGTCATATTTGGTGATGATAATGGTTGATGGCCAGTTACATTATCTATATGTTTTTCAGCAGGGTCTCGTCTAACTCGCCGTTGTACCCTATCTAATATAGATGATTTAAATGTCTCATCTATTAATTTATCTAAATCTTCACATGTTATTGTGCCTTCATCGATTTTTTTGCTTAATTCGTCGGGTTTTTCCGAGGATTTCTCCGAGGGTTTCTCTTGTGGCTTCTCGGCTGGCTTTACTTTTTCTGGTATTTTGGGTTTCGGCGTGCTTGGCGTTTCTTTTGCCGGGTTTTCTTTTAGCTTTTTTAAATGATCGATATAATATAATTTATCATATGATGGCACATTATCATTGTTTTCAAGATCTTTAATTAGTTCGTCGATTGTCATTAAACACCCCATAATATATTTTATTCATCATCATCAATACTAAAAATTGATTTAGTGTCATATTGAGCTTCACTGCGTCTATTTAATGGTGAATCAGAAAATTCATAACTACGTAATTTTATGTATCTAAAAAAGCTTGATATTACTTGTCTATTACATCCAGTAATTTTAGCTAATTTCGATACCATTCCATCATGTGGTCTATCATCATAAGTAATTAATGTTTCTAATCCATTTATTACTGATATAAAATCTGGATTATATTTGCATATTTCTGATGCTTCTGCTACAAATCTCTCTAAAACTGATGAATTAGCTTTATGTTTATTGCCCAAATGAGAAATATATGATGTAGAATTCTTACGATCTCTTGCTTCTTTTTTAATATATGCTAATATCACTGTTCTAGCTATTTGGCTCCACATATTAAATACTTTTGATAATCCTCTATACAATACTGTATCACTACCACCATATAAATCAAGTTCTGCTTCTATTAATGGATATTTTGTTAGTTTTGTTTTACATTTAGGGCATTCATCAATAATAGTTAATAATCTATCTAATGTTATTACATCATATTCTAATGGTTTTGGATCATATAATGATGAGTCAGATGGTCTCTCATGATGAAAGCATTTCCTGCAGTGTGGTTTGGCTCTATATTTATATAGGACTCGTTCTACTTGACACCATGCCGTTTGGAGTAAATCTCCGAATGCTGATTCTTCTCTTCCTGGGTAAATTTCATGTAATTTTTGTTTTCTTATTATTTGTCGTATTAATTCTGATGCGTGAGACATTATATTGTCTCGTAGTGTAACACTTGTGCATCCTGTCCATAAATATTGTGTTAATAACCATTCTACATGTTCATTTATAAAATACATTCTTTTGGTCGTTCTTGGTGACGACCTATGAATTATTATATTATCATCATCATTTGAAAGTTGGGATTCTGAATCGTCTTCTAATAAAATCGGCACCATCAATTGATCCATTTTTAAACAAAATTGTCGATTTATAACCTGAATCAACGATTATTTTAAGACGATTCCTGGCATGATCATATAAATACCGGTTGCACAGGAACAGAAAATCAAATACTTTACTCTTACCTTTAGTATTTATCCTTACAGCACGCCCTATCTGTTGTATAAATGTTGATTGTAATTTACCACCGGTTGCGATAATTAAATTATCACAACCACCTTTCAAATCTAATCCTCTATTAACAATTTTACCACCAACCAACACTTTAAACTTTTTATCTTCAAAATTCTTTAACACTTCACGACGTTTTGGCTTAGGAGTCTTACCATAAATATAGTGGGCTTCAATTCCAATTTGAGCAAGCTTTTCAACCAAAATCAGACCAAGTGTTTCCCTCTCTACCAATATCATAGTAGAATCAGTACTATAAATTTTGCATATATTTAGAATCTTCTTATGAAATTCATTATTATTAACTATAAAATCATCAATAGCCATATCATATACAGTCCTATCATCTTTAGACCCATTCTCACCAATAGACATCATATAATATTCTATTGGAATAATACGCCCAATATTTTGCAAATTACTAACAGATTCCTCATGAATAACAGACCCTAAATGGGCAGTAACTTGCATATTTTGTATCGGTTTAGCCGGATCATATGGTGTCCCACTAAATCCATATCTCCTACGACCTTTAAAATGATTTTTAAATATTTCTTTCCATTGGCCACTAACAGCTTTATCAGCCTCATCAACAATTAACATATCAGCATTTTTAATATATTTTAATAATTTCTTAGAATTCTCTATTCTAGTAGCATATGCTACTAAAGATTTTTGATGCCTATCTAATTTCTTCTTAAAATCACTATCATCATCTGATTCATCTCTAATTGGCTTTTTAGGTTTAAATCTTGGTGGCACTAACGATTGAATAGTACCAACTACAATCGTCTCACCATTTGGTCTAGACCCAGCATAAAACATTCCTACTGTATCAATAATATCTCTTAATTCTATACGTTTCTTTAATTGCTCAACAACAATAGTTTGATCAGCCAATATCACAGTAGGACATTGTATAACTTTGCACGTACCAGCTATTAACTCACCTTTACCAGATCCAGTTGGCGCTTTGCACAAACCACATTCAGAAGATGTGGTCAATTTTAACCAATCAACTTGATGATCATCTAATGTTATATCAGGTAAAAATTTATTATCTATAGTATCTTTATCAATAGGTGTATATTTAGGTTCTTCTCTAGCGTCAATAACTTCTAATGGTAATGCATGTTTATCACATACACTTTTTAACATTGCAAGAAATGGTCTAGCTAATTTTCTTCTGCTTTTATTATAAAATCTATATATTCCATCCCATGCTGTTATTGTGTCTATAAATCGTGCTTTTTTATCAGCAACACTAAATTCACGCCATAAAATATCTTCCTCATGTGTTGATATTGTATCAAAATGTATCCATTGATTATCGACAATTATCGCGCGCATTCAAAATCCTTAATTAAAATCACGTCAAATTTGTAAATACGACACAAATGTTAATATCAATATGGGTTGGGCAAATAAGCAATAATACTAATATAGATCGCCACTATTATTATTGATGGGTATATACGTATATCAAAATTCATTTCTGCTAATCGCATTGTTACGAATATTATCGCTGCACATATTATATTTATTTGATATCGTTTTATCAATTATGACCTTATAAAAATGAACCACACCACCGATTGGTGGTGTGGTTCATCCCTGCTCTCAGGGTGTCACGTGCCTCATTTCGAACTGAGGGTTTCGGCCTACGTCTACCTGTGCCTATTGCGTCATGTGCTCCTGTCGGTAAAGCATTCGCTAAACGTCACCCCACACAGGCCAGATGGGGTCGGAGACATCCAGTCAAGTCTCTTTATGGGACTTGACAATTTCTTCAATTGCCAACACAATCCTAGCACGTGTCATTGGATCTGACTTCAAAACATTGACTTGTTTCTCAATCTCACCGCCGAACCGCTGAACCAATGTTTTTGCAAGGTTCGAGCGAACTGCGGCAGCGATATGGTTACGGAATTCATCATCCGCAACCGCAGACCCGATCGCATTCTCAAGCAATTCACGAAAAGCACTGTTGTGCTTCTCAATTGCTGCAGTTAAAAGTTTGTCGATTGGGCTATTATACCCCTTCAACTTATCAGTAACTGACTCCCTGATTCCGTCATGGATAGCACGACTAAGAAGCTCATCAGCGTTGATTTCCATAATACCTCCTACTTTGGTAGTGAATATGTGTTACGACTTCAAACTTGCGATGATACTATCGATATCGTCTGTATCATCATCCAAATCATCATTTTCTCGAGCCAAATCGGCTGTGACTTGGCTCCGTGCTTCTTGCATCCGCAATTTTTCATCTGCGATTGCTTCAGCAGTTGCAGCATTCCGCATCGCATTACTCAATACGGCGTTTGTGTCGTTCGACCCAAGTAATTCATTTATCCGTTGTTGAGCAGCACCAGTTTTCAATTTTATATCAATACTCTTTGCGCGCTGCTCAAGATCGCTTATCCTCTCTTCAGAGTCTTTGATTTGCTTCAAAGTACGATCATAGTTATCTTTTTGAGTTTGTAATAGCGATTTATTAGATTCCAAATCCTTCCTAACTCTGGCGAGTCTAGAAGCATGTTCTCTAGTCTTGTTTGATGTTTCTTCACCTTTAGCGATTGCGTCACGAATACGCGCTTCAAGTTTGATAACGTCTTTTTCGCCTTCTTTTACCTGCTTATCAAGATTCTGCTCATAAGCATTAATTTCGATAAGTGCTTGACTTGATTTACTGAGTTCTTCTCTGGCATCATCGACAGCTTGTTGCAATAATGCAACTGGGTCATGGTTTTCAACAATTCTCGATGCCTTCCCGACTTGTGCTCGGCCAGCATTGAAAAACCGTTGAAATGCGGTTTTATTAATAACCGCTAACATAACTCCACCGACAAGCAGAATCAACATAATCACTGACGTTGACATGAAACGTTCCTTAAAAAACTTGAATTCTCGGTATCACTCTTCCGCGTAACATACGGATTGTTTTATCACCAGACTTAACTGATTTGTCTTTAGGATTATATATTCCAGATAGTTCTACATAGAGATATTCATCCTCCTGAACCCCAAAATTGTCAACTTTTCTAAAAAAGTCCCACATAGTAATTTGTGATACTTTATTTAGATGCCTTACCGAGCATTCGATTGGAATGATTCCACCGATTCTCGTATAGCATTCTTCATTTTCTTCATTACGAAAACGGTAAAAAACCCCTGTCGGATCATCGACAGCTTCAATAATCTCTTGGCTTTCATCACACCATGGTAAAAATTCCTGATTATCAGGATAATACTGTTCGAGAGCAATACGTATATCGTTTCCGACATCACGTAATACCAAAGTCCTATCGTCTTTCCTCAATAAATAATCTATTATTGGGTATCCGTCCCCAACGTTCATTTTAATATTGCGGATTGATTCAACGACCCACGGAATATTGTCATACTCAATCGAATCAAGTATGACAATATTTCTCTTCTTTATCACCACGTTAAATTCCTAGTTAATAGCAGATGCGATAATGATCGATATGCCAATCAACATCGACCCAACGAGAACAGCCAACGCAACATTCGGTTGCGCGTTGGAATCTACCGGCACAATTTGCTTAGCCAAATCACCGGGTGTGACTTTGTCAATAATCCATTTTGCCACAACGAGCAAAATGATACCAATAGCTGCAAAATACACAGAAATCACTGTCGAATTGATCAAGTGAGCGAAATCCATCACATCAACCTTCCAAAAATGCCGATGGCAACCAAAAACATCATAACGATAATCAAGATAGCGCCCCAACTAATCTCAGTCGGTTCTTGATTATTGTTATGATCAACCATAACGTCTGGTGTATGATCCGTCGAAGTCTTCGACGTAGTGTTATTTTCTAATTCACTTACCCTAGCACGTAATTTCGAATTTTGTTCATACAAATCATCGAGGCGTTTTGGATCAATAGTATTTCTATTACTATGAATCCATTGAGCAGCATCGTTAATTGTCAAACCAAGCAACCAATATGTAATAAGAGGATCATAACTATCATTATATTGATTAACTGGCTTACCACGATACCGATCATATGATGAAGGTGTCGGCACAGTTGGCGTAGATGGTGAATAAATGACAACTTTTGGTTTGTTACCAGTCTCTGATTTAGATGCAATAGACGATTTCTTTACAGATTTATTCACTGGTTTCGCAGATTCAGGGTGAGTTTCACTGTACGATCTCTTGCTCTGTTCAACTTTCGTTGCATTTGCCATCGGAAATATAACGTCAGGCTTACTAGGAGGTGGTGTTGATTTATGCGACGGCACAACAGCCTTCAGCGGTGGTTTGCTACCACCACTGAAGGAGGATTTACTACCACCACTGAAGGAGGATTTACTTCCACCACTGAAGGAGGATTTACTTCCACCACTGAAGGAGGATTTGCTACCACCACTGAAGGAGGATTTGCTACCGCCACTGAAGGAGGATTTGCTACCGCCACTGAAGGAGGATTTACCGCCACCACTGAAGGAGGATTTGCTACCACTGAATGATGACCTACCACTGCTGAATGATCTACTACCGCCACTGAAGGAAGATTTACCAGCCATTAATGGCTCTGGTAATAATATCAGCAGCGACAGCACCACACACAGAGATCGTAGCATTTTCTAATCCTCAAAAATCGAAACGCCATTACTTGTTTTCAATCGGCGATTTTTCAATCGGTGCTGTTGGGGCAATAATTCTCACAGCTTCTTTTAAGTCAGTCCACATAGTACCTTGACCAGCATAAAACAATTTCAAATCGATATCATCTGGTAAACCGTTAGCAAATGTCCAATTGTTATAAGCGGTTGGTGTACCGAATGCTTCGACAGCCAACTTAAACTTATTGGCTTTAGCTTCCTCTATCATTCGCTTACCGTCATTTTCAGCCTGTCCAAGCATCAATTTAGCTTGCGATTCAAATTCAGCAGTTTGTCTCTCAACAACAGCGGCCAATTTTCTGGTTTCAGCAGCAGTTTCACCAACTATTTTCTGTCCTTCAGCGACTTTTTCAGCGGCTAACTTAATGGTTTCAGCTTCTACTTTAATCGATTCAAGTCCAACTTGCTTCTCAGCTTCTCTAAAATTGGCCTCTTCTCGTGCTGTCATCTGTTCTTGTTCTCTAGTTAACCGCAATTCGTCAGAGATAAATGCCATTTGAATCGGCTGCCGAACAGACAATGGAATGTAAATGTGCCTAACAGATCCATATATCAAACTGATTTCTTTCTCATCGAGAACCTTCTTAAATTCATCAAGAGTCTCATTCTGAAATACTTCACGTTCAGAACCAACGAGTAATTGCGTGGCTGAATATTCAGAGCCATTGTTCCGACAAATACTCTCAATTTGCGGCGAAACAACTTTGCTCTCGACTAATTCAACATTACCAAAACGACGTATAGCATTAGGCGCTTGGTCTGGCATCAAACCCCAAATAGCCGTGAAGTCCATAATGATATTAAAACCATCGCTACTTGGAAATTGAATACCGCCTTTGATATTCTCTTCAATTGATTTATCGACATCGGTTTTAACGAGATCGGAAAATGGTTTACCAGCTTCAATATCAATGCTTGTCTCCCAATATCCAACAGCAACAATATCGATCTGCTGCTCCCTAGGATTAATCGGATACAATCCAGGGGGTAATACTTTATCTTGAATACCTGATGTCTGCTTATATTCAGGATTATCAGCAAGATTAGTAACAACTCCAACAGACCCAGTTGGGATGTTAACCCATCCACTATGTTTCTTGGTTTTACCAGAAATGGTCTCTTGAGTTTGAATCACTTGCACTTCAAATCCATAAGGATTAATTCGATAGCGACCCGGCCCGAGACATTTACGAAGCACACCCTTATGAATCGCAAGTTTCGATGCTGATTGATCAATCTCTCCATCGACCAAGAATTCACCATTTGGCAATGCATCACCTAATTTACATGTCACAATACCGACTTCGCCGGGTTTAATGATAATATCATCAACTAATTGCCGCTCCCACCAAATCGGGCAGTAAAAATGTCTTCCCGGCCCACGCAATTTCTGCAAAACACCAACTTGATTTTCTGCGGCCCAGTGGCCAAGTTTTGCATGCTCACCGGACCCAAAAATCAATGGGCCTTTATATCTCAGAAGGAGATTCTTACCAACAGGAACATAAATTCTGTTGATAGTCCAGTGTGCCATAAGCATCACTGCAACAAGAATCACACACACAGAAGCAATAACACGTGTCATCAGAAAACCCTTGAAATTGTTTAAATGTCAGGTCAACGAAATCTTGGTTATTTAAAACCCTACTTTTTTCACTATACGTTTTTCACCAGTTGCTTTGTGCGTCCAAAATTCTGTAAGATGAAAACCGTTCATCCCATCAAGTGTACCCACATGAGTCATTGATTTAGACCAACCAATGCGTAACCACCATTTGATGCGATCTAGCATTGCTTTCACCTTACTTAGTTGGCTTTTTATCGAAATTCTTAAAAATATCCATTAAAGGACTATCAGCAGTATTGCTCATGATTTGTTTATAGGCAGGGGCTAACTTTTGCAACAGCACGAATTGTGCGTATGCTTGGCCATCGCCACCCAATGCTTCAATGGTCTTCTTCCAACCAGCGGCTTCCGCCATGTTCTCGAATTCAATAACACCAGCATCAGCTTTCTTTCTGGCTAACATCGCAGCAGCTTGATCTTTTGATGCTTCAAGATCACGTTCAGCCACAACTAGCAATTCATTAGCTTTCGTTATCGCTACTTGTTGTTCTTGCTGTGCTTTTGTGACATTTTGTGCAACAGATTGTTCAGCGGCAATTAATTCTTGACGACGTTTAATCATCGCTTTTTCAACAGCTAATTTGGCTTCAGCACCTTGCTGCAAAACCTGCTCTTTGTACTGAGCGAGTTGTTGTCTTGCTATCTCCCTGTCTCGAACAGGCCCTGCGATAGCTTGTGGTGGGTTAATTCTAGTGATCAGTGCTTGTACAATTTCGATACCAGATTTATCACATGCTTCCTGCATGGCGACAGCAAAATCTTTTTGGAATGCTGTTCTGGTTTCACCACCAATAAAATCTCGACCAACATTATTTGATCCACGTAATCTGCAAAAACTACGTGCATTTGGCATTACAATTTTACGGACGATTTCAGCACTAACTGAACTTTCATCTGCGTCATCAGCCAATTCATTATAAACAACTAATACTTCAGCCGCTTTTTCAGGTTTAACCCTGAATTCGACGATACCATCTAATGATACCCAAAACCCATCTTTACTAGGGAAACCCATGTCTCCATCTTCAGACAAATTAAATCGTTGACTACGACAATCTATTAGATTCACTCTTGACATATATGGATTAAGATAATTCGTACCAGCATCTAATGTTTTTTCCTGTACGCCACGATATCCCGGTTGCACAAGTAAAACATTGGGGTTTTCCGGCATCGGGCCAGCTAAATTAGTGACAACACCACGATATCCAGCTGGAATTGTGATAGGATCAAATAATTCAATGATTTCAACATAATCAGGTGTTTTTCGAGTGGCTTCTTGGCCTTTTATAACACCATTTATTGGATATCTGCCGGGACGCAAAACCTCGTCGACGATACCTTTCTGATCTTCTTTAACAGCTAAGAAATGTGCATACGGCAAATTATTACCATACAATCTTACTCTAACCCCCATTTTACCAGCTGGAATTTCTATCATTGGGTGAACTGCCCAACTCCAATTCCATGGATTGTAAAAATATCTGCCTTCAGTAAGGACTTTACGTTGAATACCCTTGTACTTTTCGTCTGGTGCTATAATATCCCCATCTTCAAGATCTAACCCGGTTTTCTTAACCAAAACCGCAATATGACCTTGCGGAACATCGATCCTGAATGTTGCATATGTTTCATAACACATAATAAGCAACAGCAAACACATTATTGCGATTACACCAATCGCACCAAGCGGATTACTACTACGACGTCGCATTCAACATACTCCAAAAAGTGTGAAACCTTGAATCGGCCTATTGCACCTAGAAATCGAAACGTAAACAAAATCAAATCGGATCATTAGCTTCAATATCTGGCGTAGACTTTCTAATCAATTCAGCGATCTCATTGATAGAATGATATCCTTTTAATATCATGTCATTTATATAATCAATATTATCATATGATTCGATAGCGGCATTGATTTCACTTTCAATACAATCATCAAGAAGAATACTATATCTATGAGTACCTCTAGCTATATCAATATGCTTCCAATCATTATCAAATTCAATTATCAAATCATACACATTAATAACAACACGACGATCACGCATAATTTTAATATCGGTATGTTCTATACCGCGACTACGCAATATATCATATACCAATTGACACATACCAGATATAAATTCATTTAGATTATAATCAGTTGGTCTTGGCTCGGCATAAAAAATATTATTATTTTGATCAACAACCCATCTTCTAACAAAATCACACTGGTTCATCCCAATATCCTGAAAGTTCATCTTTTATAGCGGCAGCAGAACGATTCACAGTCCTAAAATCAGCCGCATCAATAATTCGCTTTATATACTCATATTCAAATATGGATTTTATCATTTCAGCGATTATTTCAGTATTTATATCTAAAAGTGTAACCAGATATTTTTTAATAACACGTTCTCTTATCTTGGCATAAAATTGTATAGTATTACTTTCATATTCTTCATCGCTATTTGAATATGGAACATATATATTAATCATATAATCAGTCGAATCACATCGCATAGGCATTTCAAACAAAATATATTTCGCATTATTTGAAAATACTTTAATCTCACAATGTGGCTGCATAATTTCATATACCATTGATAAAATACCAGCCACACATTCATCATTAATTATATGGTCACGCATACGTGGTACTGAATAATATACATCACCAGATCTATCGATTAACCATTTATATTCCATCAATTACCTCATATGTATTGATTGATTTTAAATATTCAGTCGGATCTAATAATGCTGGTGGTTTTTCTGTCAACCACAACGCATGATCACCACGATATCCTTTTTCATACAATTCAATATGCAACATAGATGTACTATGACCTTTTATATCTTGTCTTAATTTATGCTCTGGTAGTACCCTTTTAACATTACCTATTAATGACCCTTTTTTAACAATATCCCCAACATTTAATTTAGTCGAAATTTCACCATATAAAACAACACCACTTTTACCTTCAACCATCAAAGCTTGAGTATCTTCCCACCAATCATACTTTGCCTTTGGTCCTGTGAACCACGATATATTAGTAACAATACCGGGCTCAACCGCATAAACGTTAGCACCATCAGATGTGTATAAATCGACTCCAGTGTGCGTGTCGTGTTTACGACGACAACCAAACGCTCCCGGATGATTACCAACAGGTAAATATGTCGATTTAACTGGCATATTCCATGTTAATATCTTTCTTAATGCATTAGTTATATCATCGACTTTAGCCATTGCACCAACACCAATATCACCACACGCTAATTTTTTCTCTATCGGTTGTACAATAGTAATGCCAACATTCATCAATTTCGATATATGCTCAGCTGTGATATTATTATTCCACATATATGTGTTCATGGCTGGTGCGACTATAATTGGCTTAGTCACATCCCATGCTCTATATGTGCACATCAAAAGATTATCTGATAAACCATTGGCTATTTTAGCTAATGTGTTCGCCGATAAAGGCGCAATAATCATACAATCTGCCCATCTGCGCAGATTGATATGTAAAACACCATCATCAGAATCAAATTTTTCTGGCCATTCGTCAGCATCGATTAAATAATCAACCTTATGATCCGTTTGATCTATGAAATATTTTCCAGCATTAGTGGCAACAACTTTTACATCGCCTATAGTTTTTAATGATTCAACCATTTTATAAGTTATCGTAGCCGCCACTGAACCTGTGACACCAAGCAAAATGTTCATAATGATCCTTCAATGATCGATTCAACGACATTAGTCACCAAATCGGTTTTGAATTCAAAAGTACCATTATTGGTTACATATAATATTCTATGATTACCACTTCTTAATTCTATTAATTTATTTGCTACAATAGCATTACATCCATTATCGTGCAAGCTTTTGACAGCGTCTGATATTAATTCATCATCAGTAGATGACACCAATAATTTAAATCCGACTATAAATGCTTTTGGTGCCCATTCTCTAACATGTGAAATGATTTTGTCAGCTTTATGCAATTCAATATTCATATTTTGCGTCGATCTTATTTTGCCATTCATCGGAATAGTAACGTAATCACTGACAGCCGCAGCGAGTACAATAATATCAGGCTTATGTTCTTCTATTAACAATGGTAATATGCGTGCGTAGTCATCATAGTTACGATATCTGACTTCTTTATATTGATATTGATGTTGCTTGCACCATGCATGTTTTTTAGTCGCTGATGTTATGTGGTCAGAGCCATTATTAAAATCTATTGTCATACTGTATGGTGATTTTGAATCACTAGCACAGAAGTATATGATATTATGTCCATAACTTATAAATTTTTCTGCTATATTGGCACCGAATGTTCCTTTACTCATATTTGTAATATCGCGTACCGAGTCGATTGGTACTTTTGTGCCACCGCTAGTTATCAATACTTTTACCATCGCTGCTTCCTATGCCTTAGTTATAATATTTTGTAGTGAGTTTACAAGCCGTTAAATGGCGACGTATGATCATTAGCTAATTTATATTCCGCTAATTTATATGCCGCAAATTGATCTAATGCTTTATAACATGTTACAATTGCCGAGTTCACAACATTTTCAATAACGTCATTGTCTATTAATTGGATTGTATATTCTATAATTTTTGAATATGTATATGTGCCCATTGGCGAACTATACATAATTATGATATCTGCTCCTGATATTTCTATTTGTACCATGAATAAGTGATGTGTATATAATAATATATGCATATCAGAACCTAATACTTCAACTATATCGAATCTATAGTGTGATTTTTTGTCTAATTCTTCTTTTATTATTTTAATTATATTGTTATGCAAGCTCACATTTGTCGCCGTCACAGAATTTGCTGCCTATAGCTTCATTTATAAAAGATGAAAAATCTAATTGTTTGATTTTGCTATTATATTCGATGACTTCTTCTCTTGTACATGGTTCATATGGCGCTTGCTGATAACCGTGATCGGTGTGAGGAAGAAAACTTATCCCTTTTAATTTGTCTTCGAATACTTCACAAACTTCAGCTAATGTGTGGGCTTCTTCTTTTTTAAATTTTATTGTGCAACTAACTTGATTGTCTGCCCAATATGCTTGATAATCAGATGCTAACGCCATTTGACTGTACATCGAAACTTCTTCGACTGGTTTAACACGTTCATCGGAAATCGCGAATTTAGCGACCATTGTGTTTGGGTCACCAATCATTGGTTCGATATGATATCCTGCATCTTTCAAAATATCGACTAAAATTGAATCTTTTGATAATCTCATGCGACGCCAATAATTTTTAGCTTCCGGGTAGTGAATACCAGGTGTTGCGCCAGCAACTAGACTGACCGATCCACTTGGTTTGACCGATGTCACTTTTATAGATCCGTTCACGCATAGCCATTCACTATAAATGTTATCCCAATGTTTAATTTCTTTATAACCATTATCACAGAAATCGCGTAATAATTTTCGACGGCCAAATTTTGCTATAGCTTGAACGATTCCACTTTGTGATAAGCCTATTCTTCTATTTCTTAACATAACTTGGTTTGTGCGAGGGTTATGTGTTGGTAATAATGTAACTGTTTTGCCATATAAGTATGCATATTTAAGAGTACGCATATAATCTTCAGATGATTCATGATTGGCTGGGAAAGTTTCTACTAATGTGCATAATTCATGGTCTTCTAACGTTTGTTCGCTACATTGGCCTATTTGATATCCATTAATTACTATTTGGTTATTAATCGGCTCTGTTAAACAAAACGTATCTTGTTTGCCAATATATTCAATCGATTTCACTTTAACATACTTACCTGTGTCTGAATTATTTGATCCACAATGCTTTGATAGCCATTCTCTAGCATTTATTGATTTCCAATCTTGAATAAAACCAATTTGATCTAAAAATGCTGTTACTTGTTTCATACCAGAAATTATTAATTCCCAATTTGCCTTACGATTATATAGTTTTCGACCACCATTCCCATCATTCATAAGTTGCTTGCCAGCAGACTTTCTAAATTGCACAGTGCTAGCGATATTAAATTGGTTCAATAATAATCTGCAGTCAGACAGCAAATCACGATTAGATTGATTGATTCTAACCGAAATCGTGCCGTTATCAGATATTAAAACGCACCCATCGGCGGACGCTAACCCTTTGATAAATGCACTAATAGTTTCCCTATCGCCATTCCATATACTAGATGGAATAGCATGCTTATTTCCGTTAACAATCCCATCGTTTTTCAACATTCTACCAAGAACATTAGATCCAACTCTGACTTCATCATGATCAAAATGTTCTTGATCTCTATGCCACCCGGCATATGCCGGCGACTGCACAGATGATTTATTATGAATATAATATAATTCAGTTAACAATGCAGTGATACGTGGTAAAACATTTTCGACATCAGATTCATAACATGTACATTCGGCTCTGACTTGCCCATCTGATTTTGGCGATAGAGAGCCATCACCAATGCACCACCCTGCTAATTCAGCATACACAGTATTACGATATGTGCCAAAATGAACTGTCTGATTCAATGGTACCATATCACCAACTGAGAGTTCATTTAAATGAACTCTATTTTCATTGTATCTCACTCTTTTCTTACCATTTATTCTAATAGATTTCTTATTTAATTTTATAAAATTATGATTGGCTGTGGCATCAACATATGAATTATCATCAAATATCACACGCCACAAATCGATATTTTGGCCTGTTCTGTATACTTTGGTCGCTTCAACAACGCCGTTTCTGTTTACAACATTTTGACTTCCATATTTTAATATTGGATTATCAGTTAATCCATTATATTCTTGCATACCTGATTGAAGCCATAAGTCAATTAATTGGATATATCCATTAGCAGTTAATAGCTTGTTTGATCCGGCTAAACACGGATTACTTCCGACAGCCCTACCATCAACGCCAGGATTAAATCCATCTATCATTCTACCATAATCTCGCATATTATCTAACCATATAAAACCTGGCTCACCATTTACAGCTATGCTAGCTGCATATTTAGTATAATCCATTCCAACATGAGCAACTATCGAATTATTCGACGCCCATCTATGCGCATTTAAATAATTCCATGTTTTAACACAATAATCTAATTTATCGCCTTTAATACACGTATCTTCAAAATCACCATACACAGCAACATATCTATCAATATCATATAATTTAGTCGTTACTTTATAAAAGTCAGCAACTTCATCTTTTGTAAACCCTGCAACTGGGTTTTTCATATTTATATAGTCATTGTCGTCATATTCTCCGAATGTGATTTGTGCGGTTCTACGCACGTTGCCAGCGACAACACATTTGCCAATAATATTCATTAAATCAGTTATATCAACACTCGTCAAATACCGATCAATTCGCGATTCAAGTAATTGTCTTATAGAATTATGCAACGATATTAATATTTGCGCACCACTAGCTTTACCGCCAAATCCTTTAATATCTGACCCAGCCGGCCTAATATGATCATATTCAAATTCCATATATCCTAAATTAGGATATTTTGTATATGATTCAATAAGCAATCGTAACGATTCTACCCATGATTCACGCGAATCACCAATTACAAATGTATTTGCGGTATCATCATATGGAGAGCGTACTAATAATTTATTCGCCCCTTTGGTATCGAATCCGACACCAACGCCGAGCATTGACATATCCATCATAAAGCAGAATGGTTCTGCTGGTTCAGTATCTATATTATTAGTGGATATCATAGCGCAATTATTTAATGCTGCGCTTCCTCTACTCCACATAAATTCTGTACCCATCATCCATAGACCACGTCCTGGGGGCAAGAATTTGAAATCCCACATTCTCTGAAACATTTCCATCGCTGATGGAACTGCTTTGTCATAACTCCATGGGATATGTAATTTTTTGCAGTGCCTTCTTTGTATCTCGTATGTGCCTTCTGTCACACGCCTTAATGTGTCTTCGAAGTTTTCTTTTGAATTGTCGGCTTTTAATCGTGAATATGTTCTGTAATAAACTATTTCACCTAATCCGTTGAATCCGAAATTAGGCTTTCTTCCTCTATATTGATTTATAAAATCTTCTGGTAATTGAAAATAATCATCTTCGACTGATGAGTAAGAACTGAAATAATTTTCTGATATTTTTTGATTCACTATTGAGGACATTAAACATTTCTCCAATCATTAGCTAAAATTTCAGTGATGTTTCTGACAAAATTAGGATCACGAGCTATTAACTTTGATCTCTCAACAAACAAATCAATCATAGATGGCAATAAGTGAGCATCATTTATCTTATTATCATTTAAGTATAATACAACTCTGGCGCAGCTATACGATAATGACATGTACTGTATTGATAATTTTTTGGATAAGTACAGGTTTGTGATTGCATATGATCTATTGTGCTTCTCTTTTATTAATAATGCGGCTACGATGTCTTTTTTAAGCACACCACCGTTAGTTTTTTCAAGCAATACTGATCGAGATGAATTAATTATATTGATCAATCGCTCTGATGTCGAATTTTCTTTTATTAATTCTTTATAAACATACTCTATTGTTGATTTCTTATTTAATGCTGATAGTCCTTTACACAATAATTTCATATTTTTAATATGTTTTACAGCAATATGAATAAATCTATCTATCGAATAATCATCAAGACCATATTTTTCAAAATTGTTATGTAATGATAATAAATGACGCCAATGATATGTTTTATGTGGGTCTGTATTGGCTGGAAATTTGAGCTTGTACCCATATTGTAAATACACTCTGAAGCATTTGTCCCATAATTGCATAACACGTTCATCAACCGTATTATCAATATTCGACACCATTCCGATTTGCCTCCACGATTTAAATACGACAAAAAGAAAGATGATACATGCCCAATAACGAATCCAAAGACAATTTTGACAATACTGAAGGTAATGATAAAATTTTAATTGGTGCTATAGAAAGTATCGCACCAATTTTAGAAAAAAGTGGATTAGAATGTATGATAATTATAAATACAGAACCTAAACCAATAGTATGGACAGTAGGTAAACCATTTGATTTAGTTAAAATGAGTGCTCCTATTATCAGAGCACTCAAAGATGATATATTCAAATCTATAGATTGTTAATTATTCAAACGAATCAATATGCCATTGTATATCAGTGCCTCTGGCTGCATCTAATTTTTCGTATTCTCTATTTTTCATAGTTCTGATAGCATGACCACAAATAATTTTTAACTGCTTAGTGTCAACATTATCTATAATTCTTATAATCTGATACATAGTATCGTCTGGTACTTTAATTCTATTAGACACTTCTTCTATTAATGAAATTTTCATAATGTATCTTTAATTCCATTGGTGTCCAAACGAGTTATATCATTTTCATCGTATGTTTCATCAGAAATATAAATTTCATATAATATACTATCAGAAACCGCTATAAATTTATGATAAACAGTTGGATTAACTACTATAGGTTTCCATAAAGTTAAATCATATTCAACTACATGATTACTATCTATAATCGGCAATACATTAAGTTTTACTGCACCTTTGACAAGTATAAATTTATTATATGATTTACTATGCATATGAGTAGATGAATATCCACCTTTTTTCAATTTCATATGAAATAACGCATATCCATCTGTATCGTACAATTTTAATGATGTTCCCCATGGTTTTACAATCATCGTGTAACCTTTTCATAATAGTAATTAATCGTGCTTGATCCTTCAACAATTATTTCATTAACAGCTATTTGATACTGAACAGATACTGTGTCAGAATCAATAATTAATCCATTAGCTAAAACATTGTCAGTTGGATTAAACAAATCAACATATTTAACACCAGACACATTTTCAATTACTTTTATAAAATTAGAAATATAAAATGGTTGGCCCATATCCCATTTGCTAATATCGAAAAAATTTTGAATGGCGGCTTCAACATTGCTTTTAACGATATTAGCGTCAGAATTAATACTAACAACAATATTAGCATTAATATCAATTGGCTTCATAAATCCATCGTATATTACTACATCGTCTGTGGCGACATTTATACTATCTATATATGTTTTTAATCCATATTTCAAACCAGCGCTTGGCGCAACTGGCCTATCATCATTCCCGACTGCCAATGCATATATTTCTATTCTATTGGCATTTAAACTAGTTCTAACAGCAGCTACAGCTTTACTAACGGTACCAAACACTGGATGCGAATAGCTGATACTAGCTTGTGCATAATCTGATTCAGTCGTAATACTATTATGTATCGAAAAGTCTCTCGGCGCTCTTTTCTTAGCTTGCTCTATAGTTTCACGATCTGTGCCACCCATTGATGGCGTAATGTTACGAAATCTAACTGAGACGCTCGCGTTAGCTGGCGGCAATGGAGTTATCGGTAACGATGAATCGATCTGTCCAACGCCAATTCTGCCTCTAATACCTCCACCAACACGATACATAATTTCAATAGTTTGTCCAGATAATGGTGCAACACCATTAATATCATCACCAAATTTAAACACAGCACTAGTATCATAAAAAACGACTTCGACAACTTTATCAGTCGATGAATATCGTTCTATAGGATCATAAATCACTTTCCATGAATCCCTTGACGATCCTGAAATAATAGTAACATATATTGGCTGTTCTAATATATTAGTATCAGTGATGATATATTGCTGATTAGCACCCCCAGAACTAACGAATGATACAGGTTCAACTGTTGATCCTTCTATACCATATGCAATTACACCTCTTTTATTAGCAGGAATAACGATTTTATTAGTAAAATCTAATGGTGATTTATATACTTCATATGTTATCGATGATCCATCTGGTCCATTTAATGAAAATTTCAAACCAGAATCGATTTGAATATCAGTTACTGTAGGCTGATTGATAGATATTTCAACATCAACAGTAGCTGGCGTTTGGCGTTTAAATCTTTGATTTATTAATGCCAAATGATTTACTACAGCAGCTTCTGATCTAGCTGTACTAATAAACGCATCATCGGCTATCATATCAGCTCTTAAAGATAGCCTAGCTGTTACTGATGCTATCAATTCAGCCAGCATCATAACACCATTGCTGGCTACGAAATCATTAAAAATATCAGGAAAATAAGTCTTAACATATTCAACAAAAGATCTAAGCGCTGTATCATAATCTAAAGCACTAAAATCAAACTTTCTTGAAGTTTGATCTGTTAATTGTACACTAAATCCTTGAGGATCAGCTGGCGTTTGAAAATATACGTCAGTCATCTTATCCCTTCATCGATAGATACTGCTCTATCGTAACCAATTTAGTCGGATCAATCGAAAATTTAGCTAATATTTTAACATACAACTGCTTTGTCGCATAATTAGGGTCCATGACCACATTTACAGATACAACTCTCTTATCAGAATTCTTAATACCTTCAGCCAAATCAGAAGACAATGTGGTAATAGTAATATCATCAAGAGGTTCAAATAATGATGGTATCAATAACGTGCCGAAATTCGGCCTCATAACACGTTCACCTTTAACAGTTAAAATAAACTGTAATATATCATTCTTAATAAGCTGTTCATCTTCTTGACGAGACAGCACATTCTGTGCTCCGCCAAAAAATGGCGGATTCATGCCAAAATATGTAGCACTCATCTGACCACCATCGCAAGAGATCTAATTTTATCAGTTGTCGTTGCGATCAACAAACTGTATTGATCAGCTAATACAATCTGTTCTTGTAATTTATTGTTATAATCACTTAAACTGGAATTAAGTATATCTATACTACCTTGTATAGTATTATCAAATTCTAATAGTACAATCAAACTAGCGATAGATCTATTTAATTCATTAATGGTACTCTGATAAGTAGAAATCAATTTTTTAGAATCAAATAATTGTTGCTTATATGAATTTAACATATCTGATAATTGTTTGTAAGCATTATTCGCAGATGATGAAACTTTATCAGTATCAACACCATATAATGATAAATCAGAATAAAATGAATCATGTCTTATTTCCATAGATTCTGTAGTTGATATATCATTTATTTCTGTTACCGCTATATCTTCAAAAGATAATATGGTACCGGTTTCATATTGGAGAGCATTAGTACCAGTTTCTAATCTGCTCGATTTTGATACTGTTGCAACTAACGTACCAATCGCTTTACGTTTAAAATCATATGATATTATAGGTATATCTCTTTTTTGACCATCTATGGCTTTAGGTATCTTTAATATAGTTGAATTTGATCTTGGTGGTGCGCTGTTACTTATTAAATATGTTACATTACCTATGCCACTTATAGTTGGCAGAACATTTGAGTACAATCCAGTCGGATATTTGATAATCATGATCGCCTCTAATTCTATTTTTATACAGATGTACTTGTGCTGGTGCTTGTACTAGTATTATATGGATGCCTAACTTCATCTAATGGACATTCTTCAAATGGTCCGTTTGTGGTTTTGCCACGATCATCAGGAGACAATTGGTCTGGAACCAATATCTCATCAAGAACATTTAATGGTTCAACTTGGCCATCGGCACCAGGTATTAATGCAGCATAAATACTATCACAATGAACATCATTACTAAACGTTGCGTCTGTTCCTCGTAAAGACATTGTACATGTACCACCTTTAAATTTAATCGATTCGTCAGCATTTAATGTTATAGAACCACCGGATTTAAAATTAATATCGCCATTAGAAATAATATCTATCTTAGTGCCAGAGTAAATCTTAACATCCCCATTATTATTATATAGTGTGATATTACGATTTATTTCATCTATCCATACATATGCTTCTGTGTCATCGCTTGCTCTCATAATAGCTAATTTATATCTATCTGATAGCCAGACACCACGATTATTCTTACCAACCATTTCTACCCATGGGCCATCACCATCTCTAGCTTCGATGCCTTGATTATTATTATCAGCTGTTTTCAATCTTACGTATTGGTTTATATCGTCTAATTTCAAATGATATGATGTGCTTTCTGCATCTCCAAACATTAACGGTTTTCTGATAAATTCATTATCTTTTGTTCCTTGCCATTCTGGTGCCCATTCAGTGCCCATTGATGCCGACAGCATAAGATAGCCATATCTGTCATTTAATTCTATCGATCTGCCATTAGGTGTACCCCATGATGTATGATTAGCTTCGTCATTTTCATTAAATTCCCAATAAAATCCTTGTGATACTGTTGATCTTACAGCAGCTCGCCGTCCTTTTATCAGTATACCATTGCCATGCGGCGTTTGTTCAGTACCAGCATCAATAGCACTAGAACCCCTATCATCTAACACTATTTTAAATCCATGCCTAGATACTGTCCGTATTTGTCTAGCGTCTCTGTCTTTCCATATTTCTACTTCATTTTCTACTTTATCAGATATTTCATCAATTAATTTTCTACTAATTGCTGTATCTCTACCTGGGTCTGATCCAACATCTATCATTTGCCATAACATACCACCTTTAGATCTTATTTTAATCCATCGCATATCACGTTCTGATTTTGATAAATATTTTAATCCCTCTCCATATTCATCACGAGATTTAGAATCAAATGGTAATTTTTGAGCCCATCCAGTATCTCTCATTTCAAATAAGTGACCATATCTAGTTAACATGGCGATTCTGCGTGAATCGCCTTCTGGTGTATTTTCATTTAATAACTTCTGATAATATTTCCATCTATCAGTTTCAAATTTTTCATCGTTATCAAAATCACCCTCAAATTCACCATATTCGCTATCAGATTTCCAATAATAGCCTTGATCACTTTGTATAAAAATCATTCCATATTTCGATACACGTGCCATATATTTTTTATCTGGCTTGTTTATTTCTGGTTTATTACCTTTCGATTCGAATGATTTACCCGATATTGCATCATGGCCTGGTGGCGGTGGTGTAATATCGTGCTCTCTAGGATAAAAACCAACTGACGACACTATATCAAGGTTACCATAACGATCATTGGTTCCGGTGCTCATTGGGCGACGATCAGATGGCAAATAAGTTATATCATAATCATCTGGTTTTTTATCTGGCTTACCATCTTGATTCACAGATACTGGAGATTCTGTATATAATGATGGATATGAATACATTCTACGTCTAGTCGCATTAGCAAAGCCAGTGCAAATCGGTGAATATGGGTGTCCCTTTTCAAATTCTATTACTATTAAGTCACCTATGCATGGGTGAGTCCAGAATCCGGCTCTCTTACCACCTAAATGAAATGCTACAGTTGCCCATGGCGCTTCTTCTACTTTGATATCCCAATCATGTAATTCTGGGCATTTAAATTTTATACGATGCATATTTAATGGATCATTAGTTTCAACAACTTCAGCAATATATTGTCCACTAAATCTATCATTTAGCGGTGTCTTTCTGGCCGCTAATACTTTATTTAAGTAAAGATCAGTGATATCAGACATCATTATCCTAATAATTCTGGAAAAACAACACGCTCACTAGGATATTTAATAATCGAACCTGTCTTGGGCCATCCAAACGGCTCAGCATTGTTATAAGAAATAATAACCCAATCTAATAATGGCGTACCATAAATTAAATTAGCTATCATATCAGCTTTGCCTTCATATTCTGATGTTACATAGAATGTCCCTTCTTTATCTGTAGTCAATTTTTGTGATAACCACGTGGGTTGTGCCCATTTATCTAAGGTTGATATACCTTGATAATTAACTAATTGTGTCTGGCGAAATCTAGAGAAATCACTAAATTGTGGCATTTTAATACCAATCAACAGGTATAGTATCAAGAAGTCCCGGTAAAGGAACAACAGGATCAGATTCTGGCTCCTCAACTTCACCCAATTGCGTCCATAATCTTAAATTAAGAGTAACATCAGTTCTCAATGGAAAAGCATTAGCATATGTTGTTGTGCTAATATCTAAATACTCATTACCATTATTATTTGTAAAATTACCATTCGAAACAGTTCTGTCTTCTAATCCAGAATTGCTCGCAACTAACGTGTCACTATATTTAACATTAACATCAATTATACGACCGGTCATAATTGAAAAACCACCCATACCCGCCAATTTCATTTTAACAATTAATTTAGCGAACCCACCATCACCACCAATTGCTTTATCACGCATTAAAACGAAATATCCTCGTAATTTCCTTAATTGCCTATGGATTTTTTCTGCTGTCCATCTATTATCAACTGTAGCGCCGCCGCCAATCTGATTGGTTTGTCTGAAATTAATATCATCTGAATTACTACCATGTGTTACTATATATGAAAAATGCATACTTATATCTCTAGGGCCAGCGGTCATAAATATAGCAATAGGTTCAGCACCGCCTGGTACACCAGTATCTTTCCAATTACCACGCTTACTATCAGTAGAAATTTTAGGCGGAAATTGAAATTCTATAACACCGCCAAGTGATTGTAATTGTGGGCTATTTGGTACTTTTAATACCAATGAAAAAGCATCTTTTACTTTTTGATCAAAAAATGTATATGACATCGTCATTATTGGACCCAACCATTAAGAGTAGAACCAAATCCAGAATGAATTTGCCTAACTTCTGACTTAGTTTTAATAGTATTAATTAATTCGTCAATTTTATCGCTACCACCAGACATATCCTTGATATATTCAAGAATTTGAACAGTAACTTCAGTTTGAACTAATATAGCATCCAACAGCTTATTTGGTGTTTCCTTTTCATCTCTTTCAAAAATTTTAACATTTGATATTGTTTTGGCTTCAACATCTCCAATTCCATCTCTGACTGTGGCTACGGCTTTCGAAACGCTAGAACCAATAGCACTTTGAATAGATTCCATATGTGAATCAACTGTTAATTGCATATTATCTGTTTCATCATTTATAATATCACTAATATTGGCTAAATGCTTCCTCACATCACCAACAGGTGATTTAGCATTACTTATACCTTCAGAAAACGTATCAATTAACGCAGTACCACTACTGGTCAAATCAGATAATGGGCCAGTTTTAGCATCAGAAAATGGTAAATATCTCCTAATTTCAGCCAACACCGCACCAACAGCACCAACAGCACTACCAGCAGCAGATTTAATACCGCTAGCAAATGTATTAATCATTTTCATACCGCTATCGAACAGATCCAATTCTGACATAGCATCAAGACTACTGTGTAATAATCCAAGTGATAATGCTAATGTTGTAATACCGCCAGCTAATGCGTATGTGGCTGGCGTAGCACCAATTGCTGCAATACTAAATGCTACAATAGCTATATTAAACGATACTATCGGCACAACCGCATAAATCATAGCTCCAGACATTGTTACTAAAGCACCTGAAAATCTAATCATTAAACCAGGTAACGCATCAATAGAATTCCTTAATAAATCCATACTATGCGCTAATTTAGTAACTGGCGTATTAGCTAAATATGCAACAATAGCAAATGCACCAATTGCTAATGATGCTGGGATCAGGGCTAATCCAGCCACACCTAACCCTAAAAATGATATTGATAATAATGATACAGCCGCAGACAACATCATGACTTGATCATATGGTACAGCTTTAACAGATGCAACAAATGCTCCCAGGGCAGCTGGGATAGCTTCGATAATTCTGGCAAATTTGTCAATAACAAATGACACAGACATCATAGCGGCAGCAAATGCTATTAAAACAATAGCGGCAATGCCAAATCCAAGAGGGAAAAATTGCGCTGCGGCACCAAGTACAATAAGTGCCACTGTGACAACACCGATTATAGCGGCCACAGCGCCAAATGATTCCCACATTTTATCGCCTAAAGATGCAATAACTTGCATAGCTTCGGCAACTATATAAGTAGCACCGGCTACGCCTAAAACTGCAACAGTTAATGCTAATATGCCCGGCGCAACTCTCATAGCAGCACGCCCGACAGTTAGTATAGCTGTCGCGAATCCTCTTGCTAGCACAACTGTCGCTCTACTCGCCGCTATAGCCACTCGCATTAAAGCACTTGACGCGCTAGCGGCTATAGTGGTGACACCACGCATTGATGCTGCAAATAATGTAAACACTTTAACACCAATACCGACAGCCAATAATAATGGCGTTAACACTATCATTATACCGCCGATTGCTATTGCTGTTAACGCCATCGCTTTGGTGAGATATTTGGCTGCTGTCTCTAGCCACGGAAACGCTACTTTAGCTTTAGCCCACATTGCTTGAATGTGAGCGGTCATTTGCTGTATCGTTTCCCCAGCGAATTTAATATATCCTACAACATCTCTCAGTGCCGGTGCAAATACTTTATCAAGTTCTATACCAACATTATGGACCCATCTAGTTAATTCTTGAATTATTAATGTCCATTGCATGTATGTCGATGCATTAGCTTCCGCATTGGTTTCGGCCAATGGCTTTTGCAAATTAACTAATTCTTTATTAAGATCTTTTACATTTTTAACATTGAATTTTATCGCCATAGAGTTAGCGTCAAATTGTAATAAGAATTGCTGCGCATCTTGCTCTGATATACCGAATGCTTCTGATATTGCGCTCAGAGCCATTTGAGCTTCAACACTACCAGCACCGAATTGTTTAACCATATTAGTATACCTATCTGATAATTTCGGTAATAATCCAATCATATCTTCAGTAGATTTAATATTTAATGCTTCAGGGCCAACTAACCCCATTAATTTGGCTCTTGCTTCTCCGCTTGTGACTAACCTATCGAACACGCCACTCATAGCTTCTGCACTTAAATTCATACTTTTAGCTAATCCTGCAGCTACTATTTTTCCTCTATTAAAATCGTCTAATGATATTTTAAATGCTGCTCCTAAATTGGTAGCATTAACTGATGTATCACCCATTACTTTGTTTACATCAGCACTAGTCAGCCCAAATTTTCTTTGTGCTTCTGATACATATTGGAATGTTGCTGTTATTTGTGCTATGCCCATTCCGGCTTGGCGCATTGATTTCACGAATGTGGCGATATCATTTACTGATGTTTGTGTTGTACGTTGAAATTGTGATATTGATCCTACCAATGCGTCCATTTGATCTTTTGGCACATTTAATTGTGCCATTGCTATAAACGCTTCTTCTGCTGTTTCTTGTAAAACATTATACTCATGAGCCATATTCATTATTGATTGTCGTATTTCTTGTTGTGATCCATATTGTCTATAATTTATTGCGACAAATTTTTCGCCAGCTTTACTAGCCACATCTAATTCTTTGGCCAGTAATCGCAAATCATCTACTAAACTGCTTAATATTTCTTTTGTATCAACAAATGAGTCGGCCCATCCTCCAAACCCATGTGTTAATTCTTTAACAGCTATTTCTTCAGTTTTAACCAAGTCTATTTCATCTTGATGTGCTTCATTTTTCTTTTCTATCACACCTATTAACCTAGTAATTTTTTCAAATATACCATCTATAATATTGTCTTCTTGTGCATATTGTTTATTTAATCCTTTTGATAATATTAATCTGCTTTGATCAGCTTTAATTAATTTAGTAGTTGTTTTGTTAATTGATTGGATTAATTCAAATGATGTATTTGATAATTTATTATCTTTGTTATGTAAAATAATCATTTTATTTGTATTATCTAATATATCTTCATTAGTTTCTGCAACTCCTTCAAATGATTTATGCGTTAATTTTAAGATATCATTTATGGCTCCTGTGTTATCTCTTACAAGTACAGCATTCTCACTTATTTTAATAAATTGCGTGTTAGCCATCATTGATGATGATGCTATTTGATCTATAATTTTATTTATTGATACTAATAATTCATCTTGGATCTTATAAAAAACATCTACAACATCGTCGATGTCTTTTTTGAGTTGTGACGTATCGCCAGACAATGCTAACGATAAGTTTAACGCACTCAATTCTGGGTCCATATACAATATCTCCTATTGTATATTTATTTCCCAGAAAATACAAACTTATATATTAATTATTAAAAAAGACGCCCGCCACGATTGTGATATTCATCGATAATAATGGTATCAACCATATGGTGCCTGATTTCATTTCTATACCATCCTAAGAAATTAAGAAATCCACCAACTAATGAATATGTCGGTTGTTCTTGATTAGTTTCCATAGCTAAATAATTCTTGCGCATATTAATTATTTTTTGTTTCATTTTAGCATATTCTGAATTATCATACCCACTAATATTATTAATCATGTATTGATGAGTATCTTCTTCTGCAGCTACTTCGCCATATGACATATTCCATATTCTCTGTAGCATCTCATGTTGATATGGCCATTCGATGAAAATACTAGTAATATCATCTGTATATGGCTGTTTAAACGGTTTTGATTTTGTACCTTTCCATTCATTGTATCCAACACAAAATTCTGCGTCTGATATCATTTTTTAAAACCTTTTACTTTTAAATTCTGATAGTTTTTTATTACATCATCCCTATTTTTTGCATCGATTGTTTGTGGGTTAAATTTATCAGGATCAATAACGAATATTTTGTGAGTATTACAATAATTAATTAATAGATCTGGATATAGCTCTAAATATTGTTCAATTTCTTCAACTTTCTTTCTATAGGTTATCGCATATCTACATGCTTGTTTATACAATTTCTCATCTAATAATATTTTAATAATATCATGATTATATGGTATTTTAAGTTCTTGGAAAAATGAATTCCAGTATCTCTTGCTTTTAGCGATTGGTAGTTCGAATATTTTGGAATATTTTGGATATACTTTACATAATACAGCGACTAATTTTGAAATATCAATTTTAGAGAATATAGTTTTACCAGCAATAAGTCTAATTAAAAATTCTATATAATATGCTGGAACATCATTTTTACTTAAATATTCTTTGGCGAAAGACCTCATACGTCCAGATGCTGTGTCATATTTTTCATTAAATATCATTTGATGATATGCATATAATGCGTATTCTCCTAATGATTCCCCTATATCAATATCCATAATGTTGAATTTATTCTTCATAATCATGTGTCTTGTATCGCCTACTATACTATAAAATGTTACATTAATAACAGAAGCATTGATATCACCAAATTCATTAATTGATAATGCGATATTTAGATCTTCAAAAGATATAGCTAAGAATTCAGATACAAGTGTACGCGTATCATGCCTGAGTAAAATTTTGACATCACATGGAATGTTTATACAATCAGCTAATGCTTCAATCAGAATTCGACGATCTGTATCCAACTTTAGTGGAATTCGCGTCATAATCATACCTTGTACAATACAAATTAGTGGTCCACAATCCGCGTGTTACAACATGATGGAACCCGTAAACTAACCAATTACCAGTCATAAACCACAAATTAGATCCACCATCAACAGTCCCTGATGGTCTAGTCCATTTAACAAATACAGTATCTGACCCTAATCCTTCACAACTATTCCAAATATGATGACCAACACATTCGAATTTAACACGCATAGCTCTATTTGCTAATCCTAACCACAAACTTCTAGCTCGACCGTCTATATATTCATCATATCTAATACCTAAGTCGCCAGCAGAATATATTTCTGGTATACTACTAATATTAGTATATCCAACCGTTGGATATTTATTAATACCTGATTTTGAAAATGATTGTTTATTAGTTGTGTCTGCTGTTAATTTATTACCAGTTGTATCATCATCTACTACAACTTTATTGTGTTTTTGATCAGTAATACTATCTAAATATTGCCCAGATACTCTAGATATCCCTTGAGTTATTAATTTACTTGTTAATATATTAATAGTATTATCAGCAACATATGACCAATTTAGTATTGTACTTGCTTTATTAGCTTGTCTTGTTAAATATGCACGTGGTTTACTAGGCAATTTACCTTGTTCTTTGATCGATAAATTTAACCCATTTGACTGAATCATCCAATTAGTTTTAGATTGTGTTACTGAACTACCCCATTCTAATATAGACATTATAAATGTTTTTGGGTCTTGCCGCATCATATACCAATACGTATCAGATGAATCTTTAGTTTCTGATATATCGAGTTTAATTAATGGTGCATATTCTTTAGTCACATTTTTAATTATTTGGCTAACGCGGCCTTTGTATGCTTTACCGCTAGCATTACCCACATTTAAGAACCATGACGGTGGGTCTATCGCTGTTAATTTTATGGATGCACTATTTTCCGATTCTCCAATGGCTTCTATATTGGTAACATATGCTATTTGAGTATCTGTTTGTATTTCATTGCTTTCAGCATTTCCTTTTATTTTGAATTTCATTTCTAATATTGATTTTCTTGATACTGAAAAATATCCATCAACTATTAAATCATCCATGTTGGCAAAGTGTGCATCTGCGAATATTGCTTCTACTGTGTAACCACCATTCATCATAGCTTTAAAATCAAATTTTGTAAATATTGTACCCCAATTTCTGTCAATTTTTTTAACTTCTGTGCCATCACCATTTATAAATCTAAACTTGATGTCTATTGTTGGACGATCAAGAATTGCTGGCGTCGACAAATCAATTACCACGAGGTCACCATGTTAATGATTGAAGCTAATTACAATTCTAAAAATATATTACTTCTCGAAATAGGTCGATCAGATACCAAATTGTACGCACTTGATACATCTAAAATACATGACACAGATAGAGAATTAGTCAAAACATCAAAAGAAATATTAAAATCATTAGATAGCCACCAACGGTATCAATGGTTAAAAGATAATTGCAAATCATTAAAAGATTGCTATCGCACATATTCTTTAAACAAAATGAAAATCATAAACACACATGAATTATGATCTTATTTTCTTTAATATTTTAGCATATTTAGCAAGTGATAAATACTCTTTTGATGTTAATTTTTTAATTCCGTCATTAAATTCTTTTCGTATATCATTTAATGACATTTTGGCGTCAGTATATAATTCATTCCAATCTTTTAATAATTTACCATCTATTTCAATTTCTGGCGGTAAACTATAATACAACTCATAATTTGATAGCACTGACTTATTTACCAATATACTCATAATACCTGCATAATCAAGATCAGCGGCCAATATAATACCATCTTTTGGTCCAATAGCTTTGATTTTCTTATATTGCCCATCAGTTACTGTAGCCCCTCCTATCGCCACTGTTTGATCGCCTAAAGTATGTGCGTCGAATATCGCTTCTACTATTATTAAATAACTAGCTGGTTCAACATTATCAAACCCATAAATATACTCACCTTTATTTGTGCCAGTAGGAAATGTGAAAATTTTCCCTAAGCATGATCTTGATTGCCAATATACTAATTCGTCATATTCATAATATGGCCATATTACATCAAATCCAGAATAATGCAATGAATTTTCTTTAATTTTATCTGCTGTCAAACCTCTCGATTTCAACCATTTATTGACTCGTTTTGTAAAAACATCATCATTATCACTTATTAGTTTACTATTATTAGGTAATTCTATTGAATATTTCTGTTCAACTTTCTTATCTTTTATATAATCGTATATATATCCTGCGCCTAATATTTCTTTTAATGCTTGCGAATACGTTACTTTTCTATATAATTGGACAAATTTTATAAATGAACAATTACGTTTACCAGTTATCGAACTTGGCGCGCCCGCCCATCTTTCATTTCCTCGCCAATCATTACATAATGCTAATTCAGTGTTTATATTAAATTTATAATGCCTATCATCATCAAATGGCGAACATATTAATAATTCTTCACCATTTTTGCGTTCTTTATATGTAAAATTCTTAGATACCCAATTTTTAATCGCTCGCGGTGGTATTTTGACTTTCATGAAATATCGCTTTCACTCTTTCAATACAAAGCGGATCGATTATACTTATTTCATCTCTAATATCATATCCATTTTTAATTATAATTAATTGATTATTTAAGAATATTGTATATTTAACATTTGATGATACTTTTGTGATGCAATCAACTTTTTGCCATTGATCAGATATTTTAAAAAATGATGACTTGTACTCTTTGCTACCTGATAATGAATCATATATAGCACAAATGATTTCATTCATGTGCCTGGCCCAATTGCATTATTGACCCGACAAAACTAACTACATTTCCTTTATTGTTTTTTATTACATGACAAGCACCTCTGACTTTTATTTTGCCACCATTTTTACGATTTATAAAATATTCACCAACAAAATCACGCTCTTGATTTACAGCATCACGCCACTCTCTCCATATTCTGTCACGGTCATCTTCATGGATACTAATTATCCATCCGCTACCATATGCCTCTGATGGCAATAAACCTGTCAAAACACACCATTGATTGTTAACATTTATACAATCACCATTATGATCGGTTTCATAAAATCCTATATTCATATGATATGATATATCATGAATTTGATTTTCTAATTTATGTTGGGTTTTATCAATTTTATCAATAACATCTCTTAATGTTAAACCATTATCAGAGTGAAATTCCTCACTGATTGATATTAATACTGGAATATATTTGTTAATTTTTCTGGCTGCTTTTAATACTGGTATTAAAAAATATTTATAAAAGAATACTATTATGACTAATATAGTTATAGCATCTGATGCCCATACCAATCCATTTTTATCTAATATATTAAGCCATCGATTGTTGAAACTTTCCATATGTAACTTTACGAGATCGTGAACATGAACTTGCGACTTACTCGTGTTGTTCCATCTGGTATTACAAGTTTAATCGAATATTCATACGTTCCTTTTAAAAATAATGATGTATCTAGATTATATCTTAATACCCATGGATTAGTTCTATAATATCCTTGTGCTAATCCTATTGTCATTTCAGCATTATCGATTAACAATTCATTATGCTGTGTTTTAATAGTTATAGATGGCTGCAAATATGGTATCATTGGTGCAACTAAGTTATAATTATACTCATATAACGGCAATGGCATTAAACTAATTTCTAGTGGTTTCACTTCCGGATAATGAAAATGCAAATTCAATGGATTAAATGAAAAGTTTACAGTTTGTAACCCATCATCACATAACCATTCATCTGGAAAAACTATAAATCTCTTACAGCACTTTAATAATTCACTCTCATGTAATGTTAAATCGCACCCACCAGTGACTTCTGATGTACCATCATTAGTACATGGATCATTTGGATAATAATACCATACATCAATAAATGTGTCTGGGACAGATACTGTATTTGGGACATCATAATAATAATGAAATTTGCCCGTTACTGGTTCAATACTGGTAACAGGCGCTGTCCCACAATCACCAGTTTCGGTTGCTATATATTCGCGTTCTACTGGTGCTGGGTATAGCGGATTATCAACAGATATAACTGGTATCGATGCTATTAAATTGCCTGGTGTATATTTAGTTTTATAAATTTCGACTTTATATATCGCATATGGATCTGTTGGAACGCCATTATTATAAAATGTAACATTAAGGTCTACTTCATGACCTCTTCTACCAGATATTCTTGGATATGCCATGTGATCATGCCTTTTAAAAATTCTATTTTATTTTTAAATGGCATAGTTATGGCTACTTGGTACCCCTCCTCTGACGTTCTTCATCTTTTTTATCCTCTTCATGGATACGATTGATCCACCAAGAGCGTTCTTCTGGTGTCATATACCATAATTCATGCATAGTAAAATGACCATATCGCTTAAGAAAAAATTTCTGCTCTAATAACCTATTATATTCATTCTCATACTCGAGCGGGTTTCTTCTTACGAAAAAAGGATTCAGTCACTGGTAATGCTATACTAGAAACTTCATCACATGACGGGCAGTTAACCTCTACTGTAGCATCAAGCCCAGGTGTGTTGTCTTTAAGCCAGTCACGAATGGTCTGACGATCAGCAGACGATAACCTGTTACACACTTCACGTATTTTCATAAGATCAGAATTACCAAGAACACTTACAACATTATTATCAACATTAGCTAATATCAATGCTGTATTATCTTCTGAAGTCTTTTTATTAAATGTACCAGGCTTAGAGGCTCTACCAATACCAGTAGCTTTACTCAATGATTTCTTTCTTGCTAATAATGTGATCATATCTGACCGTCTAGTAAATCTTAACCCGACAGTCACTTCACGACCAACACGTTCACTAATATCAGGTAAAACAATTTCAACTGGTTCAACCATACCCTGTTTGGCATATCTAACAAATTGTGACAAGTTAGATAGATCATAAGAATATGTTGATGATTCATTGCAATGTGGACATTGCATTATAAATTCATAATCTTTACCATACGATATACCTCTTATATAATAAATTAGATAAGTGGTGTCTCCAACAATGAGATCTGATGGATCAAACCCTTGTGGAAATTCACAACATGCTTTAATCATGTTGTCAATATTTTCACCAGTGGCGGCAGTTCTTTGGTTTAAAAGTGCTTGTTCAGCCATAGTTCCAATTGGTCTAACTTTAATTAGACCAGATGGCCATCCATAAAATTGACCATGGCTAGGTAATTCAACAGTCTCCAGAGGCAATAATGCATCTTCTGGCAGTTGAATAATATGTTCTAATAATTCAGCCGCTGTCGATCCAGGATCTAATTTGAGTGCTGGATCTATTTCCTTTGCAGGTGATTTTTCTGTAACTGGTGTTTCAGAAAATTTATGAATCTCTTTTGCCATTGTTACCTCATATATAAAGAGTTATCAATATTTACGCAATTATGGGGTTGATTGACTACGTACACTACCTTCAACTTCTTCTTCGGCCCAGTCATATGATAGGCTAACTTCTACAATTTTAATTTCAGATGATGTATATGATAATTCGCCGTGCCGTATCGATGATGGCCAACTATTTTTTAATCTAAATATTTGAACAGGTCCACTATCCTCACCACTATCTAAATATGATCGTAATATTGATTCCCTTTTATAACTATTAGGTGGTTTCAACCCAGCCGCTGATGTCCATATTTGTTTACGCCATTCAGTTAATATTTCGAATAAACCAGTACTATCATACCACGTTAATTTAACATCTTCCCATGCAACTGATTTAGCAAATTTATATTCTAAATTAGCTCCCATAACTTTTTCACTATTAACTATAAATGTTGGTAATGTCGCATCTTTAAGATATATCAATGCTCTATTGTTAGACCCCAATGGATCATATAAGTCAAATAATGATTCTATTTCCCATGAGTATGATGTATAAAATTCAGCTGTACTAACTGGATGGACATTCCCCAATCGTGATTCATCACCCAATTTGTCAACTCTAAATCCAGGCATTTTATCCCTTATGGATTAACATTTGGGTTTATCTCTAAAGCTTTATTATATGATATTGTCAATGTTATACATTGGATCGATGATGATGAATAATCCAATTCATCTGGTGTAATATTCATAGGCCACGCATCAAATAATTGGTACTTCCATGCCGATTTGCCTAATCCATCTTCTAACGATATTATTAAATCTCGTAAATACCCATCAGGTTTTACTGGTTTATTTATTATCGACTTTTTAAAATCGGCTACACCTTTGGCACTATTAACCCACTTGTATATTGTTTCAGCGGTGGTATTTACTGGAACATCTCCAGGCTTATCAACTATTTCATAAAATGTAACTGTTATTGGTTGCCATCTGTATTTTCCTGGCCTATATATTTCTTCTAAACCATTATTAATTACCATTCTATCAAATTCAATTATCGGTCTTTGTGCTCTATGTGCATACATTAATATTTTATCAAAATCTGATAATACTTCTATTTTATATCTATGTGACCGTATTGTTTCAACAGTATGCAATGGTAATGTTGATGTTGATAAAGTATTATTAGTTGGTATATCGCTAAAACCACATGTACTGTCTGCTTGAGATGGTATATTGAAACCTGGCATTTCACTTCCTATAAAAACGGGGGAGTATTACTCCCCCGTCAATTGACTTGCCCATTATGCACATCACTTTAAAAGGAGCGGTGCAGCAAGTGTATTAACATGTTGGAACATTAGCTGCCGGAACTGGTGCGGCTTGACATGTTCTAATCGCTCTATCATATCTCATCGTCACTTCAATCGTTAGTATTTCAGATGAAGTGTAATTGAGTTCTTGCCAATTTGATTGAGCAGGCCATGTACCATACATCATCCATCGTTCTGATGGCTGCCCGGCACCATTTAATAATGCCAAAGAAGCAGTACGCTTATAATTGACAGGCGCTGCAACAACTATCGTCGACATATTGACAATAGTTTCAATCCACTGATAAATACTACGCGAAACGTCTGGATTCTGTTCAGCATCATACCAAACTAGATTAACTGGTTCCCAATCTTGTTTACCAGCGAATCTCGCCACTTCTTGGTTATGATGCATCTCAGGCTCTTCGAATTTAATATTCGGCCTGGATGCTGATTGTAGTATTAATAATTCAGCTTCGGTAAAGCTACCAGCGCCTTTACCAATATATTCAAAAATCCACCGATGTTTACGGCGAGTTTCTATAGTATTTGATGGTCCGCTAGTAAAACCACCACCCAATCCACCGATATTGAATCCTGGCACTTGAAACCTCCAAATCTAACGTATTAGAAACTGAAACCAGTTTCAACGCCATTTGTCTTGGGGTTATGTCTTCAGATTATGAAAACTGTAAGCAAAATGCTTATTACTTAATATTTGCTTAAAATGTATTAAACCTACAAATAATATCAACGTCAAATTATATAATAATATATTATCAAAAATTAATAACTATCATCACTATCGAATGCGTCATAATCATCACCAGCATCATCTTTAATATTAAATAATGCAGTCAATTCACTTCTAGATGATAAAGCAGACTTAATCATATTACGTTTATGTCCATAGGATAACGCTACCATACCTTCAGAAACAACTGGGTATAATCTATCTAAATCCTCATTAGATAAATCCTCAATTTTCACACCATTAATTTCAATATGTGAATCACTCTCAGAATTATACTCAACCTCAAAATGGTATTGTATGCCATCAATTGTCATATTAGCAGACACACCAACATGATTATAACCACATGCTGATTCAACATCAGCCAATTTAAATTGATTATGACTATCATCGACTGATTCATCACTTAAATCATATCCATACATTCTAGCAATGTTTTTAATATTTAATACAATATTAGTATATGCGCCGTTTGATATACTACCATTTATAAATTTATAATTAGCATCATTAAAAAGATTTTCAAAATCTTCACGTTTCATCTGTCGAATCCAGAATGGTTTTGATCTTGTTGATAACACGTTCGTTAACAACTTTTGTAAATTGTGCTTCGATCGCTTTATCAATATACTTGGTTATATCTTCTGTGTTTAAACGCTGTGTGATCAGTTTATCAACAACAGATCGAACCACTCTATCAATATCAGAATATGATCTAACATTTCCATTAGAATCACATTGCTTAAGTATTGCTGTATGAATATTGGTTTTCATATTATCGATAACAGCAGAAACCACTTCATTGGCTAATTTCATACCAAACCCATCAGCCATCTGATTGGCAACACTTTTCAAATGCTTTTTGGAAAATGTATTAACGATAGCTTGCCTTAAATCAACTTCGACTTGTGTATCGTTGCCGATAAGCGATTTAAGAGCATTATAATCGAGAAAAATCCTTGTCATAGTCATAAACTCCTCACTTTTCCAGCTACTAAAGCACTGTTCCATTTTGAAACAAAATCGTGTTTGTGATTGATTATATCAGCAAAGTAATCAATCGCAAACTCTCTAAACCACCCTTTGGTTAACGTAGTACAAATACGTCGCATAGCATTTAAAAACGCCATATTTGGATTGATATTGTCTGGAATAATATACCTTTCCAACGCGATGACAAATGCTTCTTCTCTGACTAAATTGCACTTGTCTTCAAACGGTAAATCGCAAAACATATCATACTCTACCATAGCTCTAGATTTATCTCTTTTTATAGATTGATATAATGGAATATCATAAATAGCCACAGCAGCATGGATATCATCATGAACATATCGTCTATTAACACTACATTGGCTTTTATTAAAAAATTCATCATTAGTCATATTAAGAGAAACATTCGTTATAGTATCCATTTCACTACGGCGCACTTTATAAAATTCACTAGCGTTAACATCCATTATTTGTATATTACGTATCATATTGACATAATCTTCAATATGTTTAAACCATTTAATATCTCTATGTAAATGAGCACGTTTAATCAGCGCTAAATATTGAAATGGTATGACTTTAACATTAGTAAAATGCGGCAAATCGACTACTACAGTTGAAATATCATTTAAAAAATTATAAGCATCGCAACACGAAAATTCATATTTTATTCCATTTTTCTTAAATATTTTGCCATATTTATCTAAATCATTTTGAGTTGATAATATATCCCAATCAGATTTTGCTAATCGCATATTACGCGACCAATAAGACGCAGCACGTGATCCATACAAAAGCATATGGTATTATTACAGACTCTCAATTTCACGTAAAACGACATCTTTTAATGATACTAATTGATCATAAGATGCCAAATTTATAAAATGACGCATACTTACAATTTGAAATAATTCTTTAATCGTATTATCGTTGATATTTTTAATATCAATTTCTATATCATTTCCATATCCACAAGTCGAATCAGTTGATCTAGCCGTAATGCTAATAGTTTTATCAGTTACTTTAATCGTTTCATCGGCGCATACTAATTTTAATATTTTGTTTTCAAATGTTATGTTGGCGATTTGCCAATATTTAAGTATTTCACTCAACAATGCCGCATACGACTCCGGTAATGGCTTACCAACCTGTGTTTCTGAATATATTACCCTTGATGTATTATACAACCACTTCTTCATATCACCATGCTTTTTTAGGTAGTAATTTGGCTTTTGGGTCATATAAATGTATAGTATCAAATACGTCAAAGAATTTAATCGAATCTTCATACGTACACTTATACATAAAATAATTCCTTAATTCAGATATTCTGAATAAATTTTTGATCGTATCACCAGTCATATTAGCTATTTCAACTCTTACAATCGGAATTGAATTAGGCCCATGCATATTATATATATCGATATATTTATCACTAATTATTACTCTTTCATCTAAACATATTATATTAATTACTTTATTATCGTATCCAGTAACTTTCTTATATAGAATACGTTCAACTGTTGAACAATGCAACATACATTCATTCAAAATAGCCGCAAATAATTCTGGTAAAACTGTTGCTCCAACATCATTAATAGATGTATATATTATTGAATCATTATCAGTATCAGTATAATACATCCATCGCTTACGAGTGTTCATATAACTGTATTTCAATAACGCCGCTTCACGTAAATGACGAAATATAAATACATAATTAACACGGACTGAGAATCACAACTTCAACCCGTGATAGATCCCAACAACAACCCCAATTATCATACCCAACGCTATAACGAGGATTGTCTTGAATCCGCCTAGAATAATGTCATCGGTTGATGACGTCGGCATGGTGGAGATGGAAACCAACGGTTACATACCAAGGCGACCAACAACCCAAGCAGTCCGCCAACGCCGGCATAAAGCACGGCGAAGGCTATAACAGCGAAAATTGTTACGATGATTTGCATCATCTCTAAATCCAACTAGCTTTTGCTATAGACTGCCATTCACCACAACACCACCAGCCACTAAAACTTCATTAGCTGAGAATGATGCACTATCGCGGAGTCCGACCAAATTCAGAATTATGAATTCGGCGGCGGTTGTCGGTTGGACTAACACAGTCACCCACAACTCTTTTCTTGCTTGTCTTTCTGGTGTATTATTCGACTCATCACAGATTAATTTGTACGCTGTAATGCCTCGTCTATTTTGAACATCAGACAAGTATGGGTCAAGAGTTGCAACTACTTGTCTCCACAGCACTTTATCATTTGGTTCCATGATAAAGTTTCTGAGAGATCTTTGCATGGTCTTCTTGAGGCCAGAAAACAACATCCGAACGTTGGCCCTATCGAACACCGATTCGCTTCTTAATAGTGTTCTCTGACCAAAAACAACTATTCCATCTTGTGGGAATTTGGTAATAGCATTAACAGCATTACCAGACCCATAAAGAAGATCACGCTCGCCTTGAGATGGTGCGTATTCAACATCTCTAGCTGTTAAGAGACGACCACGTCTAATACCAGCAGGAGCGTACCATTGTTCTGCAACTCTAGAGGTTCTAGAGTACACAGCAGTAACGTGCCCAGATGGTGGTATCCACAATTCTTGCTGCGAAAACTGGTCATAAATTTTAACCCATGACCAATATAACGCACCATAGCTGCTATTAATAGCAGCATTTAAATCAGACAGTAGAATCCCATTATGCCAATCAACAACTTGCTGTGGTCGCAAACCAAATGGCGGATCAACAATGTAAAGCACATCACCACGCGATTCACACATTTGAAGTGCTGTGCCGATCACTTGACCACTTGAAAATCCTGGGATTGCAAGTAAATTAATATCAATCGTTTCTGGATTTTGGAAAGCATAAATGCCTGTGCTCAATGCTGGATTACCAATCACAGCGGCATCTAAATTGCTCGAGAATGCAGCGTTGGTTGGAATACCATTCGCAGAACCGGCAAATTCACGATTGGCGAATTGTGACGGCTGCCGTGGCACATATGATGCCAATGTTGGATCATTATCCAAAAATGCTGGGCGATCTTCCCAATTCACAAATGTGTTACCATTACGACCACCATAGGTAGTCCCAGGGTTTAACACATCAGAGATAAATCTCGTTGAATTCTGATCGAATGACACATCATTGATCGATTCAACGACTGCGCCATTAGAATCTCTAATGGTGACGGTATATCTGCCAGCAACTTCACCAACACCAGTTGTGAATAATGATAGCGAAAGAGTATTGCTATCAATCCATGTGCCAGCAGTTGGTGCAACAAACCACCCAACAATATTGTCATAATAGCTTGAGTCAACAGCACAATCGGCACCAGCGGGATCTGTTTCACAGCTAAGTGGTGTTGATGCGCTAGATGTACCAGCATCTGGAAGCGATGTTCTAATATCATTAAAACCACGGTAAGCTGATTGGTATGGGCTTAAAATATCAAGCTCTTCAGCGAACCGTAACGTTTTGATATTAGAGTAATTCGCTAATAATTGTAAAGTATCGGTTTTGTGAGTTGTCGTTGTCAGTATTACCACATGTTCTTTACCAGTCGGTAATGTTATTGACAACGATTCAAAATAACTTTCAGTACCAACTGTCCCTGCAGCATCTATAACTGACGCTGTCGAAACAGTGCTTAAACTACTAGCAACCGGCATACTGAATTGAACATTAGCCGTTTCAGTACCAATTATATTGATTGAGACTCTGTTATTCTGTGATGTGAAAACATATGGCCCATAATGAGTTGCTAATAAATATGCTCTTGGAATATCCCATTCATAGAGTTGAATTCCAAGCTCTAAAGCCCATGCTTCAGAACCGGTCATTTGTATCCATTCACCAGCGGTTCTGGTTCTTATTTGAGGAACAACTGTTCCATCTGTTAAAGTAGTCGTAGTTGCTAAGTAATCATCACCGCTGACTAACGCATTCACCGCAGCTATAAATGTCGCAGCGGTGGTGTACGTCGCCGCAGTCATTGTGTATTCAGTTGGTGTATCATTTTCAACAGCGAATTTGAATACTCTGTTATCTGGATGAACATCAAACACAAATGTGTCATTGACGTCTAAATCGCCAACCGTAACAGAGATCCTTATCGATAATCCATTACCCAATGATATCCAATTAGAGACTCCAAGTTCTCCAGAATCTGATAATGTTCCTTCAGCAACAACTTCACCGTCACTATTTCTAATAACTTGAAATGTTGCTCCAGATATTGACGCTGCATCAGATGTACTTGGTGCACCTGTTATAACCATAACAAATGAGTCATCGATCGCATCAGTATATGTGCCAAGAGTTTCTAATGTAGCTGTTGTAGCACCATCAGTAGTACTCAACACAGCATCATTATATGATATATTATCAACAGATGATGCGTGTATTACAACTGGTGCATCTGTCGATACTTCTCTTAATGTTATTCGACCATAATCGATACCAGTGAAAACTGGTATTCTACCCCATCCATGTGCTCTCGATCCTGATACGTCAATTGCTATATCAAGCAAGTCAGCGTCTAATCCTTCTTCATATTCTATACCAACACGCATAACATAGCATTGATTACCTTCCTCTTGGTATGCTAAAACAGCATACATGAGGTAACTCTCTGGGAATGGATCACCAAATGTATCTAATGCTTGTTGTGACGTTGTGATTAACACTGCTTCATTCATAGGCCCTTTTTTGGCAGTACCTATAAATGCTGGGCGTAGAGGACCAACGGCAGCAGAAACAACAGAGAGATCTATCTCCCTTGGAAACACACCAGGTGATAGGTACACTGCCATTTAATTACTCCAATTATCTTTATTGGCTAACCCAACTGATAGCTAAAATAAATTTGCATAAATAACAATTGTAAATACGCAATAAAGGAGGATCTACTCTTATGTATAATTTAAATGACATAGTTAAACTGACTAAGCCAAACGCAATATATTATGGTAAAATAGTCGGACTAGCAACACATTCTGACACCACAACATACGCTTTCGAAGATATATTTGGAAATACTATGATGAATAAACAAGGATATTTTACCCCAGTTAGAGAATCAGAACTACAGCCAGCTAGCATAATAAATCTATATGAAGAATGCGATAGATGTATTACTAATGGTATCAGAAAGTATGACTATTAAATTATCTTGGTAATAATGGTGTTGAAACTTGCTGCCTACAAGGTCCTATAACAGTTCTTTCTGCACCAACACTTATACCACTTAATGCTGCAGTGATAGCTGTTTTAGCAGAATCTGACAATGTAACGCCAACTGTGTTCAATGCAGTTACTGTGCCATTAATTATGAGATTAATATCGGACGTTTTAAGAACATATGCATTAACTGTATTAGTTATAAATGTCTTATCGGTTGTTGTTAACGATACACCAGACGCATTCAATGATGTTAATATGCTATTAACTATAGTATTAATATCGCCAGCAGTTAATGATACAGTAGCAGACGAATCAACAACATTTGGAGTTGTGAATGTTAATTGATCAGTTTTAGCTTTAATAGCGGTATTTGCACTAATAATTGTCGTTTGATTAGTGGCTGTCCCTAATCCGCTCTGAATTGCTGTTATTGCCGTAGCATTAGGAATATTAATAAGATCCATTTGGTTACCAGCTTGAGCTGCTGTTTTAGCAGCATCATAAGCCGCAGTTAACGCCATAGCATCACCAACTTTAGCTGGAGCATAATTGCCTTGAGCGGTGGCTAACGTAACACCATCAATACCAGTAATAGTATCAAGATCACTCTGAGCAGTAGCAACAGCAGCCAATACTAATGTTTCATCAGCGATATTATTAGTCGGTAATTTATTATAAATAGCAGTCAAGTATGTAGCATCAGTACTTGTCCATGTGGCGCTAACCAAGTCAACCACTTGTGAATATACAGATAACGTAAACGTTGCCGTGCTAATTGTAGCTGAAATATCGCATCTGATCGGTTCAATAGTTGCTGTGCTTAAGACAGTATATAACCATCTATAAACGCCAGTAGCCGGATTAGATGCGACACCTAAATTAGCCGCCAAACTTCCGGTAGTTTGGCCAGTAACCGTTAATGTTGGTGTTGAATCAGCATTTACACTCGAACCATCTGATGCACTATATGTTCTTGCTTCAATAGTATAAATTGTTGAGCCAGAATCTGGTCTCTCATATTGTCCAACAGTAGTCAATATTATATGTTTAGATGATGAAGTATTTATAGCCAATATATCAGCCTGTGATGCAACAGCACCACCAACATTCAAATTATCCAAATATCCAGCTCTAGCAGCGGTCAACCTACCAACTAACGTAGTTAAATCAGATTGAGCAGTAGTAAGAGCACTACTAGTAGCTAATCCACTCTGAATAGCTGTTACTGCCGTGGCATTTGGAGCACTGATTAGATCCATTTGGTTACCAGCTTTAGCTGGAGCATAATTACCTTGAGCGGTAGCTAACGTAACGCCATCAGAACCAGTAATAATATCAAGATCACTTTGAGCAGTAGCAATTAACCCAGCAACAACAGACGCGGATGCCGGATCAGATGGTAAATTATCAGTTTTAGCTTTAATAGCATTAATTTGTGTTAATGTATCATAGTTAACAACAGCCCCGATCCACTCAATGTATCTTGCTTCAGCACTGACTGCACCAGAACATGTGATCCGCAATGATTCTTCGCTGTCAGTTGATGATACTGAATATGTGAATGTATATCTCCCAGTCGCCGGGCTACTCACTATGGACAAATTAGCAGATCTATCTATCCCAGATGCATTAGCAGCTGTAATCGTTGGAGACGCATCAAGATTTACTAATTTACCTTCATTATCGCGGGCCACGACAGTAAATGCAAATAATGTTGATGATGAATCTGGGATTTCTAATAATGGCGACCCATAAATATTAATCAATGCAGATAGATTATTTAGATTGCTAATTGCTGTTATAACAGATGAAATCGATGCATCTAAATTAGCAAGTCGTGTATCACCTAATGCAGTCAAGCCGGCACCAGCGTTGCCGATTCTGGCATAACTATCACCAGTTTGTGGGGTATTGCTAGTATATGTTGTGAGCGTATCTGTTAGCACAACACCCTGAACTTTGTGTGCTACTGGATCATATCCGGTGTCAGCAAAATCTTTCAGATCGGTTGCTGATTGGGAGGCACCACCAATTTGCGTTAAATTAACATCTGGAGCACCCTGATAATCGATCGCATCTAGCTCGAATTCAATTTTCACCGGCAGCATGTTGGCCGCGCCGTAGTATTCGAGTTCGACCCACATGGCTCCGGCGGCCAGGGCGGCGTCGGGAATGCCGACTTCGTAGCTCCCGGTCACTCCGCCGGACGTGATAAATCCGCCGCTAGTGAACGTGCCCAGAGTGGCCGTCACGAGTGTGATCGTCGTCCATGAGCTGGCCCCGGCGCGGCGGTAGCGGGCCGCCAGGCTGGCCGTGTTGTAGACCAGCGACCCCAGCCCGCTCCCATCCGTGGCGGTGGAATCCTGCACGAAGATCGGCAGCATGACGGACGTCGACCCGGCCTTGATCTTGCGACGACTCATCCCGCGAGCCCTCCGTTGTAGCCGACCCGAATGAGTCCGCCACCGCCGCCGCCCGCCAAAGCCAGCTCAATCACCGTCGCGGTCCCCGAGATCGTCGCCCCGCCAGACAGAGCCCCGAGCGAGTAGATCGTCTGGATGTTATTGGGGATCACTGCGTTGCAATTTGGGCCATTCACGAAACACGTTGACCCATTCCACGTGTTGACCGCCCGGCCCGTGGAGTCAGTCATTGCCCCTGTAATCATGCCGTTGTTGGTGCTGATTCCATACGCACTAGACGCACTGCCGCCAGTCGCCGAATTGACCGTGCCGTTGTTGATGCTGACGCCGTGAGCGCCATTTGCTATGCCGCCAGTCGCCGAATCGACCGTGCCGTTGTTGATGTTGACTCCGAAAGCACTACTTACACTGCCGCCGGTCGCCGAATTGACCGTTCCATTGTTGGTGCCGACTCCGGTGGCACTACTTGCACTGCCACCATAGGCAGCAGTCACGACGCCGCCGCTGGCATTGGTGCCGACCCCGGTGGCACCACTCGCACTGACGCCATAGGCAGCAGTCACGACGCCGCCGCTGGCATTGGTGCCGACACCGTATGCACCATTTGTGGTGCCGCCGTATGCCGCCCCGATGACGCCACCGGAGGCGTTCGTGCCGACCCCGTGACACGACGAGTTGTTGCTGCCGCCGGTGGCCGAGGCGACGGTCCCATTGTTGGTCAACACCCCCTCTGTCGATGTCGCCGTGCCGCCCTGCACCTCATTGACTGCCCCGCCTGCTGCAATCGTCGTCACTCCGCGAGACAACGACGCGGTCCCGCCGATGATCTTGCCGCCAATCGTCTGCCCAGATGCCACGGTCGCGATGAGCAGCCCGGTCCCTGCGGTCATCACCCACCCGGTCAGCGGGTAGGTTGTCGTCAGGGCGAACGTGAGCTTGCCCGTCGTGCCGGGAGTCTGGACGATCACCCCGGTCTCGGCCGGCACTACATCGAAATTCAGCGTGAAGCCGGCCAGTTCAATCGTGTCGCCGTTGGCGACCGTGAGTGCGGAATAATTCGTGTTTGCGACGAGCGTGATCGTGCTCATTCAGCCCCCAGCGCCGCACGGACGGCGTCCCAGGTGGCGACCTCGCCGGCGTCGATCGCAGCCACGACGGCGTTGTATCGGTCTGCGAGCTGCTGCCGGACCGCGTCGGTCGCGATCGTGGCGCGGGCCGCGGCGATGCTCTCCAGCGTCGGCTCGACGGTGATAGAGGACCCGTAGGACTGCCACCGGGGGGCCGTCTGAATGCCAATGCCCTGTAGCTTGGCCAGCGTCTCCGCCGGCCAGCTCCCCGCGGCTGCGAGCAGGTCCAGTCGCGACTGGAATCGACTGTCCGACCAATCGAGCCCCGGACCGAGCAGCAGCGCCCGATAGTCCGCCATCGCCGCGGACTGCCCGGCCGCCGCCAGGAGCGTGGCGGAGACCAGCTCCTGTTCCTCATCGGTCAGTACCTTGGCCGCCGCGGCGAGCGACTGCTGCACGGTGACGCGGCCGGTCTCGATCACCTCCAGCAGACGATCGAGGGCCTGCTGATCGGTCAGGCCGGCGTATTCGGCGAGCTGCAGGACGTCGCGGTCGGACATGGTTCACCCCAAAACATAAATATCCACAAAAATTGCAACCACTTTGTGTATAACCACACTAATTCGATTTCTATAAATTTGCATCATATTCATCATACGCATTATATTCATAAATTTACATACATTATTCAATAGATGTATCACTCATAACTTTCAACATACCTTTAGCACATAAATTAGTTATTTGATCAATATTAACATGAGATTTTGGAAGTGTAACAGTTTTCCTTGGACCAATCCAAATCTGTTGCTCACTTCTAAAAAAATCAGAACCAGGCGGTCTAGCACTCAAACCAATAGCCTGTTTTGAAACATTATAAACAGTGATGTCGCCCTTCATATATTCCGCTCCAGAAGAGTACCAGAAATCTCTTTAAATGATCGAACATTGCCCATAACAGTATGTACAATTTTCTCTGGTAAAGGCAACCATGCCTCAGCTATCATATTAATCTCATACCGTACTTCAGAATTCTGATCAAATCCAACTTCTTTATCACTAGCATCAGTCACACCACCAAATCTCAATTGTACATTACCCTGAATATGGCCATCAAACATTCTAAATTCAGCCAATGGATTAAATCTACTCATCACTTGATACTTAATATATTCAGCATGAGTCTTACGCTCAGCCCACACAACCAACGTATAATTAACTAACCATGATGTTGGCCTATAAACCTTAGCAGCCATACTACCAGCAGCATTTAAATATCTATATGTCATAGCATTATATGGCGGACTGAATTTATCTGGATTAAATTCCTCACCAGTTCTATTAATAGCAGCCAACGGCATGAGAGCTTTACCCTCATTAATCTCATCATTCCAAATCAAAACACTTTTATCACCACCAGCAATTTTAACTCTCATAAATCGATAATTATCTCTAGTCGGTACCCTAATACCAGTCCAATAAGCTTTCATAGCCTCATCTAATGCCCTAAATCCAGGAACAACGAATTCTTCTAAATATTGTGATTGATCTTGTACAGCAACACCATCTGGGATATTGAATCTTCCTTCTTCAATATGTGCCGATTGCCGTATACCAGGTATTTCACCATTACCATTTGGATATGCAACCGTATGTGATGCTGGAACACCAAAATCAGCATTAAAATCATATATAGGCATCAGATGTGCTCCTTATATCTCATTTCTGGCTCTATTATTGGAGGGTTAATATCGTTCTCTGGCCTAATCGCAATATCAGAATTAAGCAATTCAGCCACACACGTTAAATATAACCACGTATAACGATAATTACCACTAGGCGTAACATTATTAACCTTATAATTCTTAGGCCCTTTTATATGACCATATGGTAACTGAATAACATCTCCAGGTCTCATTAATCTATCACCGAATTCATCATAAATAGATAAATAGCTAAAAACTATTTCAGTCTTATTTTTATTGTCTATACCCCACAATTTCATTTCGAGTTCAAATGGTTGTGGCTTAAAATATGCTTTTAATTGTGTTTTGTTCCAATATGTCGGATCTGGCTCTTCATCCCACACATTATCGGTTGTTGAATTATCAGTTCTTATATAAACTATAACTTCAGCGCCAGATATATTTATTATTTCGTCAGCATGCCGCTTGACATTCTTGATATCATCATTATTTAAATTATATATCGATACTGGTGAGTATCTATTTTCAACATCAGTCCTAACTGACTCATGTTTTTGTAAATAATCAGCTGGCGATTCAGCATTCTGACTAAAATCATAAATCATACATTATTCCAAACCGGAGGCCATCTTAATATGCCACCAACTTGACCAAATGCGGTACCACCTGGTGTGCTATAACCATATGTATCGCCATCATCTGAAATTTGACAAAAACCTAAATCAATAGTATTGCAATCAACTTCTTCAACTACATCTTCTTCGACAGCGATATCTCTGAGAATTTGATAATAATCAACAGATAATGAACACGGACATTCAACTTCTCTTGGCGGAAATACAAACCATTTTAATCTCCTACCAAACCCAGAATTATATCCAAATTCAACATATGATCCTGGTATCGCTTTTAATGCATCAGATAAACTAACTAGTGGTTGATTACAATTCAATCCAGCAGCCAACGTTGTAGACGAAATAGCAGATGCTGGTTCACACCCAGGCACAATAATTTTATTGTTAGCTATAACATTTAATTTATTTGCTATTTCTGCCATGATTTTTAATGTAACCTTTTTGCTCCATTACATCAGCAACTCTAATTTCAACACCACGTTCGACAATGATAAGTGATCCTATAATTCTTCCAGTAGTATCTCGTGGCGTATCACTTGGTATCAATTTTATTGAATCAGCGTTTAATAATAAAGCATTTAATTCATTTTTAGCGCTATTTTGACTGGCTGGGTCGCTAATTAATTCATAATCAAATTTGACAGGTACATCAGCAAGTATAATATTCCACGGCAAAGCAATATCTGCTTTTTTAAATGAATTATAACTATCTAATTCCCATTTACTAACCATTCCACTAATTACTTTTTCATTTTTGATCACCCGTTCTTGTGGCAGATCACTTGATGATAATACTGTCCGTATCCCCAGTAAACTTATCAATATTATAATAAAGTATTTCACACCAGCATCCATTGGGTCATCTTTCTATAAATAAAGTGCACAACAGACCTAACCTTAAATTTGGCTGAAAATTTTACAAAAACACATCATATTGTAATAATAGTTCCATGAACATCATACTAGCATTGTCACATACAATCCAAGACACGTTAATATCATCTAAAATCAATAGTGTAATCTATGAAATAAATCCTTCATATTTTGTAGTTATCCCAACAGCAAACAAGTATGATAATATCATCTACGACTCGGATACACTACCGAATTTGGACAGAGACACTACCAGGGATAAATATTATTGTATTATTATTAATACGGCACCGTCAACAGTAACATTATCAATTAAGAAAATATCAAAAACATTCGACTTGCTTGATAATAACCTATGTATAAATATAAGCATATGGATATCCAATAAAATTACAGTATGAAAAAATCACATGCATCATTAGAATTATTAATTATCACAATTCTTAGCATTTTATATTCTATGTATTATACGCAATTGCTTTTAATATATCCATCGATAATCATATTATATTCTGCATCACGCATAGCTTCAAATTTAGAGCCATCAACATGTAGATTCTCACATGTGATAACGCCATTGTCACTATGTGTGTCAAACGCTATGCGTGACGCATTAATAAAATCAAATTCATCATATATGGTAAGTGTTTATATGCTCATAATAAGCACATTATTTTATTTATTCTCCATCAACCTTGACAGACGATATAAGACTATTAACAAAAGCTGTAGCTGACTCAATCGATTGAGCCTCCACTGAATACTCACCATGCCTAGCAACTACATCTCTAAATCCATCACCAACATTCCAATCACCTTTCCTAATCTTCAATATTGGTCTACCTATATCATCTATTTCTATTTCACTATTGTTATGAATTTCTTCATCATCAGATTCATTTTCGTCTGATTCTTTTTTATTCTTTTTAACTTTTTTCTTTTTCAACTGTAAGTGGCTGAGTTCATGATCTATTAATGCTGCTCTTGATTTATCACACGACGTTTTCCAATTATCGGCATCAATTAATAATTCGGCATCATATCCTTTGCTTATTCGATCTTTCAATGATATCAGTTTAATAGTGGCATATGCGGGATACCCTGCATGCCTAACAGATGGTTTATTTTCACTACCACTATACGCAAATATTATCCCTATTTTAACTTTAGCAGATTTTAATTCATTATGATACAATGCCATAACTGAATCGACAAAGCTAACAACTGTATCATCCGCTTTCCAGTATACTGTGCTCATCATTATCCTAATTCTGAAGAAAGAGATCCGCCTCTAAAATACATTGAGTTTCTCTCAAAATTACAATATGGCAATAATCTCACCAGCAGACCTACCAGCGGTATTGAAAATACAGAGTGATCCTATTAAGGATTACGTGTTTAAAAAACTAGGCCATCCAGTAGTAGAAGTAGAAATAACTGAAAACCAATTAGAAACCGTTATTAGATCATCAGGCGATTTTATAGCAGAATATTTTCCAAAAGAAGAACGATACGCATTATTCTATACATCACCATTAAAATCAACATACCCTATGCCAGCTGATGCATACTGGCTACGAGAAGTTGCGTGGGATCCATCTAGTACTAATATTGGCGATATATTTGGTGCAGAAAGTTACCTTTTTAACATTGGAAACGTAACTGGTATTACTAATATATTGACCGATTTGCATTTACTGCAAGCTTACCGAAAATTTAGCAGAAAAATACTGGGTACAGAAGGTCATTGGGAAGTAGTTAATGAAGTAAATGGCGATTCACATGATCAATTAATAAGACTATATCCAACCCCTAAAGGTGCTTTTCCGGTAGTCGTCAGATACTTACCATTTGTTACACATTTTAGAAGCCCACAAGCTAAAATGATATGCTACGAAATGATTGAGGCAGAAGCCAAAATCATGCTAGGACACGCAAGACGCAAAATAGCCGGTATGCCAACGCCAGATGGTGGAGGCATAAATTATGATGGCGATGCTTTAGTCCAAGAAGGACAAAAAGCAAAAGACGAAATAATACAAAAAGCAATATATCTTGGCGAACCAATGGCAGTTTACTTATGGTAAAAACATGAACAGAATAATAACATTATTAATAATGATAATAGCACGCTTAATAAAGTTATTAATATGGTTAATGACTAATTACGTTGGTACCTCTAAACCACCTACTTCGGAAAATGAAACCCACGATCACCCCACTTAATACCATTATAATTAATAGCTAATATTTTATAATCATACACAGCTGGAAGCGATGCATTTATAGCACTTTCTAATGTGGTTTTTAGATTTTTAACTTCAGTCTCAGTAGTTGTACTTGGTAATGAATCCCAATGATGCTGGCCGCCATAACCAGTCCACGTAGTACCATTAGATATAATAGTCATTTGTGGTTCTGGTTGTTCAGAGATAGCATCAGTAGTGACTAAATTAAACGCTGTAATCATCAACTTTGGCGGTTGTTCACCAAATTGAGGTGTAATAGATAAACCATTCGTATAGCTATCAAATTGACCAAATGATGCTTCTTGACCACTTCCAGGCATTGCAAGATTAATAGTTGTAATGCTGCTTAATGCTGTGTATACAAGCCTTGATATTGTTTGTAATTCTCTAGTGTTTTCAGATCTTTTACCAGGTTCAACCGGGAAAAGTTCAATTTGCAAAGTAAACGGTACATATTTCATAATCAACTCCAAAGTTATTATATATTTGATTGGTTTAGACGCATAGGTTAATTACATATCATCAAGTTCATTAAAAAACGTATCAACAAAATCACAATCAAATATATCAACTAATATAATATTATTAAATTTGTCAACATGTATGTGTACTTTATTATTAATTATCCCATGTTCATAATTAACTGACATTAATATATCTTTTTTATCATCGCGCATAATTACATTTATGAATCCATCTGTTACTCTAACTTTTATTATTGAATATCCGTATATAATAGTATTCAATAATATTTCTCTAAAAACAACATAACAAATATTGCTGATAATATCTTCGCAACTAGTTAATGTTCGTTGATAACAAATATCAATAGCATCTTTTATTACAATGGAGTCCAATACTTTATCTATTAAATTTATCATTTCAATATCAGAATTTTTATCTATATTGATATCTGCCATGCGTTCTTATTACAAACACATATGACATTGTAAAATCATTTTTCATATACAAAACAAATTTTCCTACCGCCATATTGCTTTATATATCCATGATGTTCAGCGTATTGTGATTCTACCATATTATTTCTGATAGCTCTGTTATACAACGTTTTCTTATGCAATATGCTATTGTCTTGACCAATATACCAATAATCTGATTCAACATAATGGTCAAGTTTGAAATTCAATGCTTTGTATACAGATCCAAAATGTCCAACGGTTAAATCTGAATACGCAATAAATGTATCATAATCAATCGAGTCAATCGCTCTCGATATAAACCACGATACTAAATTATATTTTCTATATGTTGGATTAACACAAATTCGTGATATTTCTATGGCATCATTATATTTATGACTAATATTTTGCCTTATTAACGAGCTAAATAACACACATATTACCAATTCATCATTTAAATATGCGCCATATGCAATACCTCCCCTAGCAGCTCCTAAATAGTGATACGCATCAAGTATTTTCTTTGCTTCATCGTACGATACTTCTTTTATTATCAATTCATCAAATGAATAATCGGTAGTTGCATTCAATCGTAATTTAGATAATATTCTGTCTTTAATGTTATCGACATTGTTAAATTCATGCTCCCACACATATATTAAATGGTCATTTTGATAATACTTATCTAAAAAATTGAATTTTCTTCTATCATTATTACGAACTCTATCTAAAGAATGCCAGTAATCACCTTGTACTTCAATTAATAGATTATAATCTTTATAATATTTCTCGATCATACAATCGAATGAATAAAATCCTCGTAATGTCTCTTTTGATTCTTTGATAAATTTTATATTCAATGATTGTAATAAATCATATAGTAACTGCTGTGGGCGACTAACATTATCTCTTTGTGTTAGTCTCTTATTTGCTATGTGAACTGCATATTCATCATCATTGAATTTATCTTTATTAGACTGAATGACTTTATCTCTAAAATTTTGGTTTTGCCATTTAACTATTGATGCATTAGATAATGAATCGCTAGATGGCCCTGTCCTAACTATTGGAACAGTATCAAATTTTATTTTAAGATCTGTGCATAAATCAACTATACCTGTTTTAAGCATTCCATATTTCGACATGACATATGATATGTTATTATTTTTAATATCATTTTCAAACTCTGCAAAATCAACTTCATGATATTCAGGTAATATATGATTTAAAATATTAGTCGGTCCTTTGTTGTCTTTTAAATCTATATTAAATTCAATAAGTGATTTTCTTATTCTACTATATGACCATCCAGTATGTTTAGCTATAATATTTATTGATGATATCTGATACGCTCGGTTAAGCCATTTATATTGTTCCCATTTCCACCTTGGTGTTATATTTTGTTTATTTATAGATCTTGATAAATTATTAGATCGTAATTTTATACCTGATGATTTCATAAAATTGCGCATTACTGAATATGATACGTTATATTTTATAGCTAGTTTAGATATTGGCATACCGTTTGCATATAATTCTGATATTTCATCTTTTGGTAAATCATTGATTAATAATCTGCTCTCTGATACAGTCCTTGATTTAATACCATATTTATCAGCATACTGTAATAATAGTACATCTGATACTTTTAATTCGTCAGCTATTTGTCTCCAACTTTTGCGATTTACGCAATATTCATTTATGAGGAGTTCTTTAGTTATTTTATCATAATTTAGCATGCCCAAATCCAAACGCTAATCAAAATACAAAAGAAAAGCCACGAGAGAAATTCTCTCGTGGCTTTAACGACCTCAAGTGTGCTTTACAGTGCTCTAAGATCAGCTTGTAGATCTTGAGTTGTAATACCAGCGGTTGTGTTGGCGAGGAACTTATCCTGACCAATTTGGAATGCGAAGTCAATCGCGGTCAAGTTAGCTTGAGCAGACGCAAACGTCACAGGCGTAGTTAGGCCAATGACAATCGGAAAACCACGGCTTGCGCCGTAACGTGCTTCGCCGCAGTATGGGCTGAAGTCCGAAACTGATGTGTCTCTTGCAAGCGTTGTCACCAGTTGCTCTTCACCGGGGACCATCATCGTCAATGGACGTAGACGTTTGATGATAGCCGCGATGGACTCATACCGATTGAATTGGCGGAATGAGCGCACATTGAGATAGACGCTAATCGTTGAATTAAGAGGTTGGGCGGTAGCCATTGTAATCTCCAAAAATCTCTAATCTTACTACACTCTTGAGGTCGTTCCTCCATATTATTTTTGAATAAAAGTTATATTGCTTCATTTATTCTTTTATTGACCTAACAGCAGCGATACCAATTTCTCCAGCAGGAGAAGGAATACATTCTGACGCAATATATGAAATAGAACTATTTAATATTTCATCTCCACGATCATCATAATCAATTATATTAACAAATATATTAACACCTTCATCAATAATAAATTCTGGAGCAGATTGGTCTCGATATAATTCATGCGTAATTCTGGACGCATCACCTATAGTAATATTAAATTCTCTACTCTTAACATTATTGTACATCTTTGGTAATAAAAACGTATACCCATATCGTTGCATTATTTGCCTTTCAATAGTTGAAAGTCATTTTCAACCATAATAGAAACCAATGACTCAAAAGATGTGGACGGAACCCATCCTAATTTGCTTTTAGCTTTCGAATAATCGCCAAGCAACAAATCAACTTCAGCCGGTCTTATAAATTTTGGATCAATTTCAACATATTTCTCCCAATTCAATGCGGCATAATCAAAAGCATATTGTACAAATTCTTTAACCGTGTGCGTTTCGCCAGTAGCAATAACATAATCTTCTGGAGTATCTTGTTGAAGCATTAACCACATCATTTCACAGTAATCTGGGGCATATCCCCAATCTCTTTTTGAATCAAGATTACCTAAGAATAACTTATCTTGCAATCCTAATTTAATCCTGGCAACTGCAGAACTAATTTTTCTAGTTACAAATTCAATACCACGCCTTTCGCTTTCATGATTGAATAATATACCAGATACATTAAACATATTATAACTCTCTCGATAATTAACAGTAATCCAATGTGCAAATAATTTAGCAACTCCATATGGACTTCTGGGGTAAAATGGCGTATTCTCGGTTTGAGGAGTTTGCTGTACTTTACCAAACATTTCACTAGATGACGCTTGATAAAATTTGATATTTTTATCACATGCTCTTATAGCCTCCAAAACCTTCAATGGTCCAATAGCAGTAAATTCAGCAGTCGCTATTGGCTGTTCAAACGATGTACCGACAAATGATTGAGCCGCTAAATTGTAGATCTCGTCTGGCTGAACAGATTTGATTATTCTTGATAATGCTGCTTGATCCAACAAATCAGCTTGATGCAATATTAATTTATCTATTATGTGCATTATACGATCATATTTTGCGATACTAGTTCTTCTTATTATACCATGAACTTCATATCCTTTTTCTAAAAGCAATTCGGCCAAAAATGATCCATCTTGGCCTGTCACACCGGTTATCAACGCTGTTTTCTTAGACATACAACACTCCAGTTATGTATATATTTACTAAAAAAGATAAATAAACCTATGCATACGATACTAACATACAGATCAACATCAGAACTCAATAAACACATTCCAGAAAATTATACTGGATCAATAAAATTACGTCTTGACATAACACACAAAAATATATCATATATAATAGATCCGTGTATCTATTCATTAGATAAACAATTAATTAAATTAACAATATTGGAACACGATTCAATAGACGAAGAAGTATACGATGGAATACAAGCAATATTAAGAAGTGTGTTGTTAATGCTTACGCAATGTAATATTTCCTAGGTCTAGGCCCATATAATTTATGGTCGCCTGGCCCAATACAACTAGACGACGCGTAATGTAAAAAACTGGTAGTTAATATAGCATTATGCGATAAATATAATCCTATTAATCTTTCAAAGACATGTGGTGTCCATAACCCAATATCATCAAGTGTCATTTTGCTAGCTACAGTCATCAATTTACCACCAAGTTCAATAAATTCATCATAATTGCACGCAAATTGATGTGCATAAATCATCTGTGGTTTCTTCCTAAGAGCATACTCATATATTATTTTATCATACTTCGCAATAAGATCCCAAACTTTAATATTAGAATCAAATTCACACGTAAACATTGGATCAGAATCTATATTGAACATTGGGTGTGGTTTCACAACCATATCCTTAAAAGCTTTTTTATGATCTGAATTTATAGTTAATCCTATATTATGATTAGCTATATTATCACTAATATATTTAAATATAGTTTTAATATTATGATTAGTTCTAATATCGGTATGTAAAAATGCTACGTTACATCCATCAAGTAACTCTTTGGCATGTTTCCATACGGTTAGTATTACTGATGATTCAAATAATGCACTATTCCAACTAGCGTACGTCGGATAAAAATCATTGGCTTCAGATAAATTAACATTTATCATTTTAGTTGTGCCGCATGATATTTTAATAAATTCAACATCATCTATATTATATGCACTAGGTTCGAATAGTGCTACAGACTGTGGGTGGCACAGAACAAACACTTTAGTCTTCAAATTGGACTCCGATACCTTGGATTTTAATTTCAACAAAATCTGGGCCAGATAATTTGTAATTAATATAGCTTATTAATTCATTATTATTCCAATGCATATGAGTACCAAGCAATGTTTTAAATTTATGTGACCATTTTTTGTGTAGCATATGGAATAATTTCCAATATGATGCATCGCTCATGCTGGTTGAATATTTACCATAATGAATAATAGGTAAATTCGCAGCATATACACCATATTTTTTAGCTCTGGCTTGTAAACATATATCAGTTCCATAAAAATGGAAACCATTTAAATCTTCATCGAATATCAATTTAGTCTTTTTATTCAAAACAAATAAACACTCATCGACACAATGAACTTTCATTGTGTCTTTAATACCATCCCATGATGGTTTGATTTCATTATCTGACCCATATACCACTCCAACGGCAACCTGCGAATGTTTGTAACCACCCCATTTACCTATGTTCCTAATCGAGAATTTCCGACCAATACCAGCACATCCTATTATGCCCCAATCTGGGCATGATTCTATAATATTCACTAATTTGTCAAACCATTTATCAGTAAATTTAACATCTTGGTGTGTGAAGATTAAATTATCTGATTTAGCACATCTAATGGCCGCATTATATGCTGCCGGCATAGTATAAATATTATTAGTATTTATAATTGGTATGATTTCGCAATCGTATTTTCCTCTAACATCGTTCAGTGATTTTATTATACATTCGTTGTATACTTTTTTATTCGACACACATGTTATTATTGAAAATTTAGACATGTGAGCAAAAATTTCTTGGAGGACAAACAATGGCAACACGGTTAGTGAATATCACGAACATTTCAAATCAAATTGTTCCGATACTTTATGGTACAATCGACGCTGCTAAAAGCAATTCAACTGTCGATTATACCAAATCAGGCACATTGATTATATCACCAAGCACTTCAATTGAAATAGAAAAACAGCGTACAGACGCTGGTCAATTAGATCAATTGAAGAACAAAAAAATAATAACAGTTACTGAACGATAGGCACAGTATCTAATAATGCTTTGGCTTCATCAGTAAACCCCAAAGCATTAAATAAGTTAGCCAATCTATGTGCGTATGTATGTGCTGACAAAACATCTTTACGTTGTTCATCTGATTTCTTTTGTATATGATCTGGTGGCATATTAGCCCAATAATGACACATATCACTAAATTCAGCCGGATTTCTAGCAATCAATAAAGATGGTATTTGATCTGCCAATGATTGTGTATTGTCATGAACAGCAACAGTGCCACTCATTATAATTTTAAAAACACGTTCAGGAACATCAATACCATATTGATGAGTATGCGGCTCACTTATACATGGCCCAACCGATCCGGATGACAAAAAATTTGGGACATCATTATCGGTTATACCACCGCTACAATGATTATGAGACCATTCGCCCCATCCATATAATTTATACGTTAAAGTACCACCAGTCAATAATGGTAACAAATATGCATCTATTGATTTAGATTTATATGCCCATTTGCCGCCAACATAAACTATATCATATTTCTTGTTATTTTCATACTTCTTATTAAACAATGTTATATCAGCTGCGTTAGCCATTGGAACCCATTTGATACCATATTTCGATTCCCAATATGACCAATAATCGCGATCTTTCTCAAACCCATATCCAAATACAACGTTTGGATTTTGACTTATTGTCCATTTAATGCTTTCATTTGATTCATTTATTTGACCAAGATCTTTTTGGCCACATGGATTAACATGAATTGCTATTTTGGTTCTTGATTTTGGTATTGGTTGCCTATGCCCAGAACAACCAATATATAAATCTGGGTCATATGCATGCCATGATTCTGGTGACCCATTCCACCTCATCGCATTTATTTTAGCTGATCGTAATGTATTTAACCACGACTCAGATATATATCCATATGCACCACCAGGCTTGTGTGTTAGTAATACTCTCATGTTAAATCCCGTAATTTACCCATGTAATGTCTGATTTTGATGCGACAATTTCAACATCGTTATCATCTGCAAAAATTGTCGTCAATCCGCCTATTTCGATAATGTTTTTATTATCAGAATGTCCAACAATGACACCAGTAATACCTTTATTATAACAAAATTCAGCTACATTATTGGCTGCTTTTTTAAATTTAATAATGCACCCTGATTCAATCATTTTTGGTAGCTTTCGAAATCTGTTCGTTGTACTTACCAGATAATTGTTTATATTGGGCATTAAGTCTTATATCCATTGGCATACCATATAATTTAGCTTCGATTGCTTTATTTGCTGTATGACATTCACCCCATCCATCAGTCCTAGAATGCCATAAATGGACCAGATCAAATTCTCTACGTTCTAACCATTTAGAATTCTTCGATAATCTATTGTAAAATTCAGTATCTTCACATCCATATCCAACAAAATTTTCATTAAAAGCGCCAATTTTCCAATACGTTCTTATTTTACAAGCAAGTGACCCACCTTCATAATATCCAACAACTCTCTCACATAAAATCCGTTCATCAACAATACTGGTATCATATACAGTTTTAGCAGATTCATTACACGTATAGATAACAGTTTTACCCAAATGGCATGCTTCATACTCATTTAATATGTTAAAAACAGTTGACGCATAATTTCTTTGAACTATAGTATCAGCGTCATGCAATATAACAGAATCAGATGTTACTAATGATACTCCTTTATTGAAAGCTTTAGATTTATTAAAATGGGTATTTTCATGAACTAAACAATACGTGATTGGCATCAATTCTTCAACATTAATATGTGTGCCATTATCGTGTTCAGAAATAACAATTTCAATATTTGGAAATGCTTGAGCACGTATGTTGTTTATAACTGATTTTATAGCTTCTCCACGATCTATATTTCTAACAGGAATGACATACGATATTTTAGGCACCACAGCTTTGTAAGAACATTCAACATATTCAGAAACACGGTTTTTGTGCACTTCTTTTGCATGTTTAAGATGTGAAGATTTATCATCGATTATGGTTTTTTCTTTATGTATCACAAAATATTTATTCGAATTTAGTAAATCAAAATACCCTTTTTGTTGTAACCCCATTTCATATATGCGAGTTGACCAATCAACATGCTCCATACCATACATACCATACTCTTCATTAAAATATCCGCATTCTTTAATGCATTTATTTGTAAATGCTAGAACAGCACCATGTGGTTTTTCATCTGTTTTTAGATGAATGATACCATTTATATCAACTTGTAAACCTACCTCAGCACCATATACACCTTCCTGCCTATAAATATAATGGTTAAATCCAGATCTCTTCATATGATCAAAATAGAAAGAATCCCATCCATCTTTTATTATTTCAACATCATCATTTAATAGCATACCATATTTAAATCTGCTTAAACAATTTAATAATCTGTTTGAATTACCAGCTATACCCAATCGTTCATTATTGCGTATGATTATAAATTTATGTTGATAAATATCTAGTAAATATTGATAATATGATAATAGTTCTTGATCATCGCTGTTATCATCACTAATGAAAATTGTTGTTTTGCGTAAATCTGTGTATCTAACGATTGATTCTATTAATCTTTTAAATGATTCTGCTCTGTTATATGACAATATGCCAATACCTATATTATTACTAATAGCATAATCGCATTTTGCTATGTTTTGTTTTAGTAGATCTGTCGCATCGACATTTATTCTTCTTCCTATTGGTGGTTTTATAATTTTTGGCGCTTTATTGACTATATTTTGGATACGTTTAGCTTGAATTTGTGCTCGTTGCTTTTGAGAGGCTTGAGTATTGATATGTTTTGGTTGTGGTTGTTTTTGTTGATTTATTCTTGCCACTAATACTGTATTTTGCTTTTGCGGTATAATAACAGTTTCATTAACAGATTGAATTTTGGTTATATATCCTCTGGCACAATATCTATCAAAAAAATCATTTAGATGTTTTTTCTCTCTACTTTTTATTTGTATTGTTTTGCCATCTGGCCCAGGCAAATAAACTGTGTGATTATTGTTGTTGATGTATTCTGGCATTCATCGTACCATTTCTAAATAATATGGGTCTATTTTATTGCCATTCATCACAGTGCGATAAACTGATGGTTTTATTATTAAATTGCCTTCGTATGAACCAATCCCTTTATTAACGTATTCGATAAATCTATCATCTATATTTTCGATTTTGATAATCTCTTGAGTAGTCAAAATCTTTGAAAACAAATCACGTATGAAACCTGGTCCAAGAAATTTATTAATTGATATTCTGACATCTACTAACATTAGTTCATCATTATTGATTATAGTAAAATAAAATTGAGCTTTATCGAGCGCTATGGTATACATTAATTCGATCAATTTATTTAATTTATCTGATGCAAATTTTAGCGCTATATTAGTATATCCACTACCATCATTAAGATCTAATTTGTTACCGCACCAATCACTAAACATAATATATACCGTATCATTAGCCCTATCTCTTGTTACAATTATTGAAATACCTTCTTTTCCATAATGTTTAATAACATAAACTAACATGCCTTTGATAGCACGTTCATCAGTCATATTGAGTATATTTGGATATGGTAATACAGCAGGAAGATTAGATGTGCCAGACGCTGACATGTTCTTTGTAGTCATGTTGGATTGCTGTCCATGTTCCGCGCCGTGATTTTCTGATCTTCGACAAATTTATCTGATACGTGTTTGACTCATATTCATAATCATCCAGTGCAGCTAATAAATATGGCGTGCCTTCAAATATTATATACAATGTATGCGTTCTAATATCATACGCATGCACTATGCCATACCATGTCGTGAACCATTTAGTCCATATTATAGTATCACCAATCGCTGGTTCATATGCGTCAATTGGTTTCCTAATCATTATTATTCCTTATATAATTTATCTTCAAAAATGTTATACTTATACTCATCACCATTTATGTGCCATATTATATCAACACAATTTCTAGTGGCACCAAGCCATCTTTCAATTAACTGATCTAACCACGGCAATGCCACATTAGCTTTTAAGCTATATGGCTTACATTCACGTCCATTAATAACAATACCAGACGAAGCAGATTCTATATTCATCCTCGCTTTAATCAACTCAAATCCATCTCGTAACGTTTCTTTCTTCGATTTGTGCTTAACATTAGCTTTAATATGATATGTAGTTGGCGTTTCATTTTCTGATAATCCAGAAAAATTAGTATCTATACTTAGATCATCACTATTATTAGATAAACTCTTAATCACATAAATTATGTCATCGACACTTTTAATCGATGGAGGATCATAAATACTACTCATTTTCACTCTCTTTCATTTTCATTTCAACATCAAGAGATATAACTCTCCCTTTGGTGAATACTTGAATACCCACATGAAAAATATTAGCCAATCTATGAATAACGAACACCAATATTGCCCACTTTATCAAATTATTATTAGTAATCATTTGATTATACATCATACTATATACAACAATAGCTGATACCCAAACACTTAAACAATATCCACAAGATGTTAATTTATACAGAAATAAATAGATTGAATTATTTTCTGGCACATCTGGAAATGCTTTTATTGCTATATATTTTCTTATTGGTTCAAATAATTTAGAATCCACCAATATTTCGGTTATAGCTTCAGTAGCTATGGCTGCTATAAGTATTTCTAAGATCATTTTACTCTACAATTAGCATTAGAGCATTTACGATATGAAACTCCATTATTAGTTACAGTCATCATTGGAAAACCGCATGTACACATACTTGGGGCATCAATTGTTTGACGTTTTATCGTTAACTTATTGATATTGCTATCTTTAGCCATGCGTTGAATAATAACTGGCTGCTTAGTTCTTGGTGATGACACAACTTGCGTTTTTATTGGGACCGATTTTCCTGTACAACACATAATTATATCCTATGCTTATTAACCTCATTTTTAGCAGCATTTTTAATATTTTTGGCGGATACTGGTCTAATAACCCTAATTGGATTAGGGGTTTTAATCGGTGTAATAGCAATGGTTCCACAATTACACATTATTCAATTTCAACAAATCTGATTTTACATTTTCGCGAAAATCATCCCATCGCATTAAAATTGGTGTTGGTAATTTCATATCAACAACCACTTTATTTTTCTTAGAATGTGATATATCAATCTCAATAGTATCAATCGTATCATATGCGTGATATATAAAATGTGGAAAATTAATATGGTTAGTTAACTTTAATAATCCAGATCTCGGCATAGCAATCCATTCATAATTAGTATGTGGTTTAAAAAATAGCCATGGATATACTAAATATCCTCTTGACTTCTCTAAAATCATAGCATCATAACTTACTTGACCCCACCATTTAGTAAATATCCCATTTGTCGGATTCATTAACATACTATTCATAGTAAATCCAGCACCGCACTTTGCTTCGATAGAAAATGGTATATCATATGATGCCGGAATAACATCAGATGTGGATTCACGGTCAACAATAGTTGAATCTCTTCCTTCTACTCTACGACGTCTAAACTCAGTTCCACTCCATTCGGTTAATAATTTAGCAACTCTGCGTTCGAATGTTTTGCCACGTCTACTATTAGACTTACCAACTTTTGAACGTTTCTCAAACAGTTCATCTTCTTCTTTTGTCATTATTTGTCTCCTATAACACCTATTTACAAATATAAACAATTAATCAAATATAGCGATTGTTGATTTTAAAGTATCCAATATATAATATATCACATGTTAGCTCTTAAATCTATCAGCTTTGCTCCATGACCCTATATGAGTTGGGACATCAGATAAATCATATTTCCTGCCATTTAAATAATCTAAATCTTTAGTATACTCTGGCCTCGAACGTTTAGCAAGCCATGCACCATATTCAGGCGGCATATTATCGTGATTAACCAACGTAGCTGCACCACCATACCCTTTATATAGAAACATTTGAGCGATAGGTTGTCCTTTGAAAACAATAAACTCACCTGGCCTATTCAACATAAAAACTAATCCAAAGTTAGCAACACTCCACCATGCTTCGATACATGCCTCCATACATGTGAAAAATGGAAATCTTTCATTTGGTATATTTTTAATATAAATAAAATCACCAGGTTCATCAGTCATAACCACAAATTTAGGTTGCACAACGAACCCGCCAAATGTAGCGTGTACATCAACTTCATAATGATGTGACTTGTCTATATGTTCTATTATACAATCTGACTGAATATCTCCATCCCAAATAATTTTAAATGTTCCTGGTGATAATATGTAATATCCTAAACTATTGGCCATTGTCAATGGTTGACAATGTTTAGCATGATTTACAGTTTTTGGATTGTCTTCCCACCAATTTTTTAACTTTGATGCTTGAATTGGTGCTAGTGACATATCATATGGTTGTATATAATGGACATGTATATTATTCATTTTAATTTCCTAAAATGCGGCGCGTAGTTATTATGTTCCATTAAATACGACGTTAATTTTAACTCTTTACATGAATCTATTATTTTTTGATTATCATAATTTACAATTTTCGATAAAATATCCATACAATATAATTTATTAATCATCAAATGTGGGCATACCGACAAATCAACCAATACCATATTAAATTTAAATTTTTCTTTATTATCTTTAGAGAAATCATAAAAGCCATATTTTGACTCTAATAAAGCAGTGGCTTTCTTATCGCCTATTCCACGGAATCCCTCAATAGTATCTGATTTGTCACCAGTCAATATTTTCATATATACTGGATCATGTTCTGGTTTCTTAACTTCACAATTGGTTGATGAGTTAAATAAGGTCACATTATTATACCTATATATTATTTGAGCCATATCTCCGTCGGTTGAAACTATTGCGATATTTTGTGGATATAAAACATTAACAGCAGCGTATATTAGATCATCGGCTTCCATTGATTTTTTGCTATATTGCCTAATTCCCATATTATTAAATAATATTTGTGCTTGATTAATTGTTTTTTCTATTTCTGGCTTTATATTTTCAATATATTCATTACCTTCTCTGTCTTTATATGTTGGGTGTATTTTACGACGCCATACTTCTGCTCTAGGAGCATCCCAAAATACATGCACGCTATCTGGATTATACTTTATCATCCACGATGCGATTTGCCTTATTAAGTATGTAAATGATAATCCTTTACTCTTTTGTGAGGCGTATACCGCTCTATATATCGCATTTTTACCATCAATAAATAAATGCATGTTAACCTCTACAAAAACGGCCTCAACATTGCTGTTGAGGCCGTCTTAATCACCCATCCATGTTGTGATTATTCGTCGTCGCTGTCTGCGTTCATAGCAGCCATCAACCTATCAACTTCATCTCCGTCGTCATCGAATGGTGCATCCGAAGCCTTCGGCTTAACATCCTGTGCTTTCGGCTTCACAGAAGCAGAAGAACGTCCCGTTGGGATTTCTACAGCCTCTTCGAGAGTGTCAGCTTTCTTAGCATCTGACAGTTTAACAGGCTTGGTATCATCTTCGTCAAATCCGCCATTGCTATCATCATCACCATTGACGATCTGATTTGCAATTTTAGCTATGACAGCAGAGTCAACATCCTGCAATTTGGTGAAAAGATCAATTCTTCTATCAAGAATCGATTGAATATCAGATTCTTCGGCTATTGGCCGAGATCCTTTTTCACCAACTATGAATTTCGATTGAGAATAACTATTGTTCTGCCCATTCTTATTAACAGTTAACTGAAATAAGTAAGACGACTTCTCATCGAAAAACACACCAAAAGCTTGTGGGTCTTCTGGATCACCAGGACCATCACGATTGATAGCATCACTCCACAATTTAAAGCATGTATGTGGCGCAGCAAAATATCTTACTTGTTTTCGAAGTTCTTCTGGATTAGATTTCGAATCAGTAAAATAAATATTGACCATTTGGGATGCTGTCGGCATCGCCACTTGCTTAACTTGTGTTCGAGCTTGAACATCATCCTTTGGAATATTGGCTAACATTTTAAACCCAGCATCACATACTGGACACTGTTCGCCATGAATTATTCTAGGACACCCATATGGACGATTGTTGACCCAGTGAACACCATTCTGGACAGAAAATAATTCCATATTCTTGCTTGCCTTACCACCATGGCATTTATCACCTTGGCTTAAGGGTGGCAAGATAAAAAATCTGTACATTAATACTTCGCCATCAGCCGCCTTCTTTGGTTTAAATTCAAGCGGATCACTGCGTTTTCCAGCAGCGTCTTGAATCTTTTTGCGAATCGCACTCAAATCATACGCCATAATCAATCCTTTCAACTATGCAAAATTGGCAACCAAACCATGCTTTTTAAATACGTCAAAGAGTTCAACTATTATCTACTTTGTTCTTGCTTCTTAAAACCAGCAAGAGATCTTAAATTATCGCATTTCATTTTTAACGCTTCGATTTTATACCACAATTTTCCAACATTCTTCTGTAATATCATATATTGGAATTCTAACTTATTTATATTATCATCCTTTTCAACTAACCGCTCAATGACTTTTTCGGTCAATTTTGTATTATCTGCTTTAGCCTGATCGATAATAGCTTGATATAATCTGCCACGTTTAGCTTTAATTTTACGTTCTGCTATAGCCACATTCATTTTAAGCTCTGAATATATCGCACCATAAAATGCAAATATAGATGGTATATCTTCTAATTGATTTTCTATTTCTTCATATATAATATCTAAATCATTAAGCATATTAATTGTGATTTTAGTACCATTTTCAAGATTAATATTAAAAATTATAGCTTCAGAATCTAATATAGCAGCCGATTCTTCATTAATCCATTTTGGTCTGTCCATTTTATTTCCTATAAATTTTAAATTCTCGCCATGCTTTCCATTTACCAATACTTACTTTAACAGGAAATATTATATCACCTTCTAAAATCCCATCAAATGGCCGCATCATAATATCTTTAGCAATCTTAATAGTTGTCTTAATCTCATTAACATCATTATGACACATTATTGGAATAGAATCATGAATTTCAGTAATCAATCTATCGCCAAATACATCATATAATCTTGGCAATATAGCGTGCATAGCATGTGCTGTTGATCCCTGCATAGCACTATTAATTAATGATTTACTATTCCTTGCTTCTGATGCTTTAAACACACGCCCAAGTATAGATTTAACGTCATTGCCAGCATTTATACTATCCCACATAGTATTAATCCACACACCGAGATTCTTATAAATATCAAACACTGGACTATTATCTAAAATGCCATTAATCGATCTTAACATAAATATTTTAGTTTCTGATCGTGATAATTTATCATCATCGTCATTGTCTAAATTAAAAACATCCATTAAATATGTGTATGGATCAGATTCAAAAAATGAAGACTCGAGCACTTTATCATTTGATAGAATGGATGCCATTCTAAAATCAGCAGATAACCAGTCTAATGCAACAATGATATCAGTATCGTTGGATGATACTGCTCTAATATTATCATCAACAATAGCGCCTTGAACATTAAAACCAGAGCATTTACTTCTACCAGTAAATGTATTATTAGACCATTTAGTTGACATATGTGTATAATGCGATAAAACACCATTAGTTTCAAATGCTTTATAAACTCTAGCAGCTTTAGCCAATACATTTTGATATATTGCGGGTTCAGAACATTTATTTAACTTATCTTTTATCGCTTTCTTATCTCCATCAAATGTCCCATCGGTATCGAATAAATATATATGACAATCATATATATTTGTATGATTTACTGATTCTAAAATCGGAAATGCATAATAGTGTGATTTCAAATCATTAAATATAATTGTATTATTATGATCTATAATACTAATGAATAGTTCAGTCAATTCTTCTATTTTTTTATTGATATCTTTAATTAATTTGTTAGCGCCATGTCTATATAAGTCAAAATATTTATCTTTACCATTATATCTTATACCAATTGTTCGTGGTTTATTTTTGTCAAATATTGTTATAACATATAAATTACTCACCTATATGCCTCAAAAATGACCATGTGTCATTTTAAAATACGATATTTAAGACGACACAGCTTTATCAACTGCATCCTGTGTAATATTTTTCATATCAACTATATTAGTCTTAGATTTTTTAGGTTTCTTAAATTTTTTAACCATATCATCAACTTCACCCGGTTGACGCATATCATCATATGGATCTATTGTTTTACCTTCAGAATCTTTGGCAGTTAAATGATAGATATTCATATCTCTTTTAGCGCCGGCTCTATCATTAACTAATCCACTGCCTCTAACAAATACTGTCGGCCTATATAACCATATGGCATCCCCAGACGTTACATCAGATACTTTGCATCTCGGACACGTCATCGCTGTAATTTTCTGCGCATCTGTGTATGATATGCCGACATACGTTTCATAAACAGCTTTATCGGCATACACAGCCGCAATCTCATTAGTCAATCCTTGTGAATCGTCTAACTTAAGAGATTTTTTACATGTATTGCATACTATTAATTTATGCATTATTCCTCAACAATTTCGAATTCGATACTTGGCAATTTAGAAATCAAATTACGTTCAAATACCATAGCTATTTTCTTATTGGCATAAAATCCAGTAGATGGCATTATTTCTTCAACGATATCACGTATCCTGAATGTTACTTTATCGCCAAGAGCAACTTGTGATGGCAATCTACTATCACCAGCGATTATGCCATTACCAACACCAACAACAACTCCTTCATTTTTGTATTTGCTTGAATCAGTCAATGCGATAGTCGACTCATTGCTTTCAAGAAGTATAGCAACCCATTCATTCAAGCATTTAATTGCTCTGATTTTGATAGGTCCTGATTGCGTAGCGGTCTCATTACTTGTCGGCATCATGATATGCGACATATGCGAATTATCGCTTGATTCCATTGCTTTGAGAAGTTCTGATTTCGGAATTGCCATTTTAAACCTTATCTCGTTAAACTGTACTGCAAGTAATGCAAATTTTGATCAAGTGATTTGTAGTCGTGTATAACGACACTATATTTACTAAACAATTCTTTAAAAGTAAATGTATCAAATATGTTAGTTTTAACTGTTAAATTCTGGAAATCATCCCCAATACTTATTTCTTCAATTGGAATGATTTTCACAAGGTTTTGTATCATCTGGTCCATACGTGATCTTCACCTTTCGCGATGTAATAAGCGGTGCGTTCGGTACCATGATGCATCCGGCGGCATCGACAGTAAATCCTGATCGCTTAATTGTAGCGGCAATTGTTTTTGAGACATCTGCTTCAATAGTAATCATCAATTTCATTAAACAGACTCTTTAATCAAAGACTTTTGGTAGTACACATCACAATGAACAATTCGATGTTTGGGACCATTACGATTTTTACAAACAAAAAATCGCATTTTAGGTGGGTCTGGCTGCCTTTCTTCTTCTGATTGATTAAGACTAATAATATAATCTAAAGGCATAGTTTTACCATAACTCTCAGCAGAATTATCTAATCCTATTAAATCTGCAGTAGTACCGCTTCTATTGGTTTGCGTAGCTGTGAAGATCAAAGCATTTTCATTTTTGGCTAATCCTCTGATTTCAGTTGATACGTGTTTTTGCCTTTGGTATTCGTCTTTATTATAATACGCATGTCTACTTGTCATTAATTCAAGATAATCAATGACTATAACATCAGGATGCCATCCTTTAGTACGTCTAAGTTCATCTATAATAGCATATATATCATTTACGCTACATTCATCTGGCGGTAACTCACAAATATATAAATCAGTATTGAATTTTGATTTTATACTTTGAATTTTATTGTTTACTTCTTCTTTATTATTTGGTATTCCAACAATATTTGTATCTGTAATAGCACCAACACATCGTAATGCGGTTTTGATATAATCAAGTTCAAATGTTACTAATAATACATTTTGACCATATATCCCTTCGTCTTGATTTACATATTTTAGAGATTCGACAGCACTAACACATAACGCTATTGATTTACCAACATTTGTTGGTGCCATATAGCATACTACTTCTTTTGGTGATGGTCCACCATTATTTAATATTTCATCTAATTGTTTAAATCCAGTTGTTCTATGCTGAACAGCAGTCGGTTCAAATAGTCTATTAAATTCTTCTAAAAACCATATACCTTTAGCTTTAGCATCAGTTACTCTATTAGCTTTATCGATTAAATCATCGATATACTTATAATCACCAGTTATAAACGCGTTATGTGCTTCATCTTCAAATAATAATGCATATGTTTTATGTTTTGACCATTTAATAAGAGAATCTTTAATAAATGGTACTTCTCTCGGATTTGATTTAGTACCGATTAACTCAAATATTTCATCATATGGATCATCTTCTGTTAATTGGTCTTCAAGCAACCTCTTACATATTGGTCTAGTTGGAATATGCGAATATTGTTCATGATAATTTAAGATCGTTGCGATTGTGTATTTAGCGGCTGGACTATTAAACAATAATGGATCTAAATATTTTAATGCTGTCGAAAAAAATTCTGGAAAATCAAATGCTAATGATATTATAGCATTTTCTTCATGTATAGAAAATGGGTGTTCATCTTTTGACTTTAATTCTTTAAGCTTATCAAGTGCACTCATTTATCCACACAATGATGCTAATTGACTATCGATTGCGCTTAACCTAAGTTCATAATAACTTCTAGCAAGTCGCAATGCAGAGCAAACATCAACAAATTCCGATTCTGAAAAATACAAAACAGAACCGTTTACAATATTAACTCTGTCACCATACGTAGCATTTCCAATTGGTAATGATGGGCCAGCTGATACTGTGTATACCCACTCACTAGCATTCTTAGTGATCCCGGTGATTCTTACTGGCTCTAAATATCCTATTTGTGCCGATTCTGCTAAGTATACTGCATCACCAATATCATATAATGGACTACTCATCAGTATCCTCTATTTCAGTAAATGTATCATCATTAGCTAGATCATCAAACGTAGTGTTTTGTACTCTAGCCATCCTCGCTTTTAAGTCATTATATATTTGGTCAAAAAGTTCTTTATTATTATCTAATGATCTAGCCGCATTATTTAATCCATTACCTAAAACTTTATCATTATATGAATAAGAACTACTCTTCCTCGTTACGATGCCAGCTTTGGCGGCTTCATCAACCAATGATGATGTCTTGTCGATACCACTTGGTAATCCATCAGTACCAAAACATATACGATATGTGGCTTCTCTAAATGGAGGGGCCATCTTATTCTTGACAACTTTGATTTTTGGCTCAAATCCTACAATCTTATCACCATTTTTAGTCGGTGATCCTTTAGTTATCTGCATTCTAACAGATGTGTAAAATCTTAATGCTTTTCCTCCTGGAGTTGTTTCCGGAGAATTGTGAACTATAATACCATTGTGCTGCCCGCCAGCTGTATAATTATGGTTTTTATCGACCGTAATATCATATTTCCCTTTTTGTTTCATTTGCTTATTACTAGCTGTTCTAACTTCAGACACAATAGCATATGTTGTTTTAATATCATGCGTATTAGTCATTATGAGATCGCCATTAGTAATATCACTGGCTTTACGCCACCCATTATTAGTCATAATTTCATGTGTTGGCGTTACAGCAATGTTTAATCTTCCATTCTTATTGCCTGGGCCACAAGCAGAAATATTTATATAATCGGCTTTATCAATAACATCACCATTATGATGCCAATCAATAATATCAGCTGGTTCAATAGATTTTGTATGTTCGTTATATGACCATACTTGTCCTGTAATACGCTCTTCAACTACTGTTTTGATTGGTATCGATTTACCATCAACAAAATTAACCAATGTATTTGCGTGCAAGCAGCCAAACATCACACCTATTTTTTCTCTTGTCTGATTAATAAAAATTATCGTGGTTTTGGTAACACCTACTTTACCAACTAATTTACGTAATGCTTTACTCATTAATCTTGCTTGTGCACCAATACTAGAATCATTCAAATCACCATCTATTTCTTCTTTTGGAGTCAGTGCGGCCACTGAATCTATTACTATTAAATCTATAAGTCCAGAATCGACTAAGTCTTCAGTTATACGTAGTGCTTCATCACCAGAATTTGGTTGTGATACCAATAATTTCTTAACATCAACACCAATCGACGTCGCCCATTTAGTATCTAATGCGTGTTCTGCGTCGATAAATGCGACGACACCATTTCTGCCGTCTTTATGTGGAAACATATGTGATTGAAATGATGCTATTATTTCCAAGCATGTTGTTGTTTTACCGCTGCTTTCAGCACCATATAATTCTATTATACGTCCCTCAGGAATACCAAATATACCAAGCGCATTATCTAATGATGCGATATTAGTTGGTATAGCATATACATTAGATATTGGTCCATCACTTATAGTCATTATAGATCCATCACCATATTTGGCGGTGATTTGTTGTTTCAGATTGGTCAAATCAGTAGCCGTCATTTTTTCAGATGGTTTTTTGGCCATTTTCTCTCTCTAATAAACTATTAATTTGTCCAAGTGTTACATCATGATCGCGAATTTTAATTACGTCAGCTATCGGAATTCGTATTGTGGTTGAGTTCTTAACAATTAATAAATCATTATCTATAACGCCCGCAACTGACCATTTTCCATCAGGTGTTATATTTGTTCCAGGTGGAGCCGATAAATATGTTACATTCTTGGTTGTGCGTAAAACAACTTGGTCAAATCTAGAAATACGCTGAAAACTATCATGCATTATAATATTACTCCCAATCAAAACTTCTTTTAGAGGAGATTATAAAATATGTCGAACATGACCAGTCACGAAAAAGCAATTGTAGAAGCAATATCAACATTGTTACAACACGATGCAATGTTGGGATTATCTTTACACAGTAAAGCCCACGAGCACGCCGATACTATAGAGCATGGCGTCCAATTCATGTCTGGTCAAATAAGCGAAATGTTTGCTTTAAAAGCATCAAGCTCCCCATTTTATGAATCATTAAAACAAGCATTCTCAAAAGTCCATAATTATAAATATATTGATGATCCAACATTTACTATAGCTATGGAAAAAGAATTATCTGCTCAGGGCATTCCTGTCACAGAACGCACCAGTGCTTCTAAATACGTACATGAAATAATAGAAGAATTACAAAAAGAAAATGACGCATGGGCTGAGAAAGATTATGGTTTCCACCCAAATCTAGACGAAGTGAAAGAAATACCAACACAATATGAATAACTTTTATAATCATAAAGTAAATCGAAATAATGTGCAATTACACGGTTTAAAATTATATTATAATCAAAATAATTCATCTAGCGGCGGTGATGTCAATAACCAACCATCATCAAATGGGTTACCATCTAATATTCCAAATAATCCACGACATAGACAATATATGGGTTTGCAAAATAGAGGGTGTTCAATACTACCACCATCATTATGATTTTTGGTTATTCAACCATTTTTCTATCATTGATAATATTCTATCTTTTTCTCTATACGCTGCATTAGGTGAATCGAACAAAAACGCTTGCGGCATCCAATACCCCTCATCATTCATATAATAATATTCACCAGTATCCTCACTGCGAGCAATATTTTCAATTTTATATGGTTCTACAGAAAACGTACCAGTTATCATCATCATAATAGATTGAAAATCAACAGAATGTAATTTCGGTATTAATCTGCCTTTAAATAAGCTGATATCCCACATATTAACCATCTTACGATCATATATTACTTTCGGGTGATGATCGAGTACCCATTTGGTATCTTCATCCTGTTCAAAAGCCTGTGCACCAGGATGAACTATTGATAACCAATAAGGTTCATCATTTATTTTATACTTGCCAAGTTGAAGAACTGATGTAATTTTCATTCTATTTGCCCCACATGTTGGAAAAGTACAACAATGGTGCTACAACATCATTTATGGTCACCCGCAGATAACTCTATTCGTCGCGTGGCTGACAATGTTTTCAGCTATAGCTTTATCTATGTTAACTGCAACTGGTGTCCATGTACCATTATCTTTAACTTCTATTTGGTGTAAACCACCATTAATTTGTTGCCCAGCCATCGGAACAACTCTACAATTAGTGGCTCCAGCCGCCTTCACACGACTAACAACATAATTAACATCAACAACATCAGACATTTTATTTCTCCAATTAATTAACGAAGCCCGCCATTTAAATACTTTTCAACTGTGCTATATAATTCATCAAAACATTCGCATTCATGTAATTTAATAATAGCAATAATACGATCAAAATACGCCTGGCATCTAATATCATAGTCATCATGAACGAATAATATTATGTTTGGCCCACCCAAAACAGCTTCATCAAGTTTGATTTTAAATTCTGACGTATCAATAGTAAAATACATATACTCATTATATATAATAACATTATCAGTAATCCATGTGTCATTTATATAATTAATTATTGCTGATAAAATATCACACGGTTTTTCTACTATTCTGAAATCATCAGGTATCATTAATATTGCTAACTATTTCCATAGACGTTATAACATAATATGGATCAGATACTCCTAAATCATTATAAAATTCTTCTAATGAAGTAACGCAATACAAAGGATCTTGCTGAGAATAACCCATACTTATCTTCATGATATCGCCCTCATATATATCAACATTGTGTTTATCTTTAATATTAGAACATTGTTGGATAACACAATTAGTAACTGATATTAGCACACCCTTATAAATAGTAATATTATCGCTAGGTTCAACATAACATTTATGATCTTTATGATACACTCTAAATTTTTTCATAGTATAACCCTTGAATATGGCTCGGTTTCATTAGGATTATTAATAAAAGTTATCAATTCATTTTCATAAGTTTCATTATATAATGAAACTTTTATTGTCCTAACAAAATATCCATTAATATTAGATATATTTATATCATTATTATCATCTAATATTAATCTAAATTCTAACTCGTTCACATAAAACGTGTAACCATCAAAATAATAATCTGGCTCAGATATTATTCGTATATTATCGACTTTACTTGTTATACCCTTCAAAATAATCGTCAAAATATCAGATGGGTATCTACGTGTCATACTTTGCTCTTAATGCATCGAGTGCTAATGCAAATACTTGTTCTTTAGTTGTGCAATTTGGGTATTTTGAACCAAGACCATGTTTTAAAGCCACAATACACGATTCGTTCATATTTTGAAATACGCGTTCAAAATTGCAATCACCAAATCCAACAGGTTTAGCACCAAAACCAGTTTTATAATCATGTGCATATATAATACGAGTCCATCTGTTTAATAAAATCCAATATTTAGTAATATGATCATGTTTCGATACTTTCAAAACATCGGCTGGATCATAAAGCACATGATATCTAACTTTATATAATAATTGGATAAAACTTACAAATTCATTTGATTGTTTAAATTTAATCATAGGGCGCATATTCAACCCTACTATTTTATTCTTCATTTCAGCTAATATTTGATGATCACATTCATAATTATTAAAACACGCATATTTAGCACCAATAAATGATGCTTTATTAATAGTACTATCAGAAAATTCATCAGACACAAACGCATTGACTGTGATATTATTGTTTTTGCATATACTCCGTATAGCATGCAATTGAGTATCGGTATATATGTCATTTATAATGACATTATCTATACCATAATAAGCAAGCATATTAATAGCTGTGGTGTAATTATCAGAAACCTCATCTAAATGAACAGAAATCATACTTCAACCACATGGTTTAGCTGCGGACCGGTCCCGATAAGAGTCACTGGTATACTAACCAATTGCTCAATCATATCAATAAAATTCAAAATTTTATCTGATAATTGACCATAATCATTTGTGCCATAACATTTCCAATCAATATAATTAGCAAAATTTAATGCTATTCTAGTAGCACCATTAACAGTAACAGCTTCAACCAATTGCTGTTTTGAAAATGTTGCAACTCTCCTAATTCGCCCTGTAACTGTCGTTTTTTCAGTTATTGATAAGTCAGCTGGCACTCCTGCTGCTTTAGCAACATCTGACCACTCTATTTCATGCTGATCAGAATACCAATCGCCTGAATACCCAACAGTCGTATCTCCTTCAACAACATTACCAACTCTAATCGGATATGGTCTAATAACTAGATAAATATCTCCAACAGAATAAAACGGTATACCGATATCGGCCATCGCTTGAGTTGATATTGTCTGGCGGCTAGTACAAAATGGGTATGAATGACCATGATGGATATCTAATGAATATCCTTGACTGCCTTCATGAAGTATAGTCTTTTTTCCTATAACTTCATTTAATGCCATATGCATTGGTGTGTCAGCTTCTAATTCATTATCTAAATTAAATCTAGTATAATCAGTATATGCTGCTAATTCACTATAATCTCTTGCAAGTTTAAGATCTTGCTTACGTGCTACTTTATTAGCTAAGAATGTGCCGCACCCTTGCATTGTGCTAGCTAAGTATTTAGTACCTAAAGCTTCTTGCTCTTTGTGTTCTTGCGTGATAACACCGGCACGTTGGTGTATAACGCATTTGTCTACTTCACATTCTATAACTTCTTTATACATTTGGTCTAGAGTAAATGCTGCCGATGACCCAACAACTAACCATGGGTTATATTCACCACCACTCCATTTTTTCAAAATTGCTGATGTTGGTAGTGCTTTAGCTATAAATTTATCGCCATTTTCATTTACAGCTGTATGGCCAGCGTTAGCCATATTTGTGGTTGTTATAATTTCTGGTTTATATTTATTGGCTAAATATGTTGCGATAGCTCCTTTACCAGTTGATCCAAATTGGCCATCGAGTACTATGTTAAACAGTCCCTGTCTCATTGTGATCCTTCTATTGTGTAACCATCAGAAAGCCAATTATCAATTTGTGCGTCAGCGTTTGCCGATGCTAAATACGTATCACGATTTAAAGAATTTACCGCATCGTTTACTTTCTGTACCGAAATTTCAACATTAGTTATCTCATCGTTTTTTGTTATAATGTTTTGAACAGGCACCAAATTTGATTGCTGTAACATTCTTTTTAATGTAATAGCTTTATCAATTGCATGCAATTGATTTGATATGATATATAATTCTGATACTAACTGATCTCTATGGGTTTGCAACCATACATCAGATCGAACAAGTAAATCAGCATTTTCACCTATTTGATCAGCAACATATAACGACAATAACGCTTTGTTTCTCACAATCGCCTCAAAAAGGAAACATAGATTCTTTTGTGATTACTTTAGCTTGCTGAAGACAAACAGCAAATTTTGATGCGCCAGCACAATTGGTTATATGCTGGAACGATGTAATATTACCACTTATTTTTATTGGATACCCAACTTTTGATCTAACCCGTTCAATATTAACATTATGGATATCTGGAGATGCTTTAGATAATTGAATTTTAGTAACATTATCTAATCTTATTAAATTTGGTGTTCTTAATCCGACAAAAGCTGAACACATATCGTCAAAATTAGTATCTGTTATCGATGTAACTGGTATAACAAATCTGATATCTATCTGATCGCCCAAGTATTCTTTAACAAATTTCATAATTGCGTTGTATTCATTTACCGTTTCTAAAACCGATTTATTTGGGGTTAACATAAATTCAAAACCTTCTACGGTCATTGAATCTATTGGTAATCCGCGCAGTTTTGTTAGTCCATAATTTTCGCCTTTTGGCCAGTCAACTGGTACAATTATTTTATATATTCCTTGTGATCTACCTCTTACTAATAGTGCTTCACGTACTAATTGAGTATGAACCACCATCGCTGGCAATTTAAATTTAACAGATAATTCAGATGCATCCTTTAATTCATTTAATTGCAGAACATCGATCTCTAATCTTGACACTTTTGAATCAAATGACATTATATTTTAAAACCTCAATTACTCGTTGGAAAGCATCGTCTTTATTGTCAGTTATGTACACTGATGGTAATTTATAGAATGCCAACATTCGTTCTGATTTTTCTTCTTCCAGAATTACGACTGGTATCCCTGACGAATAAGCAACACCAAATTCAAAATGACTTCCTATGCGCGCTGGAAGAACCATTAATAAACACGCAGCCGATTTAACACCATTATATTCGTTAACTGCTATCTGTGCCAATGCTTCTTCATCTGTTACATATCCATGTGATGTCCAATCATATGTGATATGTATACCAGCACTAACAAATTCATCTCGCAATTGTTTAATTCGTTCAACATTATTTAATGATGAAGCGATGTACAATTTCATTTTTACCTCCAAAGTTTTAAATATCTACAACAGTGATACCTTCATTATCTCTTATAGCAATATAAAATAATATAAGTTATATATCATCACTATGACCAATACCAATGATTTAGCATAAAAACGACCTAACAAAAGTCAAATCAATACGCGACACATAACAACAAATTATTTTGTATAATTACCTTTATACATCGACGGTGTGGTCACATTCGATTTCTGCGTGTGACCTTGATGTGCGGGTAATACTTGAAATTGCCCTGCAACTGGCATTTGGTGATAATTGGTATTATTCAACCCACCAAAATCTCCAGAAGATGTAGATTGCGTTTTCAAACCGGGCATGATAAATGGCGATTTACCATAACACATAATAGCACCAATTGGTTAGAGTGTTAGCCTCCGTACTTTATATTTGTACACAATGATTATTTAAAATATGATCAATAGCTCCTGCATGATCTAACCTATTAAATTTTTCAACAAATGGCCATTGATTATATGAACTGCAAAATACAAATTTCGACCTATCCGCTTCACTCATATTAGCCGCAGCATACTCATAATATTTGGCTTCTTGAGCGAATCTTTGAATTCTCTTTTCTGGCGGAACAGCAGGATTCACACCATAAAAATGTAATACTCCATTAACTTCACACATATCAACACCAAATATATAAACTTTATCATATGCCATCCATAAAGCAGTCTGCATATTAGCATATGTCGTTGATCTACCAATATAAAATCCTTTAATAAGATCGAAACTAAAACCAAATCCTCCAATATTCTTAATTTGTATAGAATTCTCTTTCAAATGAGAAATGCCAGTACTATTAATAATAGTACCAGAATATGTTTCCCATAAATCTTTATATGCTGTGTATTGTGATGGATCACAAAATGCCCAATGTGTGGTGGGCCAAATTCTCTGGTCTGGCCTATTTATTGACATAGTATCAATATTATTATATCCACGTAATCTATTTAATTCTACTTCATTTATAGATGGCCCATTGGCAATAATAATTAGTATTTTACCTATTCCATATGATTTTATTTTATTAATTTTTCTCTTTGAATCATCTGATATTTCTCTTGTTACATAATGTACTTTAGCCCCATTAGCTTTTTTAACTACTTTATTAACTACTGTATTACGTGTCGTTTTTTGAGGCTGTTTAACAATATTTCTTTTATTGACTACATTATTATTTGTTGGTAATACGCCATGCGATTGGACTGATATTATTGGTTGTGGCGTTTGTACTGTATTTGTTCTTGATATTGGTAATACTTGTTTTTGGGCTTGATTTATTACAATTTTTACGTTTTTTGATACTTTAGGTGGGTTGACCGTCCTTATTAATTGAACCTGTTGTTTTACCACCACATGTCGCATTTGGCGATCTTGACAAAAGTGTTTTAGTATGATATAATTTATTTAATCTTTAAGTAAGATTTGCATAAATGTTTCGTCTTAACCATACTTGACTCATCATCCGTAGATGATAATGATCTGAATTGCCCTTTTTTCCTGTTCCTTTTGTTCAAAATCGAAAAAATACACCTATAGATTGTAGTAGTCAACAAATTAAACACCGGTGCTTTACCTGGTGTATAAATTAATTTGTTATTTACTAATTTGTTTGCAACTTGAATGAATGCTTCCCCAGCCAATTCTTGGTATTCTTCCTCTGAATTCAACGTAAATTTTGTTGATATTCCAGCACACATATTATTAATATCAACTAACATATTATTCCAACTATCATTAGTCGGTGCTTCTTTGATAAATCCATCACGATTCACATCACCTGCTTCGTATTCAACAACAATCTCACCATCTACAGTTTCAATGAACTTCCCACTAATTAAATGAAATTTTTGAGAACATCTCGGATCTGGATACGTGCGTCCAGCGGGACCAACAACTGTAGTACCGTCCTTATTTTTCACAACATCACACATTTTTGTGTACAAAACACCCATTTGCCTGTAAGACTCAAACTGCGGCGTAGACTTGGCAAGTAACCAGTTAAACCATTCTTGTTCAAGCTTTTTAGTGTCGCAGTATTGGGCCACTTAAAATCTCCAAAAGGACTATGGAATGAGACAATTACCAAAGTTGTACTTGCGCGGATCGCTCGCAACCGAAACTATGACAAACATTACGACCGACCAAATGAAGGAAATCACTGAAGCTTACAATAAAGTTATGAGTTACGAAAGTGTTGCTGTCAAACGATTCACGATGCGATCAGCATTAGGCCAAAAATCAATACGTGGAGATTACAAAGACCCATCTATATGCGATCAAGATTTCAATATAGCAATATGGAAAGGCGTAGTAGAATTATTATTACACCATAAATACGAATACGAATGCGCAGCATGCTCATCAAGAACATACAAAAATAAACGCGGCCTCATAACACCAATCAACAAAAAAGAAAAAATCTGCCCTAATTGCAAATCTGTCAAAATAACAAAAACCGGTAACACCACTTTAACCAAAAACCACTACATCACATTCGAAGAATACCAAAAATCATATGAACATCTGACAGACGATGATATAGCACCACAATACACAAGTCCAATGATACCAATACAAATGGATAAAAAATATAATGATCCATATAATGTTATAAATGATGAATCGCAATCAGGTAAATTTTTCGGAACATACGTGTATGGCTACCTAAAGCAGCAATTACGCGAAAATAAACGAGTACAAAAGAAAACAATCGAAACAGTAGAAGGTCAAGCAGACCTAATCATAGCACAAGAAATAACGGCCACATTCCAACAATTAAATATAGCTCACGACTATATCAAAGAATATAATAAATTTATTATTAAATTAATACAACCATTATTGGCAAAAGTCGAAGCAACATCACGCCTCATACAATCATTAGCAAAAGCCCAAAACGCAGGAATATCAATAAACATATTCGACAGAGAAATACACATATTATCACACGCAACAGCTCCAATAATCAGCGGTCAGATTATGAAAGGGAAATATATATCTCAAACACAAAACTCTACAAGTATTGATGATAATACACAAATTGTGGATCTACTCAATACAAAAACAGTGAGAGGTCAAATGATAGAAGAATTGAAACATACAGAAATAATAGAACAAAATGATTTCATAAACAATTTAAGACAAACACTCCCAGAAGGACATTGTAGAGCAGTATTCGACATTTATCTTGGAGATGGCGAATCATATTCAACATTCGCCGAATCAACAGATGGAATAATTAAAAAATCAACAGTCGCAGAATACTTAGGAATAAAACCAAAAATAGTCGAACAACATATCTCAACAATCAAATTAGCCCTATTAGCAACAAGCGACATAGGCACACCAACATCATGCAGAACATCCTTAATAAAAGAAAAAATCAACATGTCAATCGAAGAATTAAACTTACCAATCAAAATAGTCTCAACATTATTACAAGATAACATCAACACAATTTCTGACTTAATAGAATGCGACAATGCTTCACTATTAATGATTAATGACATAGAAGAAAACGATATTATACGAATAGACAACGCACTCAAAAAAATCGGCCTGCAACGTAACCCATACTATACCAATAATTAAGTTAATGAACTATATTGATTAGATTGCGGTATACTAGTCATCATCGACTTAGGAGCCATACTTCTATTCGATGATTTAACAGGTTGCTTAAGATCAATATACCCATTTTCATGCGTCCCAAGTACCTTAATAATAAAAGTAATAATTCTGCGCGGCGTCGTCTGATGTGACGCACTAATATCATTATTAAACGGCATATCACCATTCTTAATCTGCATAGCCAATTCACGCAGATTATTATGATAAGTCTTACCAATAAACATCCTATGTGTACCAAGCACAAACAAATTCCACCCTAACTCAGCTCTACCACTCATACCATCAATATTCATAGCATGCGGTATAATTTCTACTTTATCAGATAATAATGATAATACTATAGGTAAATCAGCTAAATCAGGCGGAAATATTAATCTATCAAAAGACTGAAAACCTTTCGTAATAAAATACTGTATTAACCCACGACGAACAACTTCAGTGTTCGTCATATGCTTAATACGTTGAATCTCATTTGTGTGCATATAAACCCTCTATTTATATTTGAATATAAAATACAGAACATTCAATAATTCAAAGAACACAATGTACTATTATAAATGGATACAATCGAACGAACCAATAATAACTCAGATACCATACTATGTATATACATCCCTAGAAGAAGCATACAAACACGAAGAACCACACAAAACCCTATACTCATTCGAAAGTATAGACCCAACACCAATAAAACAAGAATTACCCAAATCACTAACAACCATCACTCCAACAACCATCACTCCAACAACAACAGAGCTAAATCAACATAATTATTATAAAATATTAAATCATTTTAATGATAAACCACGTAATCATTTACTAAACACATCAAATCACCAATTACAATTGATGCAAAATCTATGTTATCATTTAGGTTGCTTACAAACAGAAAACACTAATACAGCATTATATCTATGGGAAACAACATTAACTCAAGAAAATAATTTTATCGTAATGCAATCAAAATCTGATTGCTTCTGTTCAACAGCTCCAGCAACTTTTACAGTATCAGGATCTGGTGTTGTGCCAACAGTATCATTACCATATGTTGCATTATGCCAATGGAAAAACACAACCACATTATGCGGATTAAATTACTTAGTAAACTTACAAGTCTGCTTCACATGCTTAGGCGGCACAGCAAACGATTGGATTCTTGACTTCATAAATTTAGACTTCTCAGGATATCAAGAAGCACGATATACTTCAGGAACAACACTCTGCACTCCAGGGGCCATGAGCCTATTCACATACCCACCAACAATATATTGCCCAGGACTAACAAATTGGCCATCAACACTATCAGTGGCATAAATGCGATACTACACATGGATTAACTCAAACAGCGACACAACAATACAAATACCAGGTATGGTATATACCTCATTATCAGACGCAACAAAATATAATAATCAACATACTCTATACACATTCGAAGGTAAAGAACCAACCAAAATAAACCAAATAATCACACCACAATTCATACAAACATTACAAACATCACAAATAACACCATACTCCGCAAAAGAACTATTAACAGCATTAAACTACTTTTCAAAAAAACCAGAAAACCATTTCACAGCCAGAGAAGAATTAAATGATATTATATCAATACTACGCATAGCAAAATCAACATCATGCATACAATATTCAAAATCACCCAAAGCATTATACGCAGAACAAGTTACACTATTAAAATACACCACTTTCGCAAATCAAGATTTTATAATAACACAATCAAAACCAGATTGCTTATGCCCAGAATTACCATTAACAATTAATGTCAATGGCGGAGGCTCAGTCCCAGCAGCAACCGCAACATATACAGGATCAGGAACATGTTTATGGGAAGGATCATTAACAATATGTGGATATACTTATAGACTTGCAGTAGGAGTCAGCGTTGGCTCACCAGTCAATATAAATGTGGCATATACAAATTTAACTTTCCCATCAGTTGCAGCATGGAACTCAATATACAATAGAAATAGTACCGATTGCACTCTAGGAGACTGTAGTTTATTCATGCCACAAGGATCAGATTATACAGCAGGATTACCATGCTCACCATTTGGCACACAATTTTGGCCAAATACTATAACAATATCATAATTACCTAATATCAACCAATTGACTAAACCTATTAGTCCGCCTAACCAACAATTGCTTATGAAACATATCTTTCATAGAATCCTTATGAGACACAATAAGCACAGACTCAACTTTACTACTAATATCATTTTTAATAATATTCACCAAACCATTAATCCCATCATCATCTAATCTACCATCTACCTCATCAAGAACAATAATATTACATTGACGGCCATATATTAACTCATGCAAATCAAACATCGCAAGCATGAACGCAACATCAGTGCGTTTTCTCTCGCCGCCACTCTCAAATTCGTATCCCCATAAATTACTATCAACGCCCAAACTACTATTCAATTGGATCTGAATATCCAACCCTAAAACTTCCAAATAATGTTTCAATCGCTTATTTATATAAGGAATATGCTCATCAAAAACATAGCTTTTAATTTTGTTACGATCAGAATATGCCTTCTGAATATATGTATAATGCGCTGTAAGAGCCGCATTACGCTCAATTTCAGATTCTAAAGCAACCTTATCATCTGATAACTTCTCTAAATCAGCAACATATTGAGCGAGCATTTCATTATGTGGACTCTCTTCGGCTAAAATTCGTTCAATATCCTTCCTATGACGTTTAGCATTATCATCATATGATTTCCACTGACGATGAATAGTTCTAGCATCTTCCAACGTCATCTTAGGAGATTTGGTAGAAATCAACTCTTTAGCAGCAAATAATTTCTTTTTAACAATCTCACACGAATCTTTAATCTCATTAATCTCAGAAAGTAAACTAGCATATTCTTCTTGAAGAGGAGCAATCCTATCAGTGGTGTGTGTTGATGTTATTTCTTGTTCACACTCAACACACATTTTACCATTTTTATTCTTCCATTCAGAAATCCTGGAAGAATAACTCTTAGCCATGCCCTCCTTAGTAGCTAATTGTCGATTAAATCCAATAATCTGATCATCATATTTCTCAAGAATTATTTTGGCTTGAGCTACAATATCCCACTTCTTACTTAATGACTCTAAATCAGGTAATACTAATTTATCACGTTTATCTAATTCACTCTTCTCAGCATCAACAGAAAATTGATAACGCTGAGTTTTACTAATATCATAATTATCAATAGCTTGCTGTAACCTAGCAATATTAGCATTAGTTGAATTGATATTACTTATTAATGATTCAACTTGCGCCCTGCGTTTCGATAATGATCTTTCTACAGCATCTGCTTTATCTTTGGCTACTTTAGAATAACATGTGAACCTGTCAATATGCAAGATGCGCTCAATAGCTTTCTTACGCACAGTATCAGCCATTTCTAACCATGGCTTACCATATTGCGTAAAAAACACACTACCACAAAACACATCCCAATCTAAATTAAAAATTTTATCTAATTTCTGCTGTTGAGCAGCAGCAGTCGATAATGTCTCAGAAGTCAACTTATTTTCATCACCATCTTTAGTATAAATGATCTCATTTACACCATTAACATTACGTAATCTAGTTATACTATCGCCATTTTTCATAGTTATTTTAACATAACAATCTTTGCCTGTAAACCAATTAACTACTTTATTACCAGGATTAGTATTATGCATAGTACGTCCAAATAAACCATATTGAATAGCAGATATGATAGAACTCTTGCCTGCCCCATTGCTTTTGCTAGTTTTACTAATGTATTCTTCACCCCTATCACCATCTTCATCATCAATAACTTCACCCAATATTAAACATTGCCCCAATTCATCCAAACTTATTTTAGTTATATAATCGCCCCAGCTCAAAAAATTACGAAATTCAATTTCTTTTATCTCTATCATTTAGAACCCTATCAACAAATTTCAAAACAAATTGATCTTGTCCACTAGTATAACCAAGATAACAAAATACAGCATTAACAAGAAAAACTCTACAATATTGCAAATTTAACCCATACACACGACAATATTGTGCCAATAAATCATCATTCATATCTTCAGTTAAATACGTGTGCGGATCATAATTAGTATAAACTTCAAAACATTTGCGATATATTTCTGGTATCTCACTACAATCATATTCATTACGCGTATTCAAACCAAACACACGCATAAAACACCCAACAGGGCAACACATTTTACCATTTTTATAAAAATATCCATACGCTCCAATTTTGGTAAAAATAGGAACATTATCTGGATATAACACCACTAATCCTTTCAACATATCTGTCGACACAATCAGATATCATATCAAATTCTTCAACAGATAATTTATCATAATCGCCATCAGAATATTTAAATATAGTATCAATATCAAAAGTTTGGTACCACGTTGGCCATTGCCATTTATTAACAAAAATTTTCGAAACAATAGGTGTTCCAATTCTGGAACACCATTCAATACAAACAGCATCGCGATTAACTTCACATTTTATATTCTTGCGTAAAATAATAATATGAAATAAATTAAGTGGATATACATAATTATATTCAGCAATTCGGTATTGATGCTTTATTATAACATCAAATTTATTATTATGATATTTATTAATTATCATATTCAATAAAACAGTATCAATAATATCACATTTTGAATAATATTTGAGGTCACCAGGATTAATAAATTTATTACACACCCCTACGTGCTTAGTATTCATCTTTTTATAAATAGCACCAAATCCACGTGTGTATAACTCATACTCCATGCATGCCGCTTTCATTTAATATGAAAAATGTACCTATATTTTTCTGACGTTTTCATTTTTGTAAATTTGTATGTATTAGCGTAAACATTTTCGGTCATAGAATGTTTTATAGCTCTATTATATAACGTTTTCTTATGCATGACCCAACCACCATTATTTATATAATAATATGATTCTGTGGTATTACCATCATATAACCAATTAGATGCTTTATAAATTGTGCCAACATGCCCAATAGTACTATCAGCAAATGCAACCAAGCATTTCCATTTTTTATTATTTCTAATCCATTTAATCGATTTAGCTATGCACCACGACGCAAAATTCTTCTTCTGGTAATTAGGATGAATACAAAATCTTTTCAATTCTTTAACTTCATCAGATTTATAACCTAATCTAATAGCTGTTTCATTCCTACTTATTGATCCATATGAAGCGCACGCAATCAATATATCATTAATATAAAAACCAATATTTATAGTATGATTAATCGGTCCTATATAATGGTATTTATACATAAATTCATTTATATCACTAGCATTTACCAATTTAGCCGTAACATCATTAAAGTCAAAATGTGTAACGTTACTTTTATTTATATCCAGTTCATATTTCAACCTAGTATTTATAACATCCTTACCATAAAATTCATATTCATAAAAATATAACATTTTAAATTTAGTATACTTATTAATATATGTAGCTTTAGCTTTATCTGATCTGATAGCTTTTGGTAATGAATGCCAATAATCACCTTGTACTTCAATAAGACGGTTATATTTTGGCAAATAACAATCAAATGTCCATGGTCCAACTTTGTATTCATGAATGTATTCAATATTTAAATCTTCTAATAATGAATATAGCCATTTTTGAGGTTTAGAAATACTTACCGTACTTGCTCTGATAGTAGCCATTTTATCTCTAAAAACATCATCTTTCCATAAATCAATAAAATGCTCTTTAGCAATTTTGGACATTTTTTCTCTATAACCAGGTCTATTCCAAAACGATTTCATAAACATTGAATATTCATCAGTTTTCCTACGATATAATTCTTTCTGTCTCCTATCTAAATTGCCCCATAATGCATCAGCACCAACTTTACCATTTCTAGATAATAATTCTTTATCGACCTTGCACATACCACTTTTAACTAATTCAGAAAATGTACTATTGTTAATTCTATTTTTAGCCAATTGTTCATATATATCACGATTATCGTGATATCCTTTTATAGCAGCACATTTAATACATAATTTATTATTTCTACTACGATATTTAACTTCTCTATCTTCACCACATTGTGTGCATGTTATTTTGATTATAGTATTATTATTTATACTAGCATATTTAGCTTTCATACGTTGTGAAATATTTATATTATTTCTTTTCCTGCAACAATCAGAACATAGAACTTCATCATATAATTTTAACTGCTTATAATAATTAACTGCCGATTTTTCTGATGGTATATTACATTTTGGACATGTGAATTTTTTACGTTTCATTTTATAATCCACGTATGGCTTCTTTAAACCATTTTGGAAACATACTACTATTATATTTCATCACATCTTTAAAAGATTCATCTATAATATATGTATCAGCATAATCTGTATTAGATCTGATTGAGCGCCCAACACTTTGTACTAATTTTAACGCAGTTAACCAATCATAATATTTAGGATCAAGCTCTTTACGCCTAGCCAATTGCTTATCACTATAAAAATTTGGATATGGGATTTTAGCAATAATTTGAAATCTCGATAAATCATCTTTTAAATCTAGCCCTTCATGCATAGCTGGTGCAACAATCACAGTATCATCACATTTAGCATGATATGCCAACATATCAGTTTTATCTGAAAAATTATTCTGATCTAAGAATCTACATCTAACATCAGAGTCGCATCCCTCGAGCAATGCTTTATGAATCGCAAAATTGTGTGTGTGAATAATACCTTTTTTGCCTTTATATTTTCTAACTAATTCATTAACTTTCTTAATAACCTTAGGCATCCAAACGGCAGATTGTGTTTTACCACCAGTTAACTTGCATACAGGATCAAAATGAATAAGCCTATTCTCAACAGGAAAATTATTACCAATTCTCTTCAATGCCGCATCATATCGCTCAATACCTAAACTATTGCAAAACACATTACCGTCTAAAATAGTAGCAGATAACATTAACACTTTATTGGCATATTTATACAAAATGTCATTAGCATAATTTTGAACATACACAGGTTTAAATATGACTTTACGATACGTTCCTAAATCTTCATATTGTACTATCCATTCATCACCATATGTGTTATTATCAATTTTGTTTATGACAGAATCATATGACTTAATCATATTAGTGATACTATCAATTTCATTATAAGTACTTACTCCAGAACATTTAAGTTCTTCACATACAGTAACCAATAAATCACGAATTTTATTATCATTAACCCATTTAATATACTTAGCAACAGTATCGTATTCTGGTATCTTAATATTAAACTTCTTCAACCTATAATCTGATAATGTTGCACTAACCAAATCCATTAAAATAGATTCTTGATTATGTGCTTCATCTATAATCAATAAATCACGTACACCAAAACGTTGTATCGATGTTTGTGCCACAAAATTATTGAAATTCATTACAACTTTACGAGCTTTAACAGCATCAAATAATTTTTCAAAATATGGGCACGCACTATGCGTCATACCAAGAGGCAACTCAGTCAATTCACCAGGTAATTGGCCATTACTAGTAAAACATTGTTTACATGACGCTTTACCAGTGTGTTCATCACCTCGCAAACCACGTTTACAATACCCATTATCACACGTTGGATTTTGTGATATAATAGTAGCTAACTCATTAGATGTCATCATTTTACGATCACGTAAAATACTATACCTGCGCGACCAATATGTACATGGGTATGCATTTCTTCCTTTTAACACTACTATATCATCATAATCGTCTAATAATTGATCTTGTAATTGTTTAGATGATGTTAAATAATAACTAGATGATACCATATTTGCTATAGTCATCGCTATAGCACTCTTACCACTACCAGTTGGACATTCAAGCACAACTGTTTTTTTATCACTGTTAAATTGATTAACAATGTATTCTATACATTCACGCTGTTGCGGCCTATATGATTTTTTAGGAAAACACTGATCGATTTTGTCTAAGTCAAACATTCAGACCTCCAAAAACCAGAATACACGTTCACTCAAACGAAATTATATCATTACTAACTATGTTATCAAATGTTATTTCAAATTCATTTAATCCATCCATATCATTAATATCAGAAATAAATAAAGACATCATAACACCACGAACAGAACAAATAAGATATTCTGTACCATCACCAACTTCAACAATTTTTAAAATTGGCTTATTAGTGGCACAACTATGAATATTCACTTGTGTCAAACATACCACAGTATATACATATTTTGATTTAGTATATTTATTCATTATTTCATTACAAATCTGATATAACGCTAATAATATTAAATTCTCTTTATACGTCATTTTCTTCTAAATAAATAGCTTCACCTTCAGTAACAATTTCATTATTTAACCTCCGAAGAATCTGCACATTATATTGCTTTTCAACATTCTTCTGAGTTTTCAACCATATTTCAAATAAATCATATTTCGCAACTTTATCATTCATAGCCTGAATAATCAAATCACGATTTTCTTCAACAACAGTCTCAGGGATTTTATTCAACCACCTAACAGTTTTGGCACCTAAATTATTTAAATGCTCCTTAATCTGTAATTTTTCATCATTTCCATATTCACGCTTCAAAATAACACGAATCATACTATTGTCAGCAACAGGTTTAGTGATACTATTAATATTGTTATCATCTACTGTTATAAACTGAGGAGGTTGCTTTTCATTAGGGAAAAATTGTGAACCGGCTTTCCAAATATCAACAAATTTTATATTATTCGTTTCAGTATCAAAAACATAAAAACCATGCGGAACGTCACCTTCATCAAATTTAAATGGTATTGGCGACCCAGGATACCAAACATTATGTCCCACTTGCTGTTTACTATGAAAATGCCCTGTAAACACATGTTGAAATCTTGAATCATCAAAACTAACGAAACTCCAATCCTTCATAAGAAAACATGTGTTTAAAATTGACCCACGAACACCAATATGCGTTAATAATATATCACCATCCTCATACTGTTGCTCAATCAGTGATAATACAGTCATATAAGATCTCTCATATGTGACAAATGGTAATATCCAAAATCTACGATCACCATATTGAATTATTTTGACATCATCGATAACTGTCAGATATTTCCTCAATGGTTGCAAACTGTTTATACGCCATGTATGGCGCAGAAACATATCATGGTTACCAGGAAAAGTAATCCAACTCTGATTATACTTCTCAGTAGCTTCTTCAAAGAAATTACAAACACGCGACATTACTTCAATATCAAATGATTTACGATTATGCCATAAATCACCACATACCATTATAGTATCTATTCCGGCATTGGCACAATATTCACGAATTACACGAACTGACCATTCAATATCATCCAATCTGCCTTCAACACCAAAGTGAACATCAGCAGTAATCGCAAGTTTCATACTACTTCTTTAAAGAAATGTATCTTCTTTAGCACATTTCGGCAAATTATCAAAATCAATCACAGCGACAGCTTGATTAAACACAAAAACAACAATTTTAGATTCATATTTTTTAAATGATAATACTTTAGCACATTGTTCTATCATAAAATGACTCAATCCATGATATGATATACCACCTATAATAAACTTACTAAAGGAAAATTCTCTAACTGAACTAGCAACATTAGGATCACACCATTGATTATATGGATATGGATTATATGGATTCATAGAATGAATAGTAGTAGTATTGGACGTACCACAATACGTTGGAGCATAAATAGATGTTGGATACGATGTATTAGGTAACCCAGTAGCAATACTCCACGTCAAATCAATATCGTCATCATTCATACTATTCTCCATTTAAAGTATGTGCAAGAAATTAAAATACATCAAGCGAATCAATTATTATAATATGAAGAAACCACTCCATTTTTCACATCAGCCATTAATTTAAAAAGTAACTCAAACGAATACTCATATATTTGATTTATCCTAACATAATTATCGTCATTAAAACAATACACACCAATAACATCATTAATAACAATATTATATTTAAGTGTCATTACAGTTAAAGTTTCACACTGACGATATCTCACGTCAATTAATATATCACTTATATGACTAATCATCTCAGATAAATCTGATAATACAATTTGCAATACTTCATCAAATTTTGTATATTTAGAAATATCAAAAATCTGTTCACCAATAGTTATATAATGCACTCTATTTAAATCAGGAAAAAACATATATATTGGCGATGAAGGCATACTGCTATCGTAGTAATATATAACTTTCCTCTGTTGGTTCATTTTAATCCTTTAAAATGAACGATATTACCACGTCATTTGTTCGCGTAAAAGAAAGACGGAGGTTAAACATCAAAAACAACGAATATTACATCACATTTCACACACTATATAAACAAATAACACCAACAACATGCGTACCAGTACTACCAAATAAAACATTACCATATATATGTTATACACATAAATGTACCAAATTACATGATATACAAAATCTAATAATAGATGATATTTTGACCATGTATATAATAAATCACATTGATGTTTCATTTGAAATTTTATGTGTACTTAATAAATATTTTGGAATATCAATATCAAAAGATCATATATCAATATCTTTCATTAATCCACATCCATATGATATTGAAATACTTTTTGTAGATTACACATCAACAGTCCTGTACGAAACGATCTCATCAAACATTTTGGAGCAAAATCTTGATAAAGTATTACGTATCAAATAATTGGAGTTTATCAGTTCTGAAAGGAAATGAATATGTTTTGGTATCTACCAAATTGACACTGGCACAAGAAACATTTACATTTCTTAATGATGTTGAATTAAATCACAAATTATTACCAGATATTCATAATATCATCGTAAATGATATTATGAATAAACATCAAATTAAATACACAACCAATCATAATAATGTTTTAAACATAATATGTGATAATTATACATTTACATTTGGTGATGACGAATTAATCATTAATAGAACTAGTAGTGATATTATTATTAAATATGTTGATTATTCAATTGAGAAGTTATATGTTGTTTTAGATGCGCGTGATGAATAGGAATTGTTTGTTTTTGTGTGTATTTAAAATGTCGCTGTCTAGGCAGCAGTATAGCAGCATTGTTTGCTGCGATGGCCAATTCGAAAAGGTTGGCTGATTTTGTGTGTGTTTGGGATGACCAGAATCAACAGTTGGTATGGCGGGGAAACCCGGCGTTTGGGCATGTGCACGAAGGAGTCGACGTCAAAACACCAAACTCTTCTATTAATTATGAAGCATGCACGGCGTTATGTCAAGAATTGCAAAATAGGCTTCACTAAGTGATTAATAGAATTTTGAGTTTGGTCTTTTTTCAGCCAACAGCATAAGAAGTCCGCAAAACTGGCTTATGGGTAGTTGGGCGTAGGCAACCAATGACGCCTGGATTCTGGTCGCAGACTGCAATGATTGCGATTTGCAAAACATACCAGAGGTAAAACGACCACAGACGCAATGGCTTTTCTAGTGGTAAAATTCTGAGGAGTTTTACTAGGTGGCTATGCTCATCACGCATAAGGTGATGATCACGAATGAATCGTGTGGAAATGTCGGGGTGACCCGAGTCAGTAACGATACTAGAGGTAACGAAACGGCTCTACCGAGTAAGAAGAGGTCCACTGGAAATAGTGACCGGGCCGTAATTCGAAATGGATACTCTAGTGGAAACAACCTCAAACAACCCAAAAGCTCACACAAACCATTTGCAGTCCTAGAATCACACAATTTAACGATAAGTTCCACAAACATTGCAATCAAGCTTGAAATCGCTCTTAGCACAACAGTATATGACACATCGCTCTTAGCACAACAGTTGACACAATCTGCAGTTTGTGGGCCGAAACTTAGGGGGGATTGTTGAACAATATGTCAACCACAAAATCGAAAAATTTCACACAGTAGGCATACTGGTTAGTGATTTTAATTGATTATGACATATGATTCTGCAATGGCTAACTCAAAACCTACGAGAACACCTAAGATTCTATGGAGTGTTCGACCGCTGGGTAAGCGGGAAAGATGGGCGTAGGTTCCGGGAGCAGAGTTTGACTTAACGCAGGCTGCCCAAACAAGTAAGACGTTAAGTGTTTATCTGCGACCCCTCAGCGACTTATTAAAGTGACCAGTTAAACTGAACAGTTGACAACTGCGAAATTAATAAGATCGTTAACCCAATAATTTCAATCACATTACTTTAATCGGTTAATGTGGGGAGAGGATGGGGGGGCCAGTTTTCTATCCAAAATATCAAAAGAACAATATGAAAACAAATTCACCAATACCAAACATAGATACAAACGCTACATATCGAAAACTCAAACAACCATACCTAATAAATGGAATACTTTTTGATCAATCAGTAAAAGGGACACTAAAATTACAGCACACACTACATGATGAATATTATTATTCAAGTACAAAATATATGTATGCTAACGATTCACAACGTATGTGGTATTATAATCCATATGTAGTCGAAATACCAATAGGAGCAGTATATTGCCCTGAACAATATAACCAAATGCCATTTAAAACATCAATAGAAAAATTTAAATCAACAGAATTATATAAATCATTAATTAAATTGCGAAAATATGAAGATAATGATATAGTCGCCAAATATGCTGATGAATATCATGGTTTATTATATGAATATTATTATTCAAGATCAGAATTATATATTAGGAGAAGACTACCATGCCAGAAATGGATTACAGAAATAATTATTAAATTATCACTAAATGGAATAGTGGACGTACAATCCAAAAAAAGCGTACAACAATTAACGCTAGACCCATTAACATCATGCATACAATCGATTAGAGATAAATTATTATCTCGCTTGCTTATTAAATTTGGCGAAAAAATGGGCGGATTATGTGATTTAGATCCTATATTTAAACCGTGGGAACCAGAATATACTAAAACAGCATTAGGTTTCAGATCTAATAGTTCAATATATTATTCAGAAAATGTATTTTTATGCGATGTTACTGACAATGTTTTGACATTCAATGATCCAGTGTCTCCTAGGATACATTATGCATTTGATGTCGTAACATATACAAATAGAAACATATTTATTATTGTTAATACTAATTTTTCAGAATATTTTATTTCAAAAGCGCGTAATAGATCTGGTTCTATTAAATTGATAAATAATGAAAGCTTGCAGAGCATTAAATTATCAATACGTGATAAATCACTCCTTGAACATGCGTTAAGAAGAATATTATTATGAGAGTATCACCATATTGGCTAGTTGATAAAGGTTTTGAAAAACGAGGAGAATCTTATCATAAATATATTGGTGATATTGAAGGCGATCATTATTTATTGAGTGTGACATTTGAAAATAAAAAAGTTTATACGTATATTAGACAGCAGCGTAAACATGGATATAAAGTATTATGTGATATTATTACTTTGCCTAAGGTGCAGTCTACTGTTGCTGTTGAAATGTTATGGATTATGATTAGCGGTAATAAATTAAATTGATTATGAACGTTTGCGCAAATAGTAGATATATTTAACATGGACATACCTGAAGTTTTGGACAATGGCGCAGTTTTAATAGATGATTGCACAGTCACTATTAAATTTGGTGTATACAGTTCTGGTGATGGATCAGAAAATATTATAGCCGCCAGAGCATCATCTGATAAAAATATTCCAGTCGCATATTGGTTAACATCAGCAGAATATTTAGTATCAGTTGTATCAGCCATAAGTGGATTAGGTTTCGAAAAAACAATAGAAACAATCATAGATGGCGCTGTAAAGTATAAGCATACAAAAGTGTAAAATATATCATATGTTAAAAAATATAAAAGTATGAAATTATCATGAGGTATGATGCATAATGGCAGAGTGTAAAACATCAAAGAAAATCTCAAAATATCCAAAAGATGCGGATATTATATGTGATAAAGCAGGTAATATATTACAATATGATATATTAACAAATACATGGATCTTCAAAGGCAAAATTTCACCACCAAATATAGTAACAGAAAATGAAAATGGTTTAATAGATACAACAATATATAATAAACTACAAAAATTACGGACAGTATATGAATCAAATCAAATAAATTTCACGCCACTAAAATTAAAACCAGGCGTTGACGGATATTGGTACTACTTTAGAAGTAGTGACAAATTATACAGATTTATTCCAGAAGCAGAAGACACATTACGAATAGAAGTCGATAGAGCCAGAATATTTCAAATCGCATTAAAACAATTATGCCCAGGAGACAAAGGTGCTGAAGGTCTGCCAGGACCAAAAGGCCCAACAGGAGCATCAGGCGCACCAGAAATCTGCTATGCACCAATAACGATTGTTAATAATCAATTATCATTTGCAATCTACACACCAACACCAATAATTGATTCACGAATATCATTTAGAATATATCCAGTATCGCGACCATTATCATCACAGACCGCAAATTTACAAAATCAATTACAATATTTAACATCATATTTAAAAAAATACGATACATCTACCAATAATATCGCTAAAATAACTGATATGAAAAAAATATTGATTGATAACGCATTAGGAATTAATAAACAAGCCGCATCCCAAGAATTAAGTCAGGTATTAACTGGTACGTTTTCAGTTGGCGACTCTTCATTAGAAATCAATATTGATCCGAATGATCCAACTGGTAATTCAACATTAGTTAGCACAACACTTCCGATTCAATTATCTGATACTATCAGCACATTTAAATTTGTTGATAATGTTCTGTATGGAACGGTTATTTTAAGTAGTTCATGGAGTAGTCAAGGATCTGAATGGTGTTTGAGATCTAGACAACGTGGTCCAAAAGGTGATAAAGGTGATCCTGGATTATGTAGATTATCAGTAGTTAGTAGTACAATTGACAATAGTAATATGTTAGCCACATGTCCTATTGTCAATGTTAGATATGATTCACCGAAAAATACTCTTTATTGGAAATGCAGTGATTTATCATCTGACGTATGCGCCAATGCTGTTACTATTCTTGGTGGTGCAGCATCATTAAATGATAGATCTATTATCGATAGTGAATTCGCATCGGCACAAATGATTTTAGATGATTGTAAATTAATCAATAAATATAAGCCATCATTACCGCAATTCATTCAACCAGAATTAGAACTAGTGAGTTGGGAGCCACAACCTAATTGTAACCTAAAAAGAAATTTCGACAGGCACACATTTAATTGGCAAGATACTCTATCAGCCGATAAGTGCAATACAGATGTTAAATGGTATGGTGTTGATGATTTAAAAGCGCCACAATACCCATATAATATTCAGAAATCTGATCCACCAGTCACAGATAAGTGCTGTGAAGATTCATTTTTCTTTTGCCCAAATGTTCAAGATGGGCCATGTATTGATAATGTTATAGCTAACGGCATAACAACTATAGCTGGTAAATTATAAGTAATCTATAGAACGGTGTAACCATTCAAATACTGACATAAATCCGGTATCATTGATTTCAATATTGCTCGGCTGTTCGTGAATTGATTTTGTCTGTGACCTGCGTATAACTCTTTTATTGATTAAATCTATTGTATCAGGCGATGGACTCGCGAATAGGTCTTTGGCGATTAAATTAGCAAATATTGAGCAGTCGTCTTCTGTTGTGCTTTCAACGCATTCAGGCACAGCTACAACACATGGACCATCTATTAACGCTACAATGATACTAACTGCTTCTGGTGTCGGCATTTGAATAGCGGCATCTAATTGGCCCCAAGTACCACCTTTATCAAATCCAGTAAAATATAATCCTTTAAAATCACCATGCACAGCACGTATTGTGAACATTTAATCCTCACACATTGTAATGATAAGACGACTCGAGACGATAATTGTTAGTATCATTTCTGATATGGTCTAACATCATTCGTTTTTCTTTTTCTAATTTATTGTTATCTATATTGAAATGTTCAGCTAGGTATTTATTTATTGGTTGGCAATGTTCATACAAAACATCATCATCATAAACACATAGTCGTATTCCTTTTTCATTAATTAGCCATTCAAGGAATTCGCCACATGCTTGCGATAATGGTTGAATAACTTTTAGTTTATCATGCTCAGGGTATGTAAAGTCGTGTGTCATACTTGGCGTATTACATATTCAATCGATTTTGTAAAATGAGGTTTTAATGGCTTGCTTGATTTTTAAAGAATCTGATAATATTGAACGGACTATAGATGAGATTAAATACCAAACGCCAGATAAATATATCGATGATATTATAATATTAGATAAATCATTAAATCAAGCCGCCGAAATAAACAAAATAGCACGGACCACAACACATCAAGATATAGTATATTTTAATAACTATGGAAAGGCTAGTGAACTTTTATTTGAAGAAATTATTTTATTATTGCATAATAATAAAACATCACTGATTAGTCCGCGAATTTATGATTTTGATCCTGATCTATGGATGTCATTGCCTGACTACTATGAAAGAATCAACTTTAGGAATGATATATCATTATATAATAAAATTTCATATACACAACAATTATTGGTTGAATCTCCTATTATATCTAAAGAGTGCGTATTTTTTGATAGAGAACATTTTGTTGAAATAGGTGGTTTAATCGAAGATATCGATGGATATGAAATTACAGAATTGTCATTACGTAATTGGTCATATGGACATAAATGCTTGATAGATCATAAAGTTAGCTATTCAACAATAAATCAAATAAAATATGATATGACTAGTGCCGCTATCGTTAGTGCATTATGGTTAGGAAAATATCATGAATTTGGTAATATTATACGATATGATAAAGTTATTAAAGATAATGCACTTATTGAAGGCGATGATTTATTCATACGTATAAATCCAGAATTAATCGGATATAATAGAATTAAAAATGCAGCTAGAGGTAAAACTATAGGAATAATATGCGATGGACCAAGTATTGATTATATTAATTATCGTGAAATATTTGATGTTAATGATATTTTGATTGGCGTTGATTTAGCATCTGATCTTATGAAATGTGATTATGTTGTGTCATTTAATTATAATTATATAGATTCGATTTTGAATAAATACGAACATACTAAAATATTAACGCCGCATGTGTTATATAATATGATTGGTAAAACTGTCGCTGAGACTAGTTCTATTTCATCAGAGATTACACAGTTTGAATTGGCATCTCAGTCATGTTCATTATCTAACAAATATCCTATTATAAATAGTGGGCATCCTATTCATAGTTCGATTCATTTAGCATTGTTGATGAATCCATTAAAAATTAATATATATGGCGCTGATTTTAAATTTGTTGCTGGCAAGAGTCATACTGAGCGTATTCCTATTTATAATAATGGTATGTATTATCCAGATAATGATACTACATTATCAACATATAATAGATATGAAGCTATGTTGACATATTTGGCTAGTTTATCGTCTAGTGTTGGTATTCCTGTTATTAGACATACACATATTTAAATATCTGAATATAAATATTCATGGCTTATATTTTTATAATTAACAAAATTATGATAGTTATTACCGTATTTTGGATCGGCATATATGAATTCTTCTGCTTCTGGCCATTTTCCTTTTATAACTTTTATGGCGTACACAACTGCTGCTTTCGCGTTCTTCATATCTAATATTAATTTCTCTGCTGCTGGCCATCGTTTTTTCATCATATAAGCTGCATACATAGCCGCGATATATGAAGCTTTTTCTTTTATGATATATGGTTCAGCTTCCGGAAATCTACCTCTAATTATATCATTGGCATATATGTATGCTTCTGTCGGATATTTTTTGATGACTTCTTCGCCTTCTGGCCATCTACCACGTATAACATGGTTTACATAAGATATAATGGTTTCTACATCTTGTAGAATATATGGTTCTGCTTCAGGCCATCTATCATGGATAACTCCTAGAGCGTATATTATTGAGCGATGTGGGTCTTTTTTGATGGTTTCTTCGCCTTCTGGCCATCTTTCTTGTATAATATGTTCAGCGTACCATACGTAATTAATCATACTTGATGATTGCACATCGGTTGGTTTTATGAATAATTCTGCTAATTTTTTGCGGTCCGTTGCTTCTATTTCATTATCTTTTCTATCCATAATTTGTAAATAGTCAGGAGTATATTGAATTATTGGCTTATTACCATCCCAAATCTGCCCAATCCAACCATGTTCATTAATATAATGTGATGCCATACAATCTTTATATGATCCTCTTGTGCACCATTTAGTACCTTCACCTAATTGTTGTAATGATTCGACTGAGGTAATTTTATAACTTTTATATTGATTTTTTGAATTATATAATTCAACGCCCGGCAATTTAGTTGGGTCATTTATATCAGACCCGCCTTGCCTTTTGCTTACTGCGTCAGCGACTAATTCTAGTGCATCTTCTAAATCAGATAAGCGTTTATAACTTAATAGATCTTTATTTGATAATCTTGATTTAACATTATCAAATAAAAGTAATGCGTCACGTAACCTATTACTATCTTCTGGTAATCGTACGTCTTGTTTAGCCCATTGTCGTAATACGAATTGTGAATATTTTTTAGTTGGTGCTGTTGTATTAATAATATAATTTATATAATCATGATCTAAGTGATCTCTTTTTGAGATCATATTTACCATGTCTTGGATAGTTTCAATGATTAGTGATAGTTTCATTTATGTTATTTCTTTGAATCTATTATGTCGTCTCGCAATCTATAATGCCCTGATTTTACCATATTATAATATGTGGCCCCATAACGTGATTGTAGTAACATTTTTTCTGCTTCAGGCCATCTATCTTTAATAATATATCTAACATAAATTATTGCTGCTTGAGCATCTGTCATAATGTAAGGTTCTGCTTCAGGCCATCTATCTTCAATTATTAATGATGCATATAATGATGCATAATATGGATTAGTTTTAATCGCTTCTTCACCTAATGGGAATCTACTATGCAAAACATGTTTAGCATAATCATATGATTCATACGCATCTTTCATGATATAAGGTTCTGCTTCTGGCCATTCACTATGAAGTATAGTTTTACAATATAATACTGCAGCAGCAGGGTCTTTCATTATCACTGGTTCTGCTTCTAGCCACCTACCTTTAATGACTTTCATAGCATATAATACAGAAATATTTGCATCTAATTTAATATACTTTTCAAAATTAGGAATTCTATCTAATAATATATTAGATGCATAATTGAGTATGTTTAATAATTCTTCTTCATCATAGAAATCTGGCTTATTAATATCAATGTTTACTGATGGTGGTATTATTAAATCTTTGAAATAAGTATTAACATATACAGTAATCATATCATCATTAACATTCATTACTTGTTCATAATCAGGGGTATATTGAATTATTGGTTTATTGCCATCCCAAATTTGCCCAATCCACCCATAATCATTTATATACTCATCAGCCATACAATCATCGCCGTACGACCCTCTAGTACACCACTTAGTCCCCTCACCTAATTGCTTCAAAGAATCAACATTATCAATTTTAAAACTTCTATAATTACCACGCTGTTTATATAATTCAACTCCAGGTAATTTAGTGGGATCTAGAATATCAGATCCGCCCTTTCTCTTACTGGTTGATCCTATTAATGGTTCAATTGCATTTTCTAAATCATTTAATGTTTTATAACTGAGTAAGTCCTTATTTGGTAATCTTGATTTAACGTTATGAAAGTTAGTTAGAGTTTCTTTTATTCTTGGTCCGTCTTCTGGGAGTCTAATGTTGTTTTTAGCCCATTGTCTGATGACGAATTGACTATATTTTGGATTAACTGAATATTTGTTTATTATTTCTCGTATTTCATCTGGTGATATATGGTCTCTAGTTGATATGGTGTTTATTAGGTCTTCTACTGTTTCTAGTAATGTTGATAATTTCATAAAATAATTTTGCTGTGTTGGCTGATCACCTTTACGTGGTTATATCTTCTGCAACAATCGATCGTATTTTAAACATGATATCAAAGATGAAAAGGTAAGAACTTTGAAAACGACAATCGTATCAGATAAAACTAAAACTATTATTAATAGGACTCTAAAATTAAAAGTTGGTAAATTTATTGTAACTGAGTCATATACAAATTCTAAATTGATTTCTCAAGAATGGTCAATAGATGGCGGGTTTGGTAAAACTCATAGATCAGCATATAATAGCAAAGATTTATACTTTCAATATTACGAAAATATTGATTTTTTAATTAGCGATATATGTTCTAATACAATGCGTTTTTATAATACGTTACCTGAGTATTCATTGGTTAAAGATTGGAATGAATTTAAGGGTTTTAATCATGTGTTGTCTATTAATGTAGGTATAGATGGAAATATATATAGGATTGATAAGTCAACGCCGATTGAAATATGGAGGTTTAAAGATTCTATAAGTAGTTTCACTAATAAGAAATATAATTTATTAGATGTTAAAAAAGATTTAGAAAGTAAGAAGTGGATTCGTAATGTGCGAATTGTCAATATTCCATATTATAATTGCCAAGATGATGAAACAGAAGCTATTGAATTTGAATATAAAGCATCAAGCAGCAAAGCGTTAGAGAAATTAGGATTAACTATAGTATGATCAAACGCATCAATATTTTTGGCGGTGCTGGGGTTGGAAAGAGTACATTAACAGCTAAATTGTTTTCAGAGTTGAAAAGAGACAAGTATAACATAGAACATGTTACTGAATATATTAAAAATTGGGTATATGAATCAAGAATCCCACAATCATGGGACCAATTATATATTCTTGGCCAACAATTGCATCGTGAAGATCTAATAATTAGGCAAGGCCCATCAATTATCACAGATAGTCCATTATTAATGCAAGCTGCTTATTCTCAATTTAATGGATTTCCTGCTACTAAGCAATTAATAGAAATTGTGGATGAATTTGAAAAGCATTACAATTCCATTAATTTTTTCATACATAGAAAATATGCATATGTCGATACTGGACGTTTTCATTCTGAAGAGACAGCTATATTAATAGAAAATAACATTATAGAATTGTTAACTAACCGCACTGGTTCTATGATTGTATATTTAGAAAGTTTATGTGATGATGAAATATTAAATATAATTAAACAACACATAATATCGGAGCAATAATGGTTATAATCAATCAATTATTAGAGATGTTGTGTAAAATTGCTTTTTTAATAATCTGTTATAAATTATATAATATTAAGCAATCTCATATTGGGACCACAGCACTTCAACAGCATCAGATACCAAATATTCCAAAAAGCGATACTTTGAAACCTCAAAAGCAACAGTGCGTTGAAGAGTTGGCCCCTGAGATGATAGCTCCATATCTTTCAAATCCTCCGAGACCAAGTGGGGGATTTGGGCGGTCGCTATGACTGATCTGCCGTCATGCATTGTTATTTTAGAGAAAAATGGTAAAAAATATACTAAATATGTGAAACACCCACGTATTACTGATTTAGAAACACCCAAAAAACCAATATTTGATACTGTTATATCACAAGGCACATTAGCTACAACAGTTAAAGTAAATAATAATCACAAGATAACGACAATAGCACGAATTGGCGATTTTGTACTAGAAGGACCAATCATGACGACTATTGGATTAGATGTTGGAACAAAGACAATTGTATTAGCTTATAAGCATAAAGATGAATCAGTAGGTATTATATATGAAATTAATGGTTATTGGTTATTTGAAAGACCATCAACATTTATAGAAAATATGTTAAATGATCCGACTAAAAAGCGATCAGATGGTACGGCACGCCCAGCAAGATGGATTAAGCTACCAAGCACAGACCAAATTTGCGTTCTAGGACAAGACGGTGAAGAATTCGCTTATGCGAATAATGGAACATTATTAAGACCAATGGCGGAAGGTGGTATAACGCCTGATGAAGAGTCTATGACTGTATTATCAAGTATAGTGCATGGATTGCTAGAAACTGCAGAAAAAGATCTAGGATCATTTGATAAAACTATTAATATTTGTTATTGTACCACAGCACCTGCTGTTAATAAAGAGTCTAATATTGATTATCATAAAAAAGTTTTGGATCTCATAATTACAAATTATAAGACTAAATCGAAAATATCGCTTAATAATGTCAGAGAGTCACATGCTATCGTTATTAATGATAGTCCAGATGGAACTGGTATCGGTATATCATGGGGTGCTGGAACTGTCACAGTATCATATGTAAAATATGGTGTTGAGATTTTCTCATTTTGCTGGGTTGGTAGTGGCGACTGGATCGACACACAAGTTGCGATGAGACATGGATATGATACTAATGCTTCGTTAGTTAGAAAGAAGACAGCTAGAGAAACTCCAACGACAGTTTGTAAGAGAAAGCATGATATTGATTTAACATTGAGTAAAGAACCACAGGATAGAGTTGGGTTTGATATTGTTTTACATTATGGAGTATTGATGGATCAGGTTATTAATGGTATCATACACGGATTTAACGAACATGCGGTTGATGCAAGAATTGAAGAGGGAATCAACGTTTACATGGCTGGTGGTACGTGCTCACCAAATGGATTCGTTGAGAGATTTGATAGTTGCTTTAGAACCAAGGATTTACCTTTTGTCCTAGGAACTATAGCAAAATCAGAGTCGCCATTATTTAGTGTTGCACGTGGCTGCTTAAAAGCCGCAGAAATGAACATTTAGGAGAGTATGAATGCTTATCAATGTTAAATATACTGTTGATATACCGGATGAGCATTTTAAAACTATTATAAAATCTGCAGAAGAGTTAGGATATGATTTTGATGATGCTGGCAAAATCACGACAGTACGCAGAATGCTAATTAGAGAAGGTATTGATAAAGTGGAAGAGTGTGTTCAAGGTGTTACACTTAAATATGAATGAACCAATAGCCGACTTTTATGATCCTATTGAATGGCCATGGTCAGAAGATGAGTATATAGTTCGCAAAATAATTCAAGAACTAGTTGAATCAATGAATAATGAATGATTCTGAATATATAATATATGTTATAGCCAATATGTTAAATTATTCGTTAGTATATTCATCAGATTCTATAAATAAGATATTTATTGTATATAAATCAATCGCTTTTATATTGTCGCATGATTCTATAGCATGTATTAAACTTAATGCTAATGGAATGGTCGAACATGATGTGATGAGCACTACTATACCTCTTATCGATATATCGAGAGAAATTTTATTAAAAGTGTTATGCGATTTTGGAGAGACAGAATATGAAATGGATGAAAAGCACTCTTTACGATACGTTATCAATTCAAATGGTGGGTCGAAACTTAATTACATTACATTACCCATTTATAGAAGCGATACTATCAACGATCCCGTTGGGATGTAGATATGTAATTGGCGATTTTGGTAAAGACGATTTAACGCCAGTCATAAACATATTAGATAAATATATTCCAATAGAAGTAGTAAAAATCCAATGGCTATGTGATGTAGATTTACCACGATCATTAGGATATGGTGCTGTAGCTCTTGGAAAAGCCATACAAGATTTATCTCAGCATAGTCCAACATATTACGTTTTAAATCAACAAGCATGTGAAGTATATTGTGACGATGCGATAGAGAGCATATATGCTCTTCAAAGCATGGTACCTATGGATTTTAAATTTAGACATTTTTACGGATCAATGAATCATGGTGGGTATGGATATGGCGGATATCAAACAGCAACACGTCTGATCAACAAGGATACGAAATTTGATCAATGGGACGGGTGTTGGCCAAATGGTTATGGTGGCGGATTACCAATTGGCGGTCATATTAATAGATATGGTTATTGTCACCATAATACCATAACTCAAAAGTTACGCAATCATGCTGCACTATATTTTGATGGTGATCCAGAACCCAAAATTAGAGGTACATTAGCGTTAGGAAAAACACAAACATGGTTTGAAGGACACCATGAATGTGTGCAACATTTGTTAAACATAAATAATTATGACGTCAATTACAGTTTAGAGCACGCTGTTAAATATTTAGAGAAACCATGAATTTACTTTCGATAATTATCGCATCATCGAATCCAAAGTTGGCAGCATTAACAGTATCGCAAGCATATAAACAAGCTGAAGGATTACCAATAGAGATAATATGTGTCGCTGAAGGTTTTACTGTTAAGCAATTACCAAAATTACAATGTGTTAGATATGTTGAAAAGTCACTTGAAGGATATGCTGGGGCATTTGCAAAAGACAGAGGAGTATCACTAGCTACTGGGGAATACGTGACGTTTTGGGATGATGATAATTTTTATTATCAAAATGCGATAAGCGATATTTTAACGTCATTATTATTTAAACCAATGATATCTATATTTAAAGTGGAGCATCTAACACCATCACAGAATTATACAATACCGAGAGAAAATCCAACTAATGGATTTACTATGGGTGATATTGATACAATGTGTTTTATAGTTAATAAATATTTAGCAAATAGAGTTTTATGGTCAGAACATAAAGGAAAGCAAACAGATTTTGCTTGGATTAGTAAAATTAATAAGTTATCACAAAACGTGAAATTTAACAATATCGTAATCGGCCAAAAAATTACGACTTATGGATAATTTCATATCGAGTACATTAAATGATGATTATATAATATTACTTAAAAAATATATGAAAATATGTAAACATTTAATGAAACATAACCAATGTTATAATATTATATATTATATGCGCGATAGATTTCATGAATATATCGACGAAACATGCCCATTATATACGCAAGATATTATGTCAAAAGTGTCTTTATTGGATAAAGAAAAATGGTATAATAAATCATATGATAATATGACAAATCACACTAATGGTACCACAGGACCAATATTTCAATACTTAATATGGAAAGATATTTATGATTTCATAGAGCGAGAATGTCATTATAAATATATAGCGGATGAGTTTGATATACATGATAGGCCAATAGTATTTAACATGCTTAATAACACAGATTATCCATATTTAGATACAAGCATTATTGATTCTGGACATTCAGATATTATTATAAATACACATGGAATATCAAATTCATATGTATATACAGCTGTTAAAGGATCATATTATTATAATGACATAAATTCTCATTATAATAATATTATTGAATTTTTAAAATCTACTAAAGTCGATATAATATTATCAAGTGGTGATGTTATAAATAGTTTAGTAAATTACATGAAAAAAACTAATTATTCTGGCAAATTGTGTACATTGTTAAGTAACACATGCGAATCATATTTAGATGATGATATTAGATATATATCTAATTTTGTAACATATTTTTGTGATCATATGAGATGTTGGGATGGTGGGGCCACATTCTTTACGTGTAAGTATAATACATATCATATTTGTGACAATTTAGCATATTCTAGATCTATTAATAATAAATTAATTACTGATGATTATTTTAGTGTATGTTCCCCATTTTTTAATTATTGGAATGGTGATTATGTCAAAATCGATGATAATATTCAATTATGTAAATGTGGTAGGTATTATAGAAATTTTGAATTTGTCAAAAGTAGACCATTCACTATCTCAAACATGAATAGTAACACAATTAAAGAAATAATTAAATCATCTGGTATACATGAAATTAAAATAGTAAAATGCGACCGTGACAAAATAACAATCACAACAACTAAGCAACCATCTCAAGAATCAACTCAAAAAATTCAAGAATCGTTACCAAAATTTAAGGTGATATATGAAATCGTTACTTGATACTATTGATATCGGTTGGAGATCTTCGAATTTTACAATAAATAATAAAACAATTAAAATCACATACAAAACCGGTATGCCGCATAAACCAGCTGAACATATATGGTTATCTGATATTGTAGCCGCCAACCATATTCAACCAATCAATGATACATTATGTTATGAATATGGTATTGGATATATTTCATCGATACTCAAAGAATCTGGGTACAATATTGATACTATTCAAGCACCAGATGTATTATACACTAATATTATACTAGCGCATGAATCTTTTTTGACTATCGATATATTAACAAAGTGGAATAAAAAAGGCAAAATTTATATAATTGTCGATGGCGAAGTTAGTATACCATTATTAACATTCGCCAATAGTAATGGATTACTTTATAATATTAATCAAAAAGCATCTATTATCGGCGCATCTAATGGTAATACTTCAGAATATAAAATTTCAATAGTAGAAATGTTTAAATTAGATATATCATGTATATATAGATCACTTAACCCAATACGATCAGAAGTCTGCGAATCATGCAATAATTCAAAAATTGAAATACAAATATATAAATGTGAGAAATATGGTGAATGTTGCACGAACGGGACTAAATTTAGATCGTGCGTAACATGTGTTGATAGGATATCAAATGAAACTTAAAATAATACTTAATGAATTTATTGGGCCTAATCCAGATACATTTTATGGTCAAAGGGGCGCAATAACATTTGTATACGCTAATGATCAAGGTTTAATTTATGATAGTGGATCACGAACTCATTATGAATTAATATTTGATAATATGGAAAATTTTGGATTGAATGGCGATTCATATACTAGTTTAGATAATGCGGTCGCTGCCGTTGAAAAATTCCGAGATACACAATTAGAAGATACTTTTTTGACAGGTAGAATTGGTGAAATTAATAATAACATATATATTGCGTTTTGGAACCGTAATATACAGTTAATACAAAATGAAATAAAAGATTGTATTGAAGAATTAATAAATATGCAGGCTATAGATAGCAGCACGATTTTATCATTTCCGACAGCCGAATTGACCACTGTTAAAAATGTATTAGAAAACAAACCAATTGTACCATTATTTCAAAATACATCAGATGTAGATGAAATACGTAAGTTACATTTAATGCAGCCACAGTTAAAACGTGCAGCTATGAAAAGATTAGGATTGGCATCTGGTGGAGCGAAATCAAAATGGCAAGACCAAGCTGAACAGGTGAAATTAGTATCACCTGGCCAGAAATGGTGGGCACCAACATCAGAATCTGCGATTAAATAATGAAAATTTTATATGTCACGCCAATTAAATGTGAACCATATGTAGTTTGTGTAGAATTAAATAAATCAATATATTATATTATAATAGATACACCTGGCGCTGTATACTTGTCAAAAACACAATTACACATTAATGATATCAATAATTGGTTAATTAAAGAAACACAAACAAAATATAATTACCGCGATCTGCTAAATATGTCCGAAAATTTTAGATATGGTTATGATTCGGCTATAATCAACAGTCAACAATATGAATGGCTACAGGAATCATTACAAAATATCATAAACAAAATATTTAGAACGAATATAATATCGCATTTTAAAAATACTTATAGTATAGAATTATTAGATCATGATAAATTTTTAGATATCATAGATAGACTACGCACGCATACGATAAATTCACCAACTATAAGTAATATAATTGCTAGATTATTAAAATACGCCGAATTGCATAGTCAAGAAAGCATATCATTTATTGAAAAATTAGCACAAAAATATAATTGTAAATTAACAAATCCAAAATATGAAAATGATCTGCATGATATAATTATAAAATTGTTAGATGATGAAATACATGATATTGATACTAATCATATCAAGTGCGATGCCGATGATTTATTAAAACGTTATATTAAAAGTGTTTAATAGCTGTATTTTTGTCTTATGTATTTTATTGTGTTGTTCACAAAGGTTTCATATGACACCAACAGAAGAAAACGACAACAAATTATATTCGCAAGATATGTATACGGGACCAACACAGTTCACGCATCTCCATAACCACTCGGTATGGTCACCTCTGGACGGTGTTGGCACCCCGTTACAGTATGCCAAAGAATGTGAAAAACGCGGATATACCGCAATGAGTGCTACAGAACATGGAAATGTGGCCAGCATACCAGACATGTATGTTCACTTTAAACAACGCAATTTAAAATTTATTGCCGGTTGTGAGATATACTACTGTGACCACGAACCATTACGCCAAAGCCAATATTTATCGCGATCAGAATTAAAAAAATTAAAAATATCTAAAAACCAAGATGACATTAAATTATATTATAAATTAACCAGAAATAGACATCTTACAGTTTTAGCCAAAAATATGACTGGTTATCATAATCTTTTAAAATTAACAACTCAAGCATATGAAACTGGCTTATTTGGCATGGGTAGAACACAATATCCACGTATATGGTTTGACAAATTATGCGAATATAAAGAAGGACTAATCATATTATCTGGTTGTTTAAATGGTCCAGTATCACATGCTATACGTCATAAAGAAGGTAAAGATAAAAATGGCAATATCGAATATACAATAAGTGATAGAGAAAGATTGACAGATGCTATACAATATGTCAAAAAATTCAAAAAAGAATTTGGAGAAGATTATTTTATAGAATTACAAATGCCAGGTATCGAAGATGACCATACGGTATTTAAAATGTTATTATCATTAGCCGATGAATATAATATTAAACCAGTATTAACGAATGATGTGCATTATTTAACTAGAGAAGAGCATGAAATACAAAAAATAATGATGGCTATAGAGCAAGGAACAACAGTAAATGATCCTAACTTGTTCCATGTTAATAGCAGCGAACAATATATGAAAACACGTGGCGAATTATGGGCCACATTCAAAAATGGAAAATACTCACAAACAACTAACGACGCAATATTCGAACAGATGTGCGACAATACATTATTAATTTCTGATAGATGTGAAAAATTGAATATCGACTCATCACCTAAAATACCACATATATCAAATGCTGACACAGAATTAAAAGATTTAGTACATAGAAAATTAAAAGAGCTTAAACTTGATATCAACACCGAAAAATTTAATATCGATGGCAAACTGGTAACATACAAAGAACAAGCCGACATTGAATTAAATAGAATAATTGAAAAAGGATTCTCTAGTTACTTTTTGATAACTAGGGAACTAATCAAATTTGGTAGAAGTAAAGGATGGCCTTTTGGCCCTAGAGGGTGCGTTACACCAGATTCATTGATTAATACCAGTAAGTCTGAGCAAAAGAAAATTATTGATATACAAATAGGAGATAAGGTTTTAGATGGTTTTGGTGATGAGCAAATCGTAGAAAATAAATTTATTTATGATGTGTCAGAAGAATTGTTTATTATCGAATTAGATGGGTGCGAATTAGAAGTCACAGCTGATCATAAATTTTATATCATTAGAAATGAGGTGGTTTTACTTTTACCTGTATATCAAATCAAAGATACCGATGAAATCATTGGTGATCTCTTGGATCAACGAGACATCCATGTCTAAAATAATTAAAGTAATATACAATTGTGAAAAATGTGGTATTGAATGCACTACTACGAATCATAATTTAAGATATAGAAAGAATTATAAAAATGAATATATATGTCAAAAATGTTTGATAAAATTAGAAAAGTCAATGGATGTATTTAAAGCTATTCCGGTTGAATTTCATTATCAAATATTTGCAAATTTAATCGAATATGAAATAGCTATACAATATTTATGCAATATATCAACAAATACATGTGTTAAATTCACATGCCAAAAATGTAATGGTATTAATATTATGCGCTGGCGTGATTTAGAACGTAGAAAATATCATAAATATGACAATATTTGCTCGAAATGTTTAAACAAATTAATACAAAATAATCCTGAAAAATTAGAAGCTAATAAAAATAATGCTAAGAAATTATGGTATAGTGAAGACTATAAATCACGTTGTTTAAGAGCATTTGAATCACATAATAAGAAAATGCAATTAGATCCAAAATATGCTAATAAGCATCGTAGAAAGTCTAAATCAGTTACTGGTAAGATTTTAATTGATAATCAACTAATTATATTTGATAGTGCATTTGAATTGATATTTTTATGGAGTATTAGAGGTAAATACAATATTATTAGAAGATGTGATTTTGCTATAGCATATAATAATCATTTTTATCATCCAGATTTTTTAGTTGTTGATAATGATAATAATCGAATAATAATAGAAGTAAAAGGATTTTATAAAAATAATATTATTGCGAAACAAAAAGCTGCGGAACAATATATTATTGAAACTAATATCGCTGATTCGTATATTTTATATGACACAGAACGTTTATTGTCTGAAAGTATTTTACATGGAATTGGTGGTGCTTACATGTGGAAACAAATCAAGGAGATAAATCATGAAGCAATTATCAGCTTCACAGATCCGAAACATCAACGAATTGCAGAAATTGGTATCAACAGGTTCCGTAAAGAGATTAAAAATCAAGAGTATGTCTAGACGCCATTATACTGGTAAAGTATATGATTTGCAAGTTAGTGTTACTAATACATATAAATTAAATGGTGTTTTAAGTTCAAATTCTGCTGGCGGATCATTAGTATGCTTCTTAATAGAAATCACATCAGGCGTCGATCCCATGTTATGGGATTTATCGTTTGATAGATTTTTAAGTGCTAGTCGTGGCGGATATTTATTAAACATCAAAATGCCAGACCCGGTGATACAATGATTACAATAACTATTGATATTGTTGTAGATGGTTCTAATTTTATAGGTACCGCAAAATGTGAATATATTGATCATTATGGTAAAAAATTAACATCTATTATGCCGCATGTTTTTAAAAATATCAATGAATCATATACTGAAGATTTATGCGAATTATGTTTATTAGTTATGGTTTTACAAAATATAATACCAGGCCATAGAAAAAATATAACAATATTTGTTCATCATCAATTAATAATTAGTATTGTTAATAAAATTATAAAACCAACTGGAATATATAAAAATTTTGGAAACAAGTTGCTTAAAATATTAACAAATTGCGATTCTTTTATAATAAAAAGATTAGAAAAGGTTTAATTATGGAAATTGAGCGAGTTATTCAAGACATTATGAATGAATTTTCATTCAGAAAAGCAGTTGATAAAGTACGTATCAATGGGTATGATATTAATAATAATATTAATGCATTCTATAAAACAGAAGAAATACATATGTCATCATATACTCATATTAAATATGGTTTGGCCAGACTTTGTATACAACTTACGAACACACATCTAATTGTCGCAGCACCATCGTGGTTTTCAGAATTTAATATACAAAAATTTTCATTATTAGAAAATTTTGAAGATGAATTAAGATTTAGTGTTGAAAAATACGCTACTGACATATCTCCAAAATATGATATTTATAAAAAATATCTTCAAATAGGCACACCATACAGTGAATATTTTAAGCGTTTTCATTACATAAAGGATATGCGAGATCGTCCACGCGCGTCTGTCATGTTTAATACCAGCATTCAAACACCTAATAAATATGTTGGTATGTATGCATTCGGCCCATTTAGTCATTTTGGGCGCGAAAATTTAGTAATGGGTTTTGATGGTGAATATGTCATCGAAATGTATACAACGCAACGTGAACCCTGCGACTTCACGAGTGGTTCAACTGAGTATCATAATAAAATGCATCTATTAAATACAAAAGCATTAAATTATTATGCATCAACTATGAATAAAACAAAAAGAGCATATTTACAATTACAGAAAGATAAAAGAAACGCACCGCCAATATCTAAAAATCCATGTGCGGAAATATTATTGAAAAGCAAAAAAGGTAAGAAAACGAAATAATTTTATAAATTCTTACGCATAGTAATTTCTTTACATTTAAAACCGTGTTTCGCGTAAAAACCGGTATTATTTTCATTACATGATAATAATACTTTATAACATGATCTTAATGACGCTTCATTTAATAGAAATGATACCATAGATTTACCTATACCAACATTTCTATAGCCTTTTTTGACTACAACATCCTCTATGTGTCCGATTGTGCTCAAACCATGTATTAATTTCTTCTCAAATAATATTGATGCTGTACCTATTACTATTATATCTATTACTAATATAACAATTTTATCTTGATTGATAATATGTTCGTACGCTTCGCGTAGTATTTTTTCATTTGGCGTAATGTTTGCTGGTGACAAATCGTTAAGCACAGTAAGATACTCATTCATTCGTTGAAAGGAGAGATGTTCAATATGCATAACTTTCCCTTTCATAGTTATATAATATTTGATATAACAATATTATGAGTATATCATCACTTAATATTAATGACCATAGGCTAATAATTAGCGATCATGCTTGCTATAGATGGCGCGAAAGGGGAAGTTGTTATATTAATATAACAGAAGCAGTACGTAAATCACAAATATTAACAGAAGAAGAAACGAAATTTATAACTGAATTACAAATATCATTAGATAGATATTACTCGATATTTGATAATAGATATGTATTCGTATTAGCATATGATAACGATATACTAACAGTAGTAACAGTAATCAAATTACAATACGAATTAATACCAGGATCATTAAAAGCAGAACAACATATATCAAATAAAATAAATATATTAGAGTCATTAAATAATGAAACTTATATAGAATATATACGTAAGCAAGCACTTATGTATAGCGCAACTGCAGCATTTTATAAATTATTAAAAACAAATCCATCATTATTAGATCATGCTACGTTTGATATACCACCAAGAATTCATTCAGTATTACTCGATGAATCATTACGTGATTTTAAACAATTTTGTCGTAGTTATTGTGTTCCAGCATTATTAGACCCAGTAGATGATTCATTTATACTTATGCTGAATGATTTCGGCAAAATAAATTGTAAAATGTACGTAACCCATACAATAAAATATGTCACGCCAGAATTATTTTACTCATTAAAATCAGAAAACAAAATATTAACGTAATTCGCCATAACAAAGAAGCAACAATGGAAATTGAAACACCAAAAGAAGAAAAAAAGCCCCCAGGGTTTGATTATCAAAATACGGCATTTTATTTAATGCGGCCACACTCAATGTCTGTGATAGAAGCGTATAAAATAAAAAACAAAGCAGAGCATGCTGCTTTAATTAAAAAAGCGGTCGATTTGCAATTGTATGTGTGGTATTCTAAAGCCGATGAACCCAAAATTTATATTGTAGACTTTGATAGTATACCAGAAATAGCTTATACTAATTTGACCAAACATGATATATCTAAATTAATATGCCCAAGATGCGGAAAGTCATTAAAAAGTAAATCAGGTTACACTTTACATATGAAGCAAATCCATGGTTAAGAAACAATACGAAATCCGCAAAATATATAGGCCAAATCTCCTATGGGAGTATCAAGCTTTTAGAGTTGTAAACGATGAAGCTAAAGGCGTACCACCGCAATTAAAAACAGAGTATGTTGAACGTATTATGGCTGAGGGGCCAAAAGACGCCGTCGATAAATATTATTTTGAACACATGAATTCTGACATGGATTTATGGGCATGATGAATTGGACAGAACTTCAACGAGAATCATTTAAATTATTGATTCAAAAAAAGTTAGGGCCAAAATATCAAAAACGATTAATATTTGAATTTAAAGAAATAGAAAAACAAGGAGCCAACGCATATTGGCTCAATATTATAAATAACAAATTAAAATTCACTGATAATCCTAATAAATTATTACTGCCATGGCTGCATTCGGCGGTCATAGATGATAGTGATCCTTTAGACGATCATACAATCACAACAGCAAATTTCAATATTATTAAAAAATATCAAGATGAGCATGGGGCATTACCAATCGGTATTATAAAAGATACTGATATGCCAGATATCGATATTGATTGCTTACCAATGGCTAGAGAACATATTAAAAAATTCGCAATGGCAAAATATAACATTATATCGAATGATAATTATGGAGCAGTGTGTAGTGTGGGAGCGTGGCAAACATTTAAATTCAAAGCGGCATTACGAGATGTTGCATCAGCAACCGGATTATGCAGCAAAAGTGAAATATTCGAATTAACAAAATTATTACCTGATGAAGTAGATGAAATAAAAGAAGGAGGATTATCAACATGTAAAGGAAAAATAATAGATATAAATACAAATATCACAAAAGATTGCAAAACATCACATAGATTAATCGAATGTCCAAATTGCGCGAGTAAAGAAACAGAATCACCGACTATAGGTCAAGTTTTAAATGACCATAAATATCTAACAGAATTCTACACAAAATATCCAACCATAGTAGAATCTGCTATCAATTTAATAGGACGAGTGCAACACATTGGTATGCATGCTGGAGCGATTATAATCGCTGATAGGTCATTATTTGGTAATATTCCGATGTCAAAAAGCAAAAGTAAAGGTTCAGAATATTGGGTTAGTATGTGGTCAGAAGGCAGAAATACTCAATTATCAAAATTTGGCTTCACAAAATGGGATATTTTAGGATTAAAAACACTCGAGTATATTTATGAATGTTGCAAATTATTAAGGTCAACTAAGAACATATATTTTGGCGAAAAAACAACAGATCCAGAATATGTGCCAATGGATGGTTGGGATCATGTTAATCCAAAATTTGTAGGAGAAATCGAAGGTACTAAAGTTAAAGGTATGGCTGGGTATTATTATATTAATGACGAGAAGAAGTGGATTAGCCTAAATGATGATAATGTTTTAAGGACAGCTAGAGAATTAAAAACGGATACTGTATTCCAATTTGATACAGAATTGGCAAAATCAATATTAAAAACAGGTACACCAAAATCATTTGATGACTTAATGTTACTAAGTGCAATGGGCCACCCTGGTCCGATGGACTGCTGTGCGCCATACGCAAAAGTGTTAACAGATGACGGATACGTGGAAATTAAAGATATTGACGGATCTCAAAATATAGCGTATATCAATGACCAAAATGAAATATCATACACAACTCAATATCTAATTGGAGAATCTGGCGAGAAAGAAATATTTGAAATCGAAACCGAAGATGGAAATATTGTTCCAGTATCAAAAGACCATTTGATACTGACTCCAAAAGGATTTATCAAAGTTCAAGATCTAAAAGAAAACGATGATATTATGAATTTAACGCCACAAACACCAAAAGAAACATAAAATTATGAGCAATCCTACACAAGAATTGATAAAATTATCAGCACAACATGGGACATCGTTTTTGACAGATACTATATTAACAAACCCTAAATTCGCAATATGGAGCGGTTCATCTAAGCCGTTCCAACATCATTATGGTAAAGGTGGACTAGCCCAACATACATTAGAAGTCACACAATTATGTTTACAATCTAATATAACACTTGGTAACCCAGTACCAATTCAACATATTTTGCTAGCCGCGATTTTTCATGATTGTGGCAAAATGTGGGATTATGAACCGCTTGATGATTCTTTTGAAGAGTGGCAAGGTACTATTCATAAAAGAAGAATTCATCATATTTCTAGATCAGCTATAATATGGACGGAAACAATCAATAATTTTAAAAATGCATTTGCATTCCAATATAAAGATGAAATCTTACACGCTATTTTATCACATCATGGGTTACGCGAATGGGGTAGCCCAGTATCGCCTAACACCAAATTAGCGTGGCTATTACATTTGTGTGATGGTATTAGTGCAAGAATTAATGATTGTGACAAGCAATCAGATATTACGTAATTCGAGTTCTAATGTAATCGATTGTGCCAATAGTTTTTTAGCGTGAGTTTGTTGTATACTATCTGATAATAATTTATTGGTCATATCAAACAATAACGGGGACACTATAATTAAATCTTTGCATGTATAAATAAATATTTTTAAACATATATGTGGATATCCTTCTATGGCATTTTCTAATATTTCTTCAACTATTTGTAATTCTGCTTCCATAATGTATATTTATGTGTAGAATTCGTTTAATTCATTAATTTCAATGATCATTGATATTTTATCTATGATATTATCACAAGAATTTTCGGTATCAATTAGATTAATTATTTCTTGATGTACTATTCTCATTTGATCGGTAGTAGCGCCACATATATGCGACGCGTAAATAGTGACCATTATAGAATCATCACAACGTACATTAAACCAGACAATTCTATATTGGTTTCTGGCAACGAAAGCATTATTTATGATATCGATTCCTAAATATTTAGAAATGCGATCACATATCATGTCTTCGATAGCAGATTTTACATGATTAGTCATTTATAATCTCTAAAAGATTCCATACGTCTAGTGATCAAAATATGAGTTAATGTTGATAATACTTTTTCAATTGATGTATCTAATTTATCAGGTAATGTATTAATTTTAATAATATTATTTGATCCATTACCATTCCATATTTTTACTATTATATCACCTCCATCATAAATTGTAGTGATCACTGATGTATGCACTACGACTTTACCATTCCGTAAATTATTAATTTCATAAAAATCGGCATATAATACAGTAGTTGGTTTTTCAAAATTATATCTTTTAGCAATAGCTTCTATAACCATATCATGGACGGCACGCAATAGGTCTAAATCGTACATAATACATATTGCATTGCGTCGTATTTTGTTAAAATGTTACTATCAAACGGAAACTTATGGGATCATAATGATGGTTATATTGCTATCACAACAAATGGAGTAATAAAAGATAATGGCGATTTAGTTATGGGTGCTGGTGTCGCATTAGAAGCTAAAGTAAGATATCCAGAGTTACCAACAATCTTAGGAAAATATGTTTTTGAATATGGGAATCAACCTTATATATGTAAGAAATTTAAATTAATATCATTCCCGACTAAACATCATTTTAAAAATCCTTCTGATATTGATTTAATATTGCAAAGTGCACGTATTCTTACAAAAATGTTAGATAGAATTGATATTCAAAAAGTTTATATGCCAAAACCTGGTTGTGGCAATGGTGGATTACAATGGATATATGTCAAACCATTATTAGAAAAGATATTAGATGATCGATTCACAATTATCGAGTGAAATAACAATACTAATAATCGATTCATTTAAAACATATATAGGATTATACCATAAATTATACCATGATGAATATGATATATATCTACATAAAGGTGGCATAATAGAAATCGTGTTGAATCACAATCGTGGAACAGGGTCATTAACATCAAGTTGTGTATCTGTTTTAATTAATTTGACTAATAATATTATGATACGATATCATAACGCATATAATAGCGCATTTTGTGGTGTTTTACATAATGAAAATGTTGACTATGATGAGTTTGATCCTTCAACTATTTTAGATAAACTCGTGATGCTTCATGTTTATAACACATTACAATTACATACAAGATATGCGACGTATATACAAGATACTAATACTATATATATCAAAAGTTTGCGAATAACATTACTATGTGACTTATTCACTTTATATGATTCTAAAAATGAAACAACTACTGAAATACATAGGGGTATACACAACGAGTCTAAAATGATTGAATTTGTACTAAGGAGTAATCATGAAGATTAAATCGATCACGAGCAAAGGGGTAATGAAAACATATGATATATTAAATAACGCACCGAATAAATTATTAAATCAAGGTAATTTTATAATTGATAATATAATAGTACATAATTCGATACCAGATGTCATCAAAAATCGTGATGATAAAACTGATAAATGGAAAGCAGAATTAAAACATTTATCTAATGATATATATAACATATTACAAACCACATATGGTAAAATTGTGTTTCAAGAGCAATTGGCAAATATTTGGCAAATAGTTGGTGGGTTTACCGCTACAGAAGCCCAAGAAGCACGAAAATCAGTAGCCAAAAAATGGGTAGAAAAACTTAAACCCATCAAACAAAAATGGATAACTGGTGCAACAACAACATTAGGATATGATGAAGCTATAAAGTGGTGGGATGATATGGAGTCTTTCGGACGATATGCTTTTAATAAGTCACACTCTGTTGCATATAGTTTAGTTGCATATAGATGTTTATATTTGAAAACATATTATCCAGCCGAATGGTGGGCGACAGTTATGACTAGATGCCATCGGCAAAAATTAACGAGATTTATGGAAGTGGCCAGATCAGAAAATGTTAGATTTGGTATTTTCGACCCAAATCATCTTACTGGCGATTTTACAGTTCTTAAAGACAATGATGGAAGCGATTATATAAGTCCAGGATTGTTAGGTGTTAAAGGAGTGAAATCAAAGGCTACCGTGTACGAAGGTAAAGGTGATTTCACAAATATAGATGATTTTATAAATGCTAAAGGTGCCCATAAAGTAACAATGGAAAGATTAATAAAATTAGGTACTTTTTCACGCATGGAAGGTCATAGCAATATAAAAGCAACATGGATGTGGTATTTGTATGCGTACACTAAAGACACAAAAGTGCGTAGTGAAATAAAGGCACAACTATTAGAGGTTCAAGGATGGGATCAAAATACCATACGTGAAGAAATAGAACGTCAAGCTAAAGAATATAGAATTTTATATCCAAAGCGAAATAAAATACCAACCAAAATATTGAATTGGAAACCTAAACCAAATGATGATAGAGAAAGTGTTATGAAATTGGTCGTAAATGATTACACATTATCTGAATTACTTGCATTCGAAAAAGATTATTTGGGGTATTATTTAAGATCGCCATTAGATATGTATAAATTATCTGGTTTAACAATATCATCAGCTAAGAAGTATTTTAAAAATAACGCCGGTGCTGAATCATATAAAACAATAGCCAGAATTGAATGTGTCGTGCAAAATGCATACATAGGTCAAACTAAAGACAAAAAATCGACATTTGCCAGATTGGCTATCACTGATGGCAAATTAACAGCTAGTGTATTTTGCTGGGAAAAAGAATTAGATGATATAGTGGCGCAATGGTATCATAAAGAAAATTCAATTGATTTATTGTTTGTTGTTGGTAAATTAATGTCAGAAGGTAAAGAAGAAGAAGCAACACAATTTTATTCAGATGTATATGATTCATATTTAAAATATATAACAAGTAAAGGAGTAAAAATTAGCGTGGTATATAATGAGCAGAGATCAACATACAGTATTGCCAAAAGAACGCCAATCACATTTTTAGAATTGAGAGCCACATGAGTTATAATCCATATGATTTAATCACAATCACGTTTAATGGCCAAAGTGGCTTATATGCTAGACCGATTGAATTAGACAGTGAAATAGTTGATCATAATAAAATGACTAATGCAGCCGGTGAATTGGCTAAGCCTAAAACATTCGTTACCACATGTCCAACATGTGGTGATGGTGTTCAATTCGAAGCTGATGTATATCAGCCATATCATGTAGATTATACGTGTGAGTATTATTGTGACAGATGTCCTATTAAAACCAAACCATCAGTTAATCCATTTAGAACTGTTGATATCGATTTGAATCCGGTTGTGTCAGAAACAATCGAACCAATTAATGATGATGATCATCACTCTTTTGAAAAGAATGATGTACCAATCGAGAATAAAGAGCTATTAGAAACTCTATCGAATATTACGGATGAATCATTAGAAGTCGTAATGACCACGCCGATGCCATCAGAAACACTTTCTCAACCGGTCGAAGAGAAAGTTGAACCATCGGTGCCAAGTGACGTGGCTATGCCAAGCGAACCACAAGAAGCCGATCAGAAATATGATACAAAATTAACTGCCGAATCTGAAGATGATAAGAAGAAACCTAAGAAATCAAAGAAATCTGAATGAATTTTATACTCGGATCTGGGATAAATGCGTTATTAGCCAAATTAATAATGGGTAATTCGTGGCAGATTGTGCCATTTGGTAGGAGTAGGTTTTTTTCATTTAATCCTGCATTATGCGATAATTTCATAATCAAAGATGATAGAATATCAGAATTCTTAAAAGACGCATTTAAAATATCATCAGAATCATTCGATTATAAGTGTGCGTATTCTACAGGAGGTCATATATACAATGAATATGATACTAATCTAACTGACGATTGGTTACATAAAATATATAATGGTCAAGCACCTGGCCATTTACAACATTATTATAAATCACATATGAAATTTGAAGTGTATAATTTACGAATTAATAAATTATACACTACTTTATTGAATAGTATGAAAGATGAAATTATAAGTAATTCGACGCTTGGAAACATAACATCAATTAATGATGGATACTTTATACGCAATGGTAAAAAAGAAGAGTACAATAAAATAATAAACACTATCCCACAAAATGCATTTATGACATTATGTGGTAAAACTAGTAATTTAATTGCCAAAGATGTTTCAATATTGCATATTGAAACAGCTAAACTAAATTTTGAAGGATATAATCAGTTATGGGTAACTGATAGAATGTTTGATTTTTATAAAGTTACTCAAGTTAGTCCTAATAGATATGTATTTTATTGCCATAATGATATCCCACAGCCTGGACCATATTTTATGCCGATTTTGGGCAATGATTTTGATATATTAGATGGTACATCAATACAACATATGCTACCGATTAATAAGGTTACTCAATTTGATACAGATAATATAAAACATGTAGGATCGATGGCACAATGGGATGTTGGAATGGATGTTGGATCATGTATTATAAAATTATTGATGCTATCAACGTGGGGCAGGAACTGATATTAAAGTTAGATTATGTTGTGTGGTTGACGTAATAGATTCATTGTCTTCCATCATTGATCGCATAATACTTAAAAAATCTTCAACATATGGAACTGATGTTATTTTATCATCCATATCTAATAATAATATTGATTTTTCACAAAAATACACAGTCGGTGACATTACTGTAATAAATATTGAGTCTAATTTTGCTAATATTATAGACGGTAAACCATATGGTCTACTAGTCGGAGTATAATCATAATGAATTATATCAAATATTTGAGGTGAAGCGTATATCAAAAATTCATCTCCGAATTCTTGCATTATACCTTCTATATAATGTACAAAATCGCTACCTTCGATTGATGTGTGGTCGAATTTCATAGATGTTTATTTCTGAGAATCGGCTGTTTGTTAATCGTTAGCCAGCCGCTTATAATAATCTCGTTCAGATCTAGTGGCCAATAAGTCAAATTCCAAATATTTGATATTCAACTGAATATCAGACATAGCGTCCAAAATCGATGATGTGACAGCTACTTCTCTCTGGTCACATGACTCAACAATGATTTTTAGATTCATCAATATAATTAATTGTATTTGTTCGTCACATGCTGACGCAATATCTATTATGTTTGATATTGCTTCAGACATGTGTTCAGAATGATTAGTCATATTATACTCCTATTAATATATTTATCTTAATCGATTATGGCGCGATATCTCCGATCTGTGAATACCAAAAGTTTTAGGTGCTTCAAAAAGAATTTTACAGCCGCCTTTCCTACAGTCAGCCACTGTAATAATCATTTTTTGCCCGTTAATTTCTACGATTATCTTCTCATTTTCTTTACGGTCCAATACTAACATCTAAAATCCTTTTCAGATTTTTAATTGGTGATCACACCAAACAAATACACAAAACGTCAAACGCTATTGCAATTGAAAACCATTGGACTCAAGCGTTTTACGCGCAGCATTGATATCTTTGATATTGTACCATGATATTTTGGTAGATGATTCACCTTTGACGAAATCATCAAGTGGTAAAGTATTTCCTTTTTTACCTAATGTGCCATTGTATGTATTGAAGCATAATTTTCTTGGAGGATCAGATAATAAAATTAATACATGTGCTCGTACGTCTGTGTTTGGATCATCAAATCGAACTTGCGATTTGGTCCAGAGTTCACCGATTTTCTTCAATTCTTCGAAATCAACAACCGATGGCTCTTGCTTCATTTTCACTACCTTCGATTTTTTGGCTTTATTGACTGTTCTGCCAATCCAAAACAGCTCTAATTCACCATGGCATTCAAATACGGTTGACGTATCAGTTGATTCTACACACTTTATATACCTACAAAATGGGCATACAGCATTATATTTATCGTCTAAAGCCGATATCGATGCCACGGATGCTTTACCAGCGGCTTCAGATGGTAATAATCTATTGATATTAACTAATATTTCTATATTATCTTTATCTCTTAATGTTGCTATGTGCAATTTGATACTTATAATAGTATATCCATTCATAATCCGTCCATCTAATCCCAATATGCATACAGATTCTCCTGGTTTCAAAATACCCTCCACCATGTAATACTACAAAATAAAAACAAATTTACCCGTTAATTTGTTTTAAAAGACGTTGCAATTTAATTTTAGCATTCTTAATAAAGTCTTGATCTGATGATTTTCTTATTCTATCAGCTAATTCTCGAGCTTGTCTCTTCAAATCATCTACGTCAATAGTATTACTTTCTTCATGCATCGATTTTAAATAATCAATACATAATGTAGCAAATATTTCTACAGTTTGCTTGTTTCGTAATTTATCGGTAGATAATTGAGTATGTATATTTTGATACGTTTTATGATTAAAAATATTATTTAATAATTCACGTAAACTTTTCATTTAATGCCTTTCAATATTCGCTTAATGGTATCGACGTCAACATTATCATTATCACCACTAATATGTTTTTGCATTTGAGTGGCCGTTATATTAAAAAATTCGACCAATTTATTATGAGGTATATATGGTGTCAATTTTTGAAAAACTAACTCCCAAAAATCACGATTATTAAGGATTTGCCCATTATGTTTAGAAGCACTATTAATTATATTTTGCAAATTTATATGAACACCCTTGTGTGGCCCACTAGTAAACTCAAAATCATATGATTCATTAATATAATTTAATTTCATGTTTCCTCCATAGTATTTTTGTCCCAAAAGCGAAAATGGTAAAATGAAACCACCAATAATAATTATTAGTTATGCTAATAAACAATCAATATTTAGTTATGCTGATGGCGATTCACAAACAATACCAATATTTAAAAATCCAACTACGGCAATAAAATACTGTAAGAGATTAGAAAAAGCGCTCAACGAAAAATTCAAAACATTAGTGGTGTCAAATAATCTAAATGAATTTTTTACCACTATTTCAAAATATTGTAAAAACGCAATAATAGATCCACCACCAATTCCATTGTCGATTGAAGAAATCGGAACACCAGGCACATTAATAGAATTAACTAATTTAATATCATGACAAAACCAAAAATTCTATTCATTTGCAAAGACAGAAATACAAATACATATCATGAAGGAAAATATGGCTTATATAATTCATCAACATTTGTATGCGAAACATTGCACAAAATCGGCTATACATGTAAAGTAATAACAGTATTTGATGCTAACTGTATCGATAAGGAAATCACAGCATATAAACCAGATGTAGTAATATTAGAAGCATTATGGGCTCCGCCATATAAAATACGAGAATTAACTAAAATATCACGACATAAGAATATAAAATGGATTGTACGAATACATAGCAAAGGCACATTTTTAGCAAATGAAGGAATTGCATTCGATTGGATCAACGAATATAACAAAATCAATAATGTAACAATATCAACTAATAATGCTCAATTTAATAATGATATGGTATCATTAGGATATGATTCAGAGTATTTACCAAACATATATTACGTTAATTATGGTATTGAGCGGTTAAAAGTAAAAGATGATTATATTGATATAGGGTGTTTCGGCTCAATACGTCCAATGAAAAATCATCTACAACAAGCAATAGTCGCAATAGAATTTGCAAATTATATGGATAGACCACTACGATTTCATATCAATAGTTCACGGTATGAACAAAACGGCAATAATGTTCTTAAAAATTTACGAGCATTATTTAGAGAATCATCACATAAATTAATCGAACATGATTGGTTATCGCATTATAGATTTTGCGAATTAGTAGCAAGTATGGATATTGGTATGCAAGTATCATTAACCGAAAGTTTTAATATTGTATCAGCAGATTTTGTTAATACCAATGTTCCAATTATAACATGTTCAGACATCACATTTGTATCATCATTATACCATGCTATTCAAACAGATAGCACATCAATATTTGGCGCATTATTAAATGCGTGGTATGGTGATTATATTAATTTACAAAGAATAAATAAATGGCATTTAAATGCTTATAATAAACATGCTCTTAGGACATGGATTCGTTATCTCAATTGCGCGATCTCAAAACATTGATAATTTTCGTCATCTTCATAAAAATCAATCAAATCCGATGTCGATGAAGTTGACGTTGTACTCTCTGGCATATTTGGTTGCTGGTTTTCCGATTTTGGGTCCGGCAACGTATAATATTGATCGTTCAAATTGCTCACCATATTTTCTAACCTGAACACAAGCGGATGTGTTAATTAATTTTCTCTTCACCTCAATAATATGTATAATATTATCAGTTTTGATCAATATATCAATAGGTCCATAATCAGTTCTATATTCTCTTTCTATTGTAAATTCGTTTGGCAAATCAATATAATCAGTAATATTATTGATTAATTTATTGACTAAATCAGCTTCTGATTTTATCAACTTAATTGAATTGTTAGACCATTCATCTAAATACGTAATACTAATAATATTAGTAATATTAATTTCTAATAATTCATTTTTACGATGGCATGTTAATAATGAATTATTATATGATAATTTACAATTCGATGGCTGATAATTCAATGGCGAGATATTAGATGATCCATGTATTTGAATACTATTATCTGCTTTTTTGATTAGTAAATAATTACCATTTTCTAATATTGACGATGCTCTACCATCATACTTTATAGTACCGTGAAAATATAAAGTAAAGTCTTTAGAAAAATCGATCATGGAGAGATTCTCATGTCTATGGAAGATATAACAATTTACCGTCAATTACCGATCATAAACAATCGAGTTCGTGATCGCTATAACAGCCACAATTATTTAACATCAACGACCGCAGAAGCTGCTATATCAGGTAGCACAATTGATAGATTGAGTCTAGGGTCCGGAAGACCACGCGGATGGAAAACCGGCGCGCAAGAATGGCTCACATTACCTGGCATTAAACCATATGAATGGTACGCTACAGACCCACAAGATAGTTTAAATTTTTGATATAGCTAAATAAATGTATGGCGACAGCGACACCATCTATGTTTATTACCGTATTTGTCCATGGATATAAAGACCCATTATATAATGTCGGAGGATGGTCAACAATAATATGCAATAATACTCTTAAAGAGACAACAGAATTATTTGGTAATGATACAGAAATAACAGATAGAAGAATGATACAAGTAAGCATAGCTGAATCATTAGAAGCTATATTTTCAAAATATGGTGGTAATAATCTGATTGATTTAATATCACCGACTAAATATATTCAAAATGCTATAGGTGATTGGAGAGCAGGATCACCTGGAAGAAGAGTTGGATGGATGCACGCGTGGGCTAAAAAAGATTGGCATAAAGCAAACAACACATCACTTAGAAATGCACACTTGTGGGAACGTATTTATAACACTGTGTGCAAACAACACACAGTGAGAGTAATCAAATCAGAATTGATTAAAAATAGCGTTTACCTTGATAGGTGTGTATATCTTGCACAATGTTCCGTTGCTAAAAATACCCCAACCCCATTTAACTATACAATTAACCCAAATATATTCGATATTATAAATAAAAATCCAAATGACGAAATACATAAATTAATTAATACACGTATTGGATGGTTAGCATTAATTAGAGGATTACGAAAATTATCGGCATCGTTATCAATAGATTGTCTAAATGAAAGAGATTTAATCGAACTAGCCCAAACCGAAGAAATGATCAAATTACGACTAAAGGAAAAGAATCTGTGATCAAAGAAATAAAAGTTTTAGACGATGGATTCGTCAGATTAGTAGACTCAATGGGCACGGACGCAGCAATTGTGCAAGCTGCGAGAGTTTCATATGGTGAAGGCACCAAATCGATAAATGATGATGAAACATTAATCAATTATTTAATGAGACATAATCATACAACACCATTTGAAATGGTCGAATTTAAATTCCATATTAGAATGCCGATGGATATCTGGCGGCAACACATCAGGCATAGAACAGCAAGTGTAAATGAATATAGCACACGATATTCATTAGCGATAGATTCTAAAGCCAAAACAGCATCTGACGCATGGCGTGCACAATCAACATCAAATAAACAAGGTAGTGATGGAACAATAACTGAATTAAAAGATATCAACAATTTATTTAATTTAGATACAACCAATCCAGGAGAATATCTTTCAAAAGAAGAAGCATTATTACACGATCTATCACAAACTGTATACAATAATCGGATAAACTCAGGTGTAGCAAGAGAACAAGCACGCAAAGATCTACTATTATCAACATACACTGAAGCATATTGGAAAATTGATTTACACAATTTACTACATTATTTAAGATTACGCATAGATAATCATGCTCAATTAGAAATCAGAGAATATGCAAAAGCATTAGGTTCATTAATATCAAATATAACGCCAATAGCATGGAATGCATTTAAAACATATAGAATGAACAGTATGCTGTTAACAGCATACGATATACATGTAATAAGTATTATTAATACTTTAACAGAACGAATAATTGATAATGCAATCGCAATATCAATCACAAACGGTCATGTACCATTAAAATGGTCAAATCCAAAATGTAGAGAACGTATCGAATGTGTAGAGAAATTACAACGCCTTGGATTTGTTTAATATCGAAATATCTTGACCAAATAACGTAGTACGTGTTTTAGGGATATATTTATCTTTTTTATATAATGAAAACATTGCCGAAATATGATTAGTTAATTTAGTTATGATATCTATATCAGTTATATTTACACTAATCTGACTCGTACTATTCAGAAAAAGCGTACCATTGGTCATATATGACATAATATATCTACCACCGGTAATTATACAATAATTACCAGTATGTTTATTAAGCGATATTGTTAGATACACAGTGTTTCCATAATATATCAATATGTAATAATATTGTTTTTTGTGATACGCATGAATTATATGAGACATATACACATATTCTTTTGATGTATAATTAAGTGGTACACGATCGGTTTTAGTACGTATTAAATGTGATTTATTATCTAATGTTCTAAGATGCTTCAGTGATGCATTGGCGATAACGTCTAACGGATTCATGTAAATAGAAATACGAACGTAAAACAAAAATATCATGAAAGTTAACAATGATAAATCAAATACTTACTGATCGAGACACTTATTTAATAAATTTATTTAATACCTATAATGGTAGAATATCATGTGATAATTTTATAAAAGCATGTAATTATGATTCTGATTTAATAATTTGGGTACTTATGATGATTGAACGAAATTTGGTTTCTAGAGATGGCGATTTTTACGTGTTAGTTAATAAAGGTTGAAAAATGCAAAAATATACACTTGGTACAGATGTAGCATACTTAGCAGATGATAAAAAATATGTAATTGTAGCCGCTAAATTAATCAAAAGTGAAATTGTCTATGATTTATCCGATGATATAGTGTCTGATATATTACATTATAATGTTGACGAATCACGTATATTATCAGTTGACGAATACAAAACACTCATGATAGACAAAGCGAATAACATATGATAAATAATGATTATATCGATTATAGAGCTAAATTAGGTTTTATATCAGGATTATGCGTTGGTTTAAGTTTATCAGAAACAAATGTAGCGCCTGAAATAGAAGAAGAATTACATAAATTTGGCGATATAGGAATTAAGCATTTATTTGAAAATATTATTGATAATCCAGAAGCATTAGCTGATGCATCAAATTTCTTTGACCAATTATATGAAAAATATTTAGTATGAGACAGATTTCCAATGGCCAATAATTGGCACACCATGTAATCTCTTAGTTATTGTCCGTTTATATAAAACATTTTCAGAAGCATTATAATAATAATCATTTCTATACGTTAGCGGATCTGGTTCAAATGGAGTTATTTCTACCAATGTCGCGCCATATGTTTCTAAATAATTATATGTGGAATATCCTAAACTTTCAGAATTACGCCTAGACATTATATCAGCGATAAAAGTATTTGTGTCCATAAATTATATTTACGACAAGATAGACCTACAAAGCACATCAGTCATCTTTTTGATAAATGGTGTTAATTTACTAGATTTAGGAATAATAGTATTAGTTGATAAATCAAACACATTATCAAAATCAAATAAAAATTTAAAATCATGCTTCCCATCTATTTCACCACGTGTTGTCAAATCAACAACAATACCAGGAACTATATCTGGATTATACAATTCGGCATCAGTAACAAACACATATTGACATGGGCCTTTAATATCAACCCACGCGAATTTATTACATTTATTTTGAGTACCTATAATAGCAGCTTCTATGCACATTCTATCAAGTTCAGATTGTTTGATAGGTTTATAGCCCTTGTTAGCTTTTTCACGATACTTGCTATCGATAAAATTAGCAGCTTTATATAAAGAAGTAAATGATTTTATTTGTGATTGCGGCTTAATACCAATTCTGCCCCATTTCACAGTAACTGTATATGTTTTCTCATCTAAATATGCAGACCAAAATTTATTATGTACATCAGATGTATTAATCAGAATATGTTCATCTTTGTACTTGTCGTACCACATATCAGACCTTTCTAAAAATAATATCTTTCGTTAATTGTTTTTCTTGTAAAATAAAATTAAATCATTGACAAATACATCATATTCATGTATAGTATACATATGAATTATATTACCGCCAATCGAAATAATTATAGAAGTATCATCTATCGCCACACTAACTGTATTTATACATACATACATAGTATCATTGATGATAGTCGCACCGAATGAACCTAATGTTGTTTTAGATATATCATACGCTATATTTAATACATCATTATATATAATAGAGACTGGTACATCAAATTCATCTGGTATTCTGGTTAAATGTCCATTTTGGTAGTTTGGCATAACTACCATAGCATAACACTCATTGCATTTACTATTATTTTGTAATGCGCATGTGCATGTTGGTGATGTTATATAAAAATGGATCATACTGCATTTTTGCAATATGTATTTATTTTGTAAAATCAATTACTTTTATGGTAATAAACATATTCACGCCACGCATCATTATTACGTTTAATAATTGGTTCAGCTTCTTTCCATCGCTGCCTAAGTATATTGCATGCGTATAAACATGCAAATCTAGGATCTTTTATTATCACTGGTTCTGCTTCTGGCCATCTGCCATGTATAACATCTCTGCATATAACATATATCCATTTTGGATATTTTATCAATACTTTTTCAGCTTCTGGCCATCTTCCTTTAATAATTTTAGACATAAAATTACATAATACTTCTGGTGGATTATTTGGGCTTATATATGGAATAATATTTTTAAAATATTCTAAAGTAGCTGGTTCATCATTAACGTCAACGCTTTCAGAATAATCACTAGTAAATTGAATCGCTGGTTTATTTCCGGTCCAGATTTGTCCAACCCATCCGAATTCATCGATGTAATCATCTGCATAATTTTCACCATGCGATTTACGGGTACACCACCTAGTACCTTCACCAAGTTGAGCTAAACTATTTGAATCTCGTATTACTAGACAAATATGTGGCCCATTTTGGCCATTAACATTAACACCAGGCAAATTAGTAATAGAACTATGTTCAGCCGGTTTCACATGAGCATATCTATCCAACGTATTGATTATATCATCAAATGATTTATAAGACAGAATATTTTTATTTGATAATTTAGCATTCATTTTAATAAATGTCGCTAATACACTTTTAACTTTATCAATATCGTCTGGTAATGATATGTTATTTTTATACCATTGTCTCAAAATAAATTTTCTATGTTGACTATTATTTGTACATTTATTAATTAATTTAATAACATCATTGCTATTTAAATTAGATTGACGCGATATTTCATCAATCAAATCTTGAACAGCTTCTATTAATAATGATAATTTCATAAAATAAATTTTATTGAATAAATTTTTTCCGAATCATTTTGATAACTCGATTATTTTGCCAGTGGGAGCAAAACAAATGTTCTTTACATACGCACAATATGTATCAAAAAATAAATCATATTCATAAATTTTAAAAAGATCAGGAGGTACCTGTTTAAACTGACCAGACTTTTGTGAACCGTACCGCCATCTAACTGACAAAAAATATTTATTGACGCAAACAATTATTTTATCATATATTCGAATAACAATAGTTTCATCTATCATTAATGCGTCTGATGATAAATTATTATCTAAAACAATATTATTAATATCATTCAACATAATATTATATGTTTCTGGCAAATAATTTTTGGCGGTATATTTAAAATCATGATCTAATTTAATTAATCCTCCACTTATGCGTGGATATACTACATCATCAATTGGTTCATTACATATTGTAAAATATTCTATAATTGGCTTAATCTGTTCCATACTGTGTTGCAAAATACGTCCCAATTGTAATCACGAACACACGTTTCTCTGTTCCTCAAAGACATCTCTTTCAATACACCAGACGGCTTGTTAAGCCACTCTCGCAAAATTCTAATTGACCCATTAATATCATTTAATAGAATACTAACAACTGAAGAATCATAATATCCAGATTCTCGAGTGCAAATAGGTATCAAACCAGATGCTAAACCAACTTCAGCTATTGTAGTCGGATTAGCATCGCTACATGACGTACTTATTATTATATCATTTCTAGCACATATGGTTCTTAATTTATCTTGTCCTAAATCTTGCCAGCCTTCAACATACGTATTCGGTAATCTAAATAAAGGATGATCGCTACTACCACCATACCACTCAAATTTAACATCTGGCATTCTTGATGCTAATTGTGTTAGCATTCCGAGATTTTTTTGAGGCATTGAACTACCGACATACACTATACCACGACTACCAACATTATTAAAATCACCTTTTAAATATTGATAAATATCAGCATTAACTGACATATCTAATCTTGTGATTTTTGGTTTCCAATGAGCGAATGATGATTGTTCTAATGTATCATACCAATATTTTCCCATAATTGAAAATATCGCTGTTGCTTTGCGAGATATTTCATCAAATGGCATGTTATCTTCTGGTCTACCATGATGCAATGGATGAATTGTACATTTTGCTCTACATGGTTTATCACTTCTAAATGCTCTTTGAACAACTGTACCAGGATCATAATTTGGATGCCCAAGTAATATATCATCTGGCTGTAAATCTATATCATAATGCGCATCCCAATGATGATATATGACTTCAGCTCTCTGACTAAGAAATCTATGTAAATTTTTAGTTATTGTGTATGGTGAGCAATTTCTACCTTCGTCTGGTGTTCCGGCATAAACAAAATGGATTCGCATTTTTATGTCCTAATGATGTGTGGTTTTAATGGGGTTTATTATTTCTCGTATTTGTTCTGGTGGTATATGGTCTCTAGTTGATATAGTGTTTATTAGGTCTTCTACTGTTTCTAGTAATGTTGATAATTTCATTTAATGTCCAAATTTGTTTTTGTATTTAAGCCAAATATATGAATTTTGTGATATTACTCTTTCGGCTTCTGGCCAGCTCCTATGTAAAATATTAACCGCGTATTCATACGCTGAAGTACTATCATGCATTATATATTCTTCTGCTTCTGGCCATCTACCATGCAGGATTTTGGTCGCATATAATACTGCCGCACGCGGTTCTTTCATTATTATTGGTTCAGCTTCTTGCCATCTTCCATGCATAATTTCTTCAGCGTATGTTACAGCATATGCTAACGGCCAACCTAATGCCGATTTACTCGATACGGAAAGTGATAATAATTTTCTTTCGGCTTCTGGCCATCGTCCTTTAATCACATTGCGTGCGTAATTTACTATATTATGCAATCCGTCGAGTATGACTGGCTCTGCTTCTGGCCATCTGCCTTTAATAATATCACGCGCATACTTATATGATTCATGATCTGATTCTAGTATGATTGGCTCTGCTTCTGGCCATCTACTGCGTAAAATTTTAGTAGCATAATCAACCATCGCAGTAATTAGATAAGAATTATCATTTTCTTTATTGGCACGTTGTAATACTAATTGTTCTATTTTTTCAGATTTACCGCCTATTACATTTATAGCATAATTAATTAATTTATCTGGTGATGATGAATCAGATAATGGTATCAATTCACGCAATTCTTCAGGAATAACAATTTCATTGTCACTTCTATCCATTACTTGGTCTAAATTAGATGTAAATTGAATAATAGGCGTATTTGTGTGCCAGATTTGCCCGATCCAATTATATTCATTTATATAATGTGAAGCTTGGCATCTTTCATATGATCCTCTAGTACACCACTTAGTCCCTTCACCTAATTGCTCTAATGAATATTCATCAGAGATTTTAAAACTACGATATGGTCCTAATGTTTTATATAAAGTGACACCATGCAAACTAAGTGGGTCAATTGTTAACCCACCTTCTCTCTTACTCACAGAACCTATTAATGGATCGATTGCATTTTCTAGATCATTAATAGTTTTATAACTGAGTAAATCTTTATTTGGTAATCTTGGTTTAACGCTATGAAAGTTAGTTAGAGTTTCTTTTATTCTTGGGCCATCTTCTGGCAATCTAATATTGTTTTTAGCCCATTGCCTAATGACGAATTGTGAATATTTTGGGCTAACCGAATAATTATTTATTATATTTCGTATTTCGTCTGGTGATATATGATTTTTAGTTGATATGGTGTTGATTAGGTCTTCGACTGTTTCTAGTAATGTTGATAATTTCATAAAGTATGTTTGTCATAAACCAGCTTTAGACAATTTAGTATAATAATGTGGGTCTTCTTTCAAATGATCCATTGCTATTTCTCGTGCTAATTTTTCATCTTTGGTATGTTCTAATTCTACTTTGATACCCATTTCTAATTGTTTCGAATCGAAATCAGATACGTTAACTTTATCGGCTAAGCCGCCGCTAATAATATCTTGGCGGGTAATGAATCGTTCTGTGATTAATGATAATTTCATACAGTAATTTTTATAAACCATGTGATTTTATGAATTCTATATATCCATCCAAATCGTCTTTGAACCAGAAATTTTTACCTTCTTTCCTGATCGGAGCACTACTCACAGCTTCACTGTTTATGGCTTCAAACCATTTGATGTCTTTCTTACACCAGTTAGTATTACAAGCATTCGATAGGCCACTTGAAACACTAAAAAACGCATCGCATTTATTGAATAAATGAGCACATTCTCTTACACTAAGTGATCCAACAAAATATACATGACCTGGAGAGAAATCATTAATCGTATTGACATTTTCGTCGCTAGCTCTACTAATATAAATATTAGTATTACCATCAAGAAGATATTTACATATTTTGAAAAGCCAAGCTTCGGTGAAATATGATTGTCCACTTTCATGCCCAGCTTCAATGAGAATATTTCGACAATTCTTCGGCACTACATTCCAAAAGTCATCGACTTTGTGTGTTTCGCCATCATTCAATCGTAAAATTGTCTCTAATGGCCAATTATAATCTATATCATCATGTTCTAATGTCCTAATCCACGCACATATTAAATTAACGCCAATGTCATTATGTTTTAAACTTGTCCATTTATCTGGATTTATCATAGGGTGTGGATTATAAATTTTAGTATAACCTCTATTTTCCAAGAGTGGAGGTATTACATGAACTAAATTCAATGATGAATTTTTATCATATGATTGAATTTCAATAGTATTATTGATTAATGGATTTTCATGAAATGCTGATGCGTATTTAGTTGATGTGTATATATCAATTATAGCATTTGGCCATTTGGCTTTAATTGGTTTCAGCATTAGTGTGCTATTGAAATTATCGCCAAGTGATCCTGGCTGAATTATCGCTATAGCGTGTTGATCTCCGCTATATGATTTGAAATTGTCTGTGTTAATTTTAGAACCTATATTCATTTTGATGTTGCGTTTAGCAGCTAATTTTTTGAAAACCGCTAATCTAACTGGTCGTGGTTTTGGCATGGTATTTTATGTACTATTTAATTAGAAAGATCAACATCAAGTAATTTATTACCAGATTCATCAACACGACGTTCTAATGACATTGCATTATGATAATATAACACAAGATGCTCATCGATAACGCCAAATTTTTCATTACCAGCGTGCATCGCCTCCCAAAATCTAGCATCGCCTATAACATAATATTCGCCAAAATATCCATATTTATCATGTAATATTCTACGCCATGTTGGGCATGGTCCCATTGTTGATCCAGGATAACAAATTGGAATATCACTAATATGAACCCAATTTGGCCATTGTTGAGGATATACATTTGACACTAAAACTTTACTACTAACCATACTAAAATCAGAATTATCTAATGTGTGCACACATTTTTCATAATAAGTTGGTGCTATTAAATCATCAGCATTACTGTTTGAAATATACTTACATTTTGAGATTTTAATACCATCATTCCATGATTTATATAGTTTAACATAATCATTAAAATATAATTCTGTTACATTTTTATATGATAGAAACGAAGAATAAATTGATCGTTCGCATTCTAAATTTTGACAATTTAATAATATAATATGTAATTTATCAAATATTGTTTGTTCACGTAAATTTTCCAATTTATGTTTAATATATTTTGATGCTTTAAAAACAGATACTAATACTGTAATGTCCATTATGAAACTTTCTTTGTATATTTCTGTAAGTCAGCGATTATTAATGGCAACAATTGTTCATCAGTCCAAATATCACGCCCAGCAGCTAATCTAGCCGCATATTTTTCAATATTTTTCTCTATAGTTTCGATATCACGTTTACATGGTTCGTCTTTGGTATAATTATTCGGCAAAATATGCAACGAAAAGTCTTCATTCATGATCATCTCACATTTCGTCTAATGCCTTTATTAATTCATCACGATTATGAATCCATTGTATATTAGAATGCAATTCTAATTCAGCGATTCTCTTTTCATATCGATAATATGAATCGATCCACAAACAAATTATTTTCTTAGGCTGCCGTTCTTTTGGTAATGCCATCGACGCACAAAAAAAGCCCGATCCCACAGAAAACATAGCACCACAATGTGCCAAAGCACAAATACACGTTCGTCTCGACCACCTTAACATATCGTCAATGTATTTGGTTTTTGGGGCATTTTGATTACTTAACCAACATATTCTATGAGTGTCTTTAAATTTATCAACAATTAAATCAATATCATTTTGAGTAGCCCAACTTTGCCCAGATGTAAACACACTTTCAATAGCAATCGTTGGCATACCATCATCATATCTGTTTCCATCATTTATTTCATTAATAGTTGGTATAAAAATTGGTTTTTGATTGAAAGGTTTGATACCAATTTCTCTACCAGTAAGCATTGGCGTATCTATTAATGAATGAGATCCATCTAACGCTATAAACTGTTCAAATTTGATATTTTGCGTCAATTGGAATGCTGTATAACCAGCTCTAGAATAAAATGAATACCCTTCATTTAAATTGTTGATAATATCAATGTTATCAACAAATGGTATATTCATAAATGCATCAACACAGTGCGATTTAGTCGCAACATTTACTTTTTGATTATAATGTTCACTTATTGCTTTAATAAGTGGGAGATTAAAAAGGCAATCTCCAAATCCATACGCAGCTTCAACACCTATTTTCATAACTCACCATTTCTATATTTCGCAGCTTTAGTATGAAATTTGGCCCATTCTTCTCCGGTTATCGCACGATGCCATAAATTACGTGATCTACCATTTGATCCATCTCTCCATAAGTAACACGCTAAATGATCATTTAACCAATAGAATTTAGATTTACCAACATGTGAACATCGCATCCACCAATCAGCATCAGCCAAAGCACCAAAACTATCGTCAAAATAGCCGAGATTATTATGTAAACTTCTACGCCACATAGGAAAATGCCCAGCGCCAGCTCTATCAATATCTCCCGTAAATTGACCAGGCGCTCCACCATTATCAACTTCTTTTGGCGGCCACGTTTGATTTTCCCTAGCTGTCGTTAACCAACTAGGGTACACAAAATCATAATTCTGATTACTATCTAAAAATGATGATAATATTCTATAACAATCTGGGCTCACTATATCATCGGTATTTGCATTTGTAATATAATCAGATGTTGAATTTTGTATTATATAATTCCACGTCGCATACACATTTATCCGCGACTCTAATCTTTTATAAATGATATTTGAATATTTTTGACTATATGCTAATGGTATATCGTGATCTCTATTATCTGGACTATCAGCATTAACGCACCATATTTCGATATCATTAAATATAGTTGATCCTATTAAATTGTTAAGTCTGTTTTCTATCCACACACCTGATTCATACATAGATACCATTGCAACAATTTTAGCCATCATGCATCCTTATGATGTGGTATTTTATTATTTGTTTTCGCATCATTATACATTTTTAATTGTCTGAAAAGTTGAATATAAGAAACACCATTAATCATATCATCATATAATTCATCTATGCAATTTAATAAAAATGCTATCTGTGAAGATAAAATATTTAATCTATCGTCAAATTCATTATTGATGTTTAAATCAGTAGTATGTAGAAATTTAAGAATAGTAATAGACATACGATCTATAATACTACCTATTGTTTCAGAATTTGCTTTACCAGTTCCAACTTGATTTTCAATTAAAATTAAATCTATTTTTTCAATAGTATTATTACGTAATTGATTATGCTTATCGATTAATGGTTTATATTTTACAATCAAATCATCTTTTTTCGATCTACAATAATCTTCAGCATGCCATATCTGATAATTATGCCTACATAACTCATATAATGTATTTAAATAAATATCGTTAATTATATCCTCTTCACCTATGAATTCAATATTATTATTGTGCCACGTTTGTAACGTATTATTGACAAAACTAAATGTAGTTGATGATGTATGATGTTTTAAGATTGGATCAAAATTGAGAATTTTAATCATTGGTAATGGCTTTGTAGCAAAGTGTTTGCGAGATGCGTTTGTAGAATTATGCCACGATGTTATGATAACACACAGAAATCAAAATAACACAATAGAGTATCCAGTTTATTCATTGTATTTAGACCCGAGTGACATACACCAATTTAAAAAATTGCTTACTGTATATACACCATCTATTGTGATTTATGCTGCTGGATGTAAAGACTTACCAATGTGCGAATTAAATAGTCAAGATGCTACTAATATCAATGCTGTATATCCATCATTATTATCACAGATATACCAACCATTTGTGTATATTTCAACAGATTATGTATTTGATGGCACTTCTGGTCAATATAACGAAAATTCACAAACAAATCCAACAACGGTATATGGTCAAACCAAACGCCAAGGAGAAGTAACAACTTACGGTCATATAATACGAACTGGCGGATTATATAACAATCATCATTATCCAACATGGGTGAAATGGTTACGCTCGATGTTTAAAACCACCAGCGATACAGTAACAGCATATTCAAATGTGTACAATACACCAACTCATACATATGATTTAGCAACATCAATATTAGAATTAATACAAGAACCACCGATGATTTATCATGTAACTGGAAAAGACAAAATTAATAGATATGATTTACTTACATTATATGCACGCCATAATGGTTTTGATTATAATCGTATAATACACTCAGAAAGTGACCACAAAGACCTGTCACTAACATCAATAAAATACCCATTACAAAGAGGAGTACTAGAATTCATATAATATTAAAAACAACAAATTTCAACACAATAGACATTTCATCACCGGGCAACGTACAAGGCGATGAAATGATAGCTAGAGCATGGTATAAATATTTATCATATGATGAACATGTAGCTCACATACAATATTTTAATTTACAACATATTAAGAGAGAGTCAGACAATAAAATAGTAATACATTTCCATCCAGAATTAGAAATAGACAAAGATGCAATTAATATATTATACTTTCAAAACGCATATCCAGATCCTCCATATCAAGGCGGGTCATTAGGACAATTTAACAAATTATACAATACTGACCGTTATGATGCATTCATCTTTCCGAGTGATACACTAGCTTCAGCATGTATGGAAGATAAAATAGATCCATTTGTCGCTATACCATTTGCTACAGATCCAGAAATATTTTATCCTATGGAAAGTGACCCGCAATATCAACACCAAGTAGTTATGGTCGGTAATAATATACGAGGAGAAGTTATAAATGAACAATATATCGCTCCGGCACTGCAACATCTAACATTATTTGGTAATCCAGCTGGTTGGCCATCAAAATATCTAACGAAGCATAAAGGAAAATTACCACATGATGATGAATCAGTATTATATTGTTCATCGTCTATTTGTTTAAATGCACACATTTCAGAACATATTAAATATGATGTTATAAATTTTAGAATATATAATATTTTAGCATGTGGCGGATTTGTAATAACAGATTCGACCACAACATTAGAAACCGAATTTAAAGATTCAGTATTTATAACACCAGGTTATGATAAATTAATAGATGCGATAACTCATTTTATATGCAATCCGCACGATACTATTAAATACCGACAAAATGGCCTAGAATTAGTCAAAAAGTCACATACTTTTAAACATCGTATTGAAAAGTTGACAAACTTTTTATCAGGAATTTGCCAGTGAAAAAACAATTATATATTCAATGTATACTAAGCAAAAGAAATATGATCAGAACATCGTTCATACCAGAAAAATATGCACAGATAGGTAAAATACTCAAATTACGAAATGATGATGTATGGAATGATGGATGGAGAGTTGATTCGACTGGAGCAAGCGAATTAATAGGCGAATTAAATATTAACAAAAGTATAAAAGAACATAGAAAGCGTACTGGTGATTCCCTAACAAAAGAACAATAACATATGCAAAAATCTTTAGTGCACCGTTCATGTTATATTATTCTATTTATATTAACTATATTAAGTATTGTATCAATAATAAACTTATTACACCATGAAAGCTCTACTACATATATTGATCATCATGATGATCAAATAACATCACAAAGTGTAAAAAGATCATCGAAATGGACAACAATACGTACTAATTATTTAAGAGCACATCCAGTATGCGAAGCATGCGGATCAACAATAGATTTAAATATTCATCACGTAATACCATTTCATATTGATCCATCAAAAGAATTAGACCCAACCAATCTAATAACACTGTGTAGACAACATCACTTATCAATAGGCCATATGTGCTCTACTAATAAACCTAATTGGTCATGTGCGAACCCAAATGTTCGAAAAGATGCCGCCGCATGGCTCAAAAAACATAAAAAAGCTGATTTTACAGCCAAATAATATGATGTAACAATCAATATTAAAGGGTATTATATGCGACTGTTAAAGCCAGAAGATATTCTTGATACATATGGTTGTGAATGGGTATTACAAGCAAGTAATATCGACGACGAAGATAAAGATATGATTTCATTCAGATTAAATGAAATCAAAAAACTATACATTGATATCGCCAGAGAACGAATTAGGGCAGAAGCACGGTTCGTTGGTATCGAACTTGAAGATGGATTTTCATTTTCAAAACTGCGATCAGAAATAGCAAAACGTATAGAAAAAGTAGTTACTGATAAATTGATGAATCCAGCCAAAAGAGTGAATCTAATGGCTGAAATTATTAAAGCACATCAATCGACCGGCGCAGATATGACTGGTATAAATTTACAACGATTTGGTGTAATGACTGAAGTACCAAAACCAACGGTTGATGTTGATGCCCATTGGTTTATTAAAAACGATGATGGATCGGTGCATAATAATCCAAAATGGGCTGAAATAGCAAACGCATTCGCCAAAATCGAAGAGGCTAATTCAAATTCAGCAATCATTAGCAGTATTGATAAATTAAATCAATTGCAGCACAATAGTTTTCATATTTTGATTGATTTACAAACAGGTAGAATGCTAAACATAAATGGCGCACATCATGCAGATGCTGTTGATAGAGTTAAGAAGGTTCTAGATATTAAATTCAATGCAAAATCTCCACATGATTTTATTGGAGAAATGAGTAAAGATATTACTAATTTAATGATCAAATACAGATCAGCCACAATTCAGGTTAAATAATGCGTTTTGCATCAGCATCAATGTATTTAACGATAGTTACATTGATTATGAGTATAATATTTGCATGCTCTCAATTGTTTTTGCCAGCAATGGCAATGGCTCTTATGATATTTTGCCCACTTAGTTTATACGTATTTGATAAATTATATAATATACCCAAAATCCAAGATGAAATTCCAGAAATAGTATACACAAGCGACGCGATCAATGAATTAGATAAAACAATATCTGAAATAGAAGCATTAATAACCAATGCAGCAGAAGATATAGCAAAAAGACGAAACGAAACCCCACATACAATTGGTATCGATGATATCATAGAAGCTAAAAATTACTTAATAATGATTTCTAATAAAATTGCCAAATAATCCTGTTTTAGCGACTGATATAGTAGCTGATATTAAATCAGTTACTAATTTAAATTGCTTACTTATCGGCTTTGCAATATCGATAGTTTGATTATTATTTGTTATTATTATTGTATCATTTGATTCTTTAATGAAAATGGTGCCTGATATTTTATCACCAAGTATCATGTGTTTTTGTAATTTGTTTGTTTTACCATCCCACACTATTAATGGGGTTATGTCGCCTTTGTATAATACTGTATTAAATATCACTGACAGTATTAATGTATCATTTACTTTTTTAACATTTATACCATCATGAATTTGTCGTCTTAATGATGTGTATAACTTATCGATTTCTGATACTGGTTTATCATATTGCCCATGATATGATGACCTGCCTATTAATGATCTGACACCAGACGATGATAAATTAAATAATTGTGATGGCGATGCGTTATCTCGTGTATTCAACGCATTTTCCAACCAATTGTATTCATCCATATAATCAATTATATGCCCGCTGTGATGAAATAAATTATACAATTTATCTATTGTGTAGATTTTAGTTGTTAATCCTTTAGATAATGATCTATACAATTCAATAAATTTTGATGCTAAAGAAAACCATGTATCACCAGTAAAGTTAAAACGATGATTTATCGCAATTAACTTTGGTATTAAATCACACATATCATCTAATGATAAATTATGCGTTAGTACATAATTATGTTCATGTATATCATATTGATCCATTAATTGTTTGATTTCATTATTATGCTCATCAATTAGCCTGTCTAATAATATATTACCGAATTGATATAAATGATCAGATAATATATGATTAACTAATGATTCTAAATGCTGCTTTACCGATGTATTTGACATATCACTTTGATACGCATATATTAATGAATATAAATCATAAAAATCAGTTTTCTTAATATCTTCATTAATTAATGACAATTTCATTTTTATGAAGCCGGCAAATTAGTTGGTTTACCATCTTTAGAATATTGGCTAAATTTAGGAGCATAATTCTCACCAAGCCACCCAATAGTCTTAGCTAACGCGCCAGTATTATTTGGGTGTCCATCATATAAAGCATAATTCTTCAAAGATTCACCATGGCCAATAGTAACTAATTCTTCCCACAATTCAGTACCTGGGAATGGGATACAATCACTAATTTGCCAATGTATCTTATTACCACGTTTACCGCCCATATCAGCTAATTCTTTAAGAATTGTCTGATCTCGTTGCCAACTACCATCTTTCTCACCAGGTAGATTTTTCATAGTTGTAAAATGGAATTCCATATTAGAAAACGTATTAACAATATATTTCAAATTATCATAAGCTTTAGAAACATCTAAATTTTTCTTAACATTATCAGATAATTGTTGATTAAATGTCTCAACACCAAACCTCATACCAACACAACCAGAATCAACCATATACGAATATAATTCTTTACTAGACGTATCGATCCGACCCATCATAGTCCATGGTTTACCGATTTCTTTTAATCCATCGCATATTTTGCGTATTCTTGATGGCCCCAAATTCCATGTATCATCATCAAAGAAAATACTACCTAATCCATTACCAAGCAATGATGCCATTTGCTTAATTTCGTCAATAACCATTTCAGGAGACCTAGCCCTATAATTACCATTATTTAATACATTAGGCCACTGGCAATACGTGCATTTAAATGGGCATCCTCTAGATGTCATAACTGTTAATTGAGATCGGGCAGTTTGCATACTAGGATCATAATAATTGCCTAAATATTCAATTGGTCTATACGGTAAGAAATTTTCACCATTGGGCAATGTATTAATATTTTCTAAATGTTCGTATTTATAAATTGGTTTGGCTTGATTTAATTTCTGACAAATATCTAATGCTGGTATGTCATATTCGCCAATTATACAATGATCAACATGGCGAGATTTAATTATCTCATCAGCATTCACTTTCATATGTGGACCACAATAAACATTTCTACAATTTATTGTGTCCTTACACCATAATGCTAATTCATCTATAGCACCAAATGTCGGAGTCGCCACGTCATAGAATATAAGGTCCGGTCTTAGATCATAAATGAATGTACGTGTTTGATCATAATTGCTATGCTGTAATGCGACACCATCATAAAAATAACAATCAAACCCATGCGATTTAACATATGCCATAGACCATCCTAACCAGAATGGAAATGGTGCATACCCATGAAAACTACCACCAGGCATTGTCCATGGCCAACGAGACCCAGCATTAGGGCCAGTGTGTATTTGACCATTCACATGTTTAATGAATGGAATATTGGCAAACAAAACTTTCATTGTATAACCTATGTAGTAAAATCGAGTGAAATTGGCTTATTATTAGATTTTCTAACACCCCAACAGCTACTTGTATGATCACCGACCATAACAGTTAAACCTGGGTACGTGGTATCAACCACATTTTTAATATCTGGATGGTATATATATTCATGTGTATGATATCCAGAAACATAATAATCATGACCAGCTAATACACCACCTTCTTTTACTTTAGGCCACCACATATTAATATCTCGAGCAATAGCTTCAGATGAGTGATCACCATCAATAAAAACAAAATCTAATGAATTGTCAGCAAATAATTTAACTTCAATTTCTGATCTACCCATTATATATGTTATATAACTACACAAATCAGCTTCAACAATATGATGTGTTAAGATCGATGCTACGTTATTGTGATATCGTTGAATATATTCTTTATGTTCAGGTGATCCTGTGCCAGAATCTATCGAATATAAATGAATATTTTTATTTGATTCTTTAATAGCCTCACCCATATAGATTGTAGATCTACCAATCCATGTACCTATTTCTAAAAATACAGCACCATCTTGACTTATATCAACCATTTTTTGATATAATTTAACAATATCATCGGCCCAACCTTGAATTTGCTCATAATATTTTGGCATCATTCTTCTCCACAATGTACATCAATCAACTGTATGAATTGGTCACCACCAAAAGGTGCACAAACGCACTTATATCCAACCGATGAAATTATCGACAACATTCCTTTAGCCGCTGGATGATTAAAACTATGAACAACAAACATATCAACTGACGGTTTATTTTCACTTATCCATCTAGCAACTGTAGTACCTGTATTATGGTTGCTAGTGTCAACGAATATTTCACCACCAAGATCATGATCTAAAAACACAATATGCCAATGTTTAGAATCCAATTGATTGATACATTCGTCTGCTGTTTCAACTGTATCAGCAAATGGCACTTTACTTATAAATTTCTTAGTGCGACTCATATCATCGTCAAGAAACAAAACATCAATCACAAGTTCACCTCTGGGTTATATGACAAAGCACCAACATGTTTTTGTAATAACGATGGTAAAATACAACCATGATCGACTAACGTATAAAATGGCTCTAAAATTTGATGTGCGTATTCTGGGTCAATTTGCTCGCCAGCATTTAATCGATTTAGCAAATTAATGCTTTTTGCTTTTCTTTCTTGATAGTTCGAATTTGTAATATAAAATGAATCGGCATGATTTATCATTTTTTGCAAAATATTTTTAAGAAATACATACCCAGCATGATATACTAGTATATTACTATATGTCGCCGATGTTATTTCGCCTCCGAAATTATATCCATCAGTGATTGACCTAATACCTTTTTTGTTTTTAATTATGCGTATAGCATGTTCATAAGCGTTTGATTGTATCTTTTTAAGCATAGTATATCTTAAATGTGCAAATTGCATATAAATAGCATCATATCCATCATTTATTAATGATTTTACTTTATCATATTCACATTCATGTATGATTTCATCAGATTGTAAGTAGAATATATATTCTCCAGTGCATTTATCTAATCCATCATTAGTTATATCAGCGAATTTAGTACCATCAGAACAATTACCCCAATCATATGAATAAATTTTGAATTTATCATTTTTAATGCGATTAATATAATCAATCGTTCCGTCTGTTGAATTGCCTTCACATATTATTATTTCATCGCATATAGCATCTAGACATTTTAATGTCTCTACAAATGTGTATCCGCATGTTATGCCGTTTTTTAATATCGTCAACCCACTTATTTTAGGCATTTTCCACCGTTTTATACCATTCGATCGTTTTCTTTAACCCGTCCTTTAGTTTTGTTTTAGCTATGAAACCCAACATACTTGTTGCCTTGGAAACGTCAAGGCAACGTCTCGGTTGGCCATCTGGCATATTAAAGTTCCACGAAATTTTTCTATTAAATCCCATCAATTCACATATTATAGAAATAAGATCTCTAATCGAAATTTCAACGCCAGATCCTATATTTATGAATTCTGGGTCATCTAATTTTTCTAATGCGGTTATAACAGCTTCACAAAAATCAGGAGCATACAAAAATTCTCTAGTTGCACTACCAGTACCCCACAATTCTATATCAGTATCATTATTAATCGCATCATCAACTTTTCTAATCATAGCTGGAATAACATGAGAATTTTCTAAATCAAAATGATCATATGGTCCATACATATTAACTGGAATTAAATTACATACTGATAATTTATGCTGCTTATAAAATGCCTGTGCACCATATAACGCATTTAATTTAGCGACCCCATAATTTGCATTAGTTGGTTCAGGTGCCCCATAATTCATCAAATATTCTTCTTTGAATGGTGGAGGACAATCTTTGGCATAACTACAAGCAGTACCAACAATAACTATTTTCTTTAAATCACATTCTAAAGCGGCTTCTAAAACCGCTGCAGATATTTTAGTTGATGCTAGCCACAAATCAGCTGGGCGTTTTCTATTTAATCCGATACCACCACATTCAGCGGCCAAATTAACAACATGATCGATATTATTAGAAATAATCCACTTAATAATATCATCTTTATTAGTGGCGTCAACACCTAATCTCCTTGATGTAGAAACATGTTCTATTCCATGTTCAACACAATATTGAATCAAATTTTGACCAACGAAACCAGTACCACCAAGAATGCCAATTTTCATAAAATATCCTCCGTGAAATATATACACAATTCTAAAGTATTAAAAATCATAAACTAACGTACATGAATTTACCAAAATATTAACTAAAGAAAAACATGAGAACGGGCATAACACGAAAGGCAAAAGAAATGTCGTGGTTGCGTGCTGCCCTAAAAACACAATTAGACAAAGCTGTACCATTAGATAGTACATGCTTTATAACATTACAAGAATACTGCGCAGAAAATTCCAAAAACACTCAAATCACACCAGCTATAATTAAAAGCTATCAAAAAAGCCAACAATATTATTCAGGTAGACAAAAACAAATAGGTGATATACAATTATATGTATTAATACCATCAAACACAATAAAATGTTTACATATCATATCATTATGTGAAAATGAAATCGATGAATATGAAGACAAATATGAACTATGTAAAAACGGCAAAAGTATTATGCCAATAATACAAATTAAACATTGTCCCAATTCATTCTAGCTGGCAAAATACCACGCTTGGTTTGTAAATGAATTATAATCAATTCTCTAATCCTAACAGTATCAATTAATGTATTAATAGCCACTATAGATAAGCCAGTATAAATTTCAGTAGATTGACCAATAGCAACTAATTCAGTACCAGTATATTTATACGTCGTATATAATGATGGTTTAGCACTTTTAATAATCAATGTATCTTTAATAGTTGCATTATATCCATTGATTTTAGTATTTGGATCGATTAAATCACGCTCATAAGTTAAAAACTTAGCGATATTTGACGATGGTGTCAATGTTCTCTTAAATTCACTATCAACTTCAAAAGTATCAGATGGTACATTCAAATCATACTCATATGGACCACCACCGACATATTCTAGAGGAACATCACTACACGATAATGTAGAGGTATCAGTTCCTAATAAATCAAACGCACCACGCCCTTCACCAAATATTATCGTGTACGGTCCACCAGGAACTCCAATACCGCCATCGTCACCAAAAACCATAATACCAGCATTCCTAAATACTAACATATTAGTTAATACAGCTTGTAAATAGCTAGCACTTTCATTATATTGAATATAATCTGAATATTCATCATCATAGATAAATCGATACGTTCCAGACTTAGTATTGTTTATTGAAACACGTTGTATCTCTTGGTTTCCAGAAACACCATTGACTTTAACTTTTGGAACGATAGTTGCACCCAATAACCCAGTAGCATTACTCGTCATTAATGGATGATTGGTTCTACCTAAATCATTAATAAATTCAACGTCATAAACATTAGCACTTGATAATACAACAGAAACATTAGCACCAATACAAGTCAACGCTTCTAGTGCTGATTGAACATCAGCAGCACTAGCACCAAAATGAATAGGTGATGTAGTACATTCATCATATGACAATGTAAAACTACCACCTTTACCTTTACTAATATCGATACGTTGCTTTTCATTAATACCAACACCACCCTGCCATAAAGTGGTGACAATACCTTCTGGTTCTTGAGTACTAGCAATAACCAATAAAGAGCTAGATGCCATAACACTAAAATAATGTCCATTTCTAGTATTATTAAATGCAATATCATCATTTTTTGGAGTATTATTAAACCATAATAATGCTGGCGGGTGCGTTTCGGTTGATATTCTAGTATCACTTAATGTTACAAATCTGATCCTATGAAACGCATTATCATTGACTTCACCAGTCTGTGTCTTAATATAATCAAATACCTCTTCGACAGCAGCTTTATAATCATTTATATCACTAGTGCTTGGGGTAACGCCAGCAGGAAATAATCTAAATTTTCTAGTCCCATTAAATACAAATCCAGACACAGTAGGTGATTTGATCACAAAATAAGAAAATAATGGGCGAACACCCAAATTACTGGACCTAACGGTCAAAGCTGTAGTGATTAACCCATTATCATCTTCATACCCTGAATCATATGAATCAGCAACACTAGTTTCATATGTAAATGTAACATTAAATTTATTAATTCTATTACTAGCATCACTAATATCAATACTAGATAGGCTTATTGGATTATTAAATGAATCTAATAAAACATTATTAGTACCCAACCGTATAACAGGTGCATTATAAAAATCAGTTCGTATATCTAAATACAATTCTGGGTAATTTAATATATTACCCACATTTAACGTTATTGGGACACCTGATACATTACCTTCTGATGTGCTATGTCGTATTTTATCACGCCATGGATAAAATTTAGCCTTAAACACTGCAGTTTTAACATATGAAGTTATTATTTGACCCAAATACCCAAATTCAGCCGTAATACCACTATCTGGATAATCTGGGTTACAATTATCAATAGTATAATTAAATTTTGCCGCTATAGAACGACCGATACTAGAAGCGGCTAACGCACCCAATTTAAATAACGCTACACCACCAGCGGTAGGACTTGTTGAATTGGATGCCGGTCTATAACCAAGATTAGCGATAAAATGTGAATCTGCAGCCCCAGACTCATCAATCGACGTATAAATATTAGTACTTGACATTGTCTCAGTAAAGAAGCCATAACCTGGTATACCATTAGCTGATGCATCAGCGGTTGGATATAATGTTGTGGTTACTATTGATCCAAAAGCTAATTTAACATCGATTGGCGTCAAATTAGAAAAAAATGTATACGCATTAGATATAGTATAAATAACTAATTCATCAACGTTTTGACCTTTCAAATCTCCAACGAAATCAACATCCCATGGCCCAGAATGATTTATAGTGCTATTATTGCCATATCCATTAGGTGCTGTAACAATAATATTACCTTCGCCAAGTAATCCTTCAAGAGCTTTACGCATTTGAAGATTACTTGGGGTTAATAATACTTGCGTTTCTAAAGTGTTATAACTAACTCTAAAACTAATACCATTAGGAACCTCTAAACGTTGACGTTCATTATATGATCCCTGAGTTAATTCACTTATCTTTATAGGAACTAAACCACTTAATTTATCACCATTAACACTAACTAATGGTAAATCTTGACCACCAAGATTATTAATAAATGTTATAAAATATGGACTAGATACGCTACCTGTGCCAGTAACGCTAACATTACCCACAGCTATACTATCTAAAGCAGCTAACGCATTTTCAATATCTTGAGCAACAGCACCTAACCCAATATCGACAGTAGTATCATTTAAGAATGTAATAGTAAATGATCCGCCAGTAGCGCCCGGTATACTAAAATATTGTATTTCATTTACGCCATACCCACGTTGAATTCTAAGCACATTAATTGACGGAACACACGGAGCACTATAGAATCCGACCATATCCACTTTAAATTTAGAAATTGACGTATCAATCGAACTTTGGTATACATCAGATGAATTAACTGTTATTTGATCTAAACCATTATTTGCTAAAACATCCAAATTAAACGTTGCTATTTTCTTCCAAACAGCTAAATTAGCATCACCATCATCAAATGATGATGTAGGGAAATTTTTACTGAAAAACGTATATTGACCATTACGCTTATACTTTAAATCAATAACCAATGAAGTATCATCAGACCCATCTGTGCCATCAAATTCACCTATAGTATTCGCTAATGCACAAACAGTAACTGATTCAATGATACCTTCAGATGGCAAAGGAAATTCATCAAGTGTTAATGTTAAATAATCCTGCTTATCCAAATTATAAATAATATCAATATACGCATAACTTTTATTAGTAATTCTTTTGGTATCACCATCACTTATTAAAGCAATTTCTGTCGGTTTAATGATATCATTAAACAAAGTATCAAAATCAGTCCTGGTGGTACGAGTGCTATTGTACCATGTAGTACTATATTCAATATTTGGCCTATTAAGTACTTTATAGCCATTAACTAATAATGGCATTGTTCTAGTTTTGGTTACATCTAATGGATTACGAACAACATATTGAACGCATAATGCGTATATGGCAATATTTTTATTTGGTATATCAGACCAATGTAATGTTATTGCTGGATTTTTAATTTCACAAGAATTATATACAGGCTCGGTTGGTATTATTTGCGGTGTTTTAACAGACAGAGAATATTTAAGTAGTTGAGGACTAGTAGTCGTGGCACAGTCTTCTGAAGTATAATCAATATATGTATAATCTGGTATTGCTTCAGTTGTTTTTTGGTTTACTGTTATTATTTCTGTATATGTAGTTTGACTTATTTCTGAATTAAATGCTATAGATTCATATCCATCAGCCATTATATTCCACTCACATGAGTTGTTTTTGTATTCTCTATCATTTGTTGTGTTAAATCACTTATATCTTGTATCTCTTTAGCTAATTCAGTAGCTCTCTCAACCATTAATTTTGAATATTTTTCTACTTGTGCTTCATAATTATATTTGGCAAGTATGAATTGATCTAACTCCTTAATTTTAGTGATAGTTTTCAATAATTCATTGAGATATACTTGATCTTCAGTATCCCACTTTTCATGTAAAATTGGACATGCCGTCTCTTTTAAACAATATACATATGCAGCATATTCAACTGTAGCCTTAACCAATGTATCCCATTCATCATCGCTAATTTGCATTTTCAATGATGCTAATGTACCATCATAATAACGGATTTCTTCCTCAAGAACGAATACAGTACATTTAGAACGTCTCTTTCTAGACATTAATTTCACCTGTCCCATCGCATTTAGCACAAAGTTGTGATTTACCACGATTAATTAGAGAGCCTTTACCGCCACACATTGGGCAAGTTTTGGTTTTATATCCATCACCTTCAGCGAATGATGTAATATTATCATTCATAGAATTATTCGCTATTTGTTTAAATCTGCGTTGCATAGTATTATCATCCATAACATTATTTATGCGTATAGTAGTTGTACCAGTTTGGTCGATTTTTTGAGCTGGGATCACCATGTCTATGCCACGTATATTAACTATTTCAGGTTTTGCTTTGCCTGGGCCTAAAGCAGATGTATCATATGCATTACCACCATCAGCACCAGCAGAATTATTCACTCTTATATTCATTCGAGCATTATCAAAAATTTTAGAATCAACTAATTCGCTATCAATATTTTCAGATATCACCTCAGTTTGCTGTACAGGCGCAGCTTTACGCGGCGCATCAATAACCAATCCGGATTGAGTAGTCGTTAAATCGAATCCCAATAATTTAGCTTGTTCCAACAAATCATTTAATTTCTTCTTGCGGTCTAAAAATGCCTCTTTGGCTTTCTTGGGTGTTGTGTCTTCGGCATGTTCATCGCATAAATATATCAATGCCTTTTCATTGTCTTCCAATGCAAGGGTCATAGTATTGTTTAAATTCTGTTGCGTATTGCAAATGATGCAAGAATTCGATGCCATAATGCGTCTCCTTAAAATTATTTACTGGATAATTTAATGCAAAAGTTCACAATCATCGACGTTGATTTAGGATATAATGTAGACCAAATAATAAACGAAGATATAGTAGAAATAACTTCAAAAATGAAAGAAGACATAGATTCAGCTATAACAGTATCAAAAGCCACCCAACAAGTTAGAGACTCAAAAAAAATAAAAGAAGACAAAGCAGACCATATCCTAAATACACTATATGAACAATTAATAGACCCACAAAATATAGATCATAAATTACAACTTGATCATATAACAAAAGAAATAGACGGAGCAATAGCAAACGTAGGAGCATTCGTCACACGGATGAAAACACTGTTAAGAAATAAAGGTGGCATTTACATGATCCTCAAAAAGAAAATAAATGGGGAACAATGTTACTGCCTTGAACAAATCGACGAAATAAAATGAACCCAAAATTTCTACATTTCAGCACAGGATCACTAGGACAAGACCCATACATCATTGTTGATTGCAACGGTACTAAATATAAATACGATTTCCCAGAACAATTACTAGCAAAATCGATATTCACTTACGGCCAAAGAGCACCAAACAAAGCACTACAAAAACTCAAACTATTAACAGACAAAAACCTTATCAAATACACAAACATCAGTAAACCGCCAACACCGCCAACACCAAAAACAATAGACTGTTTAACACCACCATCAAACACAACCAAATTATCACTACCACCATACAAAAAAGAACAGAAAACACTAGACTTTGTGTGAAATATTACGCGCAATAGAATCACACATATGGAACTTTTTGCCATTAATAACTGAAACATATAGAAATAAAACTACACTAGTAGTATATCATTTATATTCAGAAATACACATAGTACTATCAGACAAAACCATACAAATACATAAACTAAATATCGAAATAGACTTATTAGACCCAAAATTATTCGAAAAAATAGAAACAGCATTCATGACACACGTACCATGGCTTAAAACCAAATGAGCGACATCATATCAATAATATATGACCATATATACCCTCAATTATTCACCAAAAACAATGATATATATGATATAATATTAGAAGACAATGATATTGAAATATATACAAAATTCAAAAAAGGACCGCTATTAACCATATCAGTCTCAGATACCTCACTAAAATTATTAAACTGTAACATAACATTAAATTTACACGACGATAATCTATTCCAAGAATTAACAAACCAAATATCAATATTAAAACAATGGCACAACACCACATTCATGACATAAAACAATGACACAATTAACATGGATACTACAAACAGATATATTCACAGAATACGAAAAAGAATTACAACATATAATAACCACACAACAACACAATTTAATACTCACACACAGAACAACCAAACCGCCACCAATAAATGACCCAGCGATATTTTACGGATCACTTAATTACTTCACAAAAATACCAAACAACCCAGGCATCTACTATAATAACATATTATTCTCATGCGCATCATACTACCCACTATTTAAAGAATTATTAAATATAAATTATATTATGCTACCATATGGCGATCTACTACGTAATAAATCACTAATATTTAATATATTTAATAATGAAATCTTTATAAGACCAAATTCACCATCTAAAATATTCACAGGATTTTCAATACACAAAAACGACTTTGAAAAAGAAATATCATATTTAAACATAGACAGACACACATTAATCTTAATCGCACAACACCAACAAATACAAGAAGAATATAGATTCATAATAATCAACAATAAAATCATAACACATAGCGGATATTCATGGAATGATACAACCCCACATGTGCCACAAGCAGCAATAGATTTTACATCCGCATTACTAAATAGATTCGATTATAAAAATTATGTAATGGATATTTGCAAAGTAAATGATCAATTTTACTTATTAGAATTAAATTGCATTAATAGTTCTGGATTATACGACTGCGACCTAACAAAATTTGTTTTCGAATTATCAAAAATAGCACTAGAGGATTACAATGAGATATTTATTTGACACACACGATTCGATAATATATGATGAAACATTTACTGAATATGGATGTATCACATTTAATGAATTAGGTATGACATGTGATAACATACCATTTATAGTAAACCCAGTATACTTCGGCGAATTAATGTGTATCATACTAGATGATTTAAGAAACATTGAAGGATCACGATACTTATCAGCAGAATGCTATGACCATATCAATCAATATGTCGTATTAGATATCGTAAACAGAGTATCAATAAATATAGCAACTAACATAACAATCAAAACAATCGATGACGATGATTATGATCGTGAAGAATATGTTACAATTAAAACATTTACTTTTGATGAATTACAAAAATTAACAAAATATTTAAAAAATCATTTTAAACGATATTAAGTGTACTTTCATAAGCCCAAATTTGAATATAATCACATTTGACGCATACCCAACCTGAACTAGTAGCTATTAATATTTCTCCGCACATACAAGTATATGGATGATATAGACCAGATTGTTGATATTCAGTCAACTTCTCAACAATCTCTTTAGACCACGGCACGAATATTAATTCTGGGTCTTTCATGGTATCTCAAATGGATCTATATATTTTTGTATCTTAAAAATTTTACATAATATTCTAACTTCACCACGAGTTGGTGGTATCGGTACATCAGCCAAATCACAATTATCAAAATATGGACAATATACTCCATTACGTATACAAGAGAAAAAATGATCAGTGCCGATTTCAGACACTAACCAATTTTCATCAATAAACATATCATTATCATTCACTTTAATATCTTCTGTATAATAAAACACGCCATACCAATTGGATCACTACTATTAACCAAATTAATTTTAAATCCTCCACCAAATTCATCGATAATAATAATATCACTAAGCGTAATTGATATTTTACAAGTGACATCATCAAACATAATATCGATATCATTATCTCTTATACTTACTACCTTATACCTACGTTTTAACTCTTCAAATAATACGTCTCTAATCTCACTCATATTAACCGATTGCATCAAAAACGCAAAAAGTAAACATGTACGCCATTGGAAATATAAGTGATAAATCAGGCAGAATATATAAATTATCTGATTCACTATATCCAATAGGAACCAACGCACTCATACCACAAACATACGAACCAATAAACAACGATTTATACGAAGTACTAATACATGATATAATAACATATATCGACAACGTAAAGCCAAAAATAATACATAACCAAGCCACAACATTAAGTATACGACAAATGTGGCTAATAATAGAAAACACAACCACTATAGAAGTAGCACTAGATTCACTATCAAGAATTATCGTAATCATAGATATAACAGCAACACATATCACAGTTACTATTGACAGATTCAGATTACAAACAATAGAAATATTAACTTATACAAGTGAAAAATTTATCAAAATAATAGATGACCTTATAAATACCAAATTAGCAAGCACCATTTTGCTAACGGCTTCTAAGTAATTTATCGTGCAAAATACATGTTTTATACTGATAAACAGCATCACGCAACACTTTAATAATAAAATCAATAGCATCAGGACTAATAATATCACTATGCCTATGTGATTTCCAACAATTTATATCATTAAACATTCTAATCACTGGTAACGATGGGAATACGAAAATATCAAAATTACTATCAGATATTCTCAAACTAATAATAGTATGCTTTAACATCGGACATGTTCTAGACATATCAACGTTAATAATATTTTTATTTTCATATGACGTATGAATAATATGTAAAAGTGAATACGAATTATCAATTTCGTCACATATATAATAACATTTAAAATCATCATCCAAGTCACGACACACATCTATCATAATCATTATCAAATCGGTTATATTATCAAATTTATGCTGCGGATACACAATAATCATTAAAAAACTCCTTCAAGTATTTTACAAAACATTCAACTTATGTAAAAGAAAATAATGTGTAAATATTACGCCGACGAATGGGGCTCAATCAGCAAAACAAAGCAATTATATAACTCAGAATTACCAGAAATACTATCATTATTCGTCGACGAAACACTAAAATTTTACGACAGTAAAGTATCATTCATTATGTACTACACAACCAACGAATTACGAATCTTCACATCAGATAGAAATATAGAAATACTTATTATGAATTCGGTTAAAATAATAATAAAACATGGAGAAGAATACATAATAAATATATCATTATTTGAATACACATCACAATTAACCCAACTATACACAATATACGCATTACTAAATCAACTACGATGCCCAGAAGTATTATTAATAAAGTCACTAATCAAGTACAAAACAATATCAAACGCATACAATGTAATAACACAATTAAAAGACATCAAAAGCATAAAAGAAAAAGTAAAATGACACACGAAGTAATCGACAGACAAAATTTCATAACAGCCGCTGCTATAAAAAATATCCTACGTTTTGCAAACCAATTACAAAACGACCCAGAATTACTCAAAAGAAAAGAAATAAACAAGTGCAGATATTGCCACTATAATAAAGGAAAATTAACACTAAACGCATTCAAAGAATTCACTTGCGAATGCTGCAAAACAAACTTCATGCACCCAAATTACGTGCATCAAACATTCTGCAAAAAATGTGCAGAAATTCTCAACGCCTGTAAAGAATGTGGAGCTAGCTTAAACATATGACACTCAAAGAATTACTAGAAAAATTATCAAAATACCCACCAGAATCAATAATAGTCAATATAGACAATGCAGGATTCATAACCAAAACATCAGGAATAACAACCATCAGTCAAGCAAATGTACACGATGGACAAGAATATTTAGATATCCCAAAAGATCACCCAATAGCAATATCAATACTCCATATTACCAACAAGCGTATAAGTACTATTAGCAATATGATGGTACTGTGCGACAACATCACCAAATAACTTATCGATATCAACATAATCAACATAATTAAAATGATAATTATGCTCAAATGGTATAACATTAATAACAATATTATACCGATTCAAATAAACACTAAACTCATACACACCATTCTTAATATCACATTCACACGAATCAGACGCATTACAATAAATTATAAACATATGCTTAAATTTTTTACTAATAATATCATTAATTATAACAGTATATAAATCACCGATAATACCACAAACATTATCAACACTCTCATTAGTATTTATAGAAATAAACTGATCATCACTATAAAACGCAATATCATGATTATAAAAAGGACCATCAACAATATACAATTCATTTATCATAAAATTGACCAATAATAAATTCAGCCTCCGCCAAAGATTTACGCCAAATATCCTTAATAATCTGAAAATCAACACCAGAAGGAGAACACAATTTAATATCTCTCCTATATTGCAAATAAATCTGAAAAGCAGTATCAAAACGCAACTTATCAAGATCACTCATCTTTACACCCATGCTCAACAATTTGCTTAGCAAAATCACACAATATATCTAACTGACAAAACACCTCATCAAAACCATTGGCATGACCCCTATCCCACGCCATATTCTCCAAAATAGAAACACCCTCATCATCAAGAAAATCAGTATATCCCAATGACTCCCTACAATCACGCCAAAACTCATCAATCAACTCACTGACTTTATTATTATATGGCCTAACAGCCTCTTTAAACCATTCAGCACTTTTACGCTTAATATCATCCATAGCAGCATTACGATCACTAACAGTCAAAGGTGTATTATTAATCACCTCGATCAACGACTTCTCATAATCACGTTTATTAGGATATTCAATACCACTATCAGAATAATACTTAAAATCTTTCATACCACCTCCATCCAATAAACCAAACACCAAGAAACTTTTACAAATACATCAAAACATGTAAAAGAACAATATGAATGAAAGTATACACGCAATAATACTAACCGAAATACTATCATTACTCCCAAACTCCAACATCCAACCATTCGGACTAGATGATCCAGACGCAGGAACAGGATTTATACACATATATAAGAAACGACGATACACAATAGACATATTAATCTCAGGATTCAAAGTAACAATAAAATTACACAGCGACATACTACCAAAACAAACCCCACTAATACTAAATATACTAGACGACCAAATACTAGAAAAAATAATACCATACATAAAAGAATCATTCACAAACCACATAACAAAAATCGATAACCTACAACCAATAACATGACAAACGACCTACTAACAATAATCATCAACACAATAAAAGAAACACTACCATTAACAAAATGCGTAACATCAATAGACTCAGCATCAATAGAACACGAATCACTATTACTATACATATCTCTACAAAATAATACTATACATATCCTATCAATATACGGAACACAAGACACAGACATGCACGTATTAAACATGACAGAACAAACAATACTCACAGACCTAAAAAATCTAACACAAAAAATATACAAACGATACAAAGAGTACGAACTACTAGAATGGTAACTCACATCCTACTAAACCACATTAGAACAATATTCAAAGCACATAAATTAGCAACAATATTCAACACATCATGCATCACCACTCAAACTATAAACAATAGCACTATAAAATTAATGTATATTGTACGTGACAAACACTTCACAATCGAAATGACAGTCAACGAATTAACAGTATTAATAGTATGTTTAGGATTAGGCGTATTCAACACACTACAAATCGATTTAACAGACCCAAACATATTTGATATTATCTCAACCACACTCAACGAAGAACTAAACACCCACATACACAAAATACAATTCTACCAAAAACTAAATTATGACATCTATACATAACATAATACAACAACTAATAATCGAACAACTACAACAAAAACCACTACTAATCGACTCACAACATGTAGAAAAATTAGGAATGCTACAATCATACTTTAAATTCGACGAACTAGTACTAAATATTCATGTCTTAATAAAAGACAACACACTATACTTATCCGCATACCCACACAACCGCACTTTTAATTATGATATCACCCACCTAGTAGATTTAACAGATCCAAATATAATCACATCAATAACCAACTACATCCAAAAAGTAAAAACACACTATGACCTACCTTGAACAAATAATCATAAACGAATTCACAAAACACATCCCACCAAACTCAACCATAAACCACTCAAACAACACCATATCAATACTAACAACAATAAACAACGAAGCACTACAATATCACATACACACAACACACAACACACTAACCATAAAAATCCTATCAACAGTCAACCAATCCAATCAAATCACACTAAACCTATCAAACCCACACATAATATCACAACTAAAACTACACATACTAGAAGCACTCGCCCACCACCAATACAGCACACTCATATCAAAACTATTATTTATGAACAAATATAATCCTTGATTTTATCAAACTCATAAAACTCTATACGCCAACGCTTATCTGAAAAATTATCAAAAACATCAATATACTCATCTAAAACAGTAACCGTATAAATAAGACCACCACTAAACCCACCATGAAACGACTGAATAACCAAAAACTCCTGCGGCCTCCAAATAATATAATCAACACCAACACCCAACTCAATAATATAATCAACAATAACCAACTCAAACTGAGAAAGCGACGTATGATACTTAACAGCCATCAAATACCCCACAAATATTAACAAACCAAAACAACAAAACAATATCACAAAAACACCACAAAAAGTAAAACACCAAATAACCATGGAAACAGACCTAGACACCATAATAATAGAAACATTCACACAACACCACAACATATCACACACATACAAACCAGACACAACCACCATAATACTAGAATCACTATCACCTCACGGACTAATAGTAACACGCATAACCACCACCAACACACTACACCTCAAAACACAACAATACCTATACAAACAATTAGCACAACCACAAGAAACAACCATCCAACTAACAGACCCACACATACTAACCAAACTAGACACATATGCAAGAAATAGCTACCATAATAATCAATAGCATAACAAACAACATAGGAAAAATAACATCAACATATACACTACACAACTACTACATACTAACAATCAAAAACATAATAATAGAAATATTCATATTTGACATACCACTAATAAAAATATACCACATATCACCAAGAGGAATAAGAGCACTACTATCAGAAATACACTACAACCCACTACACGACAACCCACAAATACTAGGCACACAATAACAAACATCACACAATAACATCTTCACACAACTTATTAACAACCACCTCATACAACTCAATAACAATCGAACCACCCTCACTAAAAATATCACCACTCATACAACGCATCAAAAGATCAACATTATACCTATAAGAATTCAAATCAATAGCCTTAAAAATATCATCAGTAGTATTATAACTACTATACCCCTGCGAATATTCATGATCAGACACATACCCATCATTCTTGCTATCGATAACCTTCATAACCTTGATAACTTTAGTAACAACGTTCACATTAAAAGCCCTCTAAAACTCCGGAAAATATTTCGCGCAGAAAAACACACTCCGGGGACCCAAAAAATTAATTTCTAATCTGCGACATAACAGCAGCATAAGCATGAATAGATGCCCAATCTGGTTCAGCTTCATCTGAGTGATGCCTACGCCAACCCTCCTGCCGACAAGTTTCAGAACAATAAAACTTATTAAGATTCTCAACAGGCACACGCTTATTACAAATACTACAAAAACCAGTTGCAAACGGCATCAAAAGCCCCCTAGGAGTTAAAGAAATATATCGCGCAGGAGAGAAACCCGACCCCTATTGGGGTATATTTACCCCTTCCCCCTCCCATACTTAGTATGTTGCAGGGAATATCTGTGCCAGTAAATCGTACGCGAGTGCTCCCCCGACAATTGGGACAGCGAGTAATTCGATGGTGAGGATTGTCAGTTTATTGTTGCTTCCCTTGGCTGCTGCGTAAAGGATGGCGAGCCATGCTGCTGCTGGAATTGTGACCATCGTGGTCTCCTTGTGCACGTCGTGTGCTGGGAATTGTTGCAGGGCACAGGGGGCTCCGAAAAGTGGGAGCCCCCTTGCCGAGACACCCGACGCTGGTTCGGGTTCACCACCTCCGACGCTGGCTCGGAAGAACACCATTCGCTCAGGGGGTTGTTGCAGGGGGCGGGGATCCAGTAAAAGTGGGATCCCCGCCACCCCGCAGGCGGTCACTCGTCGTCTTCGTCGACGTCGATGTCCATCTCTGCGTCGTCGTTGTCTTCGTCGTCGGGGTCGAGGTCGTGGTGGTCCTCCTGTTCGGAGCGGTTCACTTGACGTGTCGCGAGATCGTCTGCGATTGCAGCGTCGATCTCACTCCTGCGGAGCATCATCATGGCTCACTCTCCTCCGGGCGGAATTGCCCGATGCCGGATTATTGCGGCAGGGGGGAGTGTCGTCAAGTGGCGGTGGTGGTGGCGGGTGGCGAGCAGCCCACTTAACGAGGAGTGGGGGGTGCCGCAACAGGGGGGAGTCAGGGACGCGAACGACGAAACGACGCGACTGACGACCACCGCGACACCCGGAATTGCCGGGACCACCCGGTGGTGCAAGAATCTGGTGTGGTGGGGGCGTGGTGCTCCCGCCCTGCAACGCAACTCTCGAATGGGGTCTCGAATCATGGCCACGCAGAACACGAAGAAGGAAGCGGCACGCGTCAGCGAAGGTCTCGTCAAACTCGTGCAGGACACCAGCCCGGTCGCCAAGTGCCTGGACACGGACAGCGTGCGGGGGCTGCTCCTGATGGCTCTGCAGACCGTCTCGGTGAAGCGGTCGATCCTGCAGGCGGTGGGTGTCACGGACATCTCCGAGGACAAGCTGAACGAGCCGCTGACGCTGCCCGCGAAGAAGGCGACCCGCCGTCGCAAGCAGAACGTCGCCGCGAACGCCGCTGCGAACGCCGCCGCTGCTGCCGAACCCGGCAACGACGACGAGGAAGAGGAAGACGACGACAACGACGGCGAATGATCGCCTGCGGGACCTCCACCCGCTTTTTCTCTGCTGGGGCGGGGAGACAACTCCCCGCCCATTTTCTCTCACTCCCACTCACTGCAACAGAGAGGGGTTGAGAGAAAATGGGCTCTTTCCAGAAAGGAAATCACGTATGTTGATCCACTACATGGACCATAACGACGGTGAAATGATTGTCAAAGTCGAGGAAGACACCTATCGCGAGACGCTGACCAACCTCGACGGTAGAGAACTCGCGGAATGGTTTTCCAAAGCCAAAGAAATCATCAACCACGATCCGAAGATCTCGGAGTTTGACGCCTGCGAAGCTTTTTTCTCGTTCACCGATGTCGCGAATGGCTACACCACCGCGAAATCGCTCCTAGCAGAGCTTGACGACGAGGGGCGAGGAAGACGAATAACCAGCCAGTTGTGAGTGGTGAACTTGAGACCCCGTGACTTGGAGGGACAGTGAAAACTCGCACACTCATGTGGTTTGCGTTGGTGTGTTCGCTTTTGAATTCGCTTGCGATCATTCTGCGACCGTGAATTGTACGGACCTCCCCCTTCTTGAAAGAGGAGGGGGAGTTTTGCCAGCCCACTTTCCAGCGAGGAAATGCCCGTGCCTGAACAGAAACTGTACAAGAACAAGTGTGATTCGCTGCAGTATTGTCCTGTCGTGAACGGCGAGGACAGGCCGATCGGTGACAGCGTGTCTGAGCAGGATTTGGCTGATCGTGGCTTTGTGCCGGTCAAGGCGTGGCGTTTGGGAGAATTGGTGGTGTTTGAGAGCGAGAACGGGAATTCGGTCCTCGATTGCTCTCAGAACTGATCACTGACCCGCCACGTGAGGGTTTACGGGACTCCCCATTCTTGAAATAGGAGGGGGGGTCCCGTTCCATTTCCAGCGAGGAAATACGAATGTTGAAAGATGATTTTGCTCAGCAAGCACTAGCATATGCACAATCGATTTCGGCGGTGAAACCAGCTCACCGTAACGGTGGAGAGGTGTCTAATTCACCGTTAATTGTGCTGCAGGATTTGTATCTCGCGTATTGCAACAGCGAGATTCTCGAACCGGGCAATTACTCCGCGAACGAACTCCGCGAATTGATCTGTGAATATCACGCTAATGGTACGAAGGGCGTGTACATTATGGATCAAGATGAGATCATCGACGAACTGTGGCGAGCATACGTCGACAGTCTGGATGATGACGACGATTGTACTCCAGCCGAATTCCTCAGTACACTCTGCGAATAAGCCACCGGGGTTTACCGGATCCCCCTTCTTGAAAGAGGAGGGGGTAGAGGCCCCACTTTCCAGCGAGGAAAAATCCGTGAGCAAACAAAAGCAAATGGCTTTGAAAAAGATGCTGGATACTGCGGCGGCGTGTCAAGAATGGCGTGCCAACAACCGTGGTGTCATCCCATTGGAGAGCCAACATCTCTTTGACGAAAATCGCAAAGCTCGCATTGAGTACGGGCGATTGTGCACCAAAGAAGAAGCCAAAATCTGCAAAGTCGCAAAGGTGACAGATCTCGCCACCAATGAGGAATTCGTTGATTTGCGAGTTCCACTCGATGTGTTCAAACGCATCAGGGAGGCTATCGAAGCCGGTTTTTCTGACGAAGAACAGTTTGCACTGGCCGCAGACGGTAAATTGTATGCCAGAACGCTTTCTGTGTTGTTTGACCTCAGGAAGATCGATTGAACATACAGATGGATTGGTTTACCGGATCCCCCCCCTTCTTGAAATAGGATGGGGAGAACCACCCTTTCCAGTGAGGAAAATATGAATGTTCGAATGTTTTAGTCTTACAGATTTCACATGGGTTGAATTGCTGGAATTCATGCTGATTCCGCATTACAGCAACCAACATAGGGATGATACGCCGCCAAAATCGTTCGAAATCAAAACCATCAAGTGTGGCGATGAAAACGAACAATTCTTGGTGGTATGGGATGGGCAACGGCCAACAGATCAACAAATTATCAACCAATTCATCATGAGGAAATAATGCAACTCAACCACGCCCAACTCATCCGGCAAGCTTCCGAAACCATCGACTCCGAAATCGAAATCTACGCCGACTATTCTGGTCGCGGAATGATGGGGAATTCGACCGCCGGAGTCACTGGCGATAAGAGTTCAATCATCGCTGCGATGGTTTACGCGGCATTTGAAATTGGTCGCAGTGGTGGTGATGTCGACGAATTCATGGTTGATATCCATCGACTGCGATGGGACAACATGGGACGATCTGATGTGATCGCTTACTAGGAAGGGTGATGAATGACACCACACGATAAGGCTCGCGAAGAGCGTGCTCTGAATTGTGATACGGATAATTTGGAAGCCCTCGAAGATGCCATTCGAGGGCTTCAAAGCACAGATGACCCATCTTTGGTTGGGTTACATGATGAGTTAATGGAGAAATACGAGAAATTGAAACGTCAGCGTGATACTCCGACTGATGTTTAGCTCGCCTATTCGTTGACTGGTGAGATGTATCTGCTTTCTACTCGTCCATCTGGTTCGAGGACTTCGAGGTAGCAGCTTGGACAATTTGTGTCTTTGACTTGTCCGAGTGTGAGTTGTTCGTCGGGCGGTAGGTCTGGATTGATTTCGTTGATCCAGCTTGTCGCCGCTTGAATCAGAGCTTCTTCACGTGTTGCAGCTTCGACCCAGAGCAATTCCCACCAATCTCCGTCGACGATTATTGGCCATTTTTTCATTGTCTACTTCTCCCGGCGGGACCATCCCCACACCCCCCTCTTGCAGGGGGAGGGGGATCGGTAAAATCCCGTCAGAGAGTGTTCTCCTCGCTGGCGAAGATGCATTCAGCAACACGTGCTCGCAGTGCTGGTGTCCACGCGATTTCTTCGTCGGTGAAGAGTGGTTCGGTCAGTTCGCAGAGATCAGTATCCACGAGTTCTTCTCTTGACGCGTGAACTCTGCTGTCGAACTCCCGGCTTTCATCAGGCATCGCAACTGTGATGTGAACGATTCCTTCGATGTCGTCGTCATTCACGACGTTGAGCAAAGCATCATACTCCGTTTCGTCGTCACGACGCACTGTCGATAGAGCCAACACTGTCACTTGCATTTCTGATTCTCCCAGTGGGGCCAATCCCCCACACCCCACTGTTTCAGGGGCATGGGGATCGGTAAACCCCGCTTAGCTCGTCATAGCCTTGATCATGAGCGTCACCGCAGCTCCATGATCACCACCAAACGCCATACGAGCGATCTCACCAATCACATGAGCATCAGAGACAGGTCCGTTGACGCGGGAATCACCCCAGTACCACTGCTTCCGATGCAAGTACCGCTTGAACGTGATCTCTTCTTTGGTGGTGTCTTCGGTGAGCTTGATGAAAATCCGGACGATGCGGACTGGTCGCGTTTGACCATGCTTGTTGCGGGGGAAGATGCGGAATTCGTCACGGTCAGTGGTAATCGCGTATCGCATTCGAGGGTCTCCAAAGGATTATTGGCCTGACCCACTTCTATTACAGGACCCCCCAATGATAGTAAAATCCCCCCTCCCGAGGAACACTCAGGAGGGGGCACCCATGCTAGCCTGTTATAAGGTGAGGGAAGAAACACTAGCTACCATGCACCTCACCATAAGTGCGTGTTCGTTACTCGAAACCGTACTCCTCAGGATCAAAATCCACAGGGAGAGCATCCAAAAACGTCACAGCTCCCTTCTGCGTCGGAAATTCAACGTCAAGCCGCGACCACACCGGATCAGGATAATCAGACTGCACGTGGCACTCAATCCCAGCAGCACTGGCGATGACGAGATACTTCGGAAACTCTCGGTAAACAGGCGGGCCGTCACTCCACTCTTCGGCACCACTGAACGCCATCCACATGTCTTTGTTGAACGGCAGCGTTTTGGGGTTGATCGCGGATGATTTACCGATACCGATCGCCACGCAATCGCGAATCAATTGTCCGAAGTTCATGGTACTCTCTCTGTTTGGGTGAGCGGAACCCCATCCTATTGCTACCAGCTGTCAGCCGTAAAGGAGATCGCTGGAGGGGTCACGCGGATCACGTCGAGCGGCTTCAATCGCTCGCGTGGCCGACAAATCACCGCGTTGGTGTGCCACCGGCACAGCCACAATCTTGAATTGGACCACATCGCCGTCATGATTGCCGACGGTGAACACACCGTTCTCGTACTTCTGCTGAAGCACACACTTAAGTCCAACGAGTGGATGCACAACCTCCACGGATGACGCTTGCTTTGCCGGTGTCATTTTGAAAGCGTCAAGCACATTGGCGGTGATTTG